GAGTTCTCAAGACGGCCCAGGATCGGGCCCCAACGGCGTGTATCCGCCGCGGTTTTCAACTCCGCTGCGAACTCCGCGATCCAGAGAAGCTCCTCTGGGGAGGTGGCGGCTGCCACGTAGGCCAACATGAGCTGCATGTGTGGTACCTTTCCGAGCCCGTGGGAGTAAAGCTGAGGCTCAAGATCTGATACCAAAAAAAGGCCCCCGCCTACGGATCGGCGGGGACCAGTTCTACGCGTGCTTTCCAGCGCCTTGGGAGGTTCTTGAGGAAGGCGTCGAACGTCTTTGCCATCTCCTCGACCTTGGCCTGCGGTACCTTGTGGGTGTTCCGAGGGCCAGCGATCTCGGGGGCCAACTTCAGGCAGAGGAGCCGGACCTTGTACCCGTAGGCTTCCCCTGCGGACATATACGGGGCCACCGCTTCAATGGTGATGTTCGTATTGTCCACAACCACCAGCGGGCGGCGAGACTGAAGGGCCTCGATTACCCGCCGGAAACAAGCTCCGTGGGCGTGCTCGAGGTTGGACCCTCGGAACACGTAGATCCCGTTCTCCATCATTCCATCGTCTGCCGACGCCAGAACTGCGTCGGGAAAGTGTTTGTCACGGTAGGTCGTCTTACCCGACCCAGAGATCCCGCACAGCAGGATGAGTTCCATGGCACTCCTAGGCAAAAGAAACCGCCCACGATGTTCTGTGGGCGGCGGACGGCGTGACTCAGTACCCCCGGGTGTACAGGCCCAGGTAGTACGCCGGAGACGGCGCCGTGTAGGCGACGTCCGCGATCTCCCGGCGAAGGCGCCGCGTCTCGCGAACCATCTCCTCAGCGGCCAGCGCCTGGCGCTGCTCGGCGGCAGCGATGGCGTAGGCAGCGTCGGCCTCCCGCTGGGCGGCGATGCGGGCGTTGGCCGCCTCCTCCTTGTGCTTGCGCTCCGACTCGAAGGCTTCCCGCTGGGCGGGGGTGAGGGCGGCGATCCGCGCCGCCTCCTGGCGCTCCGCCTCGGCGGCCTCCTGGCGGGCCTGCGTGGTGGCCTTGATCTGGAGCGTGTAGGTACGCTCGCTCGCCGCCTTCTCAGCGGCGATCAGCGCCTGCCGCTCGAGGGCGGAGGCGGTACGCTCGGCGTCATTGCGACGACCGAGGAAGAAACCGGCGATCCCGGCGATGGTGGTAAGGACGGCGGACACAACATAAGCAGTGGACTTGTCCACGAAGGCACCTTTCTCGAGCATGATTGCTCAAAGACTGATACCTAAAAAAGAGGCTCTTTTCTGATCAAAAGAAAAGCCACCTCAGGGGACCCCCGGGTGGCTCGTCTTTTAGCTCTTCTTGGCGGACTTCTCGGCTTCCAGGAGGCGACCCTCGAACTCCTCCACCTTCATGAGGAAGGAGAGGCACGTGAAGATGGCTTTGACCAGGATCTCTGATCCGGTCAACTCCTCTGGAGGTTTGTCAGCGAACAGCTTAATTGGATCAAGCATTGGACTCCTCCAGCGGGGCCCCCGTTCCAGGGCAGCAGCAGGTGTGGGTACCGAAGACCGCTTTAGCCCCGGCGTACAGCAAGGCGAAGCCTACCCCGAAGACGACCCCGAAAGCGAACGTATCGAAACGCGACATGTGAGCTCCTTTGAGCAAAAACAACGGGGGCCTGTGAGGGCCCCCGTGTAGGGGTGGAGGATCGAAGCCGTTTAGCCGACGTCCTGCATCGAGGACACGTGCGACGGGCGGCGGGCCTGGAACTTCGCGGCGACCGACGCGGCGGCCGTCGAGGCGGTGCCGACGAGGCCCTTCGCCGCATCGAACAGCCAGATGGCGAGGGGGATGGCGGCGGTGGCGATGACAGTCACGTCAGCGGCGACCGAGAGGTTCTTACGGTTGAAGATCTTCTCGGAGGTGGTGGGGAAGAGGTAGCTCATCTGGTGTCCTTTTTGAGCCCCGGACTACGGGTGGAACAGCTATACTTGGGCTCAAGTACTCATACCCCCATTTTGATCAGTTTTATGATCCTGGGGCCGTTTAGGGCTAAAAACAAGGCCTACGGGCCAGGGACCCCTCCGAAGAGGGGTCCCTGGGGGCATTTAGGCCCGGATCCGCAGCTTCACGATGAGGACCCCGAGGTCCTTGGCCTCCTGCGCCGTCACGACGCGCCCGATCAGCTCGGGCTTGTTGAGGCCCGGTACATACGGGGAGACGTCCCCCGGATGAACCGTGAACACCTGGAGGGGGGCCCCCTCCTTCTCCCGCCCGAGGGAGACCACGCTGAAGCGAACCTTACGTGCGTGGAGCGCGTACTGGATCTCCGTGACGTCCAGGATCGCCTGGACGCCACCCCCAGATGACCCCGTCGTCTTCTTGGGGTCCTCCAAAGAGACCTTCCGCTCCGCGCCATCCGGGCCAACCCCCATGTGGATGACCGCGTCGATGGGGAGGATCCCCAGACTGCCCGGAATGGGCAACTGGAAATACTCACACCCACCAAATGCATTGTCTCCGGCGTCGTAGCCGTAGGGGGTTTCAGCCGCGGCGATGAGGCTCGCCGGGCTCTGCGTCTCGTCCCAGCGAGAGCCGACCTGGCCCTCGCCCGGGTTGCGCTGATTGAACGTCAGCGCGAGGTGGGTCAAATCGGTCAACATCGTGTTGACCAAGGCCTCTTGAATCTTCTTCTGTGTTGGGTTCATCACCCCTCCAAGGGTGAGCGCCGGACTGCCAGGCAGTGTACGGGCTCAAAGACTCATACCCCTAAAAATGATCGTTTTACGCCTTCCCAGGGACCCCTCCGAAGAGGGGCCCCTGGGGGAGCTCAGTAGTACTCGGACCGGGCAGCGGCCTCCTCGAGGGCCGCCTCGTGGAGCCGGTCGATCCGTGTATCCGGATCGTAGTAGTACCCGAGGACCGCCTCCTCGAAGGCCTCCCTCTTCCACTCCACCGCCATGGTGGGGGACCACAGGGAGTTCATGTGGCGAGCCTCATCCTCGTCCTCCCACAGGCGGTCCTCTGCGTCCTGCTGCGCCAACCGGTACTCCAACTCGGAGGAGTACCCCATCTTCTGGAGCTTCTCGGCGCGGTACTCTTCAGCGAGCGCAGCGTCATACCGATCGCTGCAGGGGTCACAGACGAGGTAGACCGGACCGCTGGTCCCCTCCCCGTCGGTGTCCCGCTTGTGGGACACCGCGACCCCGCTCTTCTTGCACCAGTCGCAGTGCGCCGACTGCATCCAGTGCGTTCCAGCGGCCCGCTCGGCCGCCTCCTTCGCGAGGCCCTCCTTGTAGCACTCCTCGCACAGCTCCGCGGACTCAGCTCCGAAACTGTCCGTCTCCCCCTGCAGACGGATCACCGCCTTTCGGAAGCAGTTCTCCTGCTCGCAGGTGGCCGACTGATTCGTTACGGTTCGGGTATTCCCGGGCAAGCCCATGATGTAACTCCTTTGTAAGGGTTCAAAGTCTAATACCCTAAAAATGATCACTTTTAGGGTCTCCCAGGGACCCCTCCGAAGAGGGGCCCCCGGAGGAGCTACTTCGACATGAAGTGCCGGAGCACCCCCACCAGCTTGAGGGGCGCCACCTCCACCAGCTTGTCCAGCAGCTGGTTGCTGTAGACCGGCGCTGTATTGACAGCGCAGGAGATGGTGACGTGGGGGCGCTGATCTCCATGCTGCAGGAATGAGGGGATCTTAACGCCCACAACCTGCCCCTTTTCGTCCGCAGCGGCTCCGGTGACCACGATCGGGAACTCCTTGCCGATCTGAGGCTCCAGCAGAAACCGCATGGCCTCGTCGGGCCTGAAAACCACTGTCACGTGGTCGGCGTGGAGTCGGGGGTGGAAGGCCGGATACGCCTCCAGCAGGGCCCCCTTGAACTCCGGGGTGAGGAAGAGGCCCGTGTAGAGGACCTCCGGCTCCGTCCGAAGCTTCTCCAGGCCCTTCTGGAGCACCTCGATCAGAGTCTTGAGACTCCCCCCATGGAGCAAGAGCTCCACAGGCCCCATGTTCTCGACGGCGAAGTTCACCGCCATCCACTTGGGGACCCCCTCGATCCCTGGGGCGGTGCCCTCGAGGTCCTTCTTAAAAACTACCTTGGTATCGATTCCCGCCACAGCGTGGCGGTTGACGAACATGTCGGCCATGAGTACCTTTCTTGAGCTGGAATGCTCAAAGACTGATACCCAAAAAACAAGCCCGTTTCGTGGGCCAGACGGTGAGGTCTCCCGGGGGGAGGTGCAGCTGTCCCCGAGACCCCCACTGCGGTAGTTGTTACTGAGTACCCGGACGAACAGAACAAGTACTCAGGAATGCCGGTCACCCACCGCTTGACCGCAGCACCTCCCAAAGCTTAGTTCCGGGTCGGACTTCCGTCCAGAAGTCACAGTCCTTCCGGGGGCACGCGAGCGTGTCCCCGAAAGGAATCCCCTGTTGGTTCGTCGCAACTCCGATTTGCTCGAGCCCTGTTCCGTGGGTCGGGCACTGGCCCTTGTTGAGCCTACGGCGCCTGGAAAGGTCGTCTTGTTTCGGTTTAGCCAAGCGTCCTCTTCTCCGTCACTTCGAGGATCACACGCTCGAGGTTCCGCCTGCAGTCTTCTTCGTCTTCCACGTCCGTCCGGGTTCGCCCGAACTGCGTTCCGCCGATGGTTGCAGCGTACTCCTTTGCAATCTGCTTCACCTCTTCGAGTGAATAGCGGTTACGCATCAGCCGCATCTTCGTATCGACGAAGAGCTTCTCATTCTCTTCGGCGTCCAGCAGGATAGCCTCGATGAGGGCTATCCACTTGTCACGCTTGACGCCTACTACGGCCTGCCCCTCACGCAGGTTCCATAGAACTTCGTTGAGGGCTTCTTTGACTGGTTTGATCATTCAGCTCCATCTCCGGTGAGAGGTAAAAGCATGCGCTCATTCCGACGTCGCAACGGGTGAATCCCATTGCGAGCAACTTGCCTTCGAACCGTTCGTTCAGCACGCACTCGACGTAGATCCCCAAGTGGGGGTACGTCTTACGTATGTGCTTGACCAGGCGGGCGAACGAACCCCGCCCAGGTTCCTTCGCCTCCAGGTTGGCGAGGTCGATCACTTCGATACCGAACCGCTTGGTGTGTCGGACGTACATAAAATTGAAGCCCGGGTACTTGATGTAGGCGTTTCTACGAGCTCCGTTGAGGAAGGATTTCAGTGTAGTCATGGTGTGGGCCCTTCAACTACTGATACCCTAATTTGGCGTTGCTTTTTCCCTCCGAACGCGGGTACTCTGCGCCCATGCATTCCATCCAGAAGGACCTGGTTCACACGGTCGAGAAGGGGCGCTGCGGCAACTGCCGGAAGCCGAAGGAAGCCCATGTCGATGGGGCCTGCCTCTTCGACTTTACGCAGTACCGCGAAGAGACGGTCAACGACCACCTGGACTGCAGCTGCGAGAGAGTCATCGAAGAAGACAACACCGTCACCGACGGGGACAAGGTTCACGTGGACATGAAGATCCGCGTTAAGAAGACGATTCAGTACATGGGGCTCACCTTCACCGTATAGGGGTTAAAATGACGACGCAGAAAGTAGTACGGCTTCAGATCACCCTCACCGTAGAAGACTTGGAGACGGGGCACCACACAGAGCAGGTGCTCATGGACGCAAAGAATCCCGACGGGTTCGGCAAGAACCTGAACTGGAGCCTCAACCGACAACTGGACCCGATCTACAGCAGCGACGAACCCAGCAGCAGGGCACAAGGCTACAAGCAGAATGGCCCGGTGGAGTACACGCTCGAGTACAAAGACTGGCAGGGGGATGGTCGGATCATGGGCGTCACGGACCCGTGAGCAAAGAGTACAAGCTCAGGATGCCGGTGATGCGCCGGACCTGCGCCAACTGCGGTAAGGACTACACGCAGCACCTCGACAAGAAGTGCCTCTTCGACTCCTCGGAGTTCAAGCCCGGGGGCATCAGCGTGCTGAAGCAGACGATCAAGTGCTACGTAGAAGAGCCCAAAGACAAGGAGAAGAAATGAACGACACCGGATCGACTCTCGAAGAGTCATTCGTCCCTGACCCTACGTCGGAGTGCCTCAACTGCGGGAAGCCGGGCACCGTGCACATCGACCAGAAGTGCCCTTTCGAAGCGTCCAACTTCGAAGCCAGCCTGGAGCGGATACCTTTCGTCCCAGCGCCCCTGCCCCCGGCGAGCGGCGCCATCACGGCTACCTTCGGCGGCGTATGGGGATTCAAGAAGGTGTACAAGTGACCACCCCAACCACCCGCTGCTCCAACTGCCGAAAGCAGTACCAGCACCACGTCGATGAGAAGTGCCCTTTTGAGGCGAGCAACTTCGCGGCGATAACAGGGCTCACAGTGGAGCGGGTCAACTCGGCGTTGTTCCAGTTCTACAAGCCAGCGGTGTTGGAGCCCTACAGCGACTCACTGCTCCGGAGGATCCTCTTTTGAAGCTCACTGCGAAATGGGTCCTCAACATCCCCTGCCGAAGTTGCTGGGCTATCCGGGAGCACCACATGCCCGACGGTGCTTGTCTCTTCGGATCTGCGTCCTACGTTCCAGACTTCGAGCTAGACGAGTACTTCCAGCACCAGAAGGACGCCATCTACAACATGCTCGCGGTTCCGGCGGAGATGTTGAAGGGCGGAAAGTAAGCCTATACTGCCGCCATGGACTTCTACGCTGCCGGAGCCCGAGAGGCTCGCGAGACATTCATCAAAGAGGCCGACTACGCCGACAGAGCGGCGAAGCTGTGGGAACACCTTCAGCCGACGCAGACGCCCATCGCTGCGAGAGCGGCTGGCGGGCTGGCCGGAGGGATCGCTGGGCTGGGGGCTGGCGGACTGGGGGGTGCCGCGTGGGGGGGCCGGCATCCTGGCCTCCTCGGAGTGACGGGAGGAATCGGGGGGTTCATCCTGGGCGGAGCTGGCGGCGGACTAGCCGGTGGGGCTACCGGCGCAGGTCTCGGCCAAGCCGCCGTCCACAAGGTCCACAAGATGCTGACGCAGAGTGGTCGCGCCGGTGCGATCAGGAAGTACGCTCCCGGGGCAGCAGCAGCTATCGGAGCGACGGCGCTTGCTGCGAGCCTGGCCCACCACTTCCTTTCTCGCGGGGATGAGAAGGAAGCAGGGTTCGACTTCCTGAGCCCTGAGGTAGCGAAGTACATGCGGATCGCCCTCGCAGCGGTTCCCATCGCCACGGGAGCCGCGATGAAGTACACGATGCCGAAGGTTCCTCCCCCGGTGGTGCAACCCATGAAGGCCCCCGGCGCCCCTCCGTCCCTCACAGCGAGCAAGTGACATGAACCCCTCCATGAAGAACCCCGCCGCATGGGAAGAAGTGACACCCGACCTGACGATCCCGTTGAGCGACCGATCCCCAGCGAACTACGTAGCCGCGGCCAAACAGTTCGAGGTGGAGACGAATCCTCGATACGTTCGGGGCCATGACGGGAATCCCGCCAACGGGCAGGAGACCTACTGCAACATTTACCTCTGGGACGTCACCGTCGCCATGAGCTGCGAGGTTCCCCACTGGGTTGACCCGGCGACCGGCGTTGAAGTTCCTCGTGGGAAGGGCAAGGAGTTGTCTGCCAACGGCGTCTGCGACTGGTTCGCCACGCACTCTTCTAAGTTCGGCTGGATGCAGTGTGGGAAGAGCAAGGCAATGGAGCGCGCCTCCAAAGGACTCCCCTCCGTGGTCGTCTGGAAGAACCCCGGCGGGATCGGGCACGTCGCGGTCGTGCTGCCTGGCACGGACTTCTGCCACATCGCCCAGGCTGGTGCGAACAACTTCTTCGACCAGGACCTGAGCAAGGGTTTCGGTGCAATCCAGAACCTCCTGTTCTACACTCACGACTGAGGTGGACAAGGGACGAGCGGTAAGCGGCCCTCACATCAGGTAGCACAATGCCCGTAAGAGCGAAGTGCCGCGTCACGCGGAGAGCAGAGAACATCAGCGTCTGCACAAGCACCGGGATGCTGGAAGCAGTGGAAGTAACACTGATGCCGGTGTACGGCGGAGAAGACGACAAAGCGAACCGTGAGTGGTCGAAGTGGACCCCGAGCGGAGAGCTGCGACTGACGATCACCAACCCGGATGCGTACAACCAGTTCGTCATCGGCAAGACGTACTGGGTCGACTTCAGTCCAGTGGAGTAGAAAAGCTGAGCGCGGGCCAAGGTAGAGGGCACCTCCGCGGGTTCTCGAGGCGTTGATGGTTGGGCACTGACGTGCTACGGAGTCTCGAGAACCCAGCCCCTCATTTCATGCCGCGCCTCTAGGGGTTGTTCGCCTATACTCTGGCGGTCCACCGTGGAGACGCAATGAACGAAACCTTCGACAGCGTTCTGCTTTTCTACAGCGCGCTCAAGTCGTTTCTGATGGATTCGGTCGGGCTGACACTAGCCCGAGAACTCAGTGCGCACGACGTCATCTTGACGAACGGCGCTGGAGTGTTCCTCCGTCTCCAGAAGAAGACCAACGGGGCTGTGGCCTCGGTGGGCGTAGAGCTTGGAGCCGACGCCGACACGCTCGAGCTCTCCACGCGAGACCCCGAGCTCTGGTTCCCCTTTGATACCGCAGGGGGCGGCCTGTTTCAGGCGCAGGCCTTCTGGTTCGACGATGTGAGGCGGGCAGATGTTACGATCATGGCCAGCGGTGACGCCTGGTCCAAGCGTTACCGTGCCAGTCTCTTCTTCGCCGAGAAGTACGCGTCAGTAGTGCACCAAGATCACCTCAACCAGACCACAGAGCCCAACTTCAAAGAGCGCGGCGGAACCTACGTCCAGGCGGGGGTGTGACCCGTGGCTGTTCGGCTGACGCTCGACGCCAACCTCATCGGGTACTGGGGCTTCGATGAAGCTCTGGAAACTGACGCTGCGCGCGATGCAACAGCGAATGCTTTACACCTGACGGTCACCAACGCGTCCTCCGCGACCTTGGGGCGCGTTGGCGGCGCTCGAGGAATGAACGGTACCTCGTCGTTCGCGGCGATCACCAGTTCAGCGCTCCGCCTCACCGGTGACCTGGCCCTCATCGGCTGGTTCAGACTCACCTCGGTCAATACGACGGGTTCTTTCCTTCGCTGCTTCGTCTCATGCGCGGGGCCCACGACCGGTGACGGCGTGTTGTACGCCCTTTCCGTGAAGAACAACGGGGCTCTGGAATACCGGCACACGGCCGCGGCGGGCGAAGTGTTGGTGACGACGGCGGTAGGAACCATCAAGACGAACCAATTCTACTCCGTCGCCGTTCGGCGCGTGGCGAACGGCGGGAACCAAGACGTCGAGATCTACCTCGACAACGCACTGGTACCAGCTACCTCCGTCACCGTGAACGGGTCTCCGTCGGCCCTTCCAGTACCGCCTCCCGCCGCGAACGCGTCTGCCGTGTTCAGCGTGGGCCGGTTGCAGCGTGTCGCCGACTCTGCGTTCTGGGACGGCCTCGTCGACGAAGTCTCCGTGCACAACGTCGCTCGAGCGAAGCAGCCGTATCTGATCGCTGCCTACTACCAGGCGGCCCTACGTTCTGCGACGACCAAACTCACTGCGACGGACAACGTCGTCTCGCTCTCATCCTACGAGATGGGCTCAGGCGTACGGTGGTGGTGCGTCGAGCGGGACCGCGATCTTTACGTGGTAAAGGAGAGCCCCTTCGGGCAGTTCGGTTCGGAGACGCGGCTGACCACCCCTGGTGGCGGGAACTCCTCCAACACAGGGCGCCCTGAACTTCTCTACGATGCGGCTGCGGACACGCTGTACGTCTTCTTCTTCGCCGGGAATCGCATCTACAAGTTGACCGCCAACAGCACGGACGACCCTGCGACCATCAACATGCCGTTTACCGCGGACACCGGCGGCATCATCAAGGTCCTCGACAACGTCGACGGCGGACGCCTGGGCGAAGGCGCAGGGCAGCGACATCCACTGATCGACGATTTCACGTACGTCAACCGGCAGCCAGTGAAGATCGGGTTCACGGACCCTGATACAAATTTTGTAGGAGAAGGCGCCGGGGATCAGGGCACGTTTACCAGTGGATCCCCTGACACACCATCTATCGCGTTCGTCACGAGACCGTCTCCCGACGGATTCGGAATTGTCTTCGGACCCAAAAACACACAGATGGCGGGGTACGTTGCATATCGGATCGAGGGCGGAGCTACAGCTCAACTCACCACTCCGATTTACGATTCGGACAGAGGTACGTATTTCATACCTATCGCGACGCGCGTCTATGGACGTGGCTATTTCGTGAGGGCTCTCCTCCCGGGAGGCTTGCTCACCGATGTGATGTCCCTGGTCATCTACGACCGCTTCAACGAAGGATTTCTGGTTGGAGACGCCCGGTGGGATTTTGGACGTGATGGTGATGTGGCTGATTCCGGTCTCTTAGGAGAGGGTGGTGCCCAGAGGGACCCGCAAGACAGCGACATCACCTACGTTAACCGTTCCCCGGTGAAGTTTTCCACGCAGGACCCTGATACAAACCTCCTCGGGGATGGCGCTGGCGGCCCTGGTGGAACAGGTAATGCCGATGGAGTAGGTACGTGGACACAGGCAGGAACGACGAGGATCATATGAGCGACTACAAAGTGAGCACGTTCAGTCCGGATGAAGCTGAGGCGATGCTCACTCATCTTCGCGCGGGACGAGTTCCTCCGAAGCGGATGAACCCAAAGCTGGTCTTGGCGGGGGACCTCGAGCTTAAAGGCTCCTTTGAGATCACCGCGCGTGATGCCGAATCTGGAGAAGTCGCTTGGACGCACGCAGACAACAATCTCATCACGGACTTCGGGCGCTTCGCATGGATGGACATGCGCTTCTACTACATCCAGGTCGGCTTCTGCGCCTCTACAGAGGCGCCCGATCCTCGCCGATCTGCGTTGATTGGCGACAGCACGCAGATTTTCTCGTCAGGGAACTTGACGCCGTCCAACAACTCAGTGACACACACCAAGACGGTGTCGACGACCTTCGGGACTCCGGCCAACAACCGTACGCTCGGAACAATTTTCGTTCTGCGCGTCAATGAGTCTCTCCCGTACAACATGGCGCGCGGGGTCCTCGCATACGCCCTGCTAACTCCGCCAAAAACACAGACGACAACGCAGACGCTGGAAGTCGTCTACAAGATCAGCATGAGCCCGATTTACTAAGAGGATTACACACATGTCAGTCAAAGAAATCACGGGGCTCATGACGATTCTCCCTGACAAGGAGAACCCGAAGTCCTCCAACAAAGAAGATCTGCAGGCGGGCAACATCGCCTTCCGCAGCCGCACTCTCGCCAGAACCCTTTACTTCTGGGACAACAACAACAACGGCTCCAACTACGGGATCAACCTGTACCCGTGGAAACAGGGGAACCTGCTCGACGACAACGACATCACCGTCGGTCACGCGCTGTGGTACAACGCCAACCTGGCCGTCTACCCTGCGAACGGCGTCGCGGGGCAGGCGCAGCTGTCGACGCTCGACTATTCCAAGTTCCGTGCAACAGGAAGCATCGGAACCATTGGGTCCGGCCTACTCGCGCGAGTTCACGCAGGAATCGCCGCGTACGACAACCTGGCGGCGGGCGCCTGGGGATCCGACTCAATCGTCTCTGCCTCAGACCTCCCTGCCGACTACACGCAGATCGGCATCGTCTACGCGCACCCGATGACCATCGCCGCCGCGACGCTCACAACCGCGGTGGGGACGAACTTCGTTACCTTCGCCAACGCCGGTTGGTGGGACCAGTCTTACATCACCCCAACGCGTTTTGGTGTCGTGCGTATCGCGACCGGCGCTGACGCTGGGTTCTACTTCGTCCAAAACGCCGACTTTGCGAACAATCGTCTCTACCTTCGCAACCTGAACGGAACCCCGTTCGTAGGTCAAGCCGCTGCGACCATCGCCGCGGCGGATCTGTATATCGGCCCTGGGCGCACGACCTACTTCAACGAAGTCAGCATCATCCCGTTCTCCACCGGGACAGTCGTTACCGGGGGACGATACAACCCGGGGTTCTACCCCGGCACGACCCAGCCGCTCCGCTGCAGCTTTCTCTGCCGCGTCAAGATCGAAAAAACTGGGTCCACCGAAGTCGCCGCCGCAGCCGAACAGCAGGGTAGCTACACCATCGGCATGCGGCCCTGGACGCATGGCGATTACGACCAAGGGATCAGCTACGAATGGGCGATGTATCGCCAAACTGTCAACGAGGGAAACGGGGCCAACTTCCCCGGGCACACGTTCCCGTACACATCCGCAGGCAACGGCGGCGCGAACGCAATGCTGCTGGATGAAGCCAACCAGCGTTGCTGGGTGGCGCACACAAACGGGAACAACGACTCAGTCATCCTTCACTGGCGGTGGCGCACCATCGAATCACCTCGCGAAGTCGCCAACTACCTGGGTACCGCAGGGCATGCGTCCTTCGTCACTCCGACGCCCGTACTGGCGACCGGAGACATGATTCGCGGCGGGGCTCTCGGCTCCAACCAGTGGGTCTACTTCGCCGTGCAGCACCCCACGCTCGGGAACGGCGGCGTCATCATCATCAAGCCGGACTTGACGTCCCTTCAGTACACGGAGAACCAGGGCGGCGCTTCCTGGACGGGAACAGGCGACACCATCGGCGGAACCGCGCCGAGCATGACACTGACTGACGCGGGCGCGGTGTTCAACGCGCGGATGGTGGGGCAGTCGGTCACCATCTCAGGCGCAGCCACCGGAGCGAACAACGGCACGTTCGTCATCACCGGGTACACCAGCCCAACGGTCATCACCTACCAGAACCACGCAGGCGTAGCTGAAGCGTTCACTGGAACGTGGACTCGCCTTGGCGTTCCCGACTCCAACGTCGCCGCGGTCGTTGCGGACAAGACCCGCGCTCGCATCGGAACCGCGGGAGACGTTTCCACGAACGGCTCGAACCAGCTCACGTCTGCTTCAGGAGCATTCACCGCCTCCGACATCGGCCGAGTCATCAAACTCACCGGGCTCACTGGAGACGACAACGGGGTGTACCTGATCGCCACGCAAGGCGGAACAACGGCCACCGTGACGACGCTCGCTGGAGCGGCGGTTACGTTCACCTCGCAGAGTGGCGGTACGTTTGAGATCGGCGACCGGTTGTACATGTTCTACAACAACGGAACGACGGGGCTCAACAAGATCAACTACTTCGAGTCCCTGGCTCCAGGAACGTTCCTAACCCGTACGTTCAGCTCCACGGCTGGTCTTGGTGCCAACTGCAATGTTCAGGCGAACCATGGAGAGAACCAGCGCGCGGCCATCGACCCGGCCACCGGGGACATCTACTGGCTCTCCAACGATACGACCCAGCAGATCAACAAGTACAACGTCGCGACCAACGCGCATACCGCCATCCTCATCACGAACACCGCCATTTTGACGGTTCCTGGAAGCGTCCTCGTCGGGGGTACGGCTGCGACTTCCGCCAACCCTCAGACGCCCACCAACTTCAACGCCATCCTGGTCAACTCCAAGTTCGACGACATCTGGGTCGGTTCGGATGCGGGAGTCTACAGAATCGTCAAGAGCACGTTCGCCACGGCGACGATTCGGCGCTACTGGGGAACTGAGGCTACCTCGTATGTCTCAGGACCGTCGGCGCTGACAACAGGCACTGGCGACGGGACCACAGGTCTCTCCTACTCGGCGCCCAACATGACGCTGAACGCCACAGGCACGCCGTTTGTGGCCAGCGACGTCGGCAAGTTCCTCGTTCTCACCGGCTCATCGACCGCTGCCAACAACGGCGTATTCCCAATCACAGCATTCAACAGCTCCTCGCAGATCGTGTGCAACAACAACACGGGCGCGGCGATGGCAACACAGGCCAACTACGCCGGGACCTTCTACATCGTCTCGTCCTGGGCACAGCGGTCATCGGGTACCTACAGCTCCAGCGCGAACACCAACATCACTCGCAACTTTCACGAACACCCGGACGGACGGACGCAGGTCACCCTGTGGCCGAGCGGGACGACCAACCACGACACAGCGTACTACTCTCGAGAGGCTGACACATTCACTTTCCGGACAGAGATCGGCGTGTCTGGGTCTGGTGGTGCATCTCCTGGGCGTAACAAGGTCTTCGACAGTGTCGGGCACTTCTGTGATTTCTGTTACAGTGCGTGGAACCAGGGTTCACGCATGTATCTCGGATCCATCGAGGTCAACTATCAGTGGACCGGCTCCGCGTGGACTCCAAGGGAACAGGCGTACGCCGGAACACCGAACAAGTCCTTCGCCGACACAACCAACCCACTCTGCGCCGCGAAGCCGATTCACTCGACGCTGGACGACCTGCTTTACGGCGTTAAGATCCAGTTCAACCGCCAGGGCGGAGCTACGCCTGCTAACAACGAGTTCCTCGGGAGAATGGGTCAAACGCGCATCACTGCGACGGATGGCGCCACGGTCGCGGCATCCAACGTCTTCAACGGCTCCGGGTTCGTGGCGGGTGATACTGGGCGAATCATCCGCGTAGAGACCGGCTCTGACGCTGGCATCTACAAGGCGACCTTCGTGAACGCAGGGCAGCTCACGCTCAAGACCATGTCGGGAGCGACCTTCTCCGCCTTGGCAACCGTGGGCACGCTGACCTACACCGTCTGGGACTACGGCTCGCCGGGATCAAACGCGGGCCCCGAGGACGTGACGTTCACCATGGCTGACGGCGTGGCCAAGGACAACACGCAGGACATCACCGGCTTCACCTACGAGGCCTACCACTTCAAGACACGGCTGCACGAGAACGACGAGCCCCGAAAGTTCTGCGTGGAGAATCCGCTCGCGGTTCCCGGCACCCTTGCGACCAAGGTGTACTTCGAGAACCACATTAGGCAGACGGCGCAGTACGACGCGGCTCTTGTGCACCACAGGGCGTTGCCCGGTGCAGAACTGGCCAACGGTCGGCAGATCATGGACGGCATCACTGGCAAGTACATGGACAACTTGGTTGGCCATGGCAACGCCTACTCGAACCAAGGAATGGACACCGGCTGGAGAGGAACCCTCGCCGACACCACCTGCGGCTACTCACTGATGGTCGACTTCGGGGCTGACGTGCAGATCGGCTCGGCCATCCTTCGAGGACACTGCTACACCTCGGAGGCGCGCGTTCTCAACGCAAACACTGCGAGCGGTATGCGGGCGGCGATCTACAAAGCGAACGACGCCGGAGGAACTCCGCTTGGTTCGCTCACGAAGTCAGGTGTCGGAAACGGAACCGCTGGCTTGGCGTTCTCGTCACCAACGATGACGCTGAACAGCTCCACGGCGCAATTCGTTGCTGGCGACGTGGGCAAGTACATCGTCATCACTGGGGCGGCAACCGCCGCCAACAACGGATCCTTCCTCATCACGGTGTTCAACAGCGCTACGTCGGTCAGCTGGACAAACGCATCCGGTGCGGCGCAGGCAGGGTACGTCGGTACGTGGTACGTGACCCCGACGGCCAACGTTCGCACGACAGGAACCGCGAACTTCAACTGCACGTTGAACGTGTTCAACACCTCGGCGCTCACCTCTGGTGACTTCCTTGGCCCCATCACCCTCACGCCAACAACCCCAGCTGTCGGGCTAATTACCTCCGGGCTCACAACTCTGACGGACACCACCAACGCCCAGTTCCTGGCCTCACACCTGGGTCAAGTCCTGAAGATCACCGCGGGAGCTGGCGCCGACATCGGCTCCTACCGAGTCATCAGCGTCAACAGCTCTTCAGTAATCACCATTCGCAACCTCGACCAAACCGCCAAGACCTGGACCGTCTCTGGCGCCACAGTGACCTACGAGATCCGCGACGCTGTTCGTGAGGAAGACCAAATCGTCATCGGCAACGGGGGCCACCGTCTGTGCGTCGAGCGCCTTCTGACGCCGACTACGCTGCAACTCCGTACGCCGCCCAACGCTACGGTCACGAACCAGAGCTGGCTCTGCGTCAAGCCGACCTGGGACCTGGTGAAGAAGATCTCCTACAGCTCGGAGGCGACACCTCCGGATGTGAAGGGTAACCTGACGTGGATGAGCGCGGCGGGCCGAGAGAACTACGACTTCTCAGATTTCAAGGCCTACACTGACTTCAGCGATCTCACGTCAGCGGATCGGACTGGGCGATACTGGAAGTTCACCGCCATGCCCCGGTTCGACACGGATGCGAGCCGCGCTGACCACGGGATCTCCACCTGGGAGTTCTACGACACAGCGGGCAATCGCCTTGCGACCAGCAAGTACACGATGGTGGATGAGTCTCGTCCCGACGTAAACGCGGACTTCCTGTTCACGCATGTGAACCGGGGCGACTTCATCCAAGCAGCGAACGACGCCCTCACCGGAGTGGCGGGGTTCAACGGGAACGCGAACCTGGGCGGCGGAAACGGCGACACGCTCACGCTGACCACCGGAGGAAACAAGTTCCTCGGGTTCCAAGTCGGGCCTACGCTGACGGATGGTAACCCGATCAACGGCGGCAACACGTTCAACTCCGCAGGGTCTGCATTCCCGCAGCTCGCCACCCCCGGCCGATTCCTGCGGATTCAGAACGGAACGAACGCCGGGTACTACCGCATCCTCACGCGCCCCAGCGCTACGCAGCTCACCGTCGGACCTCCGTCGGGAACTGGTTCGACGGTGTTCTCCCCTACGGAAACAGGGCGCACCTTCTCCATCCACGAAGGCATCAACGTTGGCGGGGTGTCGCCAGACAAGTTCGTCTTCCTGTCAGACAACAAAGAATTCACGCTCGCCACCATCAACGACTCGCTGACCACGCTCACGTTCGTTGAATCGCTCCAGCCGTCGAGGACCAACCAAGCCTGGGAGATCCGGCGTCCGGCGTACGACACCGCTTCAGCCACCACAGAAGGCACAAAGACCGCTCGACTGGTTCGCCCCGGCAACACCCCTCCCGGCGGAGGCGTCTACCCGATTCAATCGGGCGACCTCTGCCACGACAAGATGGGGCCGTTCCGCTTCTTCTCAGAAGACATCGGAGCCGGGTTCCAGCGGGCAGATGGCGTCATCGCTGGTGGCAACGGCGACATCACTGGGTCGGGCTTCTCTCCCGACGACGTAGGGCGCCTGCTCTACATCGTGTCGGGCACAGGCACCCAGCTGAACAACGGAATCTACGAGATCCAGACCTACACAAGTCCGACGTCGGTCACGGTGAAGAACCACTACACAGGCGCGGCGGTTTCCTTCACCGCGGATGCTGGCCCTGTGACCTACCAGATCTACGGTGACCGCCGTTTCCGGTTGACCCGCTTCGTCATTGGACTGCGCGCCTAATGGCTGTCTCGCCCATCACAGGGATCACCCTAGAAGACCAACCGCTCGAGCTCAGTTCGTTCTTGCGGTCGGGGGTGACCTACGTCTTCTGGGCGACGCCCGTTGTGGGGCGCTCGAGGCGCATCCGCTGGAAGCCTCACTCCAGCGGTGACTTCACGGAAGTCATCCCAGACCGTCTCGACCTCTACAACAACGTCTCTTGCATCTACGACCCGACGTCAGGGCACCTGGTGGTGGTCTGGGACGACGGAGATGCGCTGGACAACTCTCGAAACGGGACGTTGTACATCGCGCGGTTCAACCCGCTCACCGCGGCGCTCATCAGCGGGCCCACCATTTTGTTCCAGGGCGCCGCCGCCCGACTCAGCTACTTGACGGCGGTGCAGAACTCCAAGCTGCTGCTCTACTACAAGACCGCCAAGAACATGGGCGTCTACGGACGTCGCAGCGAAGACGGCGGCCTGACCTGGGGGAACGCCTACCCGCTCATCACGGGACAAGTGAACTCGACGGCTGCGTTGGAGGTCGTCCCCTACGACGGCGTCCACGCATCCATCGCACAGCTGGGCTCCAGCACGAAAACTCTGACCGAAGTGAGCATGCTCCAGCGAACAAGGCCGCTCACGTCCATCGTCAAGCACCCAACGATTGCGAACACGTACTTCGTCGGAGAACCGTCGAAGTTTGACAACACGACGCTGACCGACAACCTGCGAGGGTCCCTCGTTCTTTCGACGGACAATACGACCCTCTTTCACCTTGACGGCGTTGTGCAGGGGACCTCGGACGCAGTCAACGCTGTTGCGAAGATCGAAGCCGTCGGTACGGTGCTTTCGGTCATCGCGTCCGCGGGGCCCTCAGGCAACGGCGACGACCTCGTCAGCTACTCGCTGACTCCCGTGCTCGATGTCGCTACAGATCTCCCAGGTACGTCGTACGCGGTCTCCTTGGCGGTAACGCCGACTCACGGATACGTCGCCGAGTACGCTGACAACTCAGGTACCGCGGGACAATTCGTCGTTGTGAATCTGTCTACGCGTACGACGGCTACCGTGTTCTCCGGGATCACTGGTGTTCGGGCCGTCGCGGTAGCGAACTTCCTCACGCCCAAGCTCATCTTCGTCGCCTCCACAGAGAGCGGCGTTGAGCGCCTTCGGGTGTACCAAGAGAATGCGCTGACCCCGACGCTGCTCCTCAACACCAAGCTCACCAGCCGCGTCAACTCAATCACCGTGGCCGTAGACCCGACGAACGCCTCAGGCGCCTTGCTCTACGTGTCGTGCGTCGACCGACTGTCGATCTACCAGTACGTAAACTCTTCCCTCCCCGTGCAGTTGGTCGACTCCTTGACGCTCGCGGGAGGCAGCAACTTCTTTCAGACGGTCGTCGCCTCGAACGGAAACGTCGTCGCCGCTACCGGCAACGCCGGTGTGATGGTTCTCAGCCCTGAAGGAAAAGTACTCGCGCAGCTCGCCGTCTCCGGGAAACCGGTGCTCGACTGGTTCCCGTCCAAGGCCTACGCCCTCAACGCCCTAGTGAAGCCTCGAGCACAGCACCAATTCGCTCGGAGCCGCTACTACTTCAAGGCCACGACCGGAGGAACCTCGGGAAGCGCGGAACCTTCCTGGGCGGCGACCGGCACGGTCATCGACAACACGGCGCAGTGGACGGCTGTTGGCTTGGTCGACGGCGTCGTCACCGACGTGGCGCTCGATGAAACGACTCAGAAAATCTATGCTGTTGGTGTAGTAGGCGGGGTGCTTGGAACCGATGGCCGAGTGTGGGTCATCTCTGCAACGGGGTTGATCTAATGGCGGACATGTTCACATCATTCGTATCCATCGTTCCGAAGCCCGCGACGACTACTACACCGGGTACGCGCCCTGACTTTACTGGAGTTTTCAACGCAAACGTGAGTCGACCAGTCCAAACGCCTGGCGGCAAGTAAGAGGGAAAAACACATGGCTGCTCTACCAGCATTGACTCGACCGTACTCCACGCGCGCCAACGGACCATTCGGGGCGAACAACACGTCCCAGATCCGGCTGGAGAGCTTCGCCATGTGGGCGCTCTCGGCGGGGATGCTCAACCTCCACACGACAGGCACCTTGGCGGGGGCGCGGCATGCGAACTCCATCGCCATCTGCCGCGGTAGTTCAAACGGGTCGGCGGCAGCCGTCGTCACCGGAGTTGGCGTAGCGGGCACCAACCGCTGGGGCGGCGGAACTTTCCCCGGCAACTTCATTCGCGGAGCCGGGGGCACCAACCACCACTGGATGCTCTGCGAGTTCGTTTTCCTTGGGTATGAGGTGTTGCTCGACTTTGGGGTGAACCCCGGTAGCTGGGCTGTCAACCTTGCCCCATCCGGGACATGGACCGGAGGAACAATCAACCAGTGTCCGGCGGCTTCTCTCGACTCGCGTGTAATCTGCCTTGGTCAAGGGGGGTTCGAGCCCACGCAGGCGGGCAACTACGCATCTATGGGTGACTCCACTAACTTTGGGGGCACCAACTACTGGCACTACACGGCGGCGGACAACGGAGAGTTCCACTTCGAGTGCTCTCGCGTTGGACTCGGATGCTTCTTCAACTTCGTCAGCATGTGGAAGCCCACTGGAGGCCCGGTAGCGGATCTATTCCCCATCGCCCTGCTAAACGGCTCTACGGCCACTGGACGCGGCAGCCCGGACTACACCGTCATGACCACGGCCACATTCTGTGCGATGAGGTCCAATTTCGGTGTTGGGGACACGCCGAAGTCCGGCGGCGGGATTTCGACGTGGTCCACGGACGGAACCTCCAACATCGGCAACCAGCCAATCGACGCTGGCACGGCCAACTGGAACGCCATCCCCCTGAACGTCATCGAGAAGACACCGCAGCACATGCGAAGAGGCATGCTGCCGGACATGCAGCAAATCGGTGATGCTCCAGTAGGAGCCAGCATTCCCAGCGCCGCTGCGCAAGTACGTGTCGTCATGGGCAACATGATTGTTCCCTTCAACACCACGGTCCCCCTGTACTGAACTTGAGGGAGCGCCATGCCTGACGTGAACAACATCGACTACTCGGCGGAAGATGGGTACCGGCTTGACCCGCTGGACCTGGGACGTCAGATCAGCAACATCGAATACGACGCTTTCGAAATCGTCATTACCCCCCTGGTGGACCCCATGCCCTTTCCGATCACCAAACGGTATTTTCTGGACTTCCGAAACTCGGACATCGGGCTAGCGCCAACGTTTACGTTCTTCCAGTTGACTCCAAGTTTCACCGTGGCGTCTCCAGCCGCCCCCGTCGGTGGAATCATTGAGAAGAGCAACGGCCGCTACTACTTCGATTGGATCTGGCTCACCAAGACCGACGCGGACATCGTTTTCCAGGTCGATGGTGGGGCCTCTATTCCAACCGAAGAAGTTCGTTACATCAAAGGGACCATCAGTCCGCGGGACGTCTACATCGACGAACCCACCTCCCAGGTGGTTGACGATGTGTGGGACGACGCTGTAGATCGCGCAGTGAGCACGAAGGGCCAATACGTTGAAACCATCGGTCTTCCAGCGGACAACTCCGCACAGGCAACCCTGTTCGGCAAGACCCTCCTCTACAAGGAAAGCATCCGCGGGGACACGGCTGGGACTAGCGACGGTAACGATGTGGAGCAGGTCTACGACGCGGTAGCGGCGGTACAGACTGACCTTACGACTGCGAACACCGCGCTCACAGACATCAAAGGCGCTGGCTTCGTCACAGGCACAGACAGCCTGAAGATCATCAGCGACAACGTAGACGCCATCAACGTCGAGACAGACGCAGCCTCCATCGCAAACGCGGTCTGGGACGCCGCTACCGCCGGGAACATCGGTGGCGGAACGATGGGTGGCTTGGTGAACACCGCTGCCTCCGGATCTGCTCCCTCAGCGGCGGTAGTCGCTGCGGCTGTCTGGGACGAAGTAGCGGCGAGCCACGTGGCTGTGGGCAGCTTCGGTAAGCTCGAGGCGGACACCAAGGTCGCCGTCGATGCCATCAACATCGAGACGGACGCGGCGAGCATCGCGGCGGCGGTCTGGGACACAACGCTCACCAGCCACGTAACGACCGGTACCTTCGGGCAAACACTCCAGCTTGAGGATAGCGGCGCGGCCCAGGCAGGTGCTACATCGACGGAGCTTAAGCTGCGGGCTGGCGCTTCGGCGGTCACAGACTTCTACAAGAACGGTCTCGTGGCGATCACCAGTGGCACAGGCGTGGGGCAGTCTCGCTCCATCACCGGGTACGACGGTACGACGAAGATCGCTACCGTGGACCGTGCCTGGGGTACCCCCCTGCCAATCGCCGGGAGCATTTACGCAGTATTCCCGGCTGCGCCATCGTCGAGCCTCACCGTCCTGGGCATCGCCGACGCCGTTTGGGACGAACCGATTGCCGCGCATACGCTGCTCGGCAGCACAGGGGAGAAGCTCAACGCTGGGAGCGCCGCCACGCCCTACGTACAATTCGCGGCGAATGGGGACACGGTGCTACCTGTGATCCTACAGGTTGCCTCGCCAAAGCACACGCAGGTTCGGGTCACGTTCTCCGAGGCGGTGGTTATGACCGCGGCGGCGAACGGTGCTTTGAACCTCACGAACTACAGCATCCCAGGGCTCACCCTCACCGCGGTCGTGGCACTGACATCCCAACAAGTCATGCTGACGACGAGTGCGCAGACGCCGAACTTCCTGTATGACCTCACCGTCACGAACATCGAAGACCTCCAGGGGAACCCCATTGCGTAACTACTACGATCTCGGCGTCAACGACGCCTTCACAAAGTTCGCAATTCTCGCAATGAACCAGCACGGGGTCCCGCGGATCCCCCCGGTGACTGCTGCGAGGCCTGCGGCTCCAGCGGCTCCAGCGGGACAGGTACCGAACCCGGCGCACGCTGTAAGCGCTCTGCCTCCGCAGACGATGGCGTGGAAGGAAGAGCCGACAAAACCAGTCGTTGGATCCCAGCCGTTCACGCCGGGGGAGCATAAAGCTCAAATGCAGGGGCAAGCTGACGTCAAGGCGCAGCTGCTGGGCCCCTCTGTCTTGGCGGGTCTGTCGCAGCAGCCCCAAGGAGCTCCTGGGATGCCGCCGCCGTACCGCGGGCGCAACAGCTACGCCGCTCTTCAGCGCCACATGCGTTGAAGCTAAAAAACAGCGCCCCGATGATCTGGGGCGCCGTGCTGCTGTTGCTCAGCCCCTCGTCTTCATGATGACCGACACCAGGGCGGTCTTGCCTCCAGGGATCTTCGACGCTCCTACGATCTGGAGGCCCTTGCCTGCGTAGGCCCGCAGCGCGTCGAGGGACTCGTTGAGGAGGCCGACCATGTCCATCTTCTTGAGCTTGTCAAAGCTCTGCGCCATGACCTTGCCCGCCTTCTTCTTGGCCTTGTGCTCCTTCTTCTTCTGCTTGCCGGTCTTCTTGGCAGGCTTCGCAGGCGCGGGCTTCTTCTCCTCTTCCTCTGGAAGATCCGGGTTGTAGAGGCCGCACTCCGGAGAGTGGTACTTGTTGTCCTCCGAGGTGCAGTCCGGCGGGATCTTGCTGCCGCACTCATCGCAAGGCTCTGCGAGGAAGTCGTTGTTCACGTCGTAGTCGGCGGGAGCGTCAGCCGCCGTTCCCTTGGCATTGAACGTCTCGTCGTTCGTCTCTGCCTCCTCGGTCTCTTCCGAGTGCGTCGTAGAGGACATGTAGCTTCCGTTGTGGTTGCCGATGACCTTGTACTCGCAGACACGCATCTTCTGCTGGCTCGAGTCGTAGGGCACGCAGACAACGTGCTCCGGGTCCACTTCGCAGATGACGACCCTCTGGGAGAAGGTACGTGCGTACTCGAGAGCTCCGACGTGGAACCCTTCGTGGCACGCATGGTTCGGGTCATCCGAGATCTGGTTACGAGGCATCACGTGCTTCGTCCCAGGCTTGTTGCTGATGGTCCCCGTGTGAGCATCCATGAAGTCGCTCTTGACCCCCTTGTACGCCAGGAAATGGCCGTCCTTGGTGATAGGGATTCCCTTCTGGTCGAGGAAGGGCCAGAGCTGTTCCACTGAGCGCATGGAGGGGTTCTTATGCAGGCGCTCCCAGAACTTGAACAGCGGAGTCGGATCTTCGCCCGAGGTGGCCATCTTGAGGATGCGCCCGTTGATGCCGCTGGGGAGAGGCATGCCTTCGAACGAGAAGACATTGTCCGCCAGGGTGAACTTGCCCTTCGCCCAGTCCTTGATGCTCTTGGCGACGGTGAGGTTCTTCGGGATGGCCGCCCACTTCTCTTCGATGATGGCTTTACGCAGTGCATTGAAGTTGGGAGACCCCTTCTGCACGGTGTGCGGCTTGCCCTCCCAGACGACGGTGATCGATGCGTTGGTGAGGGTGTACGGCGGAGGTGTGATTGTCATGGTGTCCTTTAGATTGCGTCGATGAGTTTGACGTATTGCGCCCAGTGCTCGGAGTGCTTGCCCCACAGCTCGCAAACAGAAGTTTCTTCCGTCGCCTTGAGCAATGGGTACTTCTCGTAGATCGCCTTGAGTTCTTTCTGTGCGGCTGAGTCTTTCAACGTCTGGACGGGTAAGCGTCGAGACAGCCTATCCAGCGCCTGGCTCAGATGGGGATGCGCGTGGCAGTAGACGCCACCGTCGGAGTACTTCTCGGCGAAAACCGTGATCGAATGCGTCGGGCCAAGGATCTTCGTCAATTTCTTTACAGTGTCACTGCCTACGCGGGGGTAGTTCCAGTTGTATCTCCCCTCGGAGAAAACGGAAGACCAGTGCCAGTGGTCCAGCTTGACCTGAAGACCTGGGGCGATGAGCGAGGCTACGAATGAGTCTCGCCATGTTTGATACGGCGTACCGACGCAGTCCTTCTCTTCAACTGGCTTCTTATCGGTGGTCTTGTAGCCGTAGATCGGCGGGATAACTCCCCCGAGCTCCTCTGCGAGCAAAGAATCTTCCTTGTAGTATGCCCCCATGTCGAAGCCGACGGTGCGGAAGTTGGAGATGATGGTGAAGACGTCAGACGGGTCCGGGACGCGGTCCTCGGGTTCCCAGCAGTCAGACCAGGGCTTGCAGTAGCCGCCCTCGGGGTTGTACCGGAACACCTGTGTCCGGTGCTTCGGGTTGATCTTGCGCCCGCCCACCTTGGTAGGCATCGCCCAGGTAAAAGAAGACAGCTTGAGGGTGGGGACGCCGGTGATGTCTACCGCCGCGCACATCGCCGCCAGGTCCGCCTCGACGGCTGGCCAGTCGAGCTTGATCGCCTTGCCTTTGTCGTCCTTCGTGACTGGGTTGACGAGGTAGTCCGATCCCGTGAGGTCCTGGAACCCGGACCGACTCCGGCGGTCATCCCACAGGATAAACCGCGTGTTTTCGTTGATTCGGATACTCGATACGGGCGTCCTGTTCTGCAAGATGACAAAGCTCTTGGGTACCTTCTCCTTAACGGAGATCGAACCTTCAAGCAGCGTTGCACAATCGTCGGGTACGGGCAGGTGCAGCTTTGCCAGCACTTGGAATCGTACGCGCTTCTCCCAGGAGGAGAAGCCGCCGTTGAGGATGGTATCCAGGGACTGGCGTACGTACTCATCGACCAAATCGTTGAACTTCTTGACCAGCGCCAGCTTCGTCTCAGCGCTGTACTTGAGCTCTTCTCGAGAAGCACTGACCTGGACCTCCCCGATGTCGAAGTACAGCGCCCCGGAGATGTTGCGCAGAAAGTTGGCGACTCCGCCGAACTTCGTTGAGTCACTCTCACTAACTTGATCGAGATTGACGTTGTAGGAGACGCAGCCCATGACCGCTACCCACGGACGCTCGCCGTAGTAGTTGTCGGTCCGCTCGTAGATGACGCCGTGCTTCAGAGTCGCCTGGGCCGCGGGCAACTTTGGGAGCGTCGTGTTGATGTCGGGGCGCGGGATGAAGTACTGGAAGAGGTTCTGCGCCTTCTGGGTGAACTCCCGGATGTCTTCAGGTCGAATTGCGATCTGGATTGCGATGCCGGTCTCATCCCCGCAAGGCTCATCACACAGCAGGTTGATGACGCCCTTCTCAGACTTGTCGAGCACCGCGACGTACGTGCTCTTCTTTCCTTCGTGGTACGACGTGACCGTGAAGCTGTCAGAATACGCGAAACCGGACTTGCTGCCGATCCCGAGCATACCGACGGCGTTGTCACTCCCGCGCTTCGTGCTCGAGCCGTACTGCGTGTAGATGTTGAACACCTCGTCGGGGGACAGGCCCTCCCCGAAGTCACGGATGACCAGCGACGGGTCCATGGCCGTGGGGAGTGTTACCTTGATCGGAACGTCGCCTTTTCCGGCGTCCCTGTGAGAGTCCCAGGCGTTCGCGCTGTACTCTCGAAGCACTGCGAGCACCTTGTCGGAGTACAAGGTGTCCCGCAGGATGGTCATGATGTGAGCGCTGTCCTTCAGCGAAATGCCGAACTCAGCGCTCGCAGCGACTGGACTCGAAGAGACCAGCCGTACGGCGGTGTTAGGGATCATGGATCCTCAGTAGTGGTAGTCAGACAGGTAGCGGAGCAGTGCGCCCCACCACTTCTTCCAGAACGGGCGCCTGTCCCGTGCCTTGTCGCGTTTGCTTTGGAATTCTCGAGCTTCCTTTTCAGTCACCCACGCCGTAGGAAATGGTGGGTAGTAGAGGACCGAGGGGAATGGCTTGTACCGCGTCGGCTCGAAGAGACACGCCCCGTCGGGCATGTGCTCAGACTTTGATTTGTGGCAATTCATGCAGCCGTCGATCATGAGGCTCATCGGCGAGCCTTAGGGGGTCGTGGAGCCCTGAATGTCTTCCGCGTCTCCGCCTTGTACTTCGGGATCTTCGGCGCGGGTCCGTGGTTCATCGAGACCTCTGCTGTAGAGGAGGAGGACCACGTCATTACTTGACCGTGTACGGCTTCCCAGTCGATGTTCGGCGGTGGCGGAGCTTGGAACTGCGTTGGCTCGAACAGGCACGCGCCGTCCTCCATGTGCGTACGCTTCTCGTGCCCACAGTTGGAGCAGCGGCGCATCTCCTCCCACGTTGCCTCGGTCACAGTTTCAACCTTCAAGGCGAGGTCAGTGCTCTTCCCAACGCTACGCCCACAAGGGTAAATAGTACGGCCCACATAAACAGCTTTGTTTTCCATGATCGGTGGAGCTCCGGGTCACGGCAGATGTGCACGACGGCGTGCGGGTCGCGCATCGGATCCTTCTTTTTCCACATCAGCGCTTCCTCTTCTTAGGCGTCTTCTTCCTGAAGACGCCCGGGAGGTACTCCCCGTGAGAGGGGCACTCTTCCCAGGTCACTGCGAAGATGTCCCCGCACCAGCAGCACACAGCCCCGGGGAAGTGCTTGTCGGTGGCGGGGACGTCGTGGAAGCAGTGGCTCTCGTGAACACCTTCTTCAGCTTCGGAACACTCGAAGTCACCATCGCTCATCGAGGCCTCGTTGATCTGTAGCACGGTAGGCGTGCCATCCCTTGGTAGCTCGTGCGGGCTACCAGCGCCTTCTTGGGGATCCTGCTGTGCTTCGTCTTCTCTGCCCGCGCCCCCCGCTGAGCCGCCAGGTTGTTGAGCTCGAGGCGCGTCGGGAAGACGATGCGGGGTGCTTCGTTGACGATCGGAGTAACGTCGAAGTAGGACCGATTCGAATACTTTACGCGGTAACGAACGTCCGCTGTGCTCTGGGTGTTCGTGTGACTGTCACGTACGGTGATGACGATGATGTCGTTCTCGTACACCCTCGTCGGACCCGTGGGGGTGAACGTGGTTACTTCGTTTTTGAAGAAGTTGGAGTACAAGAACTCCTCCGCATGACCTCCCGCATTTGCCGGGAGGCCCAGGTGATTGCCTTGTCGCTATCATCGGTGAGCAGCGACTCCATGGTGTGGGCCCCGTCGAGGATGACGAGGACGCAGAACTGCCCCTGCTCGGTCTGGGAGACTTCGATGGCCCACCGCCCATCGGGGGTCAGGAGGCGAAGAGGGGGCTCAGGCGCGGTCATGGCTTCACCCTCGTGAGGTTGTACACGATCAGCGCCAAGCAATCCTCCAAGCGCTGCCCGGCCATCCAAGCTTCAAACCTCTGGCGGTAAGCGTAGAAGTCTTCCTGCTGAAACATCGTTGAGTCGAACAGGCACTTCTCTTCCACATGCTCTGAGTAATGTTTTCGGCAAACGGAGCACGCGGTCGCCTGCGGCATCGGTTGGGTGCTCGGGGGTGCGGTACCGTATGACGAGGTCAGCGTGATGTCAGTGCCCATCGGGCCTAGGCTAGCCATCGTCTTGTACCAGATCTTTCGAGAAGAGCTCGCACCGATTCTGCACGATGCAAAACTCCGAGTGGAACGCCTTGGCCGCTTCGGGGTCAAACTCTTGCCCAAACGCGTAGCTGGCGCACTCGAGCGAGTCACCGTGTTGGGCCAGCAGCCGTAGAAGCCCCTGGACGTAGGGGCTCTTCTTCACCGCCGTGGCCATGGCGCTGTTGTTCTCGTCCATCTTCACGAGGTGCCGCATCATCGCGTCCTGGCCGTCCATCTCTCCACGCTCGTAGTCAGGGGCGGTGTCACGCTTCATGAGTTCTTCGTTGAGACGCGCTACCTCCTTGGTCGCCTCCTCAAGGCTCCGCCCCAGGGAGTCCAGCTGGGCGTCCCACTGTGCGAAGGTACCGACGTACTTCACCCCGCAGTCGTGCTCAGACGTCGGGAAGACGCCTTGGCAGTGGATGCACGGATCGCTGCTCAATTGATCTCCTTCTCAGCGTCACCGATAGCTTTCAACGACTCCATGACGACCGCCAACATCCTCGGCGACATGCGTTCGGTGGCCAGGCCTTGGAGTTTCTCCCGCACGAGAGTCAGAGCCTCTCGCGCCGTATTGCGTTCCTTCTTGAACTTCGCGGCCTTCTCCTTCTGCCGGTCGAGCTCTGCGGAGACCGGCTTCAAGATTTGATTCTTCTCCAGGTCAGTCAAACTCACTTGATCTCCTCGATTGCTTTGATGGACGCTGCCAACTCGCCCTGGGTGGCTTCTTCTTTGACGTGGGTCGTCGGTGTCTTGCGCAGTGCTACCGTCTTGAACATCTCGTAGCCTGCGATGAGGCCGAGGGTACGCTTCAAGGTCGCCTGCAACGCCATGGCTTCTTCGTTGAGGCGATCGATCTCGAGGTCTACCGCGCCCTCTTGCGTCATTGAGAATTCCAGCTGGAGAGACACGTTACGGACGGGCCACTTACGCCCCGATTTGTCCTCCAGCGTCGTCACGTGTCCATCTGCCAAACAAACGGTGTAGCGCTCAACTCTCATCTTCGTGGCGTCACCGACGAAGCGGTAAAACACCTCTCCTACGTTGAACGTGGGGATCATCGGGTGAGCACCACGCTGACGTGCCACTTGCACGACGGGCAGTAGCAGCGCCACGAAATGTTAAACGTCGAAGGCTGCTGCAGGATGAGCATCAGAGGCTTCCCGCAGACGCAGGTAGCGGGGAGCTGCGTGAAGTCGATCGGACTTCGCGCAGGAGTAGGTACTGCCATCTTCTTGGGTGGCGTTGCTTTGGGCATGGGGCTCCTTGGGGTTGTGGGCCAGCCCGGACTTGAACCGGGAACCGACGCATTATGAGTGCGCTGCTCTAACCATTTGAGCTACTGGCCCGAGGTCAGTCCGCGGCTGGCGGGTCGAAGGTACCGCTCTTGTGGATCTTCACCTGGTCAGTGCGGAGGTGCTTCACCGTGCGGTCGTCGCACATCACGACGCACCAGATGTCGTGCTCAAAGGTGCCTCCGTTGGTGACGTAGATGGCGTAGCCCTCTTTACCCTCAACCAGGACAGGGATCGGATTACGGAACTCGAGCATGCGGCCTCCTAGAAAAACAGCATCAGTAGAATGACGAAGATCACCGGGGAAAACACCATCAAGTACTCGAATGCAGTTTCTCTGTTCATGTAGACGCTGAGGGGTTCGAACCCCCGACCCACGCCGTGTAAAGGCATTGCTCTGCCGCTGAGCTAAGCGTCCAACTACTTGAGACCGGCGGGTTTCGAACCCGCGACCCTCTGATTAAAAGTCAGATGCTCTACCTACTGAGCTACGATCTCCTTGCTCCTCGACCTGGGCTCGAACCAGGGACATCGTGATTAACAGTCACGCGCTCTACCAACTGAGCTATCGAGGAAAACCAGACCTCAGCCTACGAGATCTTCAACCTTCAACGTCTTGCGTTCCGCCGTCTTCGCCTTGGCGACGGCCTGCTCGATGATGCCTCGAACCTTGAGGCTGAGATGCGCGAGGAACTCGTCATTCGAACGCATGTCGAGCGCCGAGATGACGGCCTTCACGCGGCTGGTTACTACGAGAGAATCGGATGCGGCCATGACAACTCCTTCACTGTGGGGCCCGGGGCAGTCGCAGTCGGCGTAGTGCATCTGACAATCAGAGCACCACGGCTCGCCGCAGCCGTCCGGGCATGGGACACAATCTGCGGCGAGCTTCATCGGTTTACTCTTCATCGTCGAGAGGGTCAACAGTTTCGCCACCGAGCTTCTCCATGATCTCTGTGAACCGTCGGTTGGCGCTCTTCTCTGCGACCTCCCAGATTTTTCGGTCAATGAGCTCGGCGAGCTTGCTCTTGAACGCCCGAGTGTACGCCGACTTGATGGGTGGGATCCGCGGGTTCGACTCCACCATGCCCGCGGTGAAGTCCGGGATGGCGTGCTTGATGGCGGTCAGGGCGTGTTCCCCGAGCTCCCGAGCGATAGCGGATTTTTCGTTATGCGAATCGACCTCCCACTTGCTGTCGTGCCAGGAGTCCTTCTTCACCCCTATCGCAGCACAGATGATGTGCCACGACGCGGTACTGATCTTTGCGTCGATAGCTTGGGGGAGTTTCTGGATGGCCTCGATGATACTCTCCTTCAGCCGCTCGTCGAGAACTACCTGGAGCTGCTCCACCGTCATCCCCTCGAGGCGCTTGAGCTCCTTCTCTTGGGCGTCGCGCTGTTCGTTGCAGTAGTTGTAGCTCATTTCTTCACCTCTGGTGGTTTGAGCTTCTCGATGATCGCAGTGCTCTGGCGCTGCGCTTCTTCGGACAGCCACGTCTCTACGCGCTCAGAGATCTTTCGTTTGAACTGGTAGTCGTAGTGGCGGGTAATAGCGGCGTCGAGCTTCGCCTGAAACTCCTTGTCAGCCAACATCTTCACCATGAAGTCTGGGAAGACCAGCTTGATTTGCGCCATCGCAAGCTCACCAATGGCCCTTGTGATCGGTGACTCGCTCTTAACTTCCCACTGGGACCACTTGGTTTCGAAGCCCAGCGCTGACCCGACGATGTTTCTCAGATTGTCGGAGACCAGCTTGCTGATGTTAGGCTCGAGGTTTTCAATCAGCTCGATCAGCTTCAACTTTGTTGCGTCTTCTAGGATTTTTTGGAGCTCTGGGAGCGACTTGTCCATCAGCGCAGTCACTCGTTTTTGCTTCGCGTCGTAGGCGTCGTCGTTCACGTTTGAGGGTCTCGTTGAAGTACTGGAAAGCCTTCTCCAGTGTGGAAGCGCTTGGGGTGACATACGGGATGTACAGCTCGTCTTTGATCTCGACCCAAGTGTAAAACATGATGACGGGCTTGGTTCCGCCGCCATCAAGCGGCGTCGGATTGTGGACATGCAGCGTAAAGAAACTGTCGCGGATTTTCTCGTAGCCCTCGAGCTTCGATTGGGTCAGCGGGTCCATGATGATCTTGAAAATGTCATTCGTGCAGGATGCGCAAGGGTGCGCCCTCTGCGCCGTCAGATGACGGAACAGTTCGATTTTGGTCACACGTTTTCCTTTCATTCCTTTTACCAAAGAGAGCGCCTATACTTCTGGCATGCTGAACGAGCTCGCGTACGCCCAGGGTGTTGAAGACGGACTGGCGAAGTTTGCCGTCCTCAGCTCAGATGACTTGCGGCGCATGGAGCGAATCTACGGAGGCGCTGTATCGCCTGCGCGTCTCAATAGTATGATCCGAGATAGGATCAACATAAGCGCGACACAAAGTCCAACGCCCCGAGGGCCAATCGTAGGCGGAGGTAATCCGTCTCCGCTTGATTCGAGAATAGGCCCGGCGCCCCAGAGACCCGTAAAGCCCGTTGTCCCAGCGGGTCCAACGGAACAAACTTTTGTACCCGGCGTTGCACCGAAGATCACAGCCCCGACGTTCGTGGACCCACACGGATTGACCGACCCGAGCAAAACGGTGAACGCACGGATTCCAGGAACACCCGGAGCCTTAAAGCGGTAATCCGGTCACTGGGTCATAAACGAAGCTAGCTTGTTTGGGAGATTGAAGCGCGTGGGTACTGCAGTAGCTGCCCGCTCAGCGATGGCTGCTTGCCCTGGGATGCTTCCTGCCCCGGTTACCGACTTCGGTAGGAGACCGGCGCGCAGCGCCCCGCCGCCAGGCTTCAGCGACTCTTGCGAACGTGACGTCGGCATGTCCAGTGGCAGACCACCACCCCCGAATCCCGGCGCAGCCCCTGGGCCTCCACCAAACCCTTGTTCAAGCTGCATCGGAGCGGCGGGAGCGGCTGGAAGCGGGAGCGGACTCTTGCCCGCGGTTTGCCCCGGAAGAGGGTTCAGCTTTCGCTCAGCCATGATCCGTTCCATGCCTGTAAGCTTGCCAGAAGCCACAACGGCGACCTTCTCGAGGCCGAAGGCGCAGAGGGCGGCGTCGCTACCACCGACGTAGTGCTGTTGAAGAGGGTGCATGCGGCCAGTATAGGCTAAACTGGTCTTGTGAAAACAGCCTACGAGCACAGCACCATCCAGCCCGACGGCGCCTCATGGATGCCGGGCAACGTCATCCGTGAAGAGCACGGCAGCTCTGGAATGGGGTCAGCTATGCCGAACTCGGCTGCTGACTCGAGCAACGCCTCTGGGGGGAACCACTTCATGGACGGACCTTTCAAGGAACAGCGGGCCGTCGCCTACCGATCAGGCATCGATGCTGCCCGGCATCACTTTGGGGTCAAGCGATCATCCCTGACACAACCAGGGACACCTGAGACCAACGCGCTCCTCGACACAGTCAAGAAGCCGAATCCCGAGAAGTTCCCCGACGCCGGAACCGGCTACGCCACCAGCGGGGCGCAGTACGGTGCCGACATCAGGAAGTAGTCAGTCGTCATCGCTGACCCACACCCATGCCTGGACGTACGCACCGCCGCCCTCAGGCGCCCAGCTCACCGTGGCTCCGTCGTCGATCTCGCACGTTCCTTCGTCATGGTGTACCCGCTGGGCGGCCTCCACATAGGCCTTCTCTTGGGCCTTGGTGGGCTGCGGCGGTTTCTCCGCGGTGTACTTCGGGATGAAGCCTTGCTTCACCGCCTTACGAACGCTCGCCTTGCCCATGCAGTACGAGCAGATGATGCTCTTTGTTCGGATCTGCTTGCAGACCTTGCAGAGCGGCTTCGTGTCCCAGGCTTTCTTCATGTTACCTTCTTCGGGTCAACGTGCTTGAACACCGTGGCGTCGAAGGGGCATTTCCCGTCGACGTGTACGTCGTCTTCTTTCTGGCAGTTTGCGCAGCGGTGCTGTAGGCACTCATCACAGATACGGACAGCGTCCTTGCTCGTAATCTCGATCTCAACGTCGCAGTAGCCGCACTGTACTTGGTAGCTCCCCCGCTCTTGGATCTGCGCCTCTACGTAGTCAAGCTCCTCGGTAGAGACGTTGTCATCTTCGACGGTACACACGCCTGCGAAGTAACAGCCTCCTTCAGCGTACCAGAGGCGAAAAGAAAGCTTCGGGAACTTCGGGCCGACCTGCGTCAACCACTCCGTCGGGGGAGTCCATGCGGAGTCGAAGCCGTACTCGAGGCACTTCTTGTCTTCGCTGATGAACCGCGCCTCCACCTCCCACTTCGTGCCCCAGTTTTTGAAGCGCCAGGCGTACCAGGCGGATCCCTCTTCTTTTAACTCCGCGGGCTGCGGAACGAGGGCGTGTAGTGACAGCAGTAGAATCGGGTCGTTTGGCTGTGGATTGGGCCCGCGTCCCCTCGCCAGCTTCTTGAACTTTGAGATCTCTTTAGCCGGACCTTCCACCTTCAGGATGTTTTCGCACCAGTTAGGCATCGTGCTTGTACTCCATCGTCTTGTTCTCCGCGGCGACCAGCTTCTCGAACTGCTCGATCAACTTCTGCTTGTTCCCCTTGAGGCCGTACTCCTTCTTCACACGAGCGAAGCAAGACGGCCCACGGGACAGCTTCATCCCGGACCGGAGCTCCAACCGCATGCCGCTGAGCAGGGCGTTCATGCGAAAAAAATTGACTGCCTTCGGACCGTCGAACAGGGTCGGCGTTCCATCCTTCGATATGTGGATCGTCAATGCAGCCTCCTTTGGTTCAGGGGCTTATACCCAAAAGGGCCAGCTTTTACGGGCGGGAAGGCCTACACTTGAGGGGTGAAAACCGTGCTGGTCGTCGATGACGACGAGTCCATCAGAAAGTTCGTACACCTGGCTTTGGAGAAGCACGGGTGGACCGTGCTCGAAGCAGAAGACGGCGTGGACGGCACGGCACGATTCATTCTGCACCAGCCCGACGTTCTCTTGACCGACATCTCCATGCCCAACAGCGATGGGCTCGAGATGCTAGAGGTGCTGCGCCTCGGAGGGTACCTGGCAGGAATCCGGGTGGTCATCATGTCCGGTGTGCTGAATGCCGCGGAAATCCGAGCTAAGAAGACCGTGGCCGCGGAGCTACTGAGTAAACCGTTCGGGCTCCACGAACTGTACAAGGCGGTAGGCGATGAGTCCTAGGCGCACGAAGCGTTCGGTAGGAGACGAGAAGGTCAAGAAGATTTCGATCAAACGTCTCCCCAAGAAGACGTCATTCCTGGTGCAGTACGCTGACGGGCGACGCATCGAAACGTCGTACGTGGAGATCCAGGGGAATGCTACCCTGTACCTGGACGCAGGAACGAAGGAGCCGGTATTGCGTACGGAGGCCAACGTGAGCTTGGGGCACGCCGAGGGCACCTGCACCGTATGTGGCGGAGGAACCGATGACCAGCACGCACATGCTTGAGCGGTTCAAGATCGCCAAGCTCACCACGAAGCTGAAGCCCCACCAGCAGCGGGTCGTAGACCGCATGGAAGACGAAGACCAGCCAGGACTCGTAGCTGCGCACGGACTCGGCTCTGGAAAGACGTTGACCAGCATCGCGGTGCAGGAGGCGCTCGGCCTTCCGTCCGATGTAGTCACTCCTGCAGCCCTTCAGTCGAACTACAGCAAGGAGATCAAAGCTCACACGAACAAGCCGCTGCCGTCCCACCTACAGAGCATCGAAGGGGTCGCACGAAACGAAGGGGCGGGGCTGCACCAACCACTCCTGATCGTTGATGAGGCGCATCGAATCAGAAACGCAGGGAAGGCTCGAGCGGGTCTCAAGGCGTCTCCTGCGGAGAAGCGACTCGCCCTTACGGGGTCACTCCTCTACAACCATCCTTCCGACGTCGCAGGGCCGATCAACTTCGTGGCGGGCCGGTCAATCCTTCCCGAAGACCCCGACGCGTTTACCCAGCGCTTCCTGATGGACGTACCCAACAAACGAGGGCTCTGGGACCGCCTGAGGGGTACCCCGGCGTCGTACCAAACACGCCTCAACCCTCGGAGCACCGGGTACCTCCAGCACGCACTCGACAAGTACGTCGACTACCACCCCGGGAGCACAGAGAACTTCCCGACACGAGAAGACGAGACAGTCCGCGTACCGATGACCTCGGGGCAAATGAAGCTCTATTCGCACGTGACCGCGGATCAACCAAGCTGGGTGCGGAACAAAGTTCTGCAGAACCTCCCGCCCACGAAAGCGGAGGCCAAGCAGCTCAACTCATTCCTGAGCGGTGTCCGGCAAATCTCGAATACGACCCGGGGGTTCGACACCAGCGTCGAACCAGCGAACCAGCCGAAGATTGACCGTGCCGTTCAGGAGCTCCAGAAGATGTTGGAGAAGAACCCGAACGCCAAGGCAATCGTCTACTCGCACTACCTTGAGTCGGGGATCGACCCGTACAAGAAGAAGCTCGAGGAGCTCGGTATCCCACATGGGTCGTTCACCGGAAGCATGGCTCGTGCGACCCGCGACCAGATGGTCAAGGACTACAACGACAACAAGCTGAAAGCGCTGCTCCTGTCGAGCGCTGGCGGCGAGGGTCTTGACCTCAAGGGGACGCGCCTCATTCAGCTGCTCGAGCCACACTGGAATCAGGAGAAGTTGAAGCAAGTCATCGGACGAGGGATCCGTTACAAGAGCCACGCTGCGTTGCCTGAGGATGAGCGGAAGGTGCTGGTCCAGCGCTACCTCGCCACGCGGGCTCCGCAGGGGCTCCTGGAGCGTACAGGCCTTCGGAAGCCTGGGTACGGCGTCGATGAGTACCTCGATGAAATGGGCTCCCGCAAAGAGCAACTAAACCAACAGGTTCGGCAAATGCTGCGTCAGCCTGAAAACGATTGACACTGCTGATATACAAATGGTACGAGAGGGCTCCTCGCTGTCCTTAGGAGCACCTATGTGGAAAAGCGTTACCCCGAGTGACTGGCCGTCGTGGGCTGTAGGTCTGGACACCCTGTGGCAGCACAAAGGTAAGCACTGGCTGTCGGGAAAGACCAACACCGGATCGACGCTCTGGGAGCTGCGTTTCCCTGATGGGGGCGTGTACCGCAACCAGCTAGACCTGCCCTTCAAAGACAGCATGGGCCCGCCACTCGACTGGGCGACTCGCGAACTTCTTGAGGAGATGCCCCATGCTAAGCCCTGAGCAGAAGCTGATCCGAGCGGCGATGTCTTTCGGAGCGTGGCGTCTAAAAGCAAGCCTGTCATTGAAGATCGAAGACAGGGTCAAGTTCATCAAAGCGGAGACGGCGCTCCTCGAACAAGCGCAAACATTCTATGAAGCGCAGAAAGGAAGCTACGGTGGGAAAAACCGAAGAAACAAAGGCTAGATCCCGAGCAGCTTGGAGAGCATGGTACCGGCGGAACCACGACGAAGCGAAGAAGTACTACCGAGAGAGATACGCCGAGAAACTGAAGAACGAGACCCCGGAAGAGCGCGAGTTGCGATTGGCGCAAGCTCGTAAGCACCAGAAGAAGTACGCAAGCCGTAAAAAGAAAGTCAAAGGTTGACCATGTTCATCGTTCTAGATCTAGACCAGACCCTCGCTGACAATGCCCACCGAGCGCACTTCGTGGAGAAGGAGCCGAAAGACTGGGACTCGTTCCTATCTCCGGACCGGGTCATCAAAGATCCTGTCGTCGCCGGGGCAGAGCGAGTCCTCGAGCAGCTACAGGCTTTGAAGTACGACCTCGTCATCCTCACTGGGCGGCACGAGGACCTGCGGGACGCTACGATGCGGTGGCTCCTGGAGAAGCTGAACATCACGCTGCCGGACACGCTCCTGTTGATGCGCCCAAACGGGAACATGCTCAACGCCGCGGAGTACAAGCGGGAACAGCTACTGAACTTCCGACAAGGGCTGGAGAATCGGGACAACAACTTCCTGATCATCGACGATGACGCTGCTGCTGGGGAGGCCCTGAAGGAGTTCGGCATCGTACTGAAAGCACCTGAGTGCTGGGAGCTCCTTTTCCCCATCCCCTTGGCGGAGAAGCAAGAAGAGTAGTCTATACTTCTGCGTGCCCCTCAACGGAATCTACGCGTGGAAAGACGATTCACTAGCTCCCGAAGAGAGGGTGGATCGTTTCTTTAACCTGATCGACCACGCGGTAGAAAACGGAATACCCCTGGCGGATTTGTACCGACGCGAACACTTGAAAGAGTTCCTGCTGTACCTCTTGCGCCGGTACGATGAGCCCTGTAAAACCTGCACCATTCGTACAACCAAAGGATCTACCCATGCCTAAGCTGACGCTTACCAGCACGTTCGCATCTTCGATCATCGTAGGGGATCCCTCGATAATCACGATCACCCTCCCGGCGAAAGAAACAAAAGCTGTCGATGTCACCGACGCCCAGCTTCGCCAGCTCAAGGAAGGCCTCGACAAGCTGACGAACGTCGGGTGGCTGAAATACTCCGTCGCCGACGCAGCTGTCGCCGTCACGCCTCCCGCGCCGGTCGTAGTTCCTCCTCCCCCGCCTCCGCCGCCTGAGCCTGTCGTAGTGCCTGAGCCGGTGCCGGAGCCCGTAGCTCCCCCTGTCGAGGAGCCCGCCCCGGTACCCGAGGAGACGCCGGTAGCCGCCCCCGTCGTGGAAGAGGCCCCTGCCCCTGCCGCGACGAAGGCACCGTTCTTCGGTAAAGGCCGTAACCGGTAGTCGCAGGGGGAGACGTTCTCCCCTATACTGCCTGCATGTTTGACCTCACCAAGGCGGCGTACGACCACGGCGAGTACACCGCTCTTGGGGCCTACGGGCTGACGAAAGAAGCTGTCAATTGGGGCGCGCTAGCGGGGCGCGCCGCCAAATGGGGTGGGAATGCCATGAAGTGGCTCGGGAGAGCTGCTGGCGTTGTGCCCGTTGTAGGGACTCTCCCAGGAATGGCGCTAGCCGCTGGCGGGTCAGCCATTGGCAGCATCGCAAGCGGTGAAAACTTTCAAACGGGAGCAGCTAGAGCTCTCGGAGCCGCGGGGACAGCGGCGATCCCGGGCGGGGCTGGGCTGTTGGCTGGCGCCGCTGTGGATGAAGGCATGGATCGCCTCTCGAAAAGTAAGCCTGCCCCCACCGGGATCACGAACTACAATCGCGGAGCCAAAGGTCCCGCCGTCGGGCCAATGCCAGGACATGTGGGGGAACAGCATGGCCTCCCCGGGGGAGCCGCATGAAAAACAAGACGGCGGAACAGTTCAAGCTCGCGTGGCCGTGGAGTCGTCCGCAGCTGGGTCTGTGGGGCGGGCTTGACCCCGAGACAAAGAAGCGCGCGATCAGTAGCGTTCAAGGCGCGGTACTCCCTGCGGCGGCTGTGGCAATTCCGACGGCGCTACTTTCGGCTGCAGGCCACTCGATGAGCGACGACACGGCGGACACGCTGAAGAACGTCGCTCTCGCCAGCGGTGGTATGCTTGCCATGCACGCGGCGCATGGCATGCTGATGGGGGACAAGAAGACGCCCCTCGCGCAGTCCTACCAGCGCGGTATCGGATCAGACATCAGACACATTGCTAACCAAGGCAGGAAACAAATGGGTATGAACCAGGTCAAGATGCCGCGGCCCCCTGCCGCGAAGGTTGCCTCCGTGGAGCAGTTCAAGCTGGCGTACGGAGATCCGTACGGGCGCATGCCGCCTGGGGCGGAGTACTACGGCCAGTACGGGCACGACAATCGGGACGACGGCTCGAGCGCTCTCAACACAGCGTTGATGCTCGGTGGCGGTGCTGCGCTCGCAGGCGGGCTGCACCACACCCTGATGAACACTCGCGGGAAACTCATGGGAGGCGGGCTCGTCAACGCCTACCAGAAGGGCGTCGGAGGGAGCATCCGCGGGGCAGCGAACGATCTACGCCAGGGTATGGGCGTGGACCCTGTAGCGATGCCGCCACACCCGGTCGTAGGGCATGCGCAGGATCTCGCCAAGCTGCTGTACGACAACAAGAAGAAGATCCTTGGAGGCCTGGGGACAGCGGCCGTCCTAGGGACAAAAGCAGTAGAGGGCCACAAGAACCTGATGGGCGCTGACACAAACGCGGGACAGATGTACCGCGGCGTCGCTGAGCCGGTGATGGCTGGGGCCGGAAAAGTCGTCGAGAAGGGGAAGCAAGTAGCGGGGCAGGTCGGCGGCGCTGCCAAGAAAGTCGTAGAGAAGGGGCGTAAGGCCGTCGAGTGGGCGAAGGGTTCTCCGGGTGAGCCCTCGGCCCCTGAACCTTCGGTGTCCCCTGGAGTTGAGGGCAAGCTCCGCAGCTCAGAACCGAAACCTCCGATGAGCTTGAAGCAGAAAGCGCAGACGATTGACGCGTCCATTGGAGGTAAAGGGGGGAAGGTGCCGCGTAAAGAACCTGCTGAGGTCAAAGCACGCGCCCAGCCTCAGGTCCGCGTCAAGAAAAGCTCAATGATCTACCAGGCGGGCGCTGACGACGCACTTGCTACGTACTTCCGGTAACCGCGATGCCTTTCAAGAGCGAGGCCCAGCGTAGGCTGTTCCACGCCAAGGCGGCGCGCGGAGAGATCTCTAAGGCGACGGTGCACGAGTGGGAGCATGCGACGAAGAACAAGAAGTCGCTCCCGCAGCACGTGAAGAAGGCGTACGACCGCGGTGCTGCCGCGGCGTTGGCTGTCTTCAGCAAGAAGGCTGACGCCGAGCCGCCCATGCCTACCCGGGCAGCTTCAGGTACGACGCAGGGCCTCTCGAGCATGGCGCTCAACATGATGATGGCCCCCAAGGGGGACAAGCTTCGCCAGGGTTTAATCGGCGGGGTCTCTGATACGCTGGGCGGCTACCTGGGCGGGTACAAGGGCATGGGGGCGAGCATGCTCACCAACATGGCACTGCAAGGGCTCACTGCGCCCAAACAGCATCACCCTCAAGTCGATCCGCGGTTCATAGACTACGACGCCCCGAAGATGGCGGACCACGCAGATGACCGCTTGAAGGAGCGCATCAACGCGGACTTCCCTCCGGACGTGCTAGCACAGCTTCGGTCACAGGCGATCAAGCTGGACGTGTCCCCTGGGCGCTATTACCTCCCGATGAAGGACGCCAGCGGTAACACCGCGGCGGTTGCTGCCTTCAAGACCGTAGGCAAGGACAACAAGCTGGTCCTCGCTACAGTCTTGAAGCCGAAGGGCAAGCCGCCCCCGGGGACGTCGCTGTCGCACCTGATGAAGCAGCCAACAGCGCCGAGCTAAAAAACCTCCCCAGCGTCAGGGAGGGTACACCACTTAGATTGCGTCTCGACGCCAGGCGGTGTCAAGAGACGCGGCTAGGCCGCGGAGCTTGTAACCGCCCGGACTGATCACCGCCGACACTACGTCGGCTTTACTGCGTAGTCTGGTGTGTTAGAAGCCGTCAGGCCAGAACTTGTTCTGCTTCCACCAACCAAGGATGGCCGCCTGGAAGACCTTCATCTGCTCGTCCGTCGCCTTCATGTCCGCCTTGACCCCGTACATCGCGAAGATGATCATGTCTTCGCTGACGGCGTTTCGGAGGAATTGCTTGACGAAGCTTTCAAGGAACGCAAACGCAAGATCATCGCCTCGCGGTCCGAATTGAAAAGGGAGGCGCTGCAGCCCGCCCCCACCCCGATCCCCGACACCCCCTCCATCTCCGCTTTTAGCTCTGGACTTGCGTCTAGGTAGATCCCGCAGCGCCACTGAATCCCCACTTGACGTAGGTACGGGCAGCCTGTTTTTTCGTTCCATTTGAGACCGTCCTTTGTCATGTAGTGCCAGCTGTAGCCGCAAGGACCACGGCGGCATTCGTACCCGCAGCCTACGCAGTCGGCCATAACTCCTCCTCGAAGAGATTCTCCATGTTCACGCAATTCCCAGCCCACCCAGGAGGGAACGTGAGCGAATCGAATGGTGGCGCGCCAGGTAAGTAGTGCGTCGCCCGGACCATCGATGTCCCCTGCAGCCGCAGAAACGCGTTCACGGCGTCCCAGCCGATACACTGGGCAACCACAGGCCCGCGAACGATACGCCGCGTAGGGTCCAAGACCAGCTCGAAAGTGTATAGCTCGTAGGTCAGGATCTTCTCGATCAGCTTCTTCTCAGCCACACATCACCTCAAGAAGAAGATGTCTACTCGTCGCTTGTTGAACATCCACACCTCGACGCTCTTCATGTCGATCGAACCCTTCCGCCGCCACGCCTTCCGAACATCATCAGCGATGATGTGGCATACGAAGCCGGAAGCGACGAGCGCGTTACGTGCCACCTCCCAGTCGGTGTCCATCGTTGACTGCATCGGGTAGACGACGATATCGAGATCGTGCTCCGACTGCCCTTTGATGAGCACCGAGCCGGTCAAGCCGACGGCGAACCCGCGGGACAGGAGCCCGGGGGCGATGCCTTGAATGAGCGCTGTTGCCTCGTCCAAAGACCATCTCGAGTCGTAGCGCGTGTTAGCCATCAGTCCTCCTCGCCCGGGGGGAGCTTGTTTCCTCCGGCGACAAACGCTTTCTGTAGGGACTGGATGATCTCTCCTGACGCCGGGCCAAGGCAGTCGTAAGTCCCGCTCTTGTAGTAGCGGAGCCACTCGACCTCGAGCTTGAGAGCCTCGAGCTCTCGAATCACTACGTCAGCCAACGGTCCCTGATTCTCTCGATGCTCGGACTGCGGTCCTACGTATCTCGCGAGACGCTCGTAGGCGGCTCGGGCGGCTTCACTCTTGTCCTGCGGCATTGGGGTCTCCCTTCTGGTGGCACAGCCCCTCTTCGATGAACCTCTCGGCCAGGCGGCCGTAGTGCCCTTGAAGAGTCCAGGCCATGCCGGTGTCGATGAGCTTCTGGAAGAAAACAACTTCTTCCTCGGTCGTCATCTCGTCGGCCTCGTACTTGATGATGTCTTCAGTTTTTAGTTGTTGCACCGTTCCTCCGGTTGGGGTTGCGGCTATACTTGATACTGGAGGCTTTGTGTCCGACCTACTTCCTGCGGAAGCCCCCGCAATTACGACCAAGACATCTATGAGCGCTGACCCCCTAGGCCAAGTCGAGCGAGCGCAAGAGCTCTTCGAGAAGGGGCCCATCACCGCGGTGGCCTCGTTCTTCGCGGTAGCGTTCTTCGTAGCGCTGTACCTGCTGCTACGTGCGAAGGACAAACACCAGGCGGCGCAGAGCGACCTGCAAGCAGATCAAGCTCGAGAGATTTCACGCCTGACCGAAAAGCACAGTGAAGAGATGTCAGCGCTCTACACCGACGAACGTGATCGTGCGGTGAAGCACGAAGTGACAATGTCCAACTACCTGGACATGATGGATGATGTGCGCTTCATCGCATTTGAGATGAGGCGGGTAAAGGTGGCGAGGGAGAAACGGAAGCGGACCCCCGACGAAGGTGAAGACACTGACGGAGATTCAAATGGGTAAACACGAAGCGGTAATTTTGCAGCTCGTACGTACCCCCAACGGACGGCAACGCCCGCTAGCAGAACGGCTCAATAGTCGCGTCCTGCAAACCATCAGAGATATCGCAGCCAGGCCTCGGGATGAGGGAGAGGATGACTGCGAAAGCGCGATCTTCGAAGAGGAAGAAAAGCGTCACACTAAGCGGAAAAAATAAGCGGCGGGGGCCCCGATGTTCTGGAGCCCCCACCGATCAATTACATCCCTACGGTGGGCTTCTTCTCAGCTGACCCGTTTGCCGGGAGCTGCTGCCCGTTGGGGGCGATCTTCTGAAGCAGCGGGGCCAGGGCCGGGATGCTCCCCAGAACCTTGCTCGCAGCCTCGGCGAAGGACTCCCCGCCGACAGACCGCTGCATGTTGAGCGCCTGCGCCACCTGAACCGCGGCGTCCTTGTCCGCGATGACCTTGGCGATCTCGCTGAGGCCGTCCTTCGCCGCGACGAACCGCTTGGCCACGTTCTCCGCCTCGGCGAGAGCCCCGGCGATGACCATCTCCTGCGCCTTCGCGCGGAGGGCCAGAGCCTGATCCTCAGCGCGCTTCCGCCGAGCCAGGTCCTGGTTGAAGTCGAAGTCCTTGAGCTGGTCAGCCGCGGCCAGGGTCTTCGACTCCTCGGCGAGCTTCTCGAGGTCGTTCGCGAGCTTCGACTTGATGACGGAGAGTTCTGACGCCGCCACCTCGATCGCCAGCTCGTTCCGGCGCATGTCAGTCGAGGCGCGCACTTCGGCCTCTTCCTTGATGACGCTCTGCTTCTCCTTCGTGACCTCGAGCCCCCGCTTCAGCTGGGTGAGCTCGATGCTCGTCTTGACCTCGGAGAGAGCGCTCTGCTTGAACGTTCCTTCGATGGCCTGATCGAGGCACTCGACAGCGAGCACCTCCACGTCGGTGACCCGCATCCCGTTCTCCGGGAAGATGCGGCCCTTAGACCCGAGCTTCGCTGCGGCGGGGTCCGTTGCGGTCTGGAGAACCAGGCCCTGGAGGATCTCCGTCGCGTTCGCCCGGAACTCCGTGAAGTTGATTTTGCGGACCGCTCCAGTCAGCAGCGACCGCATGGCATCACAGAGGAACTTGACGTAATTCTCGACGGCCCACCACTTCGAGGAGTCGCCCTCGAAGGTCACTCGATACCCAAGACGCAGGCTGAATGAGATGGGGTCCGACGTCACCACCTTGAACATGTCGGTGACCTGGTTGTTGTCGGTGCGCAGGAAGATGGTGCGCAGGAGCTTGTCGGTGCTCTTGGGCTTGCCCGTCGAGAGGTTCAGCACCTCGAAGGACTCATCGTAGTCGAGGAGGACAACGGTCGGGCCCTTGACGACCCGGCGCTTCTCCCCGCTCTTGCTGACCACCAGCGCTGCGTACCCGGTCCAGATCTCGACCGTGGGGACGCCCTGGTACTTCGTGTCCAGCGTCACCGAGCGCGGCTGGGTGAAGTTCGAAGCGCGAACGAACTCGTCGCCGACGAACGCCTGCTCCTTGGACACCCTCGAGCTGTCCGCGATCATGTAGTTCGCGACGTTCGAGGAGATGAGCCCCTTCATCGGGCCCGTGGTGGTTCCGATGATGCCGCCACCAACGCCACCCTTGGTCTTCTGCTCGCGGTAATTGCGCTCGATGTCCCCTTCGGACGGAGCGCCGCGAGTGGTGGGCACCTGGGCCAGGATCGCACGCAGACCCTGGTTGTACAGCAGCGCCTCGATGTTGTCGGGGTACCAGTCGCCGCACTGGCGCTCGCTCAGCACGCGACGGACGATGACTTCGGTGCGCGGGTCAGGCAGCAGCATGTCCGGTCCCTTGCGGGTGGAGATCTCGCCGGTCATGCGGTTCATCACGTAGCGGCCCTCACCAACCGGGACTGCGCTGGCGAAGTGCTTGGTCTTGCCGTCGTACTTCACCGCGGAGACTTCCTCCCGCGGGTAGTAGATGGCGGTGTCCTTGCCGGTGATGAACAACTCCTGGCCCGCCTTGTACTCCTTGCCGCCTTCGGTGTAGTCGGCGATGACCTTCAGGTGGAGCCCCTGCAACTCGTTCAGTTCGATCGCCCTGAACTTTCGGGACACGTGCCCATCGTCGGTCTTGCCTTCCATGAAGCGTTCCGTCGGCTGCGGGAACACGACCGTGGGGCCGTTCACGTAGCGCTTCTCCCCGGACTCGCCCAGGAGGATGGCGTACTCCAGCCGCTCCAGGGTCAGGGCCTCACGCACGTACGACGTGCGCCCGGCCTCATCCGTCCCCTCAGCGACGACCGAGATGCCGGTCGGGGGGATGTAGAACGAGACTTCCGTTCCGCGGATGATGAGCAGCTTGCCCACCGAGAGGTCCTTCGGAGGCGGGGCGGTCGCCACCTTGGACTCCGCCTCGGCCTTCATCGCCGTGGCGTACGCCGCCTTCTCTTCAGCCGTCGCAGTGTCTGCGGGCGGGACGAGAGGGGACGCAGGCTTGACGACTGCCTTCGACCAGTTCTCCTTGGCCGCCGCTTCGTTGTAGACGCGGGCGATCAAGTACTGATTATACCGCAGCTGGTGACCGCGGATGACCTCGGCCGACTGGCCGGGCCACAACGCGAACATCACGGGACCCGGTATGTTGATCTTCCGTCCCACGTCCAGGTCCGTGCCGGTGCTCTGGCCGCCTTCCTCCGGCTGCTTCCTGTTCTTGGCCGGGTTCAACAAGACGCAGTAGAACCCTTCCACGGTCACCGGGCTCTTACGGAGCGCCAGCGCCAGCTCGGAGCAGGGCTTGAACTCGCCCGCCTTCTCGTCGTAGATGATCCCCTCGTCCTGCGCTGAGGGCGTGACCACCGTCGGTCCTGCGTACACCTTGATGGTGCCCTTCGTTCCGTCGCGCAAGTAAGCGTACGCGCCAGGCGAAACAACCAGATCTCGCTTTTCACCAGCCATAATTTGCTACCCCTCGTGTTAACTGCGTTGGACTGCGTTGAACAACAAGAAAAACCTCCGCCGAAAGGGTCTATCGGTCACGGGCACGGGGAACGTCTTCCCCGCGTGTACATCCCACTCCGACGGCGCACCCTTTACGGTATCCCTTTCAGGACCTTTACCAAGCTCAGCCCGCCGACCCGAAGGTTCGTTTATGGCGCATAGCTGTCTATGGAGTTCCCAGCGCATAGTGCGTGGGATCGCCGGGCCAGCTGCAATTGCTACCCGTTGGTCACCCAATCAGCAGAGGCACAGATCGATTCTCAGTCAGCGTCGGTACGGTCCAGATGCTGCGCGCACGACGTCATGCCGCTCATGTACGGCCAGCTGTGGTCGAGCCGAACAGCGGGCTCAGCGCAGTAGCTGCACTTGATCGGCGTCAGCTTGTTCTTCTTCGCTTTTTCTTTGGAGACTCTCTCCCAGGACATCGACTGGTAATCCCCGATGAACACACCATCGTTGCTGTCGTACGGCATGTTGAGGTGCATGACCATCGCACCTGAGTCGTCACGGATGATCCCGGTGTTGCCGGTTAGACCGTACGACGTGCGCTCAACCTTCTTCGCGGTCTTCTTCGACGGATCTGCCTTCTTCGTCTTCGTCTTCGTCTTCTTTTTAGCTGCCATGTTCCCTCCGGTGGAAAACGAATGTTCGGCCGGGTGCCTTCCCCGGCTTCGGAGTTTCGCTTGACCCTCTTGCTGGTTTGTTGATGCGTTTCGAATCCGAGCGGGACTTAGGGCCTCTGCGCCACGCACTGGCTGGCACCCAGTATCCCCTCTCGGTTCAATCCTCTCCCCGCATCCGACCCAAAGCCTAGGCGTGCCCCCGTCGTTGCGTTCCGATAGGGGTAGAGGCTGTGCTGTTTGGTGCTCGTCTTTCCGAGCGGCGAACATTCAAGATGAATGAAGTCCCGAGTGTACAACGCGTTCGTTTTTTTGAGTCAGGTGCTCTACCAACTGAGCTACAGATCCCTTGCGGGACCAGGATGGAATCGAACCATCGACACCCTGATTGACGTTTGCGTGTGTGCGCTGTACTGCCGGAACTTCAAGTGGAGCTTGTCGGGATCGAACCGACGACATCCGCATTGCAAACGCGGCGCTCTCCCAGCTGAGCTAAAGCCCCAGTAATGTGCCGGAGGGTTCGACCCCTCCGGCGGTGCCGCGATCAGTTCGACCCGATCGCTTAGTAGTCCAAGTTGTCGGTATGTACGTTAGTTGCTGTCGTTTTTTTGCTGCATTCACAACATTTGATCCGGACTTATCAGGTGAGATTTGAACTCACGACCAAGGGTTCCAATACCCGCGCTCTACCAGGCTGAGCTACAGTTTTCGTCCGGACTACATGGGGATTGCATCCCCAGCGGAAGAACTAGGATTCGAACCTAGGGACGTCTTTCAACGTCCGCGGTTTTCAAGACCGCTGCCTTAAGCCACTCGGCCATTCTTCCAAAAGTCCTGGGGAGTCGTCCCAGGGGTCCTGCCTCAATGTTTCCCTCACGCTCGAGGTAGTGGCGAGTTGTCGAACTGACGAGGACGCCGATACACGCCATGCAAGTCTACGGACGCTCCTCGATTGGGTAAGACACCGACTTTTCCCCCCGGGTCCCGGCTGCAGCCGGTACGGAGGCACTGATGAGGCGCACTTCGATTCTCCACGTCTTCATCTCTCCACTAGGCCCGGATACTCCAGCCGTCGCAGAACTACGAGACTGTCCGCTTCTATGGATCAGCGTCTTTCTCAGCCGAACATCGGAAATCAGGCACCGCGTTGCCCCGGGTGTCGCCCAGAACTTAGCGGTCGTGACTACTCAGACAGTCTCAGGAAGTTGGCCTGACTTGCCCAAGTACCCTAGCCATACGCCCAACGGACAACACTTCGAATCGACGACCGCTCGAAGCACCACGGCTTGCAAATACGCGCCCGTTCAGGCCGCATGCCTGCGTCGAACTACGACACGTACCCCGTCAAAGGGCGCCCACAACGGCGCCTCCACCACCGCAGATTTCAGGTAGACAGTACGCCTGCGCACCGGACTCGTGGCTCTGCGGAGCCAACCGGTGAACGTCATTGCGGGAGTCGGATTTGAACCGACGGCCTGTGGGTTATGAGCCCACCGATCTACCGGACTGATCTATCCCGCGTCAACTATGTGGACCTGCCCGGAATCGAACCGGGGTCTTGAAACTTTCTGGTCTTCGTCACTACGTGCGTAGCCACTACCCGTGGCGGGGTCCTACCAGGTCGTTCTGCTATGTCGCCAGAGGCCGATTACCTGGCCGAGAAGCCTCTTCGCGTTTGCTCGTGTGTTGCACCTGTAAGCTACTCGAGCTCCTACCTCACAGATGTCCCTCAGGCTGCGCGGAGCGCGTACTGCGGGAAGTCAACGTTGTCGTTGGCTTTTATTGGTTTTGTCCTCTTGGATTTACGAGCTTGTGAACCAGCTCGGCACGCGCCTAGATCTTACGGTCCCAATCGAGTCCAATTCAGGCCCTGAAAGTTCACCGCCTTGTTTAAGGGCGGCTCACAGTTTACTGCGTAGCCCGCGTCAAACGCTTCTCCGTGTACTTCCACGCAACAGCTTTCGCCGAAGGGACGGCTGGTCCCTAGTTCCTCATCTTCTTGCTCATTTCATTTGCCGAGTCAACTGCCTGGGCACGCTTTCGCATGTGCCCGAGAACATGCTCCGGAAGCAGATCGCTCTTGTACATCGCCTCCACCGCCTCGGTGGCGCTGATGCCGTGACAGCGGGCCTGACAGATGGGGCAGGGGCACACGTCCAACGACACGCCGCCCTCGTCCGTAATCAGGAAACGAGGCGCGACGTTGAGGGCGTCTGCTTGATGGCCGAACTTGCGCTCGACGGCGTCCCAGAACGCCTCGAAGGCCTGCTCCTGCTCCGCCATGAGATCCTCGAGGGCCGTCTGCTTGAACTGCAAGCGCTCCCACTCGAGCTTCAATGTCTCGTCAAGAGTCCCGACTGGAGTCTCGACCACCAGGTGGAATTTGTCGTCGCTCATGGGGGGAAGTATAGATTCGCGGTGTCCCTCAGCACCTGTTTCGCATCACCGTAGCGACAGCAGCCGGGGCCGCAGTCGGACTGCGTAAGGCATCCTTCCCCCTTCTCGACCATCTCCGTGAGGGAAGCCCTAAGCGCCTGGATGTGCGCGTGCAACGTTCGGGGGTCAACGACAATTGCTTCAGGCTCCCGGTACGCCTTCTGGTGCAGGGACATCTTTTTTCTCCTCGACTACAGTGAAGACTTCATCCTCATCAGAAAGGCACGCCCACACATCGCAGCCATCGATCAGCTGAAACGCTTCCGGGTACCGGTTGAAAATATCGAGCGCTGCTTTTCTCGAAATGTGCTTAGCCGGGTGCGGAGAGAACCAAGGGTGATCGGTGACATGAACCCACTCACCAGCACGGTCTTTCACGCCCCAAGAGTTCAGGCCCTTAGGCACAGAAGACGTGGGCTTCGGGAGCCCATCCGTGGGCTCAGGTTCCTGCTTCTTCTTCTGGGACTTCGTCGAAGGCGGTGGGGTTAGACTCTCCTCCTCCGGTGGCAGAAAATCCAGTTGCCGCGTCGTCATCGATGTTCTCCAACTGAAAAAGAATTTCTTCTTCGAAGGTGTCTCCAGCCGTCTGGAGAGAGTCCTTCATTTCAAGTGCGAATTCCTTGAGGTTGGCCCAGATCATCTCGCACGACGGGAGCCCTGAGGCGTATGTCGTCGAGTCGAATAGGCATTTACCCTCGGTGTGCTTAGCGTAGCTCTGCTGGCAGTTGGCGCAGCGCATCTCTGCGTCGTCCACCAAGGTCTCGAGCTCACTCACAGTCATCTTGAGCACGAGCCAGCCTCCCGAGCGACCTTCACTCCAGAGATCACCGAGGCCAAGGTTGCGCGCTCGTTCTTGTGCTCCGGCCCACCAACTCTCTCGAAGACCTTCTTCTGCGAAACGCAGTACCTGCTCACGTGTAGCGCCATCAAGCTTCGCCAGAACAGCGAGGGTCTCCTTAGAAATCTTCGGATCCCCGTAGTACTTCACGTTGATCGCAACATGTCCCCTATACCGGTCAAGGTAGTCGGCTTTGTTCCCGTACAGTGCTAGGTCCACCGAGTCCTCCTTTGCGGGTTGTAGGCGGCACCAGTTCAGCGGCCATCGCGGTAGGCGCATAGACACGCGACAGACAAATGTCCAACGTCTCCTGGTACCCGTGGGCGAAAATGAAAGCCCTATCGCTCAGACCCAGCGCGGAGTCTGCGAGGGTAGCGTAGATTTTACGTTCTTCTGCGAGCCTCTCGATCTTTCGCCCGTAGTACTCGGACGTAAATCCAGCGGTAACCGCGACCGCCACCACAGGTGGCAGTGCGATGAGTACTAACAGCGTCAACGGGCGCAGCTGTACCATGAACGGCCTCCTAGGGTGGAACCGCCGTTCTTACGCCATTCGAGGATGGGTGAACAGGGGCATAGCTAAGCTGCACTATGATCTTGTACCCATTCTTTACAGGCCTTTTAGAACCCGGAGTCGTCGGAGTTGTGATCTCGACGGCGACTACCTTTGCTGCGCCGCGGGGCTTCCTGCTCGCCGCCGCCAACCCACTGAGTTGTCCGCCCCTTCGCAGGAGGTGCTGGGGTCGCAGCTCCCCCTTCCACAGCCTTCGCGTCCTTACGCTTTTGACGGCAGATCTTACACCGCCGGGGCTTGGTGAGCCCCTTCGAGGCAAAAAAAGTAGCTTCGCTGGCCGTAAAGGTGAAATCCGAACGACAGTCCGTGCAGGGGATCACTTCGTCTGACATTGGTCTTTACCGTTGGTACATTGCGCGCGCTTCAAGCGCCTTCTTGACGTCCGTAGACACCCCGACTGAGGGGTCAACCGTGATGAGGCGGTCTACGTGACCATGTTGCGCCAACCAAGAGACCTCGTGGGGAATCAGTTCAGAGTCAACCCAGTAGAAGTCTTTATGCGGAGAGATCGCCTCGACTTTAGAGTCGAGGTACCCGGCGAAGGGAATCCTGTCCGCCGGGAGAGACAACAAGTTTGCGACGTAGGCGGCATGAGCGGGACCGCGCTCAGAGAGCCAGCGTACATCGAAATGCTGGGTAGCCCAGTGCAGGAAGGCCTTCGCATACGGCGCTACGGCGGAACCGAGATACGCGTCGCGGTCGTGAAGCGAAGACGGAATCAACACGGGCCCATCCAGAGCCAGGAACAGCTTCGGCTTATTGGATGGACCCGGGGCCATGGTTACGGCTTCGGAGGCTCGGCGGGGGGTGCCTCTGCGGGAGTGACAACTGCGACTTTTTTAGCCGCCTCTTCAGCTGTAGCTGCGGCCTTGTCAGCGTTCTTCTTGTCCCACCACTCCATCACGTCGTCCTTGAGCTCGATGAGCGCGGTACCGCCGGTCGATGCCAGGATGGCGACCTTCCACGCCTTCGAGTCCACGGGGACCCCCGCCATCGCCGCGGACGAGAGGCACCCGCCGATAGCGGACATCCAGTTGAGTAGCCAGCCCCCGATCTTGGTGTCGAAGATGAAGTACAACACCTTCTCTACCGGGACGAGGAACTTGTTCTTGGTGTCGTCCGGGATCATTGCGTGAATCCGCTTTCCGATGATCCGGATAGCGCCAACGAAGAAGAACAACATGAACATCGCGGCGAGCCACCCATTGCCCGTCTTGACGGCCATGTAAAATCCGTGCGCCGACGTCAGAGGCTCATCCAGGGACGGAGTGAGGATTACCCCCGCGTCAACTACCGCCGCAGGAACTGCGAGCTCCACCTCAACAGTACCGGCATCAATGACGAAGGCACCTGCGTCCTCCGCGAAGGCCAGCGGGGAGCAGAGAAGGGCACAGCAGAGAATGAAGTTCTTCATGGTCGATTCCTCCGTGAGCCGGGCACACTACCTCACCCAGCATCCGTTTCGCGGACGTATTCTAGGTCATCCGCTGCGGCTTGACGAAGTTTCACCGGAGCATCAAGAATCTCTGCTGCGATCTCCTTCAACTCGGAAGCCGAAAAAGAAGGGCCAGGCCGGATGCTTACAACTGGGATGTACCCCCCAGGGGCTGGCTCAAAACGAAACTTGGCGCGTACGCCACACTGAAGCGGGGAAAAACCTGAAAGATCGTTGTACGTCTCCCCGCGTTCAGCGGCCTCCCTCGAGTACTTGAGTACTCGCCGCGCCATCAGTTGTAGGAAAGCTTTCTCCGGATAGGGTACGCTGGCCACGAGTCACCTCTTCTTCTTTGGGTCGTTGGCGTCGTAGTAGTCAGCGGCCATCTTTGCGATAGCGTCGAACGCTGCCGGATCCGGCGTCTTGTTGTCGGCGCCAGGGTACGTCTCGCGGAGGTTGATGCAGTAGAGCGCCGCTGCGAACGCGCGGTGCTCCTTCCCCAAACCACGCTCTTTGAGGATGGGGCGATCGAACAGTACGAGCTGTTCCGTGATCGACGCAGCTTCGTCGATAAACTGCTTCTGGCGAGCCTCCTCCTGTTTCTTGGCGTCCATGGCACCACCAGGGAGTAGCTCACCTTCGATCTCCGTCCACCCGCCCCGGCCATCAGGAACCTTCGTCTTACGCGTTGTCATTTCGCGGACACCTGGGAGCAATTGGCCACGACGCCAGCGCCCGTTACGATCTCAGGCTTCGCGGGAATCTCCGCGGACTCACGCCGCTTCACGTTGAGGGGAAACACCTGCCCGACGCTCTCCTTGAAAGGGTAGATGGACTTCGCGGCGCACCAGCCGTGCTGTGGGTTCTTGGTCTGGCCGCTGCGGATGGTGTCGTAGTGACGACAGTCTTTGCACTTCACCTTGTTCATGTGTTTCTCCTATTTGACGTACGGGCGAACCTTCAACGCGACCAACATGTCGCGGACATCGGGGAACTGCTGGGCAACCTCACGCAACGCAAGGGACAGACTATCGATGGCTCGAGGCACAAGTCGATCATCCACGGGGACGCTGATGGTCACCTTCTTTACTCCGTCCCCTAGGACGACGGGGAACGGTTGTTTGGGCGTCCCAATGTAGACGCCCCACCCCTGTAGAATTTTTGAAATGGCGTCGCGAGCGTTCACTCGGTGAACCAGGTCTACCAAGGTCTGACGAGCACGGGAACTGTCTTCTTCCCCGACGTCGTGCATCCAAACGTACAATCCCGCGCGGAGGCCGTTGAACTGTACGCAGTGTTGTGCCGGAGTCTCAACATCATCTACGGGGTACTCCGACGGAGTCTTTCGGGCTGGCGTATCATCGACGAGCGGCTGCTCCGTCTGCCGCCACGGATCAAAAATACCGGCGCGCTTCTTCATTAGCGCCCACCAACGATGATGGTCCCGTCGAGTGTGGTGTCCGCGCACTCTACGTGACTGACCTCGAACTCACCAGAGAACCACGAGCCTACCTCTCGCGGGTTACTGGGGTTCGGGCCTACTTGCTCAATAATGTTGACGATCTGAACGCGATCTCCGCGCTCAAACTTCTTGCGGCACCGGATGCACGTACCTCCGTTGCACCGAGGGTAAACGCTAGCTGTGGGCATGGGACTCCTGGGAAACGCGGTATCGGCACAGAGCCCTGGCGGCGGCCGTGTGCCAATCTTTCGTCTTTGGATGTTGCTTCAAAACATCGGGCGTCAACACTAAGCGCTTCTTGGAGGGGAGTAGAATATCGATCTCGGAGAGACTAGGGAGTACCGACTGACGGCACGACCAGAGCTCGAGAGCGCGCATAACGGCGAGCGCCATCGCGAACTCAGGGTCACAGTCTGGGTGCCCGAGCATCAGGGACCAACTCACGGCGGTACCTTTTATGTGCTCGGCGAGGGCTGCGTCGAGGGATGGGGGTACTCGGTCCCCCTGACGGTACAAGTACGCGACTCGGCTGCGCCCCTTGATGGTGTACGCGAACGAAGGCTCAGGGACGCTGGAAGCGTATACGACCGCCGAGGCAGCAAGGCGCTGACCGCGAACGAAGTTGACGGCTACCACGTACCGGATGTTAGACACTCGGCCTCCGCTTCGGAATCGCGATCCTCTTACCACATCCCCCGCAGGTTACGCGCTTCCCCGGCTGACCGACGCAACGTCGGCCGCAGGAGCAAATGACAACGCGTGAACCTGCGGGGCGGGGCATCACAGCACCCCGACCAAGAAATCAGAAACACTTTGATCGTAAAAATGGGCGAGACTACAAAGATGGTCGACGTTGAGGAGGGACCTTCCCCCCTCGAGGGCGGTGTATTGACTCCTCGAGAGGTTCAGGCCCTTCGCAACGTCGCTCTGCGTCTTGTCGTGCTTAACGCGCATGCACATCAAATGATCCAAGAGGACTTGGTACGCCTCAGAGTGGCGGATTACTTTTCGTCGCTGCTGCACGGCGTGCCTCCTCTCGTTCGTTCCACTGCGCGAACATCCGCTGGATGACCTCGAAGTCGAAGATGTGGTTGTTGAAGCCCGTCGCATCCGCGGCGAGCTTGCCGTATCCCCGATACGACGTCTGCGTCGGAGTCGGCTTGTCCTTCGAATTTCCGGTGAAGATCCGCGAGTCCAGGATGGCCAGGACGCCGCGGTCAGTGCGCGCTCGGATAAGACGACCTGCGCCTTGCCGAAGCTCTGTGAGCATGTGCGGGATCTGGAGGCGGCTGAACACCGCGCCCTTCGCGGTATCTGCCGACACCCCTTGGGCCACCTGCTCCGCGATGAGCTGGCGTGACCTCGCCTGGAGCACGGGATCGGTCACTGCGGGGAAGGGGAGCTTCGTGATCACCACGAGCTGTAGCTTCTGACCTTGTACGTCGACGCCCTCCCAGAAGCTCTTGACCCCCAAGAGAACGCTGTGCGGCGTCGCCATGAACACCTTCAGCGTCGCTGCGGCGTCTTCCTCTTGGACGATGAGAGGCTGCGTGAGTCCTTCCTCCTGCAGCCCTTCGTAAACGTCGTTGAGGTCCTGGTTCGCGGTGAACAGGATGAAAGCATTGCCGTTGGACGCCTTGATGAGTCGAGAACATTCGCTGATCAGGGCCGATATGTACTTCATCCGGTCCGGCGAGGTCGCCCCCACAGGAATTGGAATGTGCCTCGGCGTGTAGAGCAGCGCCTGCTTGTCGTAGTTGAAGGGGGTCCCCAGGATGAGCTCGTGGATGACCTTGGGTGCTTGAGGGGCGCCCTCTTCGTCGTTGTAGCTCGCCCAGTTGAGGCCGAGCTGGTACTTCGCGTCTTCGAACTTCCCTCCGATCGCCATCGTAGCGCTGGTGATGACGACAGAAGGAATCATCTGGAGCTTGGGACCGACGAGCTTCCCGACGGAGATAGGCGCCAGCGTCAAGCGCTTCAGCCCCTTGTCGGACGTGCTCACGTAGAGGACCGTGTTGTCGCCCGGATCCTTCGCGTTGTTCAGTGCTTGTGTCGTGCGCTCGAGATTCTTCTTGAGTGCCAACACGGCCATCAACTGCGTGCGTGCGCTCTTGTTCGGGAGCTGCGTGATGTCCCAGCCCGGCAACGAAGACCAGCCGAGGTCATTCGCTTCCTTCGCCACCGCTACGGACATCTCGGACAGGATGGCTACGGACTCCGTGCCTGCGGCGCCGAAGGGATCTTTCGGAATCTCCCCGTCGGTGCTCACCAGCGGGTCGAACATGTTCTTCCACGCATCACGGATCGCAGTGTCGAAGCCGCCACGAATACCCGCGGCGTCCATCTGCCGAATGATGCGAGTCGGAGCTCCTTGCGTCACCACCGTCGAGAACGCGGCCCTAAATGAAGAGGGCGCCTGGTGCGCTTCGTCCAGGATCAACGTCGTGTACGGCCCGATGATGATGCCGGGACCGAACCGAAGGTCGTATGCCACGACGTGGTGATTGGTGACGATGATGCTGGCCTTGGCTGCAGTCGCCTTGGCCCGCCAGTATCCGCACTTGATGCCTACGCCCGGTTCATCGTAGGCGTACTCACAGCTCTTGCCGACGCAATCTTCTGCGGTCACGTCGAAGAGGTACGGAGGACGACGCCCCGGGAAATCAGAAAGATCTTCACCGGGAGTCTTGTCGAGCCACGCGGTGAACTGCGCTTTGTCCTTCGGCTCGAGAGACGTATCCGCTTTCAGGCGGCAAGCGTAGTTGCCCTTGCCTTTGAGGATCGCGATCCCGATCCCCGTCTCCCCGTGCCGTGCCTTGATGAAGGGGAGGTCCTTCTCTGCGATCTGGTGTTGGAGATTCTTTTTAGCCGTCGAGATGACAATCCGCGGCTTCAGGTCTTTCACCTGCAGTTTACTGGGTAACGTCCCCGTCAGACCCTTGAGGGTGTACCCCGAGTTCTTCGCCACCGTGTTGATGGAAGGGACGCCGTACGCATCGGACTTCCCGGAGCCAACGGGAGCTTCGATGAAGGCGACGCCGTGTTCGCGAATCACCTTCTCAACCAACCGACCCATCTTCACCTGCTCCGAGCGGATATCTCGCCCAGGAGCCCCGTGCTGACGCAAAAGAAAATCGTCTGCGTCGAACACGACATGCCCACCGCACGCGTTACAATGCCTGTCCTTGGGGACATCTTCGACCGTCAGATTGAAGCCACAGCCTGTGCACCGCATTCGCTACCTCCGCTTCTAGGTTGACTCTCGTACTACGAACTGTTTATGTGGGCAACATTCTTTCCACCCTCCTTGTACCAGCCCCGACGATCTTTTTAGGGAGCACGCATGGCACGACCGACAATTGGCGATTTCCGTAGCCCTGAGCAGAACAAGCCTCGCCCGCCCCCAGCGCCGCCGGTGGAAGAGACCGCCGAGAAAGCAGACGACGCGGCTCCGGAGACGACGCCCCTGGTGGAGAGTCTCCTGAAGGAATCGGACTTCCTCACTCCCGCTGAGCAGTACCGTAAGCGCCTGGAAGGGATGAAGGTCGATCTCAAAGAAGCCGAGAGCATCTACGACGGCGTGCTCACCAAAGGGTACTACGAGGAGTACGTTCGTTTCCGCGGCAACCACCGTGCGGTATTCCGTACTCGCATGTACGAGGATCACCTTCGCCTCCAGACGATCTTGGAGATGCAGAAGCCGCAACTGGCCATCAGCCAGGACGAGCTCATCACCCGCTACAACCTCGCTTCGTCGCTGTACGAGTGGGAAGGCAAAGTCCTCAAGCACGACTCGGATGACGACTTCGATGAGGTCATGAAGCTCGTCAAGAAGATGCCTGGACCACTCTTCACGGTCCTCTCGCGGGAGCTTTCCAAGTTCGATTCCAAGGTGATGGCAGTCTTCGCCGAGGGCGCTGACGAAAATTTCTAGTAGCCCTGCGGAGTAACGCACGGGCTTACGCCTACGCCCGAGGGGTCGCGTTACCGCCGCGGGGCTCCGCTCAAGACAAACTTCTCGAGGAAATTCATAGGCGTGACCGCGCCGAACGCTTCACACTGGTCGAGCTCTTTGCTCGAATCCTTGGTGGGGGCATGGGTATGCGTGGTGGCACCCTTGAGGCTATGCTAAGTGCCTACAAGGACGAGCTGAGCCAGGACCGCTACACCCCCGCGTACGCTCAGCGGCTGAGGCGCCGTAAAGTCGAAGTAGTCTCCAAGAAGGTGAAGAAGAAGCTGAACGACGACGCCTTGCTGAAAAAGCTGGAGGGGTTGACTGCTCCAGACGACGATGCCCCGCAGAAGAAAGCGGGTGCCAGGAGACGGTAAGCCATGGCGGACGAATTCAACTCGATGCAGGCGCAACTCGGTCTCGTCGGCCAGGGAGGCAGCTTCAACCCTCTCGGGATCGCAACGCCTGCTCCGCCGCCTCCTCCGATGGTCCGCCACCCCGGCGAAATCTCCCAAGACATCGTCCGCCAGACCCAGACGGCGATGGCGACGACCCTGCAGACGACCTCAGCCATGCGCCTTGGGGGCATGGGGGGGATGGCCTTTGGTGGTGGTGGCGGTGGTGGAGGCGGAATCGGCGCAATTGGTGCGTTCTCGCAGCAGTATCAACAGAACATGATGGGGATCGGGCAGCAGCAGGTGGCCCCATTCTCAGCGCAAATGATGGGGATGATGGGCGGGATGGGTGGGGGGTTCCAGCCCGGGATGATGCCGCACCCCGCCATGATGACGACCCCTGGGATGGGGATCTACCGGCCGTTCCCCCAGCAGCAGGGGCCGACGGTCTCTCCGTTCCCGCAGATGCCGATGTTTCAGACGCCGTTCACGCCGATGCCGCCTCCGCCGCAGTTCCAGACTCCGATGGAGCTCTCGAACAACATGGCGATCCAAGCGGGGCAGCGGCGTACCGCGGCGATGTTCGCAGTGCCTGGTGTGGCAGCTCGAGCCGGAGCTGACATCGGATTTGGTGCCATGGGCGCAGGCCTGGGTGCTTCCATCGGCGCACGCTTTGGTCCGGCGGGGGCAATCCTTGGCGGTGGGATCGGCGGGCTGGCCGGGATGATGGGCTCCGAGCACTTCGGCTTCGGAGCTACGGCACAGCACATGGCGAACAACCTGAACCCCTTCAGGACCATGGCGATCCGCGGGCAGCAGATGATGGGAGCGTCGCAGAGCTTCGTGCACGGCGGCCCAGATCTGAACATGCAAACGGGGCGGGGACTGAGCGGAACTGGGGCGACGCACCTGGGCCGAATGCTCGAGGATACTGCGTATAGCACTCAGTTCAAACGACAGACGGGCGGGGCATTCTCCGCGCAAGACCTCACCAAGATTACTCAGATCTCCGGGCAGCAGGGCCTACTCAACGACGCACAGTCCGTCGACCAGATACACGACCGCGTGAAGGGCATCGCCAAGTCACTCGTCAGCTTCATGAAGATCGCCAACGAGCCAAATGTTGTCGAGGCTCTCAAGTCCATGGGGCGGATGCGCTCCATGGGTATGTCCATTGGCGAGACCATGGACATGGCGGTCGAAGCACGGATGTACTCCAAGATGGCGGGCACCAGCGTAAAGGGGATCATGGAGTCCGGAGGACTCCAAGGCGCGATGATGTTCCAACAACAGGGGCTCTCCGCGGGACTCGGTATGCGTGTCGGCGTAGGAGCTCAGGGGATGGCTAACGCAGCCGTCGCTGGGGGCGCATTCTCACCGCAACGGCTGGCAATGCTCGGCGGCGTCCAGGGAGTCGCGCAACACGACATGGAAAGCTCTGCGGCGTTTCTCAAAATGCCCATGATGTCCGCGGCGATGTCCCGGATGGGCCCTGGAGGCGAGTTCAACGTAGATGGTGGGGCGATCCGAGCACTTCGCGGCGGACAGATGAACATCGGGCAGATGGCGACGATGGGCGCCAACAACCTGCTCGCAGCGGTGCAGAAACAAGGAGTCGGCGCCCTCGGGATGGCGCAGGTGCAGGGGACGGAGATCCAGGACGCCGTCGGACGTTTGCTCGGGCCGCAAGGGCTGCAGGCAGCGAAGATGGGTCAGGTCATGCAGACCATGAAGATGATGGGCCTCGACAAGAACCCGGGGGGCTTCGCTACGGCGGGCCTCGCCATGGGCATGTCGAACGACCAAGTCAAATCCATGATGTCCGAGGCGGGGAGCCCTGGGTACTGGCGGAACCTCCAACAACAAAACCGCGTGCAGCAGATGGAATTGCGCGGGCTCGCTACGGAAGAACGTGACCGCTCAAGGCCTGGGCTATTCGGGCGGATGACCCGAGGGGGGACAGGTGACTTTGGGCGGGAGATGACCGATCTATACGGGGGCATGCGCAATCTAGGTGAGGGGGTGTCCAACTTCTTCGCGTCCGATGAGCAGGAACGGCAGGCGCGCGATCGGGGACAAGTAGTACTCCGCACGGATGAGCGCTTGCTCAACACAACGGACGACGCGCTACGCCGTAGCCGAGCGATCGGACGTAAAGACTACGAGGCGGGTAAAGAAGCCTTAATGCGTGGAGGAGAGATCTACGGGAAGACCCGAAAGAGAAGCCGCGACACCGGTATTTTCGGAGCCCAGAATGAGTGGGACGAATTCTTGGGTGGAGACGTCGACGATCTCAGACAACTCCGTCAGGCCCAAGGCGGTATGGCGGGAGCTCTAGGAGGCGGCGCCTTTGAACGGGGGTCGCGGGCGCTCCTCCAGTCAGGCGTAGATGTACTGAGCGGCTTTGGTAGCTTGTGGGGGGGTAAAGACGTCGGTAAATTCGTAGGGGATGAGGTCTTCGGATCAGCCAGCGAGCATCGGGCGCAAACGGAAGATCTGCGAAGGGGCTCAGAAATGTGGGCGGGGGGCTCAAACCTTGGAGCGGAGGGAAAAACACAGAAACTAGCAGCCCTCGCCAAAAGCTCCGGAGTATCGAAGGAGAAACTTAGACAAATCGTTACAGAATCTTCCCTTGCTCTCGGCGGACGAGCGAGAGCGGATCTCAAAGTATTGGGGAAAGAAGGATTGATGGGAGACGACATCGCTAAAAAGATCCTGCGAGAAAACGCCTCCCGAATACTAGGGGTAAAGCCTTCAGAAGTATCAGATAGCATGCTCACCGAAATAGGGAGCATCGCGCGAGATGAATCCGAGGTACTCTCCGGGGGGAATAAAAAAGCATTCCTGGGGCGGGATCTTGTCGACGCCAAGGGGCATAAGGAATACATTGACAAACTTACGCTAGCGCAGGACGCGCTCACATCCGAAATGTTCGGGGAAGAGAATGTCGGCGCAGATATGCTCAAAGGCACGCGCACTAGGCGCTCCCAGCTTGTGAAAAAAATATTCGAGGGGACCTCCTCACCTAAGGTCGCAATGCTGGCCGCCCTTCGAGAAGCCGCCGAAGGCCCCAACAGCTCACCCGAGGGGAAGCAGGCCTACTTACTCGCTATGAAGGGAGCCTCCGAGGAAGAAATTGCGGAGTCCGTAACAAAATCTGAAGCACTCAACCAAGACCCTGCGGCGCGGTCGGATGTAGCAGCGTACGGCCGACGCCTGGCCGGGCAGAAGCCCGAGCTGCGAGAGGGAATAGTCGAAGCTGAACGGATCAAAGGACTCGTCATAGGGCGAGATGTCAGCGAACGCGTCGGAAAGCGCATCGCCTTTGGTACAAACGTTGACAGCTCTAAATCAACCGGGGAGCTCCTGGCTGGGAATATCTCTGGGATGAAAGGGAAGATGCGGGATTACGCGGAGCGGTACCAGTTCGCACTCAGCCAAGGTAAAACGTCAGAAGCGGAAGATATAAAAGAAGAAGCGTCACAATATGTGGAACAACGTGGGTTCAGCGCCGTCGCCAGTACAGAAGGCGGAGAGCGCAATCTCACGGATGAAGCCATCGAGAAACAAGGCGAGGTTTTGGCCGAAACTGAAGGCGCCGTTAAAGGGGCATTCCCAGAGTCGGTAAAAACATTCGATTCCGCGTCCCGCGCTCTCCTAAAAGCGGCGCAGTTGTTGAACAAAAGAGGCGATCATACCGATCTGCCTAATGATGCTGGGGGGTGGCGGTAATGGCTACTACAAAACTTAAGCTCATCATCCCAACGTCGATCAACCTGCTTACCGCGGTCAACGACGCGCTGATAACATTGACCAAGGCGGGAGAGACGCCGAGCGTCGCGCTGCCGAGCCTGCGTCGTCGGGCGTTGATGGTGGTCAAAGAGATCGGCGTTCTCCCCATCCAGACCGTCGTGCCAGACGACGACTCCTTTACGAGGTAACGCATGGTTTCCGTCAACGACTTACTCCGCGAAGGAACCATCGAAGAAGGGACGGGCATTATTTCGACCGACCGTCTCTGGTGGACCATGGAGGCAGGGGGCATCCCATTCGAGAAAGACCTCAATGGTACGGGGGGCCAGACGAACATGCGCCCGCCGCGGGGCGTGTTCGCCGAGACTCCGGGGTCGACCCCGAAGTACTCGGTAAACAACGGGGAGCGCGAAGACGACTTCCGCGAGTCAATGGCGCGGATGTTCCTGCAGATCCCGAACTACAAAACATTCGTCGACTCATTCAACACCAAACCTGCCGCGCAGCAGGTCGCTAAGGTACTCGGGGGTACTGTCACCACGAGCGGAAACACCAGCGGGGGGAACGGATACATCGACTTTCTGCTTCAGAATGTTCAGCACGGATTCCAGGAGAAGAGCCAGGTCGTCGAGGTCTTGTCAGATGATCACGTAGCGTACTTCTTCGGGCAAGCAGCCCCGACGTTCACTTACGCGGGAACGCTGATCAACACGAAGCAGGATGACCAGGCGATGAACATGCTACGTCTCTACCAGGAGATGGGGCGAGGAACGAAGCTCGCACAACTCAACACGCTCCTGAGTATCCGGTACGACGGACTCATCGTGTCAGGGGCCATGCTGAACCTCTCTCTTGGGCTCAACGCGGAGATGGAAGTAGCGGTTCCGTTCAACTTCACGCTGCTCGTCAAGCAGATCATCTTGCTCCCAAACCCCTACGCGGGGGTGGTGCAGCTCTCTAAGCCGTTCGCCGTCGCGGCGGACGGATACCGGCCATTTGAGCGCGGGCTAGGGAATCTCAGTACACTGAGTGTAAAGGTGGCGTTGGTTCCTCCGGTCGCGGAAGCTCCTGCTGCGACCCCCAAACAACCTGAACCGCCGGGGGCTAAGCCAGACTTCTCCTCGGCACAAAGCATGGCGCAGGATGCGACACCAAAATCCTCGGCGGAGATCAACGCAAAGCTAGAACCTGACACAAGTGTCTTCCTCCGACTTTAATGGATAACGACCATGGCTACGATCCCATTCCTCGGTGTCGGTGAACCCATCGAGGCGTTCAACATCAACAACGTCCTCGTCAACAAGGAGATGCTCCCAGGCGAGACGCGGCTGCGTACTGCGTTCCCGTACGCCACGCTCGAGATGTGGCGCCGGGCCGGGATGCAGTTCACCGCGGCGAACCCGACAACGGGTAGCTCCGACATCGCGACTCGTGGGAGGACGCTTGTCCTGTTCGCCCACGACGCAGACCTCAAGTCTATCTTCTTCGACTTGACCGGGGCGGATGACGCGTCGATCGCTGGGTGGTATGTCGACAAGCTGAAAGCTCAGGCAGTGGACAAAATCCTGGAGACAGCGATGACACAACGCACGCAAGCTCTCCGGGAGCTAGCGCAGCAGCAAGTCCCCGACCAGCACGTTGAGCTCATCCGCTCACGCCTCGAGGGCCCTTCGTTCAACCACCGCGTCGCAGGGCTGTGCGCCTCCGTCTACCTCACCGCGCTACTCCTCTCGGAAGCAAACAAGTGAGCAACTACGTCGGCAAGCCACACCGGGGCGCCTGGCTCGTGTACCTCAACGGGATTGAGGTGCCATGCCCAAGCGTGACGGTGAACTACGGCGTGTGGATGATCCCTGAGGCTACGCTGTCATTCCCGCCGCACAGGCTGCTCCATCGACTCGGCGCGGAAGACCGTATTGAAGTCGTGGTGTTCTACCTCGACGACCTGGCCGACCCTAAGAACCCAGAGTTCCGCCTGCTCTTCGAAGGGGAGATCCTCGGGTGGTCGTACACGAGCTCGAGCTCTGGGCGCCAAATGTCGTTCAACGCCATTGCTGACATCTCCATCTTCACGCAGCTGCACTACTTCTTCCTCAACAACATCGACACGGTCACCGACTACGCCGTCACGGCGGGGGCGCAGGCCGGTGGTGTGTCGCAGGCCGGGGCGTTCTACCCGTTCTCCCTCTTCAAAAAGGGGCTCATCGTACAGCCCGGGAAAGACAAGGACGCCAACCCGCCAGACATCACGCGCCCGTACGAGATCATCTACAACGCAGTGCGCGGAATGGTGGACGCAAGGCTAAACGACCAGAAGCCTTCACGTCGCGCTGTTCCTGCGATCAACTTCTTCTCGCGTTGGGTGCGGAAGCGCAACTTTATCAATCGCTTCGCCGCCCTTCCTCTCTTTGAAGACGATACATCGACGCAGACAAAAGGAGCCTTCCCCATCCTACAAGCAGTCCAAGCAACAACAGCGCTACAAACGCTCCAAAACAATATGGCTGCGCCGATCGGAAACGCCGGGACCATCTGGGACGTGCTCAAGGAGACGTACGGGCACGTGCTGTTCGAGGTCGCAATGCTCCCCACTGCTCCGGCGGCGCGGGTACGGGTCGTGGACGCGACTCCGGAAAAAGCCTCAGACGGAACGATCATTGGTCCCGCGGGCATGAGCCTCGAGCAGGTCGACGTGTTCAAGAACCCGGTCCGCCTCATAAACTACTTCGTAAAGCCTCAGATGTTCTTCGGGATTGCGCCCACCTGTAACGTGCTCTTCCCCTGCATGAACACGAACTACTCCTACAGTGAGAGCTACCTAGCTCAACCGACGCGTACGTACGTCAACGATCAATTTGTTGCGGGAGCCCTGACACACAGCCCGTTTGTCGCGGCTGCGCTTAGTTTCGGTTACCCGCCTGAAGTAGATGTGATCCTGCGAGAAAAAACGGGAGCGCCGGTGGGGAAAGACCCTGCTACAGGGGCGGTAACAGCCGGAAAGCCGGGAAACACCTCTTGGAGTGGAAAGAATCTACTGGTCTTCCCAGAGGAATTCTTCAAAGGGCCCGTGATGAGCCGAATGCCAGTACCGGCGTGGTTCACCTACTTGAAGAATCGCGAGGGAAGGACCAACGTCGCAACTACAGAATCTTCGAAACCCGAGGACCTCCAGGAAGCCGCGTCACTCCGCGAGCTCATGTACGACTACGTGAAGTACGAGCACTACCGCGGGCGCTATGAGAAGCGCGGCGGTGCGGTGAACATGGCGTGGAACCCCTACGTAGTCCCTGGGTTCCCGTGCGTGATCTTCGACCATAAGTCGAGCGGCTTCCACACCATGGGGTACTTGAGCAACGTGTCGCAGACCTTGTCCCTGGGCGGCATGTCTACCGCGGTGAACTACAGCCTCTCCCGTACGATCCCGGAGATGCTGGACCTGCTCAACCAGGAGATGAAGAAGCTGAATCCCACGGGGACGAAGAACCCTGTTGTGTTTGGGTCAGCCCCGCTCGAGCCTATCTCCTCCGTGCGCGACATCATCCAGGATTTCACCAAGGCGGAGCAATTCTACAACGCTCTGTTCTTCCAACGTGAGCCGATGAAGAACGGCAAGAAGGCATCGTTCGATTTCAGAGAAGTGCTCGGGTACGCCAGGACAGACGGTAAAGTAGATGCGATCAAACTTGGAAATGTCGAGGTCAACTCCTCCGTAACCGCGGGGTCCTTCAACGTCACCAACACGACGTCTGGGGGGTCAACCACCAACGTGAACGCCTCCGCAACGCAGTCGACTGTAGCCGCGGGGGAGACAACCAATAACGTGATCAGTACTACGACGACTGAATCAGTAGGAGGGTTCACCTCCCAGACCGTCCTCGTCAACACGCTCTCCGGTACCCGGGACGTTGTCCCGCTCCCCGCCTTCGTTCCGGTGTTCAACCAGTACGGCACCGCCATGCAGTACGTCGCGCGGCCCATCTGCAACTTGGACGACTACTTGTCGTTCCTGCACGGGCCCACTGCGGACTTGCAAACGCTGATCAACGATGGACAGGTTGAGCTCGGAGACGACCGTTTCGGTGACGTGCTCTACTTCAAGCGGATCCGTAAACTGTTCTACGACCCGAACTACACCCCGACGCCAGCTGAAGTAGGCGTTACAACGGAAACGGTGAACCCGCCGGTCCCGCCGACGGCGTACACCGACCCGCTGGTGGGCGCAGTGAACGCATCGCAGACCCGGGCTGATTGGGACAGCGCCCTCGTGGCGTACCAGGCGGAGATGTACAACCGCAAAGGACCGCAGGAATGAACCCGCTCAAGACAAACGACCTCGAGCTCTGGCGCCGCTGGAAGAAGACGCGAGCTCCCGACGATCTCCAGAAGCTGCTGACGCAGATGAACCCTCTACTCCTGCGAGAAGTGAACAAGTGGGCCCCCTCCATGTCCCGCAGCTACCTCGAGGGGGAGGCCAAGCGCCTCGCCGTGGAGGCCTTCGAGACGTACAACCCCGACATGGGCGCGGCGCTCTCGACGTACATTGCCAGCCGCCTGCCCAAGCTCTCACGCGTCGTCTACGCCACGCAGAACACGGCACGACTCTCTGAGACGAAGAATCTTTTGTTCCACTCCTACCACACAGCGATGAACGACCTGAAGGACCGGCACGGGCGGGAGCCTACGAACGAAGAGCTCGCCGATCACCTGGGGTGGGGCGTGAAGAAGCTGGAGACGTTCCAACGGCAGAGCCAGCGGAAGGAGTTCGTGGAGTCTGAGGATCATCCGGAGTCAGAGGATGTGGATGACCACCTCACCGACTTCATCTACCACGACCTGACACCCCTGCAGAAGAGCATCTTCGAGTACACCGCGGGGTACCAAGGCAAGCCGCGGCTAGCTGGTGCTGCCATCATGAAGAAGCTCGGTATCACGCAGGGGCAGCTCAGCTACCAGAAGACGCTCATCGAATCCGCGATCAAGCGAGCGCAGGCAGGGAACCATGTCTGACCCGGTAGAGACAGTAAACGTCTTGCAGTCGGATGAGTCTACAAGCTCAGCGACGGCGTCCATGTCGACGCTACAGGCCGTAGGTAGCGGATGCGTACAAAACGCGCTCGTCTCCTGTAATGCGACGGTGCCCCCAAAGAGCACGCCGCTGGTTCAGTTGCCGCAGCTCCAGGAGTCGGCGCAAACGGGGTACGTGAAGGGGGTAAAGAAGTCGATCACCTGCTGTACCGTCGGTAAGTTCCTCGTGGAGAAGAACACCGCGTACGACTACATCATGATGGCGACTGCTGCGGCCAAGGACGGGATCTCCCTCCCAATCGTTGCGGGGTATCGTACTTGGGAGTACCAGAACCAGCTCTACCTCGAGCGGCAGAATAAAGCTGTAGCCGCCAAACTGGGAATCGCGGCGAAGCCTGGATTCAGTAATCACCAGTCTGGGATCGCGCTGGACATCTACGTCGGGATGACTAAGCCCATGTACATCGCCCGGCAACTCACGGCGGCGTACATCTGGATGGCAGGCGACTCCGAAATCGGAGGAACCCGTAAAGGATTCGCCGGGGAGTTCGGGTTCGACCACAAGGAAGGGGCGAGCGTAGACGAGCCGTGGCACTGGACGCACTGGAGCTACACCATCGTAGGAACGCAGGCTTTCCAGAGCTCCACCGGGTTTGAGATCCTCACCGCGGACACTGCGGTCGCAGCAGGGAACGCAAACCAATCAGGGATCGCAAAAGTAGCCTGGGCGGGGATCCACGATGAGACGGTAGGGGCGAGCCGGTCACTGACCATGGCCCGCTCCTCCCGAGGCGCCCTTTTCACGGCGCAGTCCATCCACCAGGCCAACCTGAGCAACGGCGTCAGCCAGAACATGTCGATGGCAACGGCGGCGACTACAATAGAGACCGCACCTGCAGCTTTTGTCGCAGGGTCACTTGACTCTTTCAGCTACGATTTCGCGACGGGTTTGTGGGTAGACGGTAAACCGGTATAACGCGCCATGGCGACCTTCGACATCCACTTCCAGATCGTCCCTGAAGAAGAGCAGATGTACTCTGCGGGCCGGGTATTCTCGTTCGGGTACACGAGCGCCGTCGGAGTCAAAGGCCCTCAGAAGCTGGTCAATCGCTGGCTCAAGTGCCTCTTCACGGCGAAGGGCTCGGACCTCCTATCCCGAGAGTACGGCACGGGGTTCCCCGAGCTCATCGGGTCGAACATCAGCAGGCAACAGGACTTCACTGACGCCGTCTCCATCTTCATTCAGGACTGTAGCGACCAAATCAGGGCGTTTGACCAAGCTCAGTTCCCTCCTGAAGACGAAAGGCTGGACTCGGCGAACTTGACCAGCGTCGTACCTCGCGGTGCGGACGGGTACGATGTATACGTCACCATCAAGAATGCAGCGGGAACCCTCCTCACCGTGCAGGTACCGACGGGGACGACGCGTACCTGAGGAGAGCTAAGTCATGGCAACGATCACGATCGACGAACAAGCGCTTGCCGACGCCGATGCGTTTCTAACGGCTTACCTGTCCGAGAAGGTACCTGACGCAGACTTCAGCCAGGGAAGCGTCATCCGTGACTTCGTCGTGACGGCTATCGCCCACGTGTTCGCCTTCCTCGAGCAGGAGAGGAAGACCACGCGGGATCAGCAATCACTCCTGGCGCTCTCCACGCAACCGGAAAGCGAGTCGGTATCCGACGCTGTCAACGCCCTGCTCTCCAACTGGTTCATCACACGGAAGACCGGAGAGACAGCGCGCCTCACGGGGACACTGCACTTCTCGCAAGCGTCAGACGTCACCCTCTCCCCCACGACCAGGTTCTTCCGTACTACTGACCTGATTTACGTGCCCGATGTTCCGTCAGGGTACGTGATCCCCGCGGGGACACTGACGCCAATCTTCAACACCAACAACGTAGTCATCGACTACACCACCACGGTGAATCTGCGAGCGCAGAAAGTCGGTACGTCGTACAACGTTCCTCCGGGGCGGTTCGTCAACTCAGATCTCTTCAATCCTTTTTTCACGTACGCGGAGAACACATCGTACGTACAAGGAGGGAAGAACATCGAGAGCAGCACGGACATGCTCGCACGGGCTCCGACAGCCATCACCGTGCGCAACCTGGTAAACACTCGGTCGATCGACACGGTCCTCCGCGAGACGTTCGCAGGGCTGGTACGGGTACTCCCCATTGGCTTCGGCGACCCCGAGATGCTGCGGGACTTCTCGAGTGAAGCCGTCACCCGGCTGCGCATGCACGTCGGCGGGCACACGGACATCTACGTCCAACTCCCGGTCTCGGAAGTCGTAGAGACGGGCGTACTTGGCGGCGTCTATACGCGCCCAGACAACGTCATCGCTACGTTCCGAGATACGACCGCAGACTTCACGGCCTCTCCGGCTATCCTGCCAGGCGACGTCTTGAAGATCACCGCGGGGCTGATTGATGCGCCCCGCGAGTACATCATCAACACAGTCAGCACCACCGTTCTCACCGTTAGCCCTCGAGCGGCGTTCTCCGAGCCCACCGACGAATCCGCGGCCTACGTCACATACAGCGTCGGCGACACAGCTCCGAGCTACGCCGACAAGCGGCTCTCCGCGACAACCGGGCAGACATCCCGGGCGACGCAAACACCGGGGCGCATTACGTTGACGGGACGCCCCCACTACCGGATCAAACGTGTAGAGCTCTACGACGCTGCAGCGCCAGCGGTCATCGAGGTGCTGACTACCCGCGTCAACAATGTCCCGAGTCCTGGGGAGTACCGCGTCATCTCGAGTACGCCCAGTAACGCTCAGTCTGCGGTCGCGTTCGATGAGGTAGAGGCAGACCTTGCAGGCCCCCCGGCGCACACCGTCGGAACCTGGATGATGCGGGTGACGTACGACACACTCGTAGGGTATCAGAACATCCAAGCATTCGTCATCGACCCGTTTCAGCGGGTTCTCGCGTCCAACCCTCTCGCGAAGGGGTACACGCCGGTCTACATCTCGCTCAGCATCGCGTACCGCGTCCGTTACGGCGCCACCGCGGCGGTGGATGAGCCAGCGGCCAAGCAGTCGCTGGCGACGTACATCAACACGTTCAACCTCACCAACACCCTGGACCTCACAGGGATGATGCAGCACCTACGAGACAACTTCCCCGACATTGGTGCGGTCATCAGTCCGACGATCCTTGCGTACCAGCTGTTCGCCGCGGATGGTCAAGTGTACGCGTACATCAGCAAGGACGTCGTCACCGTCTACCCTTCGTATCCTGCGAACGGGGCTAATCTTTCAAACGGGCTTGATCTACGAGTTCCAATCTCAAACTGTGATGTGGATCCGACACTACCTGGGAACGCTGCGCTATTCGAAGCAGCGAACAAGACCCTCAACGACCAGCTTACCCGGCTAGGGGTCAGTGACCGTACGCTCATCTACTTGACGAGCGCGGATGACATCTCACTCACACTGGTGACCTAATGGCCCTGATCGGTAACAACGCCGACACGCTGCTCAACGGGCTGTCCTCGTTCTGGCACCGGTTCTTCCGCGACATCGGCGACATGCAGGTGACCTACGAAGGAACGGAGATCCTGCTAGGACAGATCTACCTGAACTTCCTGAGCGACGTACTCAACACGAGCATCGTGGAGACGCCCCTCTTCCGCAAGGAATACTACAAGCTCATCACCGTCCGGGAAGATCAGCTCGTGTTTCGAGAGCACGGGGATAGCGTCGGGGTGCCCGCAGTGCCCGCGTTCTACGGGAATCCGGGGACGGATCGTTACGTCTACACCGGCAGCACTTTTTACGGGAGCATCCCTCAGCTGCAAGATGTCGTCTACTCTCCGAAGACAGCGCTCAACGAAGGCGTCGACTACAGAGTCGCAGGCGCCGAGATCCAATTCAAAGTTGACCCAACGGACCCGGTGTTGCCTGGGTACGCGAACCGGCGTGTTGTCGTGGCAACGGGCGGGAAGTTCACCAGCGCGACGGTGCTTGATTGGGCTGCAACGGGGGTAGAGAAGGGGGATACGCTCTACTACAGCGAGGCGCACGAGCTAGGAAGCGTCGACCTGGATACTTTCGACTTTTCCATCGCGCGTAAGGCTACGATCATCCAGGTTGATGGCGCTAACCTGGTCGTGTCCGCGGCGACGCCATTTCCTACGTTTCCGGCGGGGGCACAACCTTCGGGCTTCTCCTGGCGCGTCGTTCGCGTGCGGGATGACGGCATCTACAACCCTACGCTTCCTGGGAGCGTCCCCGGAAATGCGCCATTCCCGGCGACAACGGGTAACATTGTCTACACTTTGATCAATGGTCTTGTGGTGTACCCACTGACACTTGAAGTGAACGAGCTCGCCATGTGGGCGGTGGATGCCAAAGTCGACGATCTATCGCTCTACAACACCTACGGCTACTTCTTCGAAAACAAGCAACTATCCAGCGAGACATATCGATCCCTGATACGAGGCCTGATGCAGCTGTACATGCTCGGCCCTGCGATGGCACGGCTCGAAAGCGCCCTCAACCTCACCGCGGGCCTGCCGACGATCGGTATCGAGGGTGAAATACTGGCGGGGTACGACAGCGGAGTCCTTGACTCAGGGACGGGTGGAACGCTCCTCATCGGAGATGTCTTCCAAGCGCCGGTTGCTATTTTCTCGCAGAACTCACTCGGAGGGTACATCAAGATCACCGCCTCCGACTACGCGAACAATCTGGGGACGTTCAACATCACAGAGTACATCAGCACCACACAAGTGAAGTTGACCCCGGCGACGGTCTTTACTCTGCCCGGGGGGCTTGAACCGCCTGATCCGCTCAACTGGATTTACACCAAGACCCAGAAGCAGGTAGTTACAACAGATCAAGCAAAGTACGAATACCCCCTCGATACGCCAATGCGTACGGATGTTACGAACCCAGCGAACTTCGGCGTGCTCACGTTCAGCGCGTTCGAGCCACTCACTACGGCGCTGCGTGTGACGGACTACGTTCAAGACCCTCAGTGGTGGCACAGCATCACAGTCCCTCAAGCGCTGATGCCCGACGCAGATCCCCTACGACGCGTCGTGACCTCGCAGCTGTTCCCCAACGTCATCGGCGTTACAGGGAATGCGTGGGTCGGTGACCCCGGGTTCTACATCGGTGCGGATGAGGACGGGCACATCATCAACCCGCCCATCGTGGCTCCACCGACCCGCGTACCCTACCGGCACAACGCCGCGTTCATCTTGATGGACCGGTTCATGAAGTTGCACATGTTCGGCGTCTTGGTGGATTCTTCAGTAACGCTCACCTGGGCCCTGGTGCAGGACATCCAAACCATCCTGAACGACGTGAAGCCTGTCCACACGACGATGTACTTCCGACCGCTGTCTACTTTCCGCGACGTCATCGATCTGACCGACGCATTGACCTACAAAGCGGTCAGGCGGTCGCTCGAGCGAATCGGTATCGTCGAAAACCGCCTCCTCGTCGGGAGCGCCTGGATTATCGGGGATACGTGGAAGTTCACGAACCCGGTTGGAGGAGCCATCACGCGGCTCTACCCCTCCATGGTCCCCGTCGTCGGCGGGATGTTCGCAGCCATCGGAGGGGCCGACCCCCTCGTACAGCCTGCGGACCCCACCAACATCCCGCCCGCCACCGAACCGCCCTACATTGGGGACCCGGGCTACCCCGACGACGTTCGCTGGATTGACCGCCCCTTGCACGTGTACATGCACGTCTAGCTTTGATAGGTTCCGCGCCATGCAAAACGCCTTTACCGGTACGATCCCTCTCCGTGGCGATTTGCGTATCGTCGTGCGTCGAGCCGACAGCGGCGACGTGCACTGGCGCTACGAAATCAGAAACTCCATCATGTATGTCGCCCTGCGGGGCCTGGTAGGCCTGATCTCGCAGAAAACGTACATCCTGCCTGGCGACCCGAATGACCCGGCGAACTTCAAAATCTCGTACCTGAGGCTCGGCGGGTACCTGACTGCGGGGCCGGTAGTGCCTGCCATCGCTCCGACGCGGGCGGACATCAACCTGCAGGGGGCCGCCCCGAGCCCCGGTGCGCCTCTGTCGTTGATCCTCGGAGACGCTTCGAAGACACTCACCACCTCGAACCCGTTCGAGATGAAGGTGACGGCGACACTCGGCGCAACAGATCTGAACGGTTGGGATCTGACCGAGGCGGGGATGTTCGTCCGCGGCGGAACTCTAGCGACGATCCCCGCCCCACCCGCTTCCCCGGCCGTTGAGCCTTCGGTGCCGGGGTACTACCCTGAAATGTTCGCCCGGCAGATCCACCCTGTCATCCCCAAGAGCGCGGCTTTCGTGATCGACTACGACTGGCGCATCGCTTTCACCTCCTAAGCTACGCAGTAAATCGGAGACACCATGTCACGCCAACACGTCGAATACCTCACGAGCGCTACGCCGGAAACAGTTGACGGCTTGGACACCGGTGAAGTGAACGCAGCGTCCGTCCGTCCTGTTACGGACGGTGAGCCTGCGCAAGCAGCGGTGCTGGAACGCCCCACGGAGAATCTCCGTACCCGCACGGAGATCGTGCGCGATGAGCTCGAGGCGCTCAAGTACATCAGCGACGCCGACCGGGCGCTGCTCCTCACCAGCACGGGGGACGTAACCTGGGATGGCATCACTCCGGGATTCTCTGGCGAGTTTTCGGCGACACAGAACTTCATCCTGAAGCCGTTCACAGCTCCAGAGATTTCGACAGCAAGCCGTCTCATCATCTGCCAGAACACTGCGAGCCAAATCACCATCCGTACGCGGCAGAACGGGACCTCGGGGCAGCCCCGAGCGTACAGCGGAGCGAACGACATCTCGTTCGACTTCACCCCCGTCAACACGGGCCTCGGTAACGTGATCATCACGGTCACCGGGGCACCCGCCAACAACTTCCACGTCCAGTTCGACAACAACGTGAGCTCAGGCGTCACCGTCTCGCAAATGCTCACGGCGCTCAACGGGAACGCACCGTTCCTCGCGGCGGGGCTCGAGGCCGTCATCGATGGAGGTATCATCGGGGCTACCCCGGATACGCTCGGCCCCAACGGAGGCCCGATTGAGATCGGCTTCCCTCAGCCTCCGTCCCCGGTGGTGGGGAACAAGGTCTACCTCACCATCGCCCCGGCTGAGCTACTGACACGCTTCATGTCGGGCGCTGCGGACGCAGAGAAGCACATCATCACCCCCTCGCAGCTCGTGCAGTTCTTCGCCGCAGACGGCGGAACACTCAACAAGCTCATCGAGGGTGACGTCCTCTGCGTTCGATACGACGACCTGGTGATGACGCTGGACGGCGGGCGACGCCAGTCGATCTTCGAGAACCCCGAAGGCATGGCGATGAACGCCGGGAACAACTTGTTCCTGATGCGCCGCTTCCCTGCACGGCTACCCGGCGCACTGCCTTTGGCAGCGGTAGTGAACGGGCAGCTCATCTTCGTGAGTGGCCGCGTGTTCAATGCGGGGGAGACAGGACCGCTTGTTTCAAGCGGAGCGTCGTACCAGGGGAGCTCTCCGAATGCGTGGGCCGATACGACGACGCTCGCTGCGGGGTCATTCGAGTCGGCGATCGATAGTATCGTTGCGACCCTTGGAGCCTTCACGGGCACTACGGGGGCGCACAAGATCGGAATGCAGGTGCTCACGGGAGCGGGTCCTGCGACATTCAGTACGCCCGCTGGTCCGCTGGACACTGTCGTAGGAAACATCGTTACCGAGATGAACGGTAAGGCGGGGCTGGCGCTCGCCAACACGTTCACCAAGGGAAACATCGTTACGCCGAACACCGCGGCTACGACTGCGATCACTGCGACCGGTAACACGACGGGAGCAGGCGTCTCAGGGCAAGGCGGAACCACTTCCGGCGATGGCGTGTACGGTATCGGGGGAGGACCAAACGGAAATGGTGTGCGGGGTGACGGCGCAGGGGAGGGGCACGGGGTGACTGGTCTCGCCGCGAACGTCGCCGCCTGGTCCGGGTTTACCCCCAACGTCCACCTCGGGTTCGGCGTCGTTGGTCGCGGAGGCGATGTCGGCGGGCTAGGCCACGGCGTCGTCGGGGTTGGAGACGGCGCTTCGGGCGGCGCTGGTATCGTAGGCCTTGGCAGCGAAGGCGTTGTTGTCCCCGCGGGGGATAACCGCGGAGTTCTAGGCGTCGCATCGGGATCTAACGGTGCAGGGGTTGAAGGCCAGGGGGCGGGTGCGGGTCCTGGAGTTTACGGCGCCGGATCGACGACCGGGTACGGCGTCAAGGGAAAAGGAGGCGCTTCTTCGACAGCGGGCGTCTACGGTGAGGGCGGGTCCGCCGGAGGTGTCGGGGTGCTCGGCGTAGGAATCTCGACCGGCTACGCGGGGGTCTCAGGACTAGGAGGTCCCGACGGCACCGGAGTGCTAGGCCAAGGTGTAGGGGCTAACCCCGGCGTCCGCGGAGTTGGGGGTAGTGGGCTAACCGCCTACGGCGTCACGGGTGAAGGAGGGACCGGCGGGAGCTCCGGAGTATACGGAGTCACTCTCACAGGAGACGAAGCCGGAGTAGTGGGCCGCGGTGCGTCAGGGTCAAACGGCGCCGGGGTATACGGGGAAGGCGGTAGCGGTAACGGGAATGGTATCGCGAGTTTTCCTTACGGCACGGGGGCGGGACTTCGCGTTTACGGGACTGCTCCGCGGGCAGTCGTATTCAATTCACTCCAGACGATCACGTCATACCTGATGGCACAGAGTTTTACCTGGTCGGCCACGCTCCCGGGGAACGTGGGCCTGGGTCAAACAGGCAGCGCTACTCCAGGGGCGCTCTTCCTATCCTCCTCCGCGGCCTTCAATTTTCAAATGGAACGGCAGGTAACACTTCCACTGAACGCAGTGATCACGGGGGCAGAACTGTGGTACGGCTTCATTAACGCGGGGGCTATCTCCGCGTTGATTGGCATCACAAAAGTAACTCCTGGGGCATTCGCTAGCCCGGGCACGGTGTGGAGTGAAGCCACTGTGGTAACAGGGGTAAGCGTAGCGATGGCTGGCGGGCCCGACCCGGCAACGAAACAAGTACTAGCCCTCACCGGGGTCACTGCGGACAAAACGGCCACAACCACAAGCTCCACCTTCAGTATCGGCATCTACGCAACAGGCAGCGGCGCCGGGCTGGCCATGTTCAAGCTGTACGGCGTGAAACTCACCTACACGATCGCGGACGTCCTCCTCCTGAGCCCCTGAATGACCACCAAAGAACGCATCCTCGCTCTCGCTGAGAAAGCAAAGAACCCTCCATCCTGGTGGTGGAAGGTTCTTGGCGGCCTCATCCTGTTCGTGATGGTCATCTGGATCGGCTACCTGCTGTCGAAGCGGTCTGAGGCCCTGGCGGCGCTCAAGACAGAGAACGCCAAGAGGAAGCTCGAGGCGCAGCAGGCCGAGGTGGCGGCGGCCGTGGAGACCGACGAGAAGAAGCGGCGGTCAGCGGTGTACGCCGCGCAGGCGTCACTCGCGAAGGCTGAGAAGGACGAGAGCGAGCTCGTAGCTCTCGAGGCCGAGCACCAGAAGCAACTCGGGCTGCTGAAGGCTGTGTCGGACAAAGACTGGGACGCCCTCAACAAGCTGGCGGGCGTCACACCGTGAAGCACTTAGTTATAGGATTGTTACTGGGTGTATCGACCCCCTCGTTCGCCGAGGAGCTCCAGTACGTCCCCAAGTGGAAGATGGTCGGACAGAAGGCCTGCTACGAGTTCGCGCAGGCTTCGAAACTGTTTGAAATCGACAAGCAGCTCGCGGCCTTCATCGCGGCGGCGCCGATCAGGGACGAGCTCGAAGATGAGCTCAGGAAAGCAGCCAAGAAGTACAAGGACGCCCTTGAGCTTGAAGAAGCCGCGGCTGCGAAGCTCAAGAAGCAGAACGAGAAGCTGGCCGCCGACCTGATGAAGGAGACGGCTCGCGCCAACAAGGAGTCAGCAAAGCCTGGCCCCTTCCCGGCGTGGACGGTTGGAGCCGGTGTCGGACTCGCCGTCGGAGTCGTCGCAGGCGTCGTGCTGGGCGTCTACGTGGCGAAGTAGCTACCACCCCTCAGGGATCTTCGTCGCCAGACACGTCACTGTGTGGTTTCCCCACTTGAGGCCGATGGACGTCCAGAACGACTTCGGGAACTCTCCCTCGGACAGAGGCCAGCTGGGATAGCTGTCGGGCTTCCGCGTGTGGAGGCCGCCCTGGAACAAGCCGATGACGCGGGTGTGGCCCGCGATAGTACAGCCAAGCCGGGTGCTCAGGTCCGCCGAGAAGCTGTAGCCTGCGCCGCCCTGGAACGTTGAGCAGGTGCGGAACCAGAGCAGGGAGGTGGGGGACAGCTGCGGCTTCAGTGCGCCGAGCGCTGCCTTGTGGAGGGCTACCCCTGCGAGCCACACGTCCCCAGGGCTGCCGTGGCCCCAGTACTGGATGGACTCGAGAGGGCCTTGCTGCGAGAGCCAGTGAAGGGCCTCAGCCCAGTTGGACGCGCCGTAGTACTTGTCCACCTTGCCGAAGAGCTTCTGCAGCCAGCAGCCGACGAGCCAGCTGGTCTTGAGGAACCATTGGTTGAAACCAGGGCCGGGGTTCTTGTCGTAGATGGTGACTCGCATGCCATCAGTATAGACTGCGCCCATGTACGAATACCGAGCGGTGGTGCTGAAGGTCATAGACGGGGACACGGTGGACCTGGACATCGACATGGGGCTGAACGTCCACGCTCACGAGCGAATTCGCCTCGACGGCATCAACACGCCGGAGTCGAACTCCAAGGTAGCGGAGGAGCGCACGGCTGCTGCGGCGGCTACCGAGTTTCTGCGCGCGCTGCTCACTGATCCCAAAGTGATGGTGAAGACCAAGAAAGACGCTAAGGAGAAGTACGGGCGCTACTTGGGCGTGGTCACCAACGCAGCTGGGGCGAACGTCAACGAGGCTCTGGTGGCGGCGGGCCATGCGAAACCGTACTCAGGCGGGGCGCGCTAACACCCAGGAGTTCCGAGTGCTCCACTACATCTGCCTCGACTGCGCCGGGGACAATCCCAAGGTGCTGCGGGATCGGATGCCTGTGTGGTTCAACTGTTGTTGGTGCGGCGAGAACACGTGCGGGCAACTGCTCGAGGCTAAAAAAGCGCCCTGCGAGAATACGTGTCGGCCCGTCTGGGAGCAGGCTACTCCACAGCCCGCACCACCGGCTTCCCGCTGAAGCCTGCGGGGGTCAGTGCGAACTCTACGTAGCGAAGCTGCTCATTGCCTACGTAGAACTCCACGCAGAGGATCAGGCACGAGTCGGTGAAGTGCTCCCCAGGCTGCCAGGGCTGCTTCAGCACGACCTCGATGCGGTCGAACTGCGCGTAGCCCTTGGGCAGGTAGGTACCGACGCCGAGGCATGCGTAGTGAGCTGCGAGGCGCAGAACGTAGGGACTGATTCCTGCGAGCTGCGCCTCTTTACTCAATGTTGAGCTTTCCTACGAGAGTGTCTACCACGACTTCGTACGCCAGGAAGTAGCGACGAATGGAGTCTTCGAGGGTAACACGTTTCACCGGCATGTTTGGATCCTTGCCGTAGTTCCAACCGTCTTCTTCTGCTTGGAGCTTGCGGTCTTGTAAGCGCATCTCCCCGAGGATCAGCACAATCGTATCCTCGTCGGGGCGGAACTCCGTCGAGTCGAACGGACACTTCTTGTCGATGTGATACTCGAGCGACTTGTGACAGGCGGTGCAGGGGATCCACTTCGGGTACCAGTCACCGCCTGTCGATAGCTGCCGCAGCGGGTACGCCGGGTGACCGGGGTAACCGTATTCGCCTTCAAGCATGTTGCTCATTTGGCCCTCACCCCGATGTAGGCCAGCCTTCCCGTGACCGTTCCTTCGAAGAGTCCGTGAGCTCGGACGTAGAGCGCGCGCTCCTTGGTTGTCATCGGCCGGAAGTCGGTCGTGCTGAAGAGGCACTTCGCGCCTACGTGGGTGAACTTCGGCTTCTCGCAGTTCCCGCAGAGAGCGTACTTGGCGTTAGGCTTGCCCATCAGGGATCCCTGGAAACGTCGTGTGCGTCAGCATGTCGACGAGCTCCAAGCCCACAGCGGATCCTGGGTCCATCACCACCGTCAGCTCGTTGTCTCGTCGGAGCAGGTGGATCATGTCGATGTTGGTGGGGTCTTCCTTGGAGGCTACGTACTTCTTCCCGTCTTCGAAGACGAAGAACTCATCGTCGGTTCCGAAGGGGATGTGGAAGAACGAGTGGGCGAACCAGAGCCGTGATTGGTCGGCGCTGGCCACCACGCCGTTCTTCCAGTGGCGCAACAGCCAGCGTACGGCCAGGTCCATGAGCTCAACAGGCCTCGTTGTTGCGATGACTACGTCGGTTCCGCCTGGGATCATAAGTCCTTCCAACCCCACCACTGGAGGCCGATTCGTGTGGGTTCGTCTGGTTCGTGGGCACAGGTGAACTGAACATAGATCCTGACACCGGTAAAGCGGAGCCACCTGTTGATGGACCAGAGCTCCAGGGAGATGTGGGGCTTGGGCTTGGGCATGCGATCCTTTCCCTACTAAAAAAGCCACCACGTCTCAAGGACGTGGGGGCTGTACTACAAATAGCTACGCCTGCCGTGCTGCGGGCAGGACGTCCACCACAGCGTATGTGCGCCCAGACGCCCGGGTGACGATGAGATCAGACCCCTGCTTATCGACGTGGATGTGTCCAAGCGAGTACAGCCACAGCAAGTACGCCGACACGAGTTCGTGCGATTGCTTCGTCGGCGTACGCACGCCCGGCATGGTGGTTTCAGCTGACTCGATGTTGCGGTGGGTCACCCGGTGGACCGCCTCTTTGGTGGTTCTCCCGAGCTCAGCGAGCTGCCGCCACAGCACGGGATGTGCGAAGTAGACCCATCCTGCGTCGTTCTTTGGGCCGTGGCCGAAATTGGCCATAGCGTAATCCGTCTCTTCTTGCGTCAAGCCGGTGAGGATCTGGTTGCGGGGAGGAGCGAGCAACGTGAGTTGCGCGGGTACGGGGGCAGGAGGAGCGGAGAGAATCTTCGGCCACGCGTAGTGTGGGTTGGGTGCGTTGACTGCTGGTGAAAGCCGAATGAACTTCACCTGAGGGAACTTGTCCGGGGTGTTCAAGCCGGTGAACTCCTTACCGCTCGTCTGAAGGTACAGTGAGATCGCGGAACACCGGAGCTTAGTCCCTTTGGTTCTGATGAACTTGCTCTCTTGGATCTTGAGTAGCCGGTTACTACTGTAGAGTTGAATCTCCCCGGCGTCGACGCGGGCTTTCAAGATGCCGAGCAGAACCTGGGTGTCCACCGGGGAATCGACCGTGTAGCGACACACGATCTCATCAACGTACTGCTCGAACTGTGGCTTCGTAGGTTTCTCCACTACGGTGCGCTGAACCTTCGGAGTGATGACGCCCTTCGACGCTAAAATTTCTGCGCGAAGAGATGCGATTGCGAGGTCAAACTGCGCGACGGTTACGTACGTATCGGACACGGGTATTCCTTTGGCCTTGTTGAAAAATACGTGCAGCACCCGGTAAAACTTTTCCAAGTTTACGTGGGTTTTCCGCCCTTGCTCAAAATGAGCGAGGAAGGTTCTGCACGGTTCGCCCGCCATAGCGGACACTTCCTGCTGCGTCACACCTGTTGCTTTGCGAAGGAGAACTACGTCTTTGATCAACTGCCGCATCGTGGGATCCATGAGTTTCCTTTCGGTCCCTTATACCCAAGAGCGGCCAGTTTTTACGTGCCCTCTACCTCAACCGCGAGTAGGAAAACCAAACAACAGATCGCATGAGCCAGGTGATGATGCCCTGACTCTGCGTCGATCTGTTCACCAAGCCACCAGCTGTGAATGTGCCGCATGGCTGCGTCGTAGTAGCGGGTGCGGGCGTTCTCGACTTTGCGCCAGTTCTCAGGGGCGTACTTCTGTGCTCCGTACTCGAGCACGCCGATGACAGCTTGAATTGCTACCGTCGGGAGGAGGGACCAGCGGGGCTTCTGGGCGTCGTGCTTCGTGCCTTCTTTGAGGGCCATGCGGTTCCTAGAGAATCGGTCCCAACGTCCCAGGCGGAACAATGGAAGAGACCGTGATGTGGGTGATGGTCCAGCCGTGGATGATCCCAGCGAGCATGGCGCGAACAGCGGTCTTGTCTTGGGCGGCCATCCCTACGGGAATGATGGCCATCCCCAACGGAATGAACGGTACTGGTGACGGGATGAGGGAGATGACAGGGGGGATCAACGATGCGGGGGTAGACAATGCGCCCCAACCAGCGCGCATTGCTCCCTCAAGTGCGGCGATGAATGTGGCAGGCGCCCCGGGAAACGGATCGGGGCCGAGCCCAGACATGATGACGCCCATGAACGCACCCGTGGCCAGCTGTTGCGACGCAAGCAGCGACAACGGGTTCAAGTACACCATGCCCGACGCGTAACCCCACCACGCATCCGCCCACGCCTTAGCCGTGGACGGAATGTCAGTCAGCTGGACCGGCCCTTCATCGAGGGCCAGTAGCTTGTTGGTGAGCGTGATGGGGTCGAGGGGCACGTTACCTCTTAGACGCGACGGGAAGGTACCCGTCGAAGGTGAAGCGTTTGTCGATGTCGCTACGCGTCAGAACGATCTTCAACGTCAAGACGTTCTCTTGGCAAACCGGGCAAATGCGCGCGACGGACTCCCGGGTCTGGTCGTTGTAGAGCACCAGCGCCGTGATGCCGTCAGCTTCTTTGTCGCAGTTGGAGCACTTCATCGGATTCGCCCCAGGCCGTAGGTCATCACAGGCACTTGTGCCGCCTTCCAGGGCATCGCGAACAACGCACCGCAACGCTTGCACGGTACGAGAGTTCGCATGAGGTCGTCCGCCGTCGCGATGCAGATGGCGGGGTCACCATCGATGTAGTCCGCCACAGGCTCGTGAGCACCTTCACACGAAACCATGGCTCGAGGATCTGTGGGACGGCTGGCGTGGGACACTGTGGCAGCAAGCCCAGCGCCCACACCGAACAGCCCACTGATGGAAAGAAAGCTTCGTCGGTTCATCCGCATCCCGTCGTTGTACCGCACGAATTGCAGACCCAGCAGCTGCCCGCTCGTACGGTGATGTTACCGCAACTGCGACAAGGATCCCCGTGGTAGCTGACCCCATTCGTTTTCGTCGATGCTTGTGTAGCAGGTTTCGGGGTCTCTTGGACAGGGAGCTGTGCTGATTCCCTAAGCTCCATCCATTTGGCGAAGTAGTCCGCCAGTGAGTCGACCCTCGGGATTGCCTTGTTGCCTGTGAATCCTGAGGGTTCGAAACGCATGCCGCGGAACTTCTCGAGCATGGTGCTCAACGGCACGCCGTGCTGTAGGCCCACCGAGATGGCTGTGGCCGCCATGTCGACGAGACCATGGAGCGTCGAGCCTGCCTTGCTGATGTTGATGAAGACCTCGCCAGGGCTGCCATCGTCGTAGAGACCGAGGTGCAGATAGCCGTCTTGTCCGCCCACGCTGAACTTGTGGGTGATGCTGTTGCGGTCATCGGGGAGACGCTTGCGCTCACCCCAACGAAGGTGCGGCTTGCCTTCCTCGAATTCCTTGATGGTCTTCTTCAGCGCTGTCTTGAGCTCTTCGGACTGCGCCTTGTCGAGCGTCTTCTCTGCCTTCGAGGAGATCGGCTGGCTCGCCTTGCAGCCGTCGCGGTAGACGGCCACGCACTTCAGGCCGAGCTCCCACGCACGCATGTACACGTTGGCGACGTCACCGACGGTGGCGTGGTTCGACATGTTGACGGTCTTGCTGATGCCGCCGCTGAGGAAAGGCTGGACGGCTGCCATCATCAGCAGGTGACCTTCGGTGCTGATGGGGTCTGCACCAATGGCTGTCTGGAAGACCTTGCGGTGTGCCACAGGGAAAATCGTATCTGCGGAGACCGGCTTATCCAGATCCGCCAAAAACAGGTCTAGCTCAGAGTTGATGTAGCCGAGGCTGCGGGCAGCCTCAGCAACTACCCGGTTCGGCATCTTCACGTAGCCACCACCGACGAGCTTCTTGTGTTGAACGAGAGCGATCATCGGCTCTACGCCCGTGGTGTCGCAGTCCATCATGAAGCCGATGGTGCCTGTGGGGGCCAGCACGGAGACCTGGCTGTTGCGGTATCCGTACTCTTTGCCGAGCGCGTACGCCTCGTGCCAGATAGACACAGCTTCTTTGATCGAGGCGTGGTGGCGCTTAGGAAGAAGCTCCGCCGCGTCCTTGTGTAGCGCTACGACTTCGAGCATCTCCTTCTTGTTCGCGTTGAAGTAGTCAAACGTGCCTACGGCCTTCGCCATTCGGGCGCTCTGCCGGTACGCCGCGCCTGTCATCAGCGCTGTGACGCCAGCTGCGAACTCACGACCCTCAGGGGAGTCGTAAGCCAGCCCCTTCACCATCAGCAGCGAGCCGAGGTTGGCGTAGCCAATCCCCAACGGGCGCGACGCCTTGGTGTGCTTGGCGATGTCGAACGTCGGGTAGTCCGCGTAGCCGCAGAGGATCTCCATCCCAGTGATGGCAATCTCTGTTGCGTGCACGAACGCCGTGACATCGAACGCAGACCCTTGGCCAGGCGGCCCATTGCGGTTGAACTTGAGCAGGTTGAAGCTGCCCAGGTTGCAGCTGGTGTCGTCGAGATGCAGAAACTCTGAGCAGGGATTCGATGAGTTGATCTTCCCTGTGTTGGGGAGCGTGTGCCACTTGTTCGTGGACGTGTCGAACTGAAGGCCAGGATCTCCGCTGGCCCACGCTGCCTTGGCAATCTCGTCCCAGAGCTCACGGGCCTTGTAGGTGTGGACTGTCTCTCCGGTGGTGCGGCTCTTCGTCTGGAACGCCTGGTCGTCCTGCACCTTGCGCATGAAGAAGTCGGTCACACGCACTGAGTTGTTGGCGTTCTGGAACGGGGACAAGTCGTAGGCGTTGCCCGGCTTGTTGAACTCAGCGCTGAAACCTGCGGCGATGAGAGCCTGTGCGATCTTCTCTGCGTGCGTCTTGCAGTTGATGAAGCCTGCCTCGCCGTTGGACTGAACGAGGACATCGGGATGGTCCACGTTGAGCACGCGCATCAGCGCTGCTCTGCGTGTGGTTCCGCCTGACTTGGTGACGCCAGCCCCGGCGTCCAGCATCTTCATGAAGCTCACAGGGCCTGAGGGATTGCCGCCCCCAGACAGGAGCTCGTAGCTGCTGCGGAGCTTGGAGAGGTTGGTCCCCGCGCCAGAGCCACCCTTGAACAACATGACCTCGGTCTTGGCCAGGTCGGTGATGCTCTCCATCGTGTCCTCGACGGAGTTGATGAAGCAGGCCGATGCTTGCTGGCTCACACCGGGGACGCCGATGTTGAACCACACCGGAGAGTTGAACGCGAACATCTGGTGCAGCAGCATGTAGGTGAGCTCGAGCTCGAACGTCACGCTCTCCTTCGCACCGAACAGGCCCTGCTCTTGGCCAGAGTGCGCGATGGTCCTCGCCACGCGGGTGATGAGCTGCTTGACTGAGTTCTCCTTCACACCATTGATCATGCGGAAATACTTCTCCGCGACGATGTTGATGGCTCGCTCGCTCCAGAATGACGGGGCTTCGACTTGGAGCTGCTCGAAGGCTACGGAGCCGTCGGCTTTACGAATGACGGCGTCCACGTTCTTCCATGTGATGACGTCGTACGGATGCTGATTGTCGGCGGTGAAGACGGCCTTGAAGGTGAGCGTCGACGGCGGGGTCAAGGCAGCGGGCATGCTGCTCTCAATGATCATTTGTGGCGTGAGATCCATAAGCACCTTGGTTAGATGGAAACAATACGCGCTGGTGTAGCGACCAGCGAGATCTTCTTGGTCGTATCTTTTAGCTTCTTCACTACCTCGAGCTCTGCCCGAGTCTTGCCTACCCCCAGATGGGTCGCCCGAGCTACCTGGGCGAGGCCATAGGCGTCACACTCATCGTCTCGATCAGCGAAGTCGATGCCCCATTTACTGAGTACAGCCTGGCGCATGTGCTCTTTGTTAGAGCCCCCGTTGCCCGAGACGAACTGCTTCAACCCCGCTGGAGAAACAGTGATGTAGGGGATTCCTGCGTCCCACAACACCAGCTTCACTACGGCACCGACTTCACCGAGCTCGAAGGTTCGGCCAGCCCCAGAACCGTAGGAGTAGCCCTCGAGCGCAGCGAATTCGATGTCCGGCTCAGCGGCTAAAACATCTCGCAGTGCACTACGGATACACCCCAACCTCGGGGCGCCGGTGAGCTTCCCCGGAGTAATCGTCCCCACGTACAGGAGCTCTTGGTCCTTACCGATTACTGCGACACCGGAACAACGAAGAGACTGGTCGATGCCGAGGTACATGGGGCTCCAAGCTTAGGTCCAGAGAGACTTCACGGCGAGACGAAGATTGCCTTCAGCTTGCTGAAGAAAGGCAGCGTCACCGAAGTCCAAGGCCTCGACGTAACGTCGTGCGCAGTCTGCGGCGCAGCGAAGCATGAGATCTTGTCGCCCCGGATGAACGTCTAAGAGATTACGAGCATCGTTGTCGAGGTACCGCTGGAATACTTCACGTTCGGGTAGTGGGGGCATGGTCACTTCTTCTCGTCGACGAGCCACGGCTCAACGCGCGTAACCTTGATTCCGTCAGAAGCAGGCGTGGCCTCGACGAACGCGTTACCGTAAACCATCAGGTCCGTCTTGATCCTTGAGGCTATTCCGTTCGAACGAAGCTGGTCGCGGATGAAATCAGCAGAGAGCTCAGCCCACAAGCTCTTGCGCCACTCCGTCCATTCGTCGTGAGACATCTCTTCCCACGTCGTTGCTTCGAAGAGGCACTTGCCTGTGGCGTCCTCGGTTCCGTCCATGTGCTCGTCGGCCGTCTTCTTACAGTGCCTGCAGGTCGGTGTGAACTCTTCCATGACGGAATCGTGAACGACTGTGGATTTCTGGACCATCAGGTGTGCTCACACTCGCCGGGGAAGTACCAAAGCGTTGAGCCGGTCCAGAGCTTCTGCTTACCGCAGGCACCGCAGGTGATGCCTGCGACCTGCTTCTGGTGGCCGTACCCACTATCCCAGAGCCACGCCAACGGCTGCTGGACTTCTACAGGATGCTTACATTTTCCATCGAGCGACTTGAGAAGCGTGGCGATGCGTTTGTCGTACTTCGTGGCGAGCGCCGCGATGGCGTCGTGCTTTTCTTTTCGGAGCTTCAACAGCCGGAGCTCGGCCTTCATCGGAACGCTTTCTAGGGGCCCTGGGGGACACCCTGAGTGGGTTGCGTGCCCGTCCTCGAGTCAGGTCGTCGACCACGGGTTCCAGGACGAGACCATGGTGCCGGAAGGCGAAACAGCACGACTCGGGAGTAGGAACGTGTGGGCAAGGGAGGGTTCAGCACTTCGCAAGATGGGTTCAGCCATAACTACTTGAAATCTTTTAAATCCGACCCCAAACTGAACCCATGAACCATCCTGAATAGTAAATAGGAGATTCTGTTTGACACCTCAGCTAAATGACCTCTTTTTGGCATGAGCCTTGCTTGCATATTATGAGTGACTCGCCGTTATGTACATCACAGCCAAGTCTTCAACTTTAGGGTCCAGTGGGTTCAGTGGTTCAGTTTGGCCTTTTTTTGACTAAAAGATGAATCGGTTCATCGCCTTACGGCTGTACCCATGAAAACCGTCCTTGGGTTCAGCCGGGGGTTCAGCCTTCACGTTTTAGCTTTTTTTAACGCCTCTAGTTCCTCAGGAGTCGTTTCTTCTTTTTTAACTGTCTTAGGCGGATCTACGGGGCGTACGATGGAAAGATCAGGTCTGTTCTGCATACCTGGACTAATCCACACATTGCCGTCTTCCGTGTGTTTCTTGATGTAGCCGTTTTGTTTTAGGGCGTAAGCCATGCGCCTTTGGTGGCCCGGATCCCCACATTTTTCAGGGGGCAGGTTAGCCACGGCTTCCAGCACCTCGTGAATCTTGAGGGCGTCGGTGTTCTTGTGGGCGGTGTGTAGCCCCTGCTTCGCGGTCTTCTTGTCCGAGAGGGTATTCCGGAGCCAGTCCTTCACCATGTCGACGTACGGCTCCTGCTCGGTGAACTGCTCGTTGTACTTCTCACGCAGCTCGTCTTCCTCGAGGCTCAGCCACCAACGATGGTCGGGGCAACGTACTTCCCCGTCAGCCGCAGCAGCGCAGGTAGGGCATGCCGCCGCCCCGAGGTAGAGGAATAAAGCCTGCGCCCACACCTGCGGGATGATGCTTTCGACGTACGGGATGTCCGTCTTGTGATCATCCAATACGACGATGACCCAGAAACGCCGTGACCCCGTCTGATCCTTCAAGAAGGTGTCATCGTTAGTAGAGCCCACCATGATGCACCAGCGTGGGTTCTTCGTCATCGACCTCGCGTAAGGCTGACGAAAGTCGTCACTGCGTTCCGTGATCTCAGCCTTGACGAGCCCGATGTCCTTCCTCTGCATTGAGCTCAGTTCCGCGACTTCAATGAGAGTGTTTTGCATGAACGTTATGCGCGAGTCCTTCGACCCGAAGTCGAAGTGCGCTGACGAGAAGCGCCTGGCTGGTGCGATGGCCCTGAACAACGAAGACTTCTTGGTGCCCTGCTTCGACTTCAGCACCAGCATCGTGTCCATCTGGCAGCCTGGGTCCATGGTCCGTGCAACTGCGCCTACTAGCGTCTTCGTGAGCTGCGACAGCGCCAAGGCGTTCGTCTTCATCACCCAGTCCAGCGCCTCACCTGCGAGGCCAGCGGTGTCCTTGATCCCACCAATCGCCTTCAGCAGGAGCAGCATGTAGTCGGTGCCGTCCCACGTAGGGCCAAGCTGGAGATACTCCTTCGAAGGGTGGTACGGGTTCTCCTTGGCGATTGCCTCGACGGCCTGCATCACGAAGGACTCGCTGGGCACGAAGCGGCGGTTTCCGCGGCGCCCCGTGGAGGGCACGGAGTACGTAGAGCCGATAGCAATCCGGATGTTGCTGATGATGAGGCCGAAGTCCACACGTACACGATCCGCTGTGATCGTGCAGTCCATCATGTTCCACTCAAGCTTGCCTCCGGTGAGCTCAGGATCAAGCTTGAGTAGAGTCAGCAGGCACAGGTAATCATCCGCCAGCGACCCGTTCGGCATGCAGTCACCGTACGTCTTGCTCTTGATCCACTGTCCGAGGGTATCAATGCCGAGAGGTATGCCTCCTCGATGGAGCCCCGCCCGCTTGAGATTAGCGTACGGCACATCCATCGGCTTCGCCGCGTCCCACTCAGCATCACACGCAGGCTCGAGTACGAGCACGCCCTTGGTGAGCACGCCCGCGTAGAAGTCTTTGAATCGTATCTTGGTGGCCGCCTCTAAAACGGGATCACCGCGCGTGAAGTACTTCAAGACCCCGGCCAGCTTCCCGAGTATGGGAATTGGCGCAGGGTCTGGGTTAGGCGGTGTATTCGGGATCACGGACGCAGGCTGTCCGGCTTGTTGTCGCGCTTGCGCAGCGGCGACCGCCTTCTCGGCTTCCATCTCGAGCATCCACGTCGTCTTCTCACCCTTCGAGACCGTGAACGCGTCGCTTCCGAAGGCCGAGTCGATCAGCATCCCCTGTACTTCTTCGGGACTTGGTAGCGGCATTCACTCCCCCTTGAAAAAAAGTACTGCGCCCCGGCCAGCGCTGACACGCCGACCGGGGCCCGCCTGGGATGGCAGAGGTTGAGAAGTATAGAGGTTCGTGGACGGTGTCAGCCGTCGCGGGGTCGCGGTAACTACCACGTCCCATCACCTCTTGCGAGCTTGTTCTGCCCTCCACGCTAACCGCGCAGCATGCAACAGGTTCTTCGCGTCCGACGGGTACGCATACTCCGCGGGCATCCCTGCACGGGCCATATGCTCGAAGCTCATAGGTCCGTACATCGCAGCTACAGTGACCGAGTCGCGGAAGACCTTCTCCGTCTCGGACTCCTTGTACCCATCGTATTCCTCGGAGATCTCGTGGAACGCCGCACAAGCCGTCTCAATGAGGTCCTTGTGGTCCAGTACAGCGCAGGCCAGGTTCGTGGCCAGCCCACGCCACACTTCCCGAGGGACTTCATTTGGGTAGTCCCTCATCCACTGCGTGAGTTGGCACTCAGGAGCGAGCATCTCCTCGAGCAGGAACTCTGTCTCCACTCGAGGTGACCCTGAAGAGTGCATCCCCTGCTTCTCTTCTCCGTGGTTCGCCCCACTACTGGCGACTCGTCGCGCTGGCTGCTGGACCTTCTTCAGCAGCCACTCAGGAGCCGCAGCAAGCTCAGCTGACCCTGGTCCGTTCTGCCAGTTGTACCTACGTCCACTCTTGTGGAGGGACCCCGCCCCGACCACGTAGCCTCCATCGCCACGCGTATCGAGGCCGGGCCCCAATGCACCAGCCGTGTTTCGGTACTGTTCGCCAGGATATTTGAAGTAGAAGTGCATCCCCTTTGATCCGGTGATGACGGTGATGGTCTTGGGTAGGGGCGTATTCTCCTGCTCCAAGCGAGCCAGCGTTTCGAAACCACCATTCTTCGGATCCACATCGAGCACCCAGATACCTGATCTGGATCCTGTCGCAATACCGAACCCATCTTGCGGCCAGTTCTCCCAGTGCTCAGGCCGCCCAGCCTCCTTCGACCAGGCGATGTGCGGATGCTTCCCGATGTTGGGGCACGTATCATCGAGGCAGTCGCACCGAGCTGACTCAGTGCCCGCCCCGATGATCCGTCGTATCGGGAAGATGTGGTAATGCAGCGTGTTGATGTAGACTTCAGCTATCTTCGCGTTTGACACACTACGTCTCCTCGACCATTTCCAAGCACTGGTTGATGTACGACCGCCAGCCCTGCGTGACGGGGTACAAATCCTCTGCGCACGGCCAGAACCCCAACTCCTCGAGGCACCTCTTCTCGAAGAGCCGCTGGTCCATGAGCTCTTCTGCGAAGAACGACACGAAGCGATCCTTCACCACGTGCCTATCTCCGACGGTGTACTGCTCCTTCTCGTAGACGAAGAGCCACTTGTTCGGTGACTGCTTGACCACGCGCTCCAGCTTCAGTTCGGTGTTCAAGCTCACAGATCCCTCTGATCGACCAGCCGATCCGCCTTGTCCAGAAAGTTGCTCAGCCGCATCATCGCCGTCTCGTAGGCCGTGTTCGGATGCCCATCGTTGATGAGCTCGCAGATGGCTATGGCCTGCGCGAACGTCACCGCCTCGCACAGCAGCTTATGTAGGCTGCGCGAGTACGACTTCTGGATCAGCAAGCGTGCGTTCGCGTCCTGCAGTGCACGCTTGAGGCGCTCCTCTTCTGAGATCTTCTTTGGTTGCTTCTTCGTGCTCATCGTAACCTCAGGGGTACAACGTAGTTGTTCACATCGTGTAGGAGATCCGCCGGGATGCCCGTCCCTCGGCCAGCCTCGCGGTTAACCCGTTCAACAACACGCAACAGAACTTTTTCAAGCTTTTCGAGTCGTTCGGCTTGCTTCTTTACTTGTTTGCTCCGCCTTTCGATCAGCCTCGAGATGTCCCCCGCGATCTTCCGCCCCACCGCCCCATCGGCGAAGTGGGTCTCGTAGACGCGGTGAAGCAGCTCGTTGTCGCCCTGGGTGAACTTCTTCATGGCTCCTCCGTCGGGGGAATCTCGTAGAGCTTCTTCAACGCCTCCTCGGCTGTCGGCGCCTTCATGAAGGCGTCCACTGCCTTGGCTGCGTCCTTGTACGCTTTCTCACGCGCAGTCAGCTCAACGTCTTGCCGCCCTACCTCCATCTGGTAGTACTTGTCACCCTCGAACTCCATCTTCATCAGAGCTCGTACTGCTCGAGTCAGCCACTCGATGCGCTCGTTGCGGAGGTCTTCTCGGTTACTCTTCATCGAACCACCTTTCGTATGAACGTCTTCTCGATCTTCACGATGCGGTAGGGAATCTCCGTTCCGAACTCGTGCTCAGCCCACGCCCTGGCAGAGCTCAATCGCACAAACCCGAGAGGCCAGCCGTCGTAGGGGTTAAACCGCATCCATTTGTTAACGATCTTCTCCTCGATGAAGTAGGTGACTTCTTTCATTCTATTTCCTTTTTCGCCGCCATCTCCCGGAACTCTTCTTCCGTCACCTCGACGTTGGCCCCGTTTCGACGGATGAAGATCCCAGTCCCGGGGGAACGCCTTTCCCGCGTGTCGATCCACTCGAACCAGTTCTTGATGGCGGACATCCACGTAGCGCGGCAGTCCTTGCAGACGCGCAGCGTGTAGAAGCCACGAACCCCGAGAGGCTGGTCCGTGGTGACTTCGCCACCCCCGATGTTGATCGACACCCCGTTCCCCAGGGGGAGAGTAGGCGCAGGCTTGTGCAGCTTGAGGTGCGCAGGGTCAGCTTCGAGCAGGGACTTCCTTCCAAAGGGCAGCCCAAGCTCCTGCATCTCGTAGAAGCACGCCATCCACAACGTACGTCTGTCTTCGCCAACCTCGCCGCAGCGTTGACATGTCGAGTCAGCAACCTCTTGCTTGGCCACAGTAAGTAGCTCCTGGTTTCGCATCGAATCGCACTGTTCGCACCGAACCAACATCGAAACATCGTGGATACAAGGCATGGTCAGTCCTCCATCCGCGACAGCCGATACAAGATGTCCTGCGCATCACACAGCCCGTTGAACAGCGCCCAGTCATCCGTGCTGCCGTGCTGCCGTGCGGTGCTCCCACACTCGCTACACGTCTTCGAGTCCACCTTGAGCGTCGCCTTCACCTCCAGAAGCAACGTTATTGCTTCTTTGATCTTTCTCTTGTTTTCTTTGGTCATTTATTCCCCTTCTTCTTCGCCTTCTTGAGATTCGGCCGAATCCGCAGCGTGTACCCAAGCTTCCACGCCAGCGTCTTCACCATGTCCAGGTCCGACGACTTGTAGCCGCCGCCGTACCCGAGGATCCGTCCCATGTTGCCCCCGACGGCAACGACGACCACCTCATCGGCGTGGTGCGTCTCGACGACCGTCGCCGCGTTGCAGCTGTTCCCCGACGGGATGTCGAGGTGGAACTTGCTGGGGCCACCTAGATACAGGACAGCGTCAGCCAACTTCTTCCCGAACAGAGGATCCTTGGAGATCTGGTCGAGCGCGTCGTTAAGCACAACTACTGTGGTGTTGAAGCCCATTCACTGCTCCTTATGCGTAAACGCGATGCGTTCGTTCGAGATCTTCTTCTTGTACTTCGCTCACAGCCGAACCGCCTTCCCCATGGCCCGCACCAGCTTCGCCCAGTCGACAGCGCTCAGCATGATCTGTCCTTCCGGACAACCACACCCCTTTCGTTCGACGTAGAGCTCCACACAGTTCTCCCACTTACTGCCCGGCGGATGCCGCACCGAGACCACTACGGTCCCGAGAGACGACGAGTCATCCACGACAAATCTCTTCTCCTTCATTTGATCCCCTTTGCTTTCTTGATTGCTGCGTGTGCCCTACGTACCGCCTTCCCCGAGCGGTCGCCGATACGACAATCAACGCCGTCGCTTTCCCGCAGCAACGCCACCAACGCTTTCAGCAGTTCCGGCGCGGCGGCGGCAAGACGCATGTCCTTCGCGATGGGCTCTCGATCCACATCATCGTACGGGTCGAACGCCTTGAACACGCGATCCCCATCCAACGTCTCGACCAGCCAACGTTCTTCGTTCCAGAACCAGGGTCCAGGGGTGGCGCTCACTTGGGCTCCTTGGTGGAGGCGAGTACGTCGCGACAGAACGCAGCCACCGCACGCTCACGCTCGGATGACCACGTGTACGTAGTGACCTCGGCCTCCAAGAGTTTACGTAGCCTCGCCACCTCGTCCCGGGCTTCGTTCCGCTGGCCTTCCATGCGGTGCATAGCCTCGGCCATGACTGCGTGTGCTGCGCGGGCCTTGTCGCGCTCGACCTCGGCGCGGTCCCTCTGTTCGATCAGCGTCCCCAGGTTCTCCCGAGAAATTTCATACCCCTTGCCCTCGAACCCGACGGACCCAAGCACCGCCACGAGTGGGTACGCATGCTCGCTGAAGTTGAACCCCTGCTGCCCGACGATGCTGTCACGGATGTCGCTGATCTTACTCAGCGCCATACAGTAGTCGTCGCGCTGCTTCTTTACTTCGATGAGCGCTTCTTCGAGCGTCACGTCGTCTCTCCAAGTACCTTCAGCATGTGAACAGCTCCTTTGATCCGCGCCTGGTAATGTTTGATCTTCTCGAGCCTCACGTCTTCAGGGAGGTCCATCTTCTCGACCTTACCGATTGGCCAGTCCATGTACTCACGGGTGGCGATCTCGTCGAACCACTCCTTCATCTCATCTTCGGAGGGCTCCTCCGGGGACCAGGTCCACTCAACATGGACGCCCTGATGCCCTGGGCCGTAGGTGATTCGAACGCGGTACCATGCCCCGATCATGTCTTCGGCGCCTTTATCGCGGCCATGGCCTCACGCTCGTACTGCTGAATCACCCGATCTCGGATAGCTCCGACCGCTTCGATGACGTTGCTCTCCCCCTTCTTCCACGTCTCCAGAGCTTCCCGGTTCAGCATCTTCAGGACCTCTTCGGTCTGCGAGAGCTTCACCTTGTGCTCGTCTCGCTCCCGTCGAGCAGCGTCACGATCAGCGATGTACCGTCCGACCTCAGCATCCTGCTGCTGCATCGAACGCGACATCACCCCGTGCGATTGCTGGTACGCGTTCATCTCCGCGGTCGCGAGGAGGAGGTCTCGCTTCAACGCCTCCATCTGCCTGTTCTGCTCCTCCAGGAGCTTCGGGAGCGCACCGGCCTCGAGCGACATGCCGTACTTGTCGGTCATCACAGCCCGCGCCGCCCGGAGTTCGTCGGGCGCCGTAGCCCACGCCGCCTTCTCCTTCTTCAGCTTCTCTCGCAGCTCGACGATGACGTCGCGGTGCTCCTGCGTCATGGCTGCCTCTTGCTTCAGCCGACCATGCAGCTCAGCGGCTTCACGCTTCAGCTTCTCGTGGGTGTCCCGGAGGACCGCCTTATCGGCGATAGCCTCGGCGTAGCGCTGCTCGGCCTCGCGCGCCCTCAAGACGAGCTCCGTCACATCGCTCCCGGGGACCCACCCCATCCCACGAAACGCCTTCTTCATCAACCCCAGCTCGTTGGCGATTCTCTGATCTTCCACGCAAAATGCACACGGCGTGGGGTCGTACTCAGTCTTGTTGTGGTTGCAGCTCATTGTGCCTCCAGGTTGAAATTGAATGGTGCAGCCATCTGAACGCCCACCTCGAACACGATGTCGAAGGGCGTGGTCTTCGTGATGTTCTCGTACAACAGCAGTCGCATCTTCTCGCTCTCGACGCGGATGTACCGCGACGAAGAGATGATCTCGTAATCAGCTGAAGGCGTGCATCCCTGCTCGAGGCACGTATCCAACAGCACGTACGCCTCAGGCCCCCGCATGAACAAAGTAAGCCCCGGAGCCAAAAGCAGGTCAGCGTTCCGGGGCTCATACGGAGCCACGAAGTTGTGAAGCAACATCCCGCGGGCGTAGCCGCGGTTGTAGCCGTAGTAGTACCCGCCCCGGCGCTGATCGTAGTCCAGCGTATCCAGGGTGGCGTAGAAGGTGGCCGTTCGGCAGGCACGAAGCCGCGTCACAGCCTGCCTACGCGGCGGAGCATTTCGCGGCCAATACGGCGCTACCATCTCCGTAGTATCAAAGTCCTCGAACGCCGTCGGGAAACCGATCCAACGAACCGGCTTGTAGCGGAGGTTCCTCTTCGTCTCCTTGACGAACCTCTTGTACTGGTACCGCAGGTGCTCCTCGACGTTTCTTCCGTTTACGTCCGTCCCCGGAGTGTTGTAGATGTGCATCCCTCTCCCCTCGAGATTCAGATTTCAGCTATACTTGGGCCACTATGGCAGCCACGCTCAACCACACGCAGACCCGGACAGCATCAGTTCCCCCGGCGCTATCCGTAGCGGCGCCCTACCGCGTCGTGGATGTTGTCAACTCTTCGACGGGTTTCCCTGAGAGCCCCGCCGCGGCCTCCGTGTTCGTCTTCAAAGTCGCGGACGGACTCTTCGATCATGTAGCGACCGTCTTGGACGTACAGACCTACCCCAACTCGCTGCTCGCGGCGCAGGGGGCCAATCTCCCGTACTACCGGCTGTCCTCTGTGACCAAAGATTTCGCATCGGTGGCGCTCGCACAGGACTTTGCGTCAACTCTGATCTCACGCATGACGTCTCTCTGTAAAGAGTATGACATCACTGCGACCGCCTTCGTCGGCGTCACAGGCCCCATCGCCATTCCGTAATCACAAGGCCCCATGCCCGCCATCGTCACTACTCTCGGCCAGCGCTGCACTGTCTACCTCGACGTGGACGGCGTTCAGCGCTTCAAGATCGACTCGAGCATCGACGCCGTGCTGGCAGGAGACCTACCTATCTACGGGGCCTCTCCTTATACCTCGAACATCTTCGTTCACCAGGTCACTGATCCAGTCAACCCGAAGGCCGATACGTTCCTGCGGGTCGGTAACATCGTCGATCTCACGACTCTCGCACTTGGGAGAGAGACAGCTGTAGGGCGCAATCAGACGCTTTACCTGTCCACGCAGTTCACCGTTTCGTACGACAACATCGCCTCAGCGACCCAAGCGAAGACGCTGATCCAACAGCGCGTCGACAACCTCATCGCCGACTGGCACAAGTACAACGACGAGTTCCTTGCGCCGCTCAATGCCCCGGCGGTCCCCCCGTACACCTACTCGGACATCCCGCTTCCGCTCACGCTGAGCGAAGAGACGGCCCGCAAGGACGCGTACAACACCGCTCACGCAGAGTATCTGGCGTCAAGGACGGCCACGGCAACAGCGCAGTCCGCGTACGCCATCGCCGCAGCAGCAGCTACTGCAGCGAACGACGCCGCCACGAAGGCCGTAGCAGAGAGCCAGAAGTGTTCAAATCTTCTGGGCCAGTTCAACGGTGCCAACACAGCAGTGACTAGCTACCGGGCGTCCGTCAATACCTTCATGGCCGCCGCAGCGGTGTTTGCAACGGCTTCGCAGACGTACATCAACTTGGGTGCTGCCCCGGGTGCAGGGCCTTTGGCGACGTTCACCGCTGCTAAGGGAGTTTTCGATACGGCTATCACAACGATGGCCGCCGCCGTCCAAGCGGAGGCCCTGAACGGCGCCCCCGCTCTAGCCACCTTCAACACCAACCTGTCCCAAGCTTGCACCGCGAAGATCGCCGACGTGCAGGTTGCTGCAACCGTCAAGACCACCGCGGACACGGCCGTCGCCACAGCAGCCACGGCGAAGAAGGCAGCCGACGAAGCAGAGTCGGCCGCCCTCATCAAGGATTCCCTGACGTACCTCTCCGTCAAGGAGCTATGCCCGGACTTTGAGCACCTGGTGCCGTAGCTCACGGCTTCCCCGCCTCGAGCCACATGTCGATGGCTACTTGCCACGGGGCAGCCGTGGCTACTTCAATGTCTGTGTACGCCCCGTAGGCCTTGATGAGCTTCTGACGAATGGCCCACCTGTTCGCCTTCGTGAAGCAGCCATTTGAGATCTGGATGCTACAGAGCCCGTCGAGCTGATCCGCTTTTTGTAGCCCCAGCTCAGATCCGCATCCACGGCAGTGAGCCCACCTCATGGTGTCCCCAGCTCTAGCCACAGATCGATTGCTACCAGGCGTTCCGCCGTGTCGTAGTTGTCCGAGGGAGTCGGAACGAGGACATGCGCCATGTTGTGGCTCTCTACCCAGTTGAGCCATCGTGTGTAGCAAGTAGTGTCAGGCTCTGAAGCATCAAGCAGCATGCTGCACAGCCCGTCTTGCGTGTCGCACACCGCCTTGAGCTTGAGCCCGCACCGCTTACAGTGCGTTATCACGGCGCCCCCGCCTCGAGCCACATATCGATGGACACCGCGCGATCAGATGTTGCGTAGTCCAGCCCAGGTTTAGTTTCTGGAAATGGGACCGCGCCACGGGTAGTCATGGTCCACTTCACCCATCGGTTGAAGCACGCTGGCGTTGAGTAATCCCCGCCGCAAAGTCCGTCTTCGCACTCGTACTTGAATCGTAGTTTTCGCCCGCATCGCTTACAGCCACGGTACACCACTTGTCGATACTTCGAAACCCATCCACGCTGGATGCTCACGGCGTCCTCGACTCAAGCCATTCATCGATCAGCACAAGGTCCGCGTCTTGGATGAGCACCGCGGCCAGCACGCCGTCTTCCTTGTTCTTGTAGAGCCACTCAGCCATTTTCGCGTAGCACGAGACGTCGCGCTCATCCAGTTTGGCAGGAGCGTCGCAGAGCCCATCCATCATCGAAGAGAGCCCCTTCAACGCCCCGCCACAGCCACGGCATACTTCGTAAAGCGGGGTATCAAGGGCCATCGAAGCGCACCTTTCGCGCGTTACGGATGGCCCCGATCATCGAGTTGTAGTCCCTGAGCTTATCCCGTTGAGTCTCAGCGCCACGGGCCCGTCGAGTCGCCACTCCCTTGGCCGCGGAGCGCCGACTCTTCTCGCTACGCAGCGCCGCAGCATACGCATCACGGATCTCGGCGTCAGCCCTGGCATCACCCAGAGCGACCCACGCCGTCACAACCGCGCAGTTACTGTGGTGCGGTTGGTGGTCCACAGGAGCCTGGCAGCTAACGCATATGGTGTTGTAAAAGTCTCCTGTCTCCTCGTGCGCCCCGGTGATCGAGATGAGCGTCCTCACCGCCTCAGGGTTCCGCATCCACTTCATGAAGTCGCTGGCGTCTCCCGGGGGGAACAACGAGTAGATGGTGTCCTGGAGCACTGACCAATCGGCCGGAGTCACGACGGCAACCCGTGCGGGCGCTCCGTCTTGACCTCGACAGGAATCGATTCCGATGCCTCGAGCTCCTTAGCCAGCAATGTGCGACATGCTTCGCAGAGGAACCCCTCAAAAGCGGGAGGCTCCTTGAGCTCCGGCTCGAGGGTGATGGTGGTGTACTTCGCGTCAGCTTCTCCACAAGTAATGCATGGCTTGCTCATTTCTTTTTCCTCTCTTTCATCTTCTTCTCGATCCACTCCGCCGCCTCCCAGCCCAACTCACCGGAGGCCTTGTTCAGTGCGTGCGCCGTCTGGATGAACCCTTCATCGAAGCAACGCGTCTGCATGGTCACCAGATCATGCGCTAGTCGACGCACAGCTTCTCTTAGCTCGTACTCTTCTTCGGTCTTCTGGCTCATTTCTTCCTCGACGCTGCGTAAGCCTGGAACTCCGCGACGATGAACAGACCGCAGAGCCCCAGGACGAAAACAACCCCGCCACCAGCAGCCGCTCCGATGAGCAGCAGGTGGCGTACTTCTTCAGGCGCGCACATCAGCAGCCGCCTCTTCGATACGCAGAGGCAGTTCCCCCACAACCCGCCCACGGATGACCTGCGCCTCGACGAGGGACAAGAACCGTTCGAAGTCTTTGCGTCTCCCCGAGCCCTCTTTGACGAGGACACCACGAGCGTCATAGACCTTGTAGTAGGTGACTCGTTCGCAGGCTCTCATTAGCGCGCCGTCCTCGAGTTCAGATGCGGCTGCGGATTCAGCCCCAACGTCAGCAGCATGTCGAAGACAGCAATGGAGCACTTCGGGCAGTACCGCCGTGTGTACGGCTCGTCTCGCCCATTGGGCCCACGCCGCATCAGCGTGAACACTGTCGAACCTTCTTTGATCGCGCCGTGCACCCACCACCCAGGTGATGACTCCCAGTTCTTCTCACGGAACGTCTTCCCGCAGGAACAGAAATCCTTGTTCCCGTGCATCTCCGCGAGCTCTTCCTGCGAGCGCCGCGTGGGGTAGTTGTTCCTGGCTGTCGACGGCTTCTTCTCCACCCCGTCCACCTTGAAGCTCAGGATCTTACAGCTCTCTTCGTTGCTGTTGAGTCCGTCTAGGTGGAGGTCTACTTCCTTGCGTGAGATCTCACGTACTACGACGGGTCCGATGCTCATGCGCTCCTCACTTTCTTTGCTGCTGCAATCGCCTCTCGCGACTGCACCAGCCTCTTGCCGTGGTACTGCTCTCGGATCTGTGTGACGGGGTCATCGGGGTCGTTGCGCATCTTGTCCATCACCCCGACCCACGACTCCAGCGCTGCCTGCATCATGTCGAACGCCGACAGCAACGCAGTCTGCTTGGCCTCCTTCTCCCGCCACGCACAGACGGGGCAGTGGGGGAACTCCTCTTCTTCCATCACTCCGCCGCACTCCGGAACCCTACAGAGTCGGACGCTCATCGCGCCCTCTTGGCCCGTGACTTTTTCACATCGACGCCCTTACGCCCTACTTCCTTCAGACCGGTACAGTCGCAGTGCGCGCACGACATACCCCCGTGGCGGAAGTGGTTGTTCTCCGGGTGCCCGCAGGTACAAACCAGCAGGCCAAGCTCGAGCGCCCGCTGCCGGGTCATTCGCAGAACCAGCATCTGTTTGAGTGGTGTCATTTTTTCCTTTCTTGGTGGTACCTCTCTAGCGCCTCATGCAGCGTTTTCGGCGTGATCCCTTCGCCTTCCTTGAACGTGAACTTCGCCATCAGCTCGTGGTCCAGCGGGTAGCCTGCGAGCTCGTCCATCTCTTCGTTGGTGAGGACGCGACCGCCCAGGAGCTCCTCCGCTTTTGCGAGCCGATGCTCCAGCTTCGTGATGGCCGCCCGCCCCCAGCATCGGGGGCACGCACCAATCCCGTGGCAGTAGTCACAGCTGTCGTCGCTCATCAGTACCCCATCTCTTTCACGTAGTGGCCGCCCTTGTGCCCCCTCGGAAGCGTGCAGTAGCAGCCCCCAGACTCCTGCTCTGGGCACCGCGCTGTCGCTTGAGTGAGAGCACCGAAGATACGGTCCCGCATCATGTCGATCTCGTTGTTCATCCTGTCCTGCATGTGGCGGTAGTTTTCCTCAAACTGCTTCGCCTCCGCCGCTCTGAGCTTGGGCTCGGCGGAGAGCTCCTTGACCCGCTGTTCCAGCTTGCGAATCTTCTCGTCCTTCCGGGCGTCTGAGTCGAGGGCGTCACGCGGCTCCCCGTCCGAAAACTCATTAGCCGCCTTTCGCGTCAGCCACGCCCGCGTCGCGCTCTTCACTTGAACTCCTTCTCATCGATGGTATCGAGCAACGTGAGCGCCGAAGCGTTGACCTGCTTCCGCGTCACCACGAGGATGCGCTCGCTGAACGACAGCGTAGATGGCTTCTGCAGCGCTTTCTTGAAGCCCCAGCCGTCATCGATGCCGATGAACCTGAGCTTCTCCTCCAGCTTGTCCCGACTCCCGTAGGAGTAGGGGGCCGGGCCCTCGAAGATACTGATGACCTTCCCGTACTGCATCCCAGCGGAACGCCCCAACGCCTTCCCGTAGACGACGATGTCCCCGGGCTTGATGGTCCTGCCTGCCTTGTCTTTCACTTCGCCTCCTTCACCGCCGCAATGGCGATAGCAATGTACCGGCGGAGCTCCCGCTCGTCTCCGCCCATGTGCGCCAGATCCAGCCCACCGAAGTCGTACGACGACCACTGCTCCCCTGTCTCCGCCTTATCGTGGAGACGCTTCAGCTCTTTCAACACGGCGTTCTTTTCGTCTTTCACTTGTCCTCCTTGAGCGCCTGCTCGATCAAGCAAGCTGGTGCTTTACAACCTTCGTCTTCTTCGCCTGGGAAACACATGTCGAAGCCCGTGTGTTCTTCCTTCAAGTCTTTCCAAGCATCACGGATCACCCCGAGCGTCACCTCAGCATCCCAACGCTTACGCTGTTGCGTAGCCGCCGCCCCCACCATCTCGATGAGCTCCCTCTCGAGCGCCACGACCTTGTTCTCCGCGATGTCCCGCTCACCGACGACGACCTTGTACGTCTCCGAGGCTGAGCGCTGGGCCTCGACCAAGGCGTTCTCCATCGCCTCCTTCATCTGCGCCCAGGACATCGACTGGATGTACGGATTCCGATGCCACCCAGAAGGAGCAGCAGCACCGCCTCCGTCGGTCCAGCTCACCTCGATGCCGATCTTCTTCAGGTCTTCCGTGATGCGTTTGAGGCACCACTCCAGGTCCTTGAGGCGCATCTCCGCCTTGTCAGCGCGGTCTCGTGCTTCCTTTACGGCGGCCCACTTCTCCGAGAGAGGGTCGTTCATGTGGCGACCATCTTCCATGAGAGCTCGACCTCGGGCTTGTCAGTATCGAAGCGATACCAAAGCATGCCAAATTGATCCTGTGCGTAGATTGCGCAGCCTTGCTGCCCTAGTTCGGTGACGACCCGATGCCTCGTTGCCCAGTAGCTCATCAGTCCCTCTCCGGCTTCAACCCGCAGAGTACGCGCCACTCATCCGTGCATACCTCGAGTCCAGCCTGGTTCACGATCCAGCAGATCTGGTCGCACAACATTTCCCGTTTGCTGGTGTTCTTCACCTCACGAAATCTGAATTTGAACTCGTCCCCCGCCGCCTTCTTACGGTCTGCCAACTTGATGTAGCTCATGTTTGATCTCCTCAACCTCTTATACCCAAAAAAAGAGCCGGACCGGGTAGTGTGTCTACCCGGCCCAGCCCTTCAACGAATCGCTTCGAGCTTCTGGATCCCAGGGAGTGTCCCGTATGCTCCGACCTTGGAGACATCCGCGACCTTCCACATCTCCGTGCAGTGCCGGTTGATGTACGAGCCGTTGGTCCACGTGAGTTCAAGGTGGTCCCGCATCACGCCGATCGCCAACACATTTCTCCGACATCCCCACCCGTACGTCTCATAGGGGTGAGGGATCTGCAGTAGAAGCCACCAGATCGCCAAGACGTTCTTGTCTGTGACGGGCCCTCGCTTCGCAGGTACATCCTTTTCGGTGAGCGCGAGGTCGAACTTCTCCGCCACCTCCTCATACGTCTTGAGGCCGTGGTACGGCTGGATGTCCGTCTTCGCCCTATGCACCTGCATCACGAGCTTTCCACCTTGCAGCCTCACTCCCGTGAGCATGATCTCCCACCGTGAGTGCTTCGCTGTGTTCCCTACGCCTCGGACCAGCTCCCACAGCTGCCACTCAGGCATGTCAGACCTCTTGATGAGGTCCAGCATCTGTGGCGCGCACTGGTCGATGATCTCCTGCTCAGGGGGCAACGGGCCTTTGCAGTGGGACGCCATCTCGCAGTTGTCTTTGAGGATGCACTGCGAACACTGTGTCCTCTTGAACCACCGCGTCTCCCCAGCTTTCGTAGCCCGCTCGGAGAGCTCCTTCTTGTTCTTCTCGATCTCCGTGAAGTCGTGCTCCCAGTACGGGCGGAGCCGAGCGCAGAAGGCTCCGACTCGGGTGTCCATCGGGGTAACGAAGGTGTGCCCCGCGATGACCGCCTTGCTCTCTCCCAGCATCTGAATGAGATCTTCACCTTCGAACTTCTCACCCACACAGGAAGGTACCTTGATGCCCGCGCCCTCCGAGAGACACGTCTCCCCCTTCTCCGGGCAGGACGCACAGCCAACCGCCTTGAACAGGGACAGGCACTGGTTGAACCGAACCCGAAGGTCCACCCAGTGCTGAACCCCGTTCACGTAGAACGCCATCGGCGGCTCGCCAAGCTTCACCTCATCGGGAAGCCGTGCATCCGACGTCGTCGTGACAAGGGTGAACTTTGGCTTGACCCCGGACGGCGCCTTGTCCCTGTCCCAGTACCCGCGATAGCGATCAGGGTTTACGTCCCCCACGGGCTTCACGAAGTACCCCTGGGGAAACAGCGCGATGATCGCAGGGTCACGGGCAATCGCCTCGAGGTTGAGCCCCTCGAACAGCAGCGACGCCCGCTTCCCCCGCTTCGATTCGTAGCAGACGGTGTACATCATTCTCCGATGACCCCAGGGTGAACGATCCCCTCTACTGCATCGACAGCCCCGACTGCCTCTCCGTTGACGAACTCGAACATGGAGAAGTTGTCCGTTCCTGCGTGCGCCTCTTTCGCCGCGTTGTAGAGCCGCAGCAGCTTGGCCGTCTTCTCCGGGGCGAACCGGGTGAAGTAGTTGAGCTTGCCCACGATCCACGCATGTAGCTTCGGCACCGACTCCCGCTTCGCGTACTTGAGCTGCGCCTCGAACCCGAGAGCCTTCGCTTTGTACAAGAGCATGTGCATGCGCCGGTACTCGTTCGCCGGGATGTTCAGCTTACGGTTGATGTTGATCCCCAGTACTCGCTGCGGTTTCCGCCAGTGCTGGACCTGAAGCTTCTTCCAGTTTACTCGGTATCCCGACTCCTTGATGACGCCAGCTGCCAGCTGAATCGTCTCTTTTACTGCCGCCGTTGAGAGCGCGGAGTCGTGCGAAAAGTAGAGATCGTCTGCGTACCGGGTATACCGCCATCCGGGCCCCAGCGCCTTCATCATCGGCTGGTCGATCCGCCAGTCACACACCAGGTTACAGATGTCGCCCGCGGTCAGCGCTCCCGGAGGAACGCCTGTACGTAGTGCCTTCTTCTCGTCGCGGTAGTCGGTCGTCAGCAGCTGGCCGAGTAGCGACGATACGTAGTGGTTGTACCCCACGACCTCGTGGAAGTACTTCCTGATCCATGACCGCCGGGTGGACAAGAAGAAGTCCTTCAGGTCCATCTTGAACTTCACACCACGCCGAGGGCAGTCGTGCTTCGTGGGGTTGCGCCCCGGCTTGGTGTCCTCCACGCAGGTTGGGCAGTCGCGCAAGTGCGCCGTCGCTGCGTCCAGGGTCGATTTCCCGACCTGGTACGCCGAGACATGCGGCCCCAGGTTGTTGCAGAGGGGCAGCAGGATGCGAGCTCGGAGCTGCTGCTGGAAGACGCGGATGAGTCCGTTCGGATCGAAGGTCCGGCGCAGCCCGCCGGTCTTCTTCTTGAGCATGAACTCGTTGTACATCTCGTGGCGATTCTCGACGATGTACCAGAACGTCTTGCCCGTGAACCCCAGGCGGAACGCCAGTGTCCAGTCATCAACGACCAGCGGAACACCGGGTAGATTCACCAGGGGCTCGCGCACTTCGATCTTCTCGAGGAAGTTCTCTTTGTACGTCGGCATGGTTACTTGACCTTCCTGAAGGGGATGACCCCCACGATGGAGTGCCTTCCCCCGATCTGGCTAGCCCCTACGAAGTGCACTGTGGTGTAGGCAGGCAGGATTGGGTGCCGCGCCTTCGTGATAGCCGCCACGTAGATCTTCTGCGCCTCTTCCATGTGCGTAGCCTCCACGCACATCGGGACATACTCCTCGTTGTACATGTGCTTCGTCGTTGGATCAAACACTCCAACGAACGCCCGGCAATAGAACGTGTGCATCAGTCCTCCTCAAACGGTTCGATGGCGGAAGGCAGCGGCTTATCCAGCCCGTCCTTGAAGTGGTTGTGCACCCCCAGCGCGAGCGAGGTGTAGCAAACCGGCTCACCAAGACGGCAGTGGCCGTTCTGGTGGTTGATGAAGTTCGGGCACGCGATGCACACGGGCCTGATGTTGGCCTCAGGGGTCTGGAGGTACGTGAGGTTCGGGAAGGGGTCCTGTACGCCCGATGCCTGCGCTTGAATCGTCCGACCTCTTCTCTTTCGAACCGGCCCGTTTGTAGGCGCTCGGTACCTCCCCGCCGCCGTGAGGTAGCGAGGCATATTCGTCGCGACGTACTTCGCCAGGATGGGCACAGCCATCACCCATTCATGTTGCTCGAGCAGCTCGGTCCACTCGTCATTCGTCGGAGCCGGAGCAGCGTCATCTCGATCGAAGGTGTGCGTCTCCCCGGCCTCGATCTTCACGTAGTCACGCAGCAGGTTCTTCAGGTTGTCCTCCACCGGGAGGATCAGCGCGTAACGGAACAACTTCTTGAAGAGAGTGTGCTCGCCGTTCTTGGCGATATACACCCAGTCAAAGGGAAAGAGTTTTCCAGCGGCTTCGCGTTTTACGCGGAGACAGTACAGATCCATGAGACCTCTTCTTCTTCTTGGTGATGGTGAACAGCACGTGCAACGTTGCGTACAGCTTCTCGAGGTTGAGGCGTTCCCGCCTCCCTTGTTCGAGGTGCGCGATGAAGGTACGGCAAGGCTCATTCGCCAGGTCAGCGACCTGTTGTTGTGTGAGCCCGGCCTTCCTTCGTAGTTGCACGATGTCGCGGATCATTCGCTTCATCGTGACGTTCATGGGGGCTTTCTTACGGAGGCAGAATGACGATCTGTCCGCCCGTCTCCTTGACCTTCTTGATGATGTCCATGATGTTCAGCGCCTGCACCTGCTTGGAGCGCTTCTCGACGTACCCTGATCCGTCATCCGCCCGCATCAGCTCGCCGTCGTGCACGTACTCCGTCCCGTCCTTGCGGCGGTACACGCAGCGGTTCTTCTTCGTCTCCTCGGAGTACTTGGTATTCCCCGCGAGGTCCGTGTTGTAGTGCTTGATGGTGATGTCTTCTTTTTTTGTTGGTGTCGGCATTATTCCTCCTTCATTGAGAACATCTCGATCACGCGATTCGGTGACACATTGTCCATCCCCTCGCAGGGTGAACACCCCGGCATCACCAGCCAGATGATGGGGCAGTCAGGGCGGAACTGCGGGAAGCACTCACCCATCAGCCCCACACCACCATCGGTACAGACGACCATGAGGTCCGGCTTCGGGTGCTTCTCATCGAGCTTGGGCGCACCGGCCACCCAATCCGAGGGAACGTCAGCCCCGGCGACACGCTTAAAGAACGGCGTGTAGACGGTGCCTCCGTGCCCACGGCGGTTCAGGAGCTCCTTCACGTACTCATCAGAAGGCGGCTCCACGTTGGTGACGCGGACCTCCTTCTGCATCGCGGCGTCGCACTCGCAGTACGTCACGAACACCGCCTTGTTCTGAGCGAGCAGCGAGTTGATGCACGCACAGGCACGTACGTACTCCGCGTCCCCCATCGATCCCGAGGTGTCCGTCATCCAGGTGATGTTGAACCCGAACTCCAGCATCTGGCCGGGCCAGGGCTCCATGTAGTCCTCGTTGATGAGCGCCAGGTTTGGCGCGCCCATCTCCTCCTGCACCCGGGCCGAGATGGCGCCCTGGATGATGTCCCGCAGGAACGAGTCCCAGGGAATCTGCTCCGGCTCGAGCAGTGCGTCGATGATCCTCTGAACCGACCCCGCCATGAAGCCGCGGTCACGGTTGATGCGCTCATTCGCTGAACGCGCCAGCGCCTGGGCGTGCTTCTTCATCTTGTTGCCCGCTGAGACTGCCTCCTCGGGGGTCATCTGCTCCGCCTTCTCGTTCCACTGGCGGTGGCCCTTACCCGTCATCTTGTCGAAGGCCTTCTGCAGCATGTCGAAGGTCTCAGGCTCGTTGATGGCGTGCTCGATCAGAGACTCAGGCAACCCCGGGATGTTGTTCGGCAGGCCAGAGCCGCGCCCACGCCCGAACGGAGAACGCAGAACGTCTCCACCCCCGGAGCCTCCACCTTCACCGTCACCTTCACCCTCGCCGTCTCCTTCTCCGGGCGTATCCCCGCCTTCCATCTGCTCCATCAAATCCTGGAGCATGCGCTGGATCTGTTGCTTGATCTTGGGGAGGTCCTTCAGCATCAGCGTGAAGTACTCCTCCATCGAGAGCCCCTTCGGGAACCCGAACTCCTCGGGCAGCAGGAACGGGAACTCGCCGGTCGCCGTGCCCATCTTGCGGTGCGTCTCCTCGAATCCCGGCTCGAGTCGTACGATGGCGTCATTCGCTGCGAAGTCCGCGGCGAAGTTGAACGTCGCCAGGATGGCCTTGCGTACGAAGGGATCCGTGCAGTTCGCCACCATCTTGAACAGCCGGGGGATGTGGTTCAGGCAGACATGCGCTGCCTCGTGCACCAACGCGAGCCGCTTCATCGTCGGGGAGCACTTCTCGAAGAAGGGCAGGTGGACGGTGAGCAGGTACCTGAAGTTCGGCGCCAGCTGGACCGACAGAGTCCCGTCGCCATTGGTGAAACGCTTGTCCATCCCGTTCACGACGGTGCACCAGTAATTCGAGGCACCTCTGCGACTCACGAGGTAAACCAGCGACTTCTGCAGTTCGTTCTCGTCGCCTGTGGTAGTGGTAGTTGCCATTCAAGCCTCCTATACTTCTTGGGTTAACCCTCTTTCGAGGTGGAAAAATGTCGATTGTCGATCAATTCAGCGACCCTGCTTTTGGTACCCTGGCGCGCCAGGTATCCAGGATGCCCGCCCTCGAGGCTTTCGTGAAGCAGGCCGAAGTGGAGCAGGATGACGTAGCGTCCCTCCCCGACACCGCCTTCGCGTGGCCCGCTGAGCGCAAGTACCCGATCCACACTCCTGAGCACGCAGCCCTCAGCTACGCCTACAGCAAGGTCGCCAGCGCGCTTCCCAAGGAAGTCACCGCGAACCTCGTCCAAGCCCTCGAGGCCTACGACGTACCCGAGTCCACCTTCGCGGAGCAAGAGGTGAAGGTCGCCTCCGACGAGAACGACTTCCTCATCCCGGAGCACCGTCTCTTCATGGTGAAGACGGCTGCCCAGTGCAAGCGCGCCCAGGACGACCTGGTCGCGGCCATCTCCAAGCTGGACCTGGAGAACCGTGCTATCGCCTGCGCCAACCTGGTGAAGAAGGCAGACGATCTCGGCGTTGAGCTCCGTCCCGAAGTTCTACAGCTCGCAGGCCTGGTGGTCTCCAGCACCAAGATCGCCGCCCAGTGGCTCGACGCTCGAGCGGGTCAGCGCCCCGATGGGGACATCTACAAGGGCGCCTACGAGGTCCTCGCCAACCAACTGCGGAAGGGCCCGGAAGAGCTCTCCGACCGGAAGGGCCTGCTCAAGGTAGCTGCTGCCATCGCGGAGCTAGACGAGCGGAGCGGCCTCGATCGCCACTATGACCGCAAGCTCCCCGACCCCCTCCGCACGATGTTCAACACAGAAAAACTGGCCTCCAAGTCAGTCGACCTCGGCGGCACCTTCATCTCAGTCGCGAAACTCGCTCAGCTGCCTGCGTCTTTCTGGGAAGATCTGGGCGGCAAGGAGCTTGGAGACGAAATCGCCCCCGGCGGAGTCGTCGACCAGTCAAAGCTGGCGACTGTTGTGGACACGCTTCCCCTCGATCTGAAGCTTCAGCTGAAGGCCCACTGTCGCTAACAAATGACCCTCTCCGACCTCCAGCGCACCGTCGTCAAGGAAGCGTACGCGGCCTACTTCAAGGCCCCGAGCAACGCACAGAAGGCCCACGCCAAGACGGTGATGCAGGATCCTCAGGCAACTGCGACGTCCGTGCTCATCGCGGCGCACTACCTGCTGGGGCCCACGTTCCTCGCATACGAGCCTGAGACGCTGTGGCTCGAGCTGGACCCCTGCCTAGCCAACCGCGACAAGCTGATGGCCGCCATCGCGCTGGCGATGACCCCGAGCTTCTACTGGGACTACCGCGTCTTCGGCGCAACAGCGCACGCCTTCACCAACGAGATGGTCATCCCCGAGTCCGTTCCCAAGTGCGACGCAGGACAGATGGCCTGGGCCTGCTTCGAAGCCGAGCTCATCTACGCTCTGACGGACACCGGCAACAGCGTCCCCGAGTTCGACCCCTGCATCGAGGCCTACGTGGCGGTCTCCCTCTGGGATGAGGGGTTCGCCACCACGCCGTCGGGTCTTGGCTTTGCCAACGAAGAGCTCCAGGCCAAGGTCAGCAAGGAAGCCCTGACCCTAAAAGATGAAACCGAGAAGGCCTGGGCCGCGCTCCACAAGGAGAAGCTCGAACACCACAGGTTCGAGGACTCCCCCTTGGGAGCGCAGCTGGCCAAGCTCGCTACTTCTTGGGTGCACGTGGCGGGGAAGACCAGTCAGTTGAGGAGTCAAATAACTGCCCTCCTGGGCTGATCTTCCGAAGCTCCGCATTAGTCCCGCGCAACTTCGCCGTCGTCGGGGTGTAGATGTTCAGCGCCATGAGCACGTAGTGGCGCTTCTCGTGGATCAACCACCTTGGGAGATTCGGACCTTCCATCTCCAGCACGGTGTCCGGAGTTCCGTCGGTGAACATGATGGGGATATCGTAGATACGCCGTCCCCGTGCGTTCAGCTTCACGCAACTTCCATCGGATCACTGCCCTTACCGCGGCCGTGAACCTTCTTCTCCTGCTCGTCGTGGATGCGGTTGATGCGGTCGTTGATCTCCTTCCACAGAGGGTAGCCGCGGCAAGCCACGGTCAGCGCCTGCATGTACTGGAGGTTCCTCGGCTCGCTGATGCCCCCGTGCGCCGTGCAGGCCGAGTCGAGCATCTGGTAGAACGGCTGCGCCTGCTCGACAGGCATGTCGTGCCAGAACTGCACCAGCTGCGGTGCGATGAGCTCCGGGTCGGGACGCTCGCGGAACATGAACTGGGCGACCTCTTCCACGAGACGGGTGTACTCCCCGCCAGGCTCCTTCTGCAGGTCCTGGGTGCGCTCGCGGAGCTTGCTCTTCGCCTTGTACTTGTAGAGCACCTCCTCCGGGGAGATGATGATCTCGTTGTTCTTGATGAACTCCACGAGGGTCTTCGCGTTCACCGTGTTGATGGACGCTGAGATTCGCCACTCCGCCCGCTCTGAGGTGAGGTCAGTCTTCGAGGCCTCGAGGTTGTAGAGCGACAGCGAGACGGTCTGCCAGGTCGCAGGGCACGCGAACTGCTTGTTCCCGTCGCGGTCCTTCGCCGTGTACAGCATCGACGGAGACGCCGTGAGCAGGCGCACGACCATCGGGTGGCAGGGCTTCTCCATCCCATCGGTGTAGTGGAAGTCGTTCGTCACCGCGTGCTTCTTCCAGTCCGAGAACGTGTTGTACACGTACGCCTTCATCAGGCGGCGGTTGAACGCGGAGTTGGTCTCGATCTTCGTGACGTTGTACCCCGCAGTGCTGGGGTTCATCAGCGCCACGATGACGCAGTCATCCGGGAGGACGTAGTCGTAGATCCCACGGTCCTCGAGGAACTTGAAGAACAGCGCGATGGCGTGCTGCTGCCCCTGGTTGATTTCGTCGAAGATGAGGATGCACCTCTCTCCCTTTTTCGGGTAGTCTGATGGAATGGCGATTTTGAAGTGCCCAGACTCATCAGCTCGCTGCGGAACACCGGCTCCGATCATGGAGAACTGCGACGTCCGGATGTCCACGACCCGTAGGTTGTGCTTGCGGGCAAGCTGGTGAATGCCTTGCGACTTCCCCTCGCCCGCTTCCGAGATGAGGCACCAGACTCCTCGAGTCTGCTTCTGCTCGATGCTGAGGTCGATCTGCCACATTGCTTCGTGCAGAGTCATCCGCGGGATGCTGTAGCGGTCGTAGTACGCTTCACCTGCGATTACCTTGTCCTGCCCGACGTTACTCATGCTAACCTCTGTGGTGGTGAGTGAAATGAATCCCTGCAAAAAGTGTGGATCTGTGGACCGCATGCCGTCAGGCCCTTGCCGCCTTTGCAGGAAAGCGGATGTTGCTGGCAACAGGCGGCGCAATGCTGCGTATCGTAGGCGGCACCCTGAACGCATACGGGGGCGCAAATCTTCTTATTACGCTCAAGATCCCGCCAAGGCGCTGGAAAGAAATCTTAAGCGTCTTTATGGGATAACTACGGCGCGCTGGCACTCGATGTTGATCGCTCAGGCGGGGCGGTGCTGGTTGTGTGAACGTCCTATGTTTGAGCTCCCCGTTGTCGATCACTGCCATAAAACAAATGTTGTGCGCGGCTTAGCTCACGGTGGTTGTAACCGCGCTTTTGGCCACGCACACGAAGACCCTGGTATTTTAAAGGCTCTACTCACTAGGGCCATTGAGTTAAGCCTGCACAACCTTCAATTATCTTTGAGCTCCTGATGGAACAGACGATCAAAACAAAGAAGCTCTCGGACATCGCTGAGCGGTTGCTCTGGCTGGATGGGTCCAAGTTCAGCCTCGACGACTACCCGATGTACCGGAACATCTACAACGGGCGCTACAAGTCCACTCTCCTGATGTGCGGGAGACAGGTGGCCAAGTCTACGTCACTGGCCAACTTCATCATCTCTGAGAGCGTGGCCCTGCCACACTTCAAGGAGTACTACGTATCTCCATCAAAAGAACAAACGCTGATCTTCTCTAACACTCGCGTAGGGAAGACGCTCTCCTACTCGCCCATCATCAAAAAGTACTTCCAGTCTCCTGAGCACGCCGACCGCGTGCTGCACCGATCCTACACCAACGGCTCGGAGAACGCCTTCACCTACGCCTGCGACGACGCAGACCGCGCCCGTGGCTTCTCCGCCGATCGGGTGAGCTACGACGAGTTTCAGGACATGTTGTACGACTCAGTTGTCCCGGTCATCAATTCCTGCATGAAGAACAGCGAGTTCCGCTTCGAGACCTACGCGGGCACGCCCAAGACGATGGAGGCCAGCATCCAGTACCTCTGGGACAAGTCGTCTCAGACAGAGTGGGTGATGAAGTGTGAGGGCTGCAGCAAGTACAACATCGTCACGAGCGAGAAGTCGCTGGGGAAGCACGGGCCCATCTGCCTCAACTGTGGCCACGTCCTGAACCCCCGTACAGGGCAGTGGATCGACATGCAGAAGGTGGACAAAGACACGGGGAAGCACTCCGTGAAGGGGTTCCACATCCCGCAGTTGATCATGCCCCTGAACATCCCGTCCTGCGTAAAAAATACCGTGGAGAAGCCAAACGCCCAAGCGGATGCTCAAGCACGCTGGGACGACATCCTTCGCGACCACGACATGTTCTCGTCTGCGAGATTCCGCAACGAGGTCCTCGGTGTCTCAGACGCCGTAGGGCGTCGCCTCATCTCCCTGGAGGAGCTCGAGGCGCTATGCACAGGCGACGCAATCTCACCGACGCCGAACAAGAACCTGGATGGGTGTTCAGTCACGGTTGCAGGTGTTGACTGGTCTGGTGGTGGGACCACCGGAACCTCTCGCACCGTGCTGTGGATCTGGGGCTTCCACCCCAGCACGCAGAAGCTCCGCACGCTCTACTACCGCGTCTACCCTGGCAACAACGCCGTTGTGGACGTGGAAGACATCGCCCGCATCTGCCTGAGCTACAACGTCGCCATGGTCATCGGAGACGCTGGTGAGGGCGCCCTACCGAACGCCACCCTCCGTGCCCGCCTGGGCGCTCACCGGGTGACAATGGTGCAGTACGGAGCTCTGGCTCAGCCCATCAAGTGGAACGGGCTGGACCGCTATCTCGCTGACCGTACGACTCTCATCGACAACTACCTCATGTTCCTGAAGCGTGGCGCAGCCGTGTACCCGCCACGCGAAGAGTCTCGCGAGGCCATCAAGGACATCCTCAACATCTACGAGGAGGTGACGACGTCTGGCAAGAAGGTATGGAGGCACAGCCCCCAGCTCCCCGACGACTGCCTCCACGCGCAGCTCTTCGGATGGTTCGCCCACAAGATCGTGATGAACGATCTCAAGTTCTACGCGTAGCTACTCCCGGATGATGAGGCAGTTACCACTGACGCGGATGAACTTTCCAGTCTTCGCTTCCTTGAAATACCAGACTGGCCCGTCTTGCGCGATTCGACCTTCGGCGTACCCGTGGTAAATGATCGTGTCCGCTGAGTAGCAGGTGACGTCGTACGACTCGGACAGCTTCTTATCGATGGCGTCGCACGCCGAGAGCGCGAGCAGTAGAAGCAGCTTCTTCACTTGGCGATCCCTTGGATGAGCTTGGCGAAGTCTTCGAACGATACATCCCCTGCGACGGTCCCGTACCCTTTACAGTAGAGGCACGACACCATCTCCCCGTACTCGCGTTGACCTCCGGGAATCCTCCCCGTCCCATCGCAGTGTTCGCAGTGGAGACGTACGACGAATGACACGATCTTCATGGTGACTCCTGAGTGGCGGGGTGTCCGGCCTCTCCAGGCCGGACTTCTCGCACACGTGGTGACTCCTTGGATGATAGTTCCTCCGCCCCCCGGGAACTATCTCGCGGGGCAGCTAAGAGATCTAGTCAGCACTACGCTGACGGTGCCTAGGCACACAAAACGAATCACCACTACGGTACTGCGTAAATTCTTCTTTGTTTTCCATCTCGAAGAGCTGCAGGTCATCAAGGGGCCGAAGGAGTTCGAGACGACGCCATCATTGGCGCCGCGGTAAGAAACCTCCTGGGTGTGCAAGAGCTAGGCTCTCATACACCCACGGCCTCAATGTCTCCACTACGGAGACGCCGGGTAGGTACCGGTGCAAGAATTTACGGACTACGTGATCTTTCCTCTTTGTTCAATCGTACTAGCGGCCGCCGGAGACCCGAGGTACGGTACTCGAGCTCGACGCCGCGGGAGGATCCGGTAATGTCTTGGACCCTGGGTGTCCAGCGAAGCTAGGCTTCGCGCAGACACCGCCGTGTAAAAGTCTCCACTACGGAGACGCCGGACTGGTACCGGAGCAGGAAAGTTTACAGCAAGATCTTCTTTGTTCAATCAGTTCGAGCAGCTCGGCGACTGGGGCCCTCGAGGAGCTGCGGGCAACACCCGCGGCTACGATCGTCGCTAAGACCTCCTGGTCTTCGATACAGCTAGGCTGTGAGGAGACCCGGGGGTAGTGCCTCCACTACGGAGGCGCCGGAAAGGTACCGGAGCAAGATCTTTTACTGCGTGACTGTCGCGATTCTTCTTTGTCTGTGTCGTATGTGGCAGCACCCTGGTGGTGCGTGCAACCGAACAGTTCATGAGACATCTGGGTGTACTCGGGCAGACCTACTGCTGCTGCAGAAGCTAGGCTTCAAAATCTCCGAAGTACACGGCCTCTGCTACAGAGGCGTCGGATATTCTCCGATGCAAGATCTCGCGACCAACTAACTTACGGCTGCGCGATCTGGTTGTTGGTAATGATCGCCCATCGTTCCATCAGATTCAGGTACACCTGACGGCACGCCTCAACGTCAGCGGCTGCCCGGTGCGTCGGCATCGACTCTACTCCGAGGAACTTACACAGCTTCTCCAGGCTCAGCCCGGGGAGCTCGGCGTTGTTGAAGTACAGCGGCCAGGCCAGCGAGACCGTGTCGATCTTGTGGTAGCCCCAGGGTGGCTTCATCCCCAGGCGGGTGAACAGAGGCGAAAGAAAGCCCTCGTCGAACGACACGTTCTGCCCCACCAGCACGGTGTTGCCTGACATCTTCTGCAGGGCGTCCACTACGTCTTCGGGTCGAGCGCACTTGTCGCGGGGCCATTCAGCAGCGGAGTACTTGTTGACCTCCAATGCCCTGGGCTCCGCCGTTTCCAGGTGTTCCGGGAACAGTTTCGCCTCGTACGTCTGAATGACCGTGCGCCCGTCAGGGCTTGTTCTTATCGCTGCTACTTCCAGTAGCTCGTGCTTCGTCGAGTCGAGCCCCGTCGTTTCCGTGTCCACGAACAGCAGGTCCTGCAGCTTTTTGATTGGGGCCATTTCGATCCTGGTAGAGTGAGACTATGTGCTTTCGTTGCACACAGGTTTTGGGTGAGATGATCAGTGACTTGTGGTCATACTTGATGAGGACTCCCGTCAAGCAACCACCGGTCACCGTGAAGACCTTCACGAGTGTGTTGCGCCACTCGTCGAGGACGTCGTCCTGAATCGGCTTAAACTTCGGCAAGCGCGGTTCGGACCTCCTCTTCGGTATAGGCTTCGGCGGCATCGTTACTGTACTCCTTGGTTTGGGTGTTCTTCAGGTACGCGTCCAGTCCCTTGAGCTCTCCGTACGAGGGCCCAACTTCGTAGTCCCACTTGAATGCAACGGGCAGCCACGGGTGAGCTTCCGCGGCCCCCTTCTCGAGGTACTGGTAGATGAAGTCCGGCAACTGTGAGGCGTACTTCTTCCTGATCTGAAAACCAATGCTGTCATGCACGGTCAACAGGATCCTACCGCCAAGCTCCCGAAGGGGAGCCTCGAGCGCCACGAGGCGCCCCATGACGATGTCTGAGCTCGTGCTCTGGATCTTGAAGTTAACCGTTTGCCGCTCAGCTCGGCCCAGCAAGTACTTCGGGGCATTGACGACGCTAAAACGACGGCGCCTCCCGAAGAACGTTTCGACGAATCCGAACTGCTGCAGCTCCCAACGAGTCTGGGCCATGTAGCCCTTGATCGACGGGAACAGCGTGAACAACATGTCAATGAGCTGTTGTGCTTGCTGTAAGCTAATACCAATAGTCTCGGCAATTTTCTGAGGCCCGGCGCCATACAGAATACCGAACACGACCCGCTTCACCGCCGTACGGAACTTGTCCAGCATCTCGCCGTAGGCCTTGTGTGTCTCCTTCAGTACTTCTCTCGCCGCGAAGTCGTCGTACACCAGCGGGTACTCGTCCGAGAGGTTCATGGAGGCCAGCACTTCTTTGGCCCCAGGTGACTGGCGAACGATCTCCACGATCTTAGACGCGATGTAGCAGTGCGTGTCCTGCCCGGCGTTCAACGATGCGATGAGCGCTGCGTCGTGGCAGTAGGCCGTGAGGATGCGGACCTCGGCCCCCTTTGCGTCGGCGTTGACGAAGAGGTACTCGTACTCGTCGTCGGTGACGAACACCTTCTTGATGTTTACGCCCGCCAGCTTCTTCGGGATGTTCTGCATGTTCTCATCGTTGGATGAGAGCCGCCCTGAGTTTGTCCCATGCTGGTTGTAGTTCGTGTGCAGGTACCCATCCAGCTCGGACAAGTCCCACACGTTCTGGCAAAAGGTATTTTTAGCCTTGAACGCTTTCGAGTAGATCAGTTTCTTGGACGCGAAAGGGCACTGGTACGCAGCGACCAAGTACTTCATCACCTTCTCGGTCGTCTGGGTTTGCCCCTTCTTTGTTTTCGTGATCCCCGTCAGCGGCCACACCGTTTTAGCTCCGGTGACCGGATGCGTGTACCCGTCTACGAACAGGATGCGAGCGATCTCAGCGGGACTGTTCAGCTTCAAGTCCCCCGCCATGTCGTAGAGCTCTTTGGTTGTCTGCGTGACGACCTTCTCCAGATCCCCTTGCAGGGTCACCAAGTACGGCCGGTCAATCTTGATCCCCTGGAACTCCATGCGTGCTAGTGCCGGGGTTACCGGGAACACGTTCCTGAGAGCCAGCCTCTTGATGGGCCGCTCGGAGTCACACAGCGTGGGGACTTCGAATGCCTCCATCCCTCGCGCTTTGAGTACCGCCTGCTTCTGCCCGACTTCGAACTTCCGCTTGATGACGGCGTTCTGCTCGATGAGGATTCTTTTATCCTGCCCCAGCCCCAGCCGCCGTGTCATGTCGGCGTCTACCGCGGCGTAGAGGAGCAGGGTGTGGAGCGGGATCTTCTCGAATCCCCCGTCCTTCTCGGCGCCACCCTTTTTCTTCCGGCTGCCAGCGACCTTCGCCTTCAGCACCTTTCGAAGGTTGTGGAGCTGTGAGTCCCCCTCTTCCTTCGTGAGGATCTCGTGCAGGGCGTCTGCGTACGACGCAAAGTCTGGGAAGTACGTCCGCGTCAGCGGCTTCAGGCCGTGCTGCCCCTTCTTGTCCTCCTCGAGCACGTGCTCGCCTGTCATGCTGTCCCAGGTGAAGTTACCGATCTCCCACGCGACCTTCATGAACACCTTGAGGTCGAACTTCGCGTTGTGGAAGAACTTTGGCTTCTTCGACGCGAGCAGCGGCAACAGGTACGGGAGTACGTCCAGCGGGTCGTATCCGCCCACGCCGGGGTGCCACAGAGGGATCGCTGTAGCTTTCCCCGGAGCCCACGCGATGGACACCGCCAGGATCCAGAGGTGGCTCCGGTGAGGGAACTTGGTGTTCGTCTCGGTGTCAATCGAGATTGGCCAGTTCTCCGGGAGGATGTTGCCCTCCGTGTACTCCATGATCATCTTACAGACGGCTTTGACTTCTTCGACCGTCTTCGGGATGACGTAGTCTTTGGTCAGCGTCTCGATAGCGGGAACAGCGTTGAACCCGCCAGTCGTCGCTGCTGCGGCCGCACGCTCCAGGTCTGCGAGGAACGTCGTGTAGAGCCCAGGAACAGCGACAAGCTGCTTCGTAGAGATCGTGATGACCGTGTCGAACTTCCGGGGCCCCGTTGGGGTCTCTACCAGCTGCTGCGGCAGGAGCCGCCCCTGCATGTCCTTGAGCTTCGTACCCTTGATGTCCAGAGCGCGTACGGCGGTCATCCCCATGGCGAGGATGACAGGGTTTTTCTTCGTAGCACCGAGCTCCTCCTGCAGGAGCGTCTTGCACTTCATCAGGATCGCTTTGCCCGGCTCGGGGTCACCTTGATTGCTGGTGCACCGCACGGCGTAAGCGTATGCGACGTTCAGTCCGCGGTACTTCTCCTGTAGCTTCAGGTTTCCGACAGCCGTCTTGATGATCGTGCCGCTGTCATCCTTGAAGGCTTGCTTGACGTTACCGTACCTGTCGCAGACTGGCGCTTCTACCAGGACGATGAGATCTGCGTCTGACGTTATCGGTGCGTCGACGTAGCTATTTTGGTGTGTCTCGGAGCATGCCTCTCGAGGACACCCAACGCAAATAGGGTGTGGCTTAGGCATCCGTACTCCTTTGAGGGGTTACTTCTTCTTCGCAGGGCACTGGCCCTTGTACCCGCACCAGTCACACCACCAACCCTCTTGTGGTACCGGATCCGCTAGTAGCCCCGTGCACGAATCTGCCAGGAACTTGACCAACCACGGGTAGTACTCGTTGCGGATCGTCTCCGCGGTGACTCTGGGGTTCCACTCCAGCTTGTCCGTCTGTACGAAGTTGATGGCGGTCTGCACGCCCTTGAGCTCTGGGCGCCAAGCCAGCGCGAGAACGCAGTACGCCTTGCACTGGTCCTCGTAGTGCTTCATCTCTTTCTGTTTCCCCGACTTGTGGTCGATGACGACGGCGTCACCGTGCCCAGTCAACATCATGAAGTCGAGCACGCCGCGGAACAGGCCCGTCTTCTCGAAGAAGTGGACGTTCTTGAACTCCGGCGACATCCCGATCCGATGCTCGATGAGCACGTTCTGGGGGCGCACACCGTGCTTCGCCTTGAACTTGTTGATGTACTCCACGAACCGGCGTACCTGCTCGTAGAAGCTCATCACCTTCTCCGCCTCGTCCGTGGTGAGCTCACCCTGGTCGATCGCGAACATGAAGGAGTCTTTCACTTTGACCCCACTCAAGGCGAACTCGAGGGCCTTGTGCACCACCACGCCGATTCGGCTATCCGCGGATGACGCTTGCGGCTCCTCCGGTTGCTTCTGGGCTCCGTACTTGTAGTCGTACTGGAGCGAGCATTTTGCGATCACCCCCGCCTTGGAGAAGGACCACGGCGCACCTAGTTTCACGTGTTCAGGGATGACAAGTTCCACAAGGCACCAAGAGCAAGGGTAAACCAGCGGAGACTCCCCGACATTGCAGGAGCCTCCGCCAGCACTACAGTCCCTCTCCTACCGGTCGTAGCCGAGGACAAGTCGGCGTCCCGGTGAAGTCCCGTGGCACGGGAGAGGGCGCGAGCCTACGCCCTTGCTTAGACGTCCTTCGAGTAGTCCGGCGCTGCCTCAGTGTCACCCTTGAGGAACGCCTTCTCATCGAACGGTGCCGCTGCTCCACCTACCGGGGCCGCCGTCTCCGTGCTGTTCTTCGCGCGGTCGTACGTGTTGGCCAGCGCCGGGTAGTAGATGTCCGCGTCGATGACCTTGGACAGCCCGGTGAACAGTGCGTGGAAGGCCAGGTTGGTGTTGACCTTCGCTGCGTCGGCCACGGTCCCCGCCTGGATCACGTACCACTTGTTGCCCTTCTCGACCCGCTCCTTGGCCTCGAAGGTGAACCAGCGATCCCAGAGAGTGTTCGACTTCTTCAGGATGTTCATCAGCGCCCGGCCAGCGCCCTCGCTGGTCTTGCTGAACTTCAGCTCGAAGACCGACGTCATCGGCTCATCGAGCAGGTACGCCGTCACTTCCCGCATGCAGCCGCCCTGGTTGTAGGAGCGGTTCTCCGGGGACAGCGGGCAGGTCGCGCAGGAGCCGTACTTGCTCCCCATCTTGCGGTCCAGCGACACGCAGATGGGCGCGGTGCTTTCGGCGGCGGCTCCAGGGACCTTCGGGGGCCACAGGATCTGGCCCTCGTAGATGGCCAGGGGAACCGCGTTGAACTTCTCCCCGAGGACGCGGGAGTCCTTGGAGTAGAACTGCCCAGGCAACGTCTGCCGCGGACGCGTGGGGTCGTTGCCCACGCCGTGGAACACCTTCAGCTCAGTGGGTTCGAAGCCGCTGGATGCTGCGTGCAACCCCTGCTTCTCCGGGTTGGTCTTCGAAACCAGCATCATCATTGCTTCTTGACTTGCCTCAGGTAGCGCCAGGACGAGGTCCAGGAGCTCCTTCGGGGTGGGGCGCTTGAGCATCAGGGCCCGGCTGCTTGCCCCCTCGGGGAGACGCAGAGCGAGGGCCTTGCGTGCGGCGAACTCCGGCGAGACACTGTCCGTAGCGGGGACGATGGCAGACGGAGCGGCGGGAGCTGCCTCAACAGGCGCAGCAGGCGACTCTACGGCGGGTGGCGTTGCAGCGGTGGTTTCAGCAGGGGCTACATCAGGCTTCTTAGCCATGGGTGACACTCCGTTGTTTTGCGTGGTAGTTGGTTTTTGCGGGCCGGACCCTACACCACGAGAGGGCCCGGTACAAGCTCAAAAGCGAGGATCATTAGGGAATGAGCAACGACGACGGTGACCGAGTCATTGAGGCGTATTTTGCGGACATGCGAGGTAACTCCTTTGTTTCACAGAGCGAAGAGGCCGCTCTTGTCGCGGCGTACCGAACCTGTTCGTCCTGTCGAAACACCTACCCCTTAGGGTCTTCTTTGGTTCGCTGCGCCAAGTGCAGTGCTCCTCGAAACTTCAAAGCACGCGACCGGCTCATCTCCGGCGCGCTTCGTTTCGTGGTGAAGGTGGCCAAGGAATATGCGTACCGTACTCGAGGCGTTAACTTCGAGAGCGACGTCTTGACGACGCTCATTTCCGCGGGGAACATCGGTCTGTTGGTAGCCGCGGACCGGTTCGATACGACGAGAAACACCAAGTTCTTGACGTACGCCGCCTGGTGGGTCCGTGAAAAGATTCTTGAAGAGCTCGACAGCCAGGGCATCATTCGTGTCCCCGCGCATAAACAGAAGGCCCTACGAGCGCTACGAAAGCATGGCGGGGGTACTGAGGTGGAAGCCGCCCACGTTACGCTTGACGTCGTTGATGCCATCGACGACGCAGGGCACGGCGACAACACCCTCGAACGCGACCTCGTAAATTCCTATGGGTTCAACATGCTCCGTTCCGCGCTAGACGGCTTGGCGTTACGAGAGCGAGACAAGTACATCGTCCTGGCGTACTTCGGAGCCCGGGAGGAACCGAAGAACCTCCGACAAATCTCAAAGCGAGTTGACTTGTCCTCCGAGAGAGTACGCCAGATCAAAAAAGATACGATGGCCCAGCTACGAGTCTACTTGGTTGCGAACCAGGTTGGTGGCGCTCGCGACGTCTTTACCGAGTAGGGCGGAACGGCCGAGCTTGTGCCGGGTACGTCTCGCGGATCTTCTGGGAGATCTCTTTATCCGTCATCCCGGCGGCATACCACTTTCGGTACGCCGCCAGGACGCCGATGACTTTGAGTACGAGAGGGTTCACTTGAAGCGGAGGTTCGCCGCGAGCGTGATGCCCTTGAGAATGTTCTTGTACTCCAGCTGCTTCGCCTCCGTGTCGGCGTTGACCTCCTTGCGCTTCCACGTCACCATCAGGTCGCGCATGTCCTCCTTCTTCATCGGACGGAATTCCGCCTCCGAATAGTAGACGATCTCCTTCTCGGATGGGGGCGCCTTCGCCTTCTTTGCCTTCTTCGGCTTCGTTCCGTCGGCGTCGGCTTCCGGTTCAGCGGCGTCCTCCGCCTCCGCAGCAGCCTTTCGCGTCTGCGACAGGATGTGCGAGACCTTGGCGTCGAGCGCTGCGACGGTGAGATCCGAGATCTCGAACATCAGGTCATCGATTGCCTTGACGTTCGTCCCCAGGCGGCAGAGCGTGCGTGCGTGCGTGAACGAGATTTCCCCATCACGCAGTGCGTTGAGCGCTGACTCCGGGAGCTCCAGCAGTGCGAGGTACTGCGACACGTAGCCCGGAGCAACGCCGATAGCCTGCGCTACCTCTTGCTGCTCGAGCTTGGTGTTCTTCATGAGCTTCGACAGCGCCTTGGCCTTGTCCAACGGGGACATGTCTTCCCTGTGGATGTTCTCCATGAGCGCCAGCTTGAGACGACGATCTGCGTCGGCGTCGATGATGAGCGCGGGGATGGTGAGCATGTCCTCCAGGCTGCGAACAGCCGTGAGCCGCCGGTGCCCTGCGACGACGGTGTACTTGCCCGGGGTTTCAGTGGACTCCGTGACGATGATCGGTTCGATGACTCCTTCAGCGGCGATGCTCGCTGCGAGCTTCTCGATGTCCGGCAGTTCTCCGGTGCGAACGTTGTCCCCAGCCTTGGTGACGATGTCCTTGATGGAGAGCTCGATGTAGCGCCCCGGCGTCCGCTTGGAAGACTTCACGGGTGCGTCGGGGATGACGGGTGCAGCGGGAGCGGCTTCAGGTGACACGGGTGCTTCGGCGGTAGCCATAGGGCTCCTCCAGGTGAGGGTTTGGTTTACTGCGTACAGCGCGCTACCCGTCGTTGAACTCACGGATGAACGCGTCGCGGTTGATGTTGCTCATCGTCAACTTTTCTACCGGGGTGCCTTCAACGATCTCCCCCACCAGGAAGAGAAACTCTCGTTCCATCTTCTCAATAGCCTGCGGGGTGTTGTGCGCGGTTATCCAGAGCGCACGGATCGCTTTGAGCTTGTAGATGAGGTGCTGCTGCGCCGCTAAATTTCGTTGAGCGCGCGCTGTGTCTTTACTAACGGGGCTTCGTGTCGGCATCCGACGCCTCGAATGGTTTTGATCCACACTTGGGGCACAAGAGAACCCCGGTGACCGCGACGGGACGTAGAGGTGCGCTACAGACGGGACACTTTTTCTCCCCCGCTGCCGCAGTCTTTACGTCTTCAGGTACTTCCTCAACGCCGTATTTTTCCATGTTGGTCACCGGGGGTCCCTCGAGCGATTACTCCGCGGTCTTCTCGACCTTCTCTTTCTTCGTCTTCGGCTTGCGAGGCCCGAGCTCCGTCACACCTTCGAGCAGGTCGCCCACTCGCTTGGCGCAGGACCGCTTCGCGTCAACCGGGTCGCACAGGTAGCTGTGCACCAGGCTCTTGTCGCCGAGCACTGCGAAGAAGTCCGGGAGCTCGTCGGCGGGGAGGCTGGCGATGAAGGCCTGGAGCTTGGCCAGCGTTGCAGCCTTCCGCTTCTGCAGTTCCTCGAAAGCCGTCGCGGTAGCGAGGTTCTCGATCTCGTGGATGTCTTCACGGTGACAGCGGGTACACGTCATGCTCATCTTGATGGCCACTTGATTCTCCTTTGGGGGTTACTGCTTACCGCGACACAGGTGAAAGAACGAGCAGTGGTCCTTGTTGCAGGACCAGTTGTCGATCGGGGTCTTCGGGAATACACCCTTCTTCACGTACTCCGCAACCTCATTGATGTGGTCTGTGAGGATCGCGGCGTCTCGGGGTGTACGCGTGCTGGGCGCTTGGATGAAGGTCGGAGCCTTCTTGTGCGCGATGAGCTGGTCGATGCGAACGTCGGGAACGCCTTCTACGAAGGAGTAGAGGGTTAGCTGCGGGTCCAGCGCCACCTCCTTTTCGCTCCACTTCGCCTTACCGGTCTTCAGGTCGGCGACCACCAGCTTGCTCGGTGCTTCTGCCAGCTGGGCCACGGTCATCCCAGGAACGGCGATGGCGGGCTGTTTGTCGATGAGGTCGATCCACCCAATCATCGGAACGTCTCCGACCTTCTTGGCGAATCCCTTCTCGATGGCGACTGGGTTGATCTTCGGTAGTGCGTACGTGGTGTACGCCTTGAAAAGATCCATCGCCAGGTTCTTCACCTTCACGGGGTCCTCTTCGCCCCAGTCGATGACGCCCTTCGCCTTGGCGTCGAAGGTCTGACTGACGACTTCGCGCCCCTCGTCGATGTTCAGGGGCTTGCCCGCCATCTTGGCGTTGAGCATGTGCTCAGCCCCTGCGTGCACCGCGTTACCCCGGCTCGTCGAGGCGTAGTCAGGCGTGGAGATCTGCTGCACGTACTTGAACTCGTACGCTCGTCCGCAGATGAGCCAGCTGTTGTACTGCGAATTCGAAAAGAAACCCTTCGGCAGTTTCGGATCGAGGAAGCCCGCCTCCACCTTCAGTTGGCGGAGCAGCGCGTCGGTTCTTGATTCTTTCACGTTCACCACCTGGGTATGTTCGAGGACATTTCCTTTGGTCATTCGATCTCATCCTTTGAGCTTGTTGGTGCTATTTCCGACCACCTCCCGGACCGGCGTGCCAGCTTGGGGTTCTCCCGGTCCAACTGCGCCTCCAGCGCCTTCGATGCTGCCAGCACCGCAGCAGGGTGGATGGCCGCGGCGTCTCCACCCATCCCGTCGTTTCCGGGCTCGGGGTCTTCCGTTGTTGCGTCTTCGTCAGCTCGCTGAACGAGCTGCGTCTCTGCGACCGGAGTTCTTCGCGAAACCTGGGGCATCGCGACGACGTTGTCCTCTTTCTTCGGTGGCGGGGCATCCCCAGACCCCAAGGGGAGGCCGCAAACTTCGATCTCAAACGGGTCCGTGCGGATGATGACTTTCGTCGGGTCAAGCTCCGTGTCGAAGTGCTTCCCCAGGATGGCTACGATTTCTTCCTTCTCCAAGATCAGTCTCATGTGAGCAGCTCCGCTTTGGCGACAATGCGTTTTACGTTACGTTGGTAGAGGCACGCCGGGTCGTACATTTCTACGTTGTCCCGGAGGCATCTGTCCATCTGCGGGCAGGTAGCACAGGCGATCTTGTTCGTCAGCGACGCACTGAGGTCCCTCTTCTGATTGAGCGCCAGCGCCTTGAACATGTCCACGGTGTGCGCCGCGATAAGGCGGTAGACGATTACTTTCTCGAACTGCCCCGCTCGGTAGTTCCGGTCGATTGACTGGAGGTAGTGCCCGAGTGACCAGGGGAGTGCGTAGTAGATCATGTACGTCGCTGCGTTGAGCGTGATTCCAATGCCCGTCGCAACGTGCCCGAAGTACACCCGGCACTCGGGGTCTAAATTGAATTTGTCGATCCGCTGTTGGACGTTACCTTCCCCGCCCCGGACGAACCCGATCTTCTTCTTCTCGAGCAGCTCCGTGATGGCGTCAAGCTCCGCATGGTAGACACCCCATACGATGACCTTGGATTTTTCGTTCACAAGGATCTTGTCTAGTAGCCCCTCGAGGATCTCTAGCTTCGGGTTCTCCTTGAGCACGTTGAGCAGGCCCGGAGGCGGCTTCTGCGCTACTTCGCAGCGAGCAGTGTACGGCTGAACGTTCTCGTCCACGCACTTGACCAGCCGAGGACAGTTGTCGCAGAAGTCAGACTTGCGCTGGCTGTCGATGATGAACCCGGAGGTAACCTGCGCCAACTTGTTCAGCAGCACCGCCGCGTTCTGTACGACGAGGGTGCTTTCGCTCTCGAAGAACGCAGAGAGGTCTGCTTCCAGGTCCCCCACCAGCTTGTTGTAGAGCTTCTTCTGTTCGCTGGAGAGCTCGACCGGGATGTCGATGATCGACCGCGGAGGAAGGTCGAGACACTCCTCTTTCGTCATACGAATAGAGACGCGATTCACCCGCGTATTCAGGATGTTGGTGTTCTTGAACCCCGTCACCTGGTGCTTGTTCCACGGGTGCATTTCTAAAAACATGTCGGAGAATTCGCGCCACTCCTCCGGGATGATCGCCGGAGATAGGAACTTCATCTGGGCGTACAGGTGACGCGGGTCACCGAGAGTCGGTGTGCCGGACATCAGGTACCGGTGGCCCGCCTTCCTCGACAGCGCCAGAGCTACCTTGGTCTGCTGCGAGGAGATGTTGTTCAGGTTGTGGCTTTCGTCAGCAACGATGATGTCGAAGTCCAGGTCCATCATCCACTGAGCGCTCTGAGCTGCCTCTGCTGCAGCGAAGCGTTGGACGTGGGTCATTGGGGCACCAAGCGCCCACGCCGCCACCATGTCGAGCTGCCGGTCCGGATCCGAAATAACGCGGATCCACCGGACAAGGTTTGCGAGCCCGCTTGCACTCAGCGGAACCCCAGCAGCTTGCGCTGACTTGAGGGCTGCGAGTGTCGCGGGGTAGAGCCGGGGAAAGCCGAAGTTTCGAGCTGTCCCATAGCTAGCTACGATTACGTCGTACTCCTTGTACCTCGTTATGACGTCTCTTTTTCGCTCGGGGTCGCCCTGCATCGCGACCGCTTTTACGCTCCCTCCGGCATGTAGCTCTACTTCGCGTACCCAGTTGTCCACGGTTACAAGGGGAGTGACTACGAGCATCCGCTTATCTGGGAAGCAGCGCTTGTAGTCGATCACTATCTTCGTTTTAGCTGTTCCTGCGTCAAGGTACAGCGCGAAACGAGGGTACTGGAGCATCTGCGCCAGCACGCCAATTTGGTGGTCGAAGGGCTTCGTTACGAAGGTAAACCCCTCAGGGAGTACGCGGTCTTTGATGCGTTGCGGCACCCCCTCGAGCCACTTGATCCGCTGCTCCGCCTCCGGGGAGAAGCGGATACCCTTGATGACTTTTTTAAGATCATTTACGGCGAGTAGGCCAAAAGGTGGGTAGGCGGGGAAGCGCCAACGCTTCTTCTCCATGTCGAGTATCCCCGCATGAACCCTCTCTAATCCTGGGTACATCCCAGGTGACGCGAACACCGGTGTCCCGTTTACTAGCTCCAGCGTTATGTCCAGCACGAACGCTCCGTTTGTTTTTCCTGTTAGGTTAAGCTAAGTATAGCACATGGACTATGGGCCGAACAAGGTCTGCTCGCTTTGCGGAAAATGCAGACTGCTCAAGTTTTTCGTGCTGAGTGCCAAAGGGTACCGCCACAGCTACTGTAAAAAATGCTCCAAGAAAGAGTACCGTAAGTGGGCCGACAAAAATGCTGCTCGGCTTGCGCAGTACGCCATCGATACAGCTAAACGAAATCGGGCGCTGGTGGAGGGGCTCAAGGCTAGACCGTGCGCCGATTGTGGCGTACCGTACCCTCCCTGCGTGATGGACTTCGACCATCTACCACAGTTTAAGAAGCGGTCTGCGATCTCGAATATGATGTCTTCCAAATTTTCGGAAAAAGCTATACTCGCGGAGGCGGCCAAGTGCGAAGTCGTCTGCTCTAACTGTCATCGCATCCGAACCGCGGCACGTTCACACCAAGGCCGTCAAGAACGCTTGAGGATCGCAAATGGCGGATAATCCGAACACAGATTCGATGTCGGCCTTCGACAGGGCTGCGTCACACCCCAACCCGGCCTTCGACTTTCTCACGGGCTTCGTCCCACGAAAGCTCAAGGACCTCTTTAAATGGTGCGAATATTTACTTTACAATAGCGCCCACGTCTACGCCGCGCTGCGTAAATTCGGTGAGCTCGTCGTCACCAACATCGAGTACGGCACGTCGAACGAAGCGCTGCGGCGGAACTACCGACGCCTCTTCGAGAAGACGCTAAAGATCAAGTCCGCTCTGTTGATGGCGTCCCTGGACAAGCACGTCTACGGTAACCACTTCACCTCGATCTACAAGCCCTTCGTACGCAGCCTCAAATGCCCGACTTGTCATACGATGACGTCGATCAATCACGTCGACTACAAGTTCGAGCTTAAGAAGCTGACGTTCACCTACCACTGCAACAAGTGCAAGAAGATGGTGCAGGGCACGGTGGTTGACCGGAAGATCCTGGCCGCCAGCAAGGTGCACATCATCCGCTGGGACCCGAAGCTGATGGATATCGACTACAACCCGATCACGGGTCAGTCGGTGTACTACTACAACATCCCGCAGGACATCAAAGACCAGGTTAAGTCGGGGTCGAAGCACCTCATCAACTCCATGCCGATGGAGTTCCTCGAGAACATCCGCGACAACAAGACCTTCCGCTTCGAGAAGGACGCCCTCTTCCACATCAAGGTCGCAAGCCCATCAGGCATCGACCAGCAGTGGGGCTTCCCTCCTCTCGCCTCGACCATCAAGCTGTTCCTCTACACCCTGGTCCTGCGCAAGGCGAACGAAGCCATCGCGCTGGAGCATGTCGTGCCGATGCGCATCCTGCACCCGGCACAGAACGGCCAGCAGGACTTCACCCAGATGATCTCACTCGCCCGCTGGCAGGACGAGATGAAGACCAACATCCGTCGTTGGCGTCGCGACCCTCTGCACATCATGATGGCGCCTGTTGCTCTTGGCGTATCGAACTTGGGCGGCGACGGGCGTGCGATGCTCACCATCGGCGAGCTCCAGGAAGCCGAGAAGAGCATCATGGCGGCGCTTGGCATCCCGCAGGAGTTCCTGTACGGCGGTCTGACCAAGGCGGGCATGGAGGCCACGCTCCGCCTGATCCAGAACCAGACACAAGGCCACGCCGATGACATGAACGATCTGCTGCAGTGGTACGCAGACAGCCTGGCGAAGTTCCTCGGTTGGGAGAAACTGGAGGCCAAGCTCACGCCGCTTCAGATGGTGGACGATACCGAGTCCAAGCAGATGCTCATCAACATGGCCACCGGTCAGCAGGGGCAGCAGTACGTGTCGATGACCACCGTAATGGAGAAGCTCGACATCGATCTCGACGAGGAGCGGGAGAAGCGCCTTCAAGAGACGCTCGACGAGACACGACACCAGATGCGCGTACAGAACGAGGTCAAGAAGCTCCAGAACAACCTGGCGCAGCAGGTGCAGAACCAGGCGCAGCAGGCGTCAGGGCTCAACTACGATCAGCAGGCGGTCATCGCGCAAGCGGACCAGATCGTACAACAGCTCATGGGCCTCGACCCGGGGTCTCGGCGGTCACAGATGCACAGTCTCCAAGCAGAGGACGCCGTCATGTACGCCGTGGTCGTTCAGCGGCTCGAGGACATGCAGAACCAACAAGGTGCCCAAGCGAAAGCGCAAGCTGGCCAACCGCAGCCGATGTAAGGACGCACGATGCCCCTAAAAACAGAAGCCGGGTCTGACTTCGCGTCGATCCTCAACTCAGCGATGCGTACGCCCGCGGACTTCGAGTCGCTGGGCAAGGATCTTCCCGACGGTTTCCCGCTGGAGTCGAACCCGTCGCACCGAATGGTCGAAACGTCAGAGGACGGTATCGCGGGGGTAACCGCGTTCGACTTCAAGATCCACCGTGACGTGTTCCTCATCTTCCGCCCCTGGGATGCCTGCGCCAGGTGCGGGGCGGACCTGGCATCAGGAGCCGCGTCTCTCCCGGATGTCGGGGACTACCTGTGCCCGCACACGAAGAAGGAGGAGTACGAGACCACGATCAACGATACTCTCTCCGGTAAGCACATTTTTGGGTCAGAGCAGGAGTACCCCCAAAAGGACGGCAGTCTCCTGATGTCCGTGCGGTGGTTCGAGAAGAAGGCCAAAGCAAAAAAAGCAACCAAGGTCGGGGTTGACGGTACGTCTCCTGAGCCTGATCTCTAGCCACCACCAGACTTCCCCGTGAAGTTTCTCACGGGGAAGCCAACCTGGTTACCTTCTGAAGTCCCAGAAGGGGATCCAGGTCACGTAGCGAATGTTCACGTGGGGGTGGTCTCAGGCGCTGCCTCGAGCGCCGACAGGGGTTGCAGCACAGTCGGGATGAACACGGGATGTGCTCCCTCGACGGGCTTGTTTTTCTTGTTCTTCCGATCCCGAGTGATCTTCCCCTCCGGGCCGGTCTTCGGCTTCTCGATGAGCTCCTGCACCGCCACCTTCAGCGGGTCCTTCCGTGCTTCGAACTGGCGCCGCTGCAACAACTTCTGCTGCGCCATCTTACGGTAACACGCATCGCACCGCGTCAACCTCCGGTGCCTCTTGAACATCGTGAGCGCATGAGCCACGCGCCCAACGTGTACGACGTACGGACCTTCTCCGCAGTCACACATGTACTGGTACACCGGGTCGTTCCGATTCAACGCCCCGGCGTTCGCCTTCTCCACGAGCAGCTTGTTCCCCTCCGGCGTGTGCCAGTCCGGGATGTAGTCGTAGGCCAGCTGTCGCAGTGGCATCAAGCACTCGCACAGCGGGTACTCGGGATGGAAGTCGAGCAACGTCTTCGCCGGGCTCGGTTCCTGCGGCCGACCACAAAAGAAGCAGCGGGCTCCTGCGCACAGCTTCGCTGCGATCTTTGCGTTCCGGGGCATCGCCCCGCTTATCATCCCACCGCTTCGCTTGCTCCACGCCTTCGGATCGTCGTTGATGCACACGTACGCCAGCTTGATTACGGGTAGCGTAGCGTCACCCACGTCGCGGATGTTGACGAGGTGATTTGCGACCTCGTGCCCTGCGTGAAGTACTTTTCGCGTCGTCTTCTTTTTCTTACTCGTTCCCATGTTCACCCTCCGGTGATACTGCGAGTTGAGCCCTAAGTGGGGACTCAGCTACTGATACCAAAAAGGGAGCTATACTTACGGACATGCTGACCCCTGTGATGACAGACCCGGAGTCTCGCCGAACCAACATTCGGGCGAAGGCGCTGGAGGCGCTCAAGACGGCTTTCCCCTTGGCGCTACGCGATAAGCGTATCGAGCTCACAGATCTAAAGGTTCACGAGAAAGACTTCGGTCCGAAGGATCAGAAGAACGCCCTGCTCAGCGGCGGCTCCTTGTTCGAGCAGGTCAAAGGCACCGTCGTCCTTCGTGACGCAGCGGGCAAGGAGCTCGAGAAGGTCAAGAACTTCACGCTGCTGAACCTCCCCTACTTCACAGGGCGCCACACCTTCATCCTGGACGGCAACGAGTACAACGTCTCGAACCAGCTGCGCCTCAAGCCAGGTGTGTACACTCGGCGTCGCGGAAACGAAGAGCTCGAGGCAGCCTTCAACTTGTCGAAGGGCATGAACTTCCGCTTGTCCATGGACCCTACAAAGGGTCACCCGTACATCGAGTACGGGACCACCGCGATTCCTCTTTACTCAGTACTCCGTAAGCTCGGTACGGCTCACGGGGAGATCGCTACGGCGTGGGGCTCTGATGTCGCGGGAAAGAATGAGGCGGAATTCGACGGAAAGCACGACAAACACCTCGCCAAGCTTTACGAGAAACTGGTCCATCCTGCCAAGCGAACGGCGACGAACCCTGAGACACAGCTGGAGGCTGTGAAAGCGGCGTACTCGACGACAGCGATGGACCCTGGGGTGACTAAAGAAACACTCGGGCACGAGTTCGCGTCGGTGACGCCCCTCGCCCTGCTGACTGCTTCGAAGCGCCTCCTCAACGTCTACAAGAACAATGAGGACACCGACGACCGCGACGCTCTTCGGTTCAAGACGTACCACTCCGTTGACGACTTCATCAAAGAGCGCATCACCCTGGATGCACGAGCTCTCGCCAGCAAGGTGAAGGGCCGGGCAACGCACAAGACGGAGCTCCGGACGATCCTCCCCGCGTCTCCGTTCTCCGCAGGCATTCGAAGCTTCCTCACAGGATCTCAGCTGAGCTCGATCCCGACGCACATCAACCCCATGGAGGCAATCGACCACGCAGCTCGCGTGACCTCGCTGGGCGAAGGCGGCATCGCCAATGAGCGGGCAATCCCGGCGGAAGCTCGGACGATTCACTCAAGCCACTTCGGGCTTCTTGACCCGGTGCGGACGTCGGAGACTTTCCGAGCGGGCATCGACATTCGCACCGCGATGTACGCTCACAGGGATGAGCGCGGCAACCTCTACGCCCCGGTGAAGGATCTCAAGACTGGGAAGAACACGCTCCTGTCCGCGGCGGAGATGGGCAACGCCGTAATCTCGTTCCCGAACCAGAAGACGTCTGGGATGATCTCTGCGATGCGCAAAGGAACCGTCGAAATGGTTCCGGCATCGACGTGCACGCACGCCCTCGTTGACGCTTCTCACCTCTACTCCCCGGCGACAAACCTTGTCCCCTTCTTGGAGTCCGTGCAGGGGAACCGCGGCATCATGGGAGGCAAGTCCATGACGCAGGCGCTGCCCCTCGTACATCGCGAGGCGCCTCTCGTTCAATCCGGCATTCGCGACTCTGAAGGTAAGGAGCACTCGAGCTGGGAGAAGGTCCTGGCGTTGATGGAGCTTCCTTTCGCCCCTGTTTCGGGGAAGGTAGTTCGGATCGACGGGCAGTACATCTACATCGACCCAAGCGGGAAGAAGCACGCCGAGGATTTCGTCTTCGAAAAGAACTCCTTCGAAAAGAGGGGCGGCGCCGTCAAGCGCCAAAAGACGATCAAGGGCTTGTGTTTCAAGCTCGAGCTCGAGCCTGGGGACATTCGTTCTGGCGTCTCCCTTGAGGGCAAGAAGTGGGAGAAGAAGATGTCTCTCGCCTACGGGCACATCCCCAAGACGGTTGGGGATGATGGCGAGACGGTGGACATCTACCTGAAGGAAGACGGTACCTTCGATCACGTGTACGTCGTTCGCCAAAAGAAGCGCGACGGGTCGCACGATGAAGACAAGTGCATGGTCGGCTTCGACTCCAAGGACGCTGCGAAGGAGGCGTACCAGAAACACGGTCCCGAGTGGGGCTTTGGGTCTCTCGAAGAGTACACGTGGGACGAGTTCCAGGACGACTACCTCTCCGAGCGTCAGCGCGAGAAGGCCGCAGCCGAAGCAGATCTCATCCGCGTACCCTACGAGGACAACTTTCCCTTCGCATCCAAGACGTACCTTCACCACGACATCCTCGTTAAGCCCGGGGATCACGTCGAAGCGAATCAGCGCCTCGCCGATTCCAACTTCACCCGCGATGGTGCTTTCGCGCTCGGGCGCAACATGACCATCGGGTACATCCCGTACTACGGGCTGAACTCGAATGACGCTGTCGTCATCTCCGAGGGAGCCGCCGACAAGTTGACGTCGGAGCACATGTACAAGGAGGTTTTGGAGGTTGAGCGGGACGCCGTCGTGGGGCGTGAAATGCACCGCCAGTACTACGGTCCGAAGTACACCGCGGACCAGTACCGCAAGCTCGACGCGAACGGCGTCGTGCGCAAAGGCATGAAGGTCATGCCGCATGACATCCTGATCGCCGGGGTTACCAAGGGAAAGCTGTCCGCGTCGGACACTCTGCTGGCCAACTTCAAGAAGACGCTCGTTAACCCGTACCGTGAGCTCGTCCGCACCTGGGACCACGACTTCGAGGGGGACGTCACAGACGTTCACGTCACCGACAAACGGGTCCTCGTCACAGTGCGTACCAAGGAGCCCATGCGCGTAGGCGACAAGCTCACGGGACGCCACGGAAACAAGGGCGTCGTCTCCCGCATCATCCCTGACCATCAGATGCTACAGGACGAGGGCGGTAAACCCCTGGACGTGCTGTACACGTCCGCAGGCATCATCTCCCGCATCAACCCGGCTCAAGTCCTCGAGACGTGTGTCGCGAAAGTGGCCAGGAAGATCGGTAAACCGATCGCTGTGGCTAACTTCTCCGGGCGGGACAACGTGCAGTGGACAAAGGACCTCATGAAGGAGCACGGGGTCAAGGACAAGGAGACGGTGTTCGACCCGGTATCGGGCAAGAAGATCCCCGGCATCCTCGTCGGGCCGCAGTACGTGCTCCGCCTGTTCAAGACCACCGAGACCAACTTCGCGGCTCGCGGTACTGGGGCGTACGACGTAAATCAGCAGCCCATCAAAGGCGGCGACGAAGGTGCGAAGGCCGTCGGTAAGATGGAGTTCAACGCCCTCGTAGCGCACAACGCCCGCAACGTTCTTCGCGAGACGGCTGCGATCAAGAGCCAGAAGAACGACGAGTTCTGGAAGGCCATCCAGCTCGGGCTACCCCTGCCTCCGCTGAAGACGACGTTCGCCTACGACAAGTTCATCGGCATGCTGCACGGGGCCGGGGTCAAGGTGGACACTCGAGGGAGTCTCAGCACGCTGTCGCCTCTCACGGACAAGGACATCATGCGAATGTCCTCTGGGGCCATCCAAAACGAGAAGCTTGTCCGCGCCAAAGATCTAGCCGCGGAGCGTGGTGGGTTGTTCGACCCGGCGGTTACCGGAGGTACCGACGGCACCCGCTGGAGCCACATCGACTTGGCCGAGTCCGTCGTAAACCCTGTGTTCGCAGAGCCAGCTCGGCGACTTCTAGGAATGACGGCGAAAGACTTCGACCTGTTCCGGTTCCAGCACGGGGCCGACGCAGTGAAGAAGAAGTTGAACGCCATCGACGTTCCTGGCCAGATGCAGACTATTCGAGAATCGATCAAAAAGAGCAGTGGTGTCAAGTTGGACGACGCGGTGAAACATCTCAAGTTTCTCTCCGCGCTGAACAAGCAGGGGCTCAAGCCTGGCGACGCCTACGTGCTGACCAAGCTCCCGGTCCTCCCGCCCATCATGCGCCCAGTGCAAGCGGGGAAGGGCGGTTCAGAGCTCGTCGTGGGTGACGCGAACTACCTCTACGCCGCCGCCATGCTGCACAACAAAGCGCTGCAGCGGCAGGTTGAGTCACCGATCCTCCCACCCGATGAACACGCCAAGCTTCGGCAGAATCTGTTCAACGCCGTGGGGGCCGTCATCGGGACGCATGAGTCGGACAACCCGAAGCTCCTGAAGCGCAATGTGAAGGGCTTCCTCGAGCACATCACCGGGAAGACAACGCCGAAGAGCAGCTTCTTCCAGAAAAAGATCATGAAGCGCCAGCAGGACGTCTCTGGCCGCGGGACCATCGCTCCCGATGGCGCTCTGGGCATGGACGAGATTGGCCTGCCGATCGACATGTTGTGGGGGATGTACGGCAAGTTCGTCATCGCCCGCCTCGTGCGCCAGGGGTTCAACGCCGTTCGTTCGAAGGAGATGGTAGAGGAGAAGCATCCTGCCGCTCTCACAGCCTTGATGGTGGAGATCAAGGAACGCCCCGTCATGGTGAATCGGGCCCCTACGCTGCACCGCTACGGCTTCGTTGGCGCAAACCCCGTCCCTGTCGCCGGTAAGACGATTCGGGTGAACCCCTTCATCGAGCTTGGGATGAACGCCGACTACGACGGGGACACGTTCCAGATTCACGTCCCCGTCCTCCCAGGCGCTGTGCAGGAGGTGAAGGGGCTGACCCTCTCCAACCTCCTGTTCGCCGACCGAGAGAAGAACAGCCTGATGGTCGCTCCCCGCATGGAGGCTATGCTAGGGATACACTTGGCAACGAAGGCGGTAGGGTCGGACAACGCCAAAACGCACCACTTCAAGACGAAGGCAGACGCTTACGCGGCGTACAAGCGTGGTGAAATAAATCTCAACACCAAAGTAGAGGTGGGCCCGTGACGACCAAGGTATACACGCAGCGCTACAAGATCGCGTCAGACGGAGCCATTGAGGTTCCTACGGAGCAAGTACAATCCCCTGACGCGCAGATGTCTGACGCCGCCGGAGCTGAAGTTCCCATCCCCCAGCCCACCGCATCTGAGGGTGTTCATCCCTTGGCCGTCTCCCCCGAGGAAGGCCTGTTCGCCGTCCCTCAGGAAAAGATCGTGGCGCAGTGCCTGAAGCTGCTCAAGCTCAAGTACACCACGATGATGATGTACATCAACTACGGTGACCGGATCCGGGCTCACTTCCGAGACGTCATCTACGACCACTTCAAGGAGCACGCAGGGGAAGAGCGTGAAGACGCCTACCACCTCACGATGAAGATCACGGCTCTAGGTGGTGAGCCCACGCCTAAGGTGAGCACCATCCCGGACATCAACGACCTCCACCAGATTTTCATGGTCCTGCTTCAGGCTGAGAAGCAGATCATCCAAGAGCTGCGTAACCTATCGCTCATGGCGGGGGAGAACCTCTCCATCAAAGTGATGCTCGAGCAGATGGCGCTCACTGACCAACAGCACGCAGACGATCTACGCCGGATGATGTTCTGCGAAGGAGGCGCCGGTGGAACCACTCCTCAAGCGGGCGTTTGAAGAAGGGCAACAACAGGCGTCGGAGGATCTCGCGAAGAAGCTGAAGGAAGCGCTTAAGCGGCGCGAGGCTCTGGTGGGCTGGAAAGAGAACTCTGTCAAACCGAATCGATTGTCCAGCTCCAACAAGTAACCTAAGCTCCCCTTGATGATGAATCTCGCCTACGCAGAAGGTAAAGCCCGCGCCGAGGAAGAGTTTGGTCTCAGGACCGCTTCCGATAGCTTCCACCGCGGGATGCCGAAAGGCGACCTAAGTGTATCTGCGGAACGTCTCGCCAAGCACCTCTCCGAACTTGAGGACGAGGCACCTTCACAAGACGAGAAAAAGAAGCGCTTCGGTAATCCGGTTCGCTGGGGCGGCGTGACTACTCCCTGGGGCGTTGGCGCCTCTTCTTACGACTACTCCGGCGTTGGCCGCGATGGAGCTGCAATATGATCAGTGACTTTGCATACGCCGAGGGGTCCAACGCTGCGTGGGGTACGTTCTGTAAGGCGGGGGCGTTCAAGCCTCCGACGAATGTGAATGTGTTCCGTAGCGCACGAACAGGATCCCCGATTGGGGCTGCGCCGCTTAAAGGTGCTGCTCCGGCCGTCGGTCCCGTGCCGCAGGCCGCCGTCCCTGCAGCTGGCGCCGCGGCTGGGGCCGCCGCTCCTCAGACTGCGGGGGTTGGTGTGACGAAGAAGCCTCAACTTCCCGCCGCACCTCCTGCTGGCGCTCCTCCCGCTGCTGGCGCTCCTCCCGCTGCTGGCGCACCGGCGGGTCAACCCGGACTAGGGCAACAGATCTGGGACGGCGTGAAGGGTCATCTCGCAGGCGCCGCTGCGCCTGCCGCTGGTGGCGCCGCGGCTCCTCCGGCCGCTCCGGCGAATGGCGGTTTCCTCAGTAACGTGATGGGTGGAATGAAAGGCGACCCGGCGCACGCAGGAACATGGGGTCACGCCCTCGGGGGACAACTCCCGGGGATTGGGATGGCCTACGCCATGAGCAAGCTCCAGGGTGGTGGCGGTACCCCGGATAACGGCCTCGGCGGCTAACTCATGGCTCAGACGCTGGGGAAATACCTGATCAACGATCTTCTCCCCGCGCACCAACACATCACTGGCGCGATGGGCAAGAAGGAGCTCACGCAGAAGATGTTGGACCTCGCCAACGAGGACCCTACGGCGTACGTTGACATCGTCAGCAAGCTGAAAGCTCTTGGCGACGACATCTCGACGCTGGAGGGGGTGTCCGTCGGAATCGACGACATCACACCCATGTACCACGCCCGCGACAAGATCATGCTCCCCGCCATCGCGGCGCTGAAGAACGCTACTACTAGGGACGCACGAGAGAAGATCATCCTCGACGCCCAAGCGGCGCTCAAAGCTCAGACAGCCCAGCACCCCGGCACCATGACCGCGATGGCTCTCTCCGGAGCCCGTGGAAACATGGAACAGCTGATGAAGACGGTCACCTCCCCGGTGGCGGTCACGACGAGTCACGGCGCAATTCATCCGTGGCTGGTGCACAAGTCCTATGCCGAAGGGCTCAGCGCCGCGGACTACTGGACCGCGGGTAACGACGTTCGCCACGCCACGGTACAGGCGGCCATTTCCATCTCTGAGCCGGGCGACATGTTGAAGATCATGACCAACAACATGTACCCGTTGGTCATCACCCAGGATGACTGCGGGACGCTGAACGGTATCGCCCTAGCAAGCTCCGACGGAAACATCGTCGATCGATACCTGTCGAAGGACCAGGCGGGGCTCCACCGCAACGACCTGGTGACCAAGGCCGTAGCGTCCAAACTACGGGACAACGTCAAGACGGTCTACGTACGGTCTCCGATGTCCTGCGCCGCCCCTGAGGGGATCTGCCGGAAGTGCCAGGGCCTAGATGAGCGTGGGCGCCCGCATGCCATCGGTATCAACGTCGGTGTCCGTGCCGCGCAGTCGATCTCAGAGCCGCTGACGCAAATGGCGCTAGGCGCTAAGCACGGTGGGCGGTCCTTGAAGGGGAGCTCATCGAAGCTTCAGGGGATGCCTGGGATCCGACAGCTCCTCGAGGTTCCGCAGAGCTTCATCAACAAGGCCGCTTTGGCGGAACATACGGGGGCGGTCACAAAGATTGCGCCCGCGTCTCACGGCGGTACCTATATCTACGTAGATACGGTACAACACTACGTAGGCCCGAATTTGATGCCTCGCGTAACCGTGGGCCAGAAGGTGGAGGCCGGTGATGTCCTCTCCGAAGGGATCCCAAAGCCAGATGAGCTCATCCAACACAAAGGTTTCGGAGTGGGGCGGCAATATCTCGTCGACACACTTCATGACATCTATTCCGGTCAAGGAATCAATGTCGATAAGCGGCACCTTGAACTGGTCGCCCGCGCAGATCTCAACCACATCAAGGTTCTCGATCACTCCGACGCACATCCTGAACTCCTAAAAGGTGAAGTACTCCCGTACGACGTGTACCGCGACGCAGCGGGGAGGAGCAGCCACGAAGTCCCCCTGGCGCAGGCCGCTGGTGGCGTGCTGGGCAAAGAAGTTCTTCACTTCACCGCGGGCACCCCCCTTTCGGCGTCGATACTTGCGACGTTGAAATCACACGGCGTCACCCACGTCAGTGTTGCGACGAATCTCCCTCGGGTTGAGTTCATGATGCGCCCGATGGCCCGCAATCCTCTTCTGCACCCCGATTGGATGGCGCGACTCGCCCACCGCTACTTGAAGGACAGTCTCCTACAGGGGGCTCGCACTGGCGCAGTATCGGATCGCCACAGCGTCCACCCAGTCTCGGCTTACGCATATGGGTCCGAATTCGGTATGGGCCCTGAGGGAAGGTACTGATGCTACCCCTGGCGCAATCCGCAGGTGTCCGTGCGGCTCTGCATTCCTTCGGTGTGAAGTGCGCTGGCGGCTGGGACGACTACCTCGAAGAGGTACAGCGCCAAGGGCTCGGACAGCCGCGTGAAGCGCTGAAGCAGTTTCAAAAAGGGCAGCTTTTCCACCCCAGCAAGGGGCTCATCACCAAGACGCTCCCTCGGAGCCCCGGTGCAATAGCCGCGGCGTTGGCCTGGCCCATCATGGGTTCTTTTCTTCAATCCCGCGCTAATCCTGATACCGGTGGTGGAGAGCTCGTCGGGGATTTGCTTGGCCGCTCCGCAGGATCTCTGCTAGGAGGCCCTCTCGGAATGGCAGGACAGATTGGCGGCGGAATGCTTTTGGCGCCGGTTGGGCAGGCGGTTGGTAAGGCGTACGATTCTTCTCGGACAGCGCCTGTTGCGTCGGATGAGTGATATTTCCTATGTTGTCCTCAGCGGCGCGTGCCGACTGATTCAATTGTAAAACCACAACCTCTGGCCTACACTCCGGCCAACGTAACAAGGAGAAAAACTTCATGGGTCTCTTCAAGCGCGCTGCAGCACGTGGGGTAGCATACGAACTGGTCCGTAATGGGATCGTTGCCTTTCCTTCCAAGGAAGCGATGGACGAGGCGGCTGATGCTGTCGCGGATTCGCCCGCCGCAGAAGGAATGCCGGAGATGTCCGGTGAAGGTGGGCACTCCCCCGAGGAGCTTTCCGCCGTTGCGCAGAAGCTCATGGAGATCGCACACGCTCTGATGGAGCAGGCCGGTGCCGCAGCTCCCGGTGCTGGCGGGATGCCCCCGGAGATGCACCCCGAGGGGTCAGAGGCCGCAGGAATGCCGCCCCCGTCACCCGAGGCAGCCAAGATGTCGATGGATCTCACCAAGACCGCCGCCGAGTCTGACTACCAGACCGTGGCCGCCGAGAGCGCCGTCGCGTGCATGGACAAGGCGGCTTCGGAAGTGAAGCAGGCCACCAGTGGCGCGCTGATTCACGGCGGCGACAAGGGCAATGACGCTTCGCAGGCTGCAGCCGTTGGCGAGGTCGCCGAGCTCGACAAGAAGCAGCGCCCCGAGGGTGCGTACCACCACGGCGTCGGAAAGACTGAGCTCGACACCATCGGCGGCCTCATCGGGGACATGAGCAAGCACCCCAAGGGCCCGGCGAATTCTCCTTCCGGCGGCAACTCTGTGTCGCAGGACGCGGGCTCCGCTTCGAAGCAAGGCAGCCTGGACGCCGAGCTCAAGAAGATCGCCAACAAGCTGGTCGGCCTGCACGATGGGACCGACAAGAACAAGCTCACCGACTCGGCGAAGATCGACACCGTGGCGCAGCTGGACAACAAGAACCGTCCCCAGGGCAAGTACCTGGTTGGCGTCGGCAACGCGAACTTCTCGGAGCCCCAAGATTCGCGTATCGGCAAGGAGACGCCGCACCCCAACGCACCGAAGAACAGCCCCTCGGGCACCAACTCGGTGATGCAGGCGTCGAAGACCTCCGAGGAAGAGGCGTTCGTGGTCCTCTTCAAGAAGACCGCTGAGGACGTCGGTCCGTATCTCCCCGCGATGGGCGACGACGAGAAGGTCGCAGCAATCAGCCGGATGATCGGCTACGACCACGACCAGCGCCAGGAGTACCTCAACACCCTACACACCGAGAAGAAGGCCTCGGAGGGGATGAAGGGCGACGAGTCGAAGCACAACAAGTACAAGAAGGACCCGGAGCACAAGGACGAAATCGGCGAGCCCCAGAAGAAGGAGAGCGCACTGCTCGGCCGGATTCGTGAGATCGCCGCCTCTTCCGCCTCGGCGAGCTAAGCCGGGCTCACCAGTTTGAGGGCCCACAACGGCCGTCGGGTTCCTATACTGGACTCGACGGCCGTTTCGCTTTACGTGGTACACTGCACGCCTTAGGGAGAATGAAATGCCCGCAATTTCACCGAGAACGCAGGGGATGGGCCAACAGGGCGGGACGAGCGATCAGGCAAAGGCCATGTTTGACCAAGGCCTTTCGCAGATGGCGTACAACGTCCTGTTGAGCAAGCTACCCAATGTGGCGCCGGACGTCGTCACGTTCAAGGTGCTCGAGACAGACCACGAAGAGGGTTCTGGTGTTGGGGCCTTCGTCATCATCCGCCATGGGCAGACGCTCTATGTCCCGGTGGTGATGGCGGACAACCAAATCAAGCCGCTCGACATCCTGTACTACAAGGATCTCAACGCCTTCATGCCGCTCTCGAAGGAGTGGCTCGAGGAGCTCGACAAGCAGTCGATGAACGACATGGGCAAAGGCGTGACCCCGCCCAAGACCATGCCGACGGACGTCGACATCCGCAACACGGTTGTTCCGCCCACAACGGGTCGGTACAGCTACGCGGAGGAGAAGGAAGCTGGCCTCCCGAAGGGGATGAACCCCCATTCCGATAGCATGTATGTACGGCAGCGGCGTCTTGCAAATGAGCTTGGACAGCTCGCGGCTAAGAAGAAACCTGGAGCCCAAGGACTCTCGGCCTTTGGGCAGATTGCGCGCCAAAGTTCTCGAGATGTACTTTCACCCTCCACGCCTGAAGCCGCCGTCAAGCAGGCCGGTCGCGTCTTCGACGAAGCTCGTAACCAGACGGAGCCCAAGCTCGCCTTCCTCGACTTCCTCTCGAAGGCTCCGAACCGCGTCAAGAAGGCCGCGGCGAAGATGTTCGAGACCCGCCCCACCATGCTGAAGCAGGCGGTGTGGTTCTACGGCGAGAAGCCGCTCGTCGATGCGCTGAAGCTGGCCGACTACGGCGGAGGCATCAAGAATCACGGTGGCGCGCTGTACGTGGCGGATGACAAGACCACCTCCGCGGAGTTCAAGGACATCTTCGGTCCGAAGTCCCCCGCTGCGTTCCAGGGCGTGAAGGTGAAGGGGTACTACGCCAAGGATGACCGCAAGCGAGTGAATCGCGCTCTGGCCATCCAGCCGTATCTCGATCTGCACGAGCCCAAGGATGCTGGGGCGTACAAGTTGTGGAAGTGTGACGGCAAGCCGGTGGTAGCGCTGGTCATCGCGAATCCCGTAAATCTGTTCGGTGACGCAGACGGTAAGCGCATCCCCGCGAGGAACATCCGTTTCCGTCCGAGCAACGAAGCGCCTGCCAACCAAATGCAGGGGCACAACTCCCGGTACCGCGTACCCGGCGTTGATGGCCGTCGTGACGAGTTCCACGTCGACCGGTACGTCGGCATCACTGAGAACGGCGAGCTTATCGATGCTACCGATCTCCTTGGGACGCAAGTTGCGATGAGCCAGCTTGAAGGCTCCGCGGTGTTCAAGAAGACCGTCGGTGATGCTTCCGCCGCAGGCCCCAGGAAGGGGCAGAAGGGTATCTTCGTTCAGCGTCGCGGTGCTTCGTTCGTAGCTACCGCCCCGGTGACCATCGAGGCCATTCACTCGTCAGGGGATGAGAAGTGCATCGAGGTTCTCGGCGCCTGGGGCAAGAAGACTCTCGTCATCAACGAAAAGAGCCCTACCAGCAAGTTGATGGTCCCGGCCAACAGCAACGTCGTGTACATGCCGAGCAACTTCGTCTGGTTCCCCATCAAAGGTGAGCTCACCTCGAGGGACTTCCTCACCACACCGAAGGACATCTTCAACTGGACCACTGACGCCATGCTGTCGGAGGGCGCCGAGAAGGTGAAGGTGTCGAAGTACACCGGGGAGAACGGCTTCAACATCTCCGGCGAGTACGTCGGTGACTTCGTCTCCGCTCTCCGCAAGCTGGCAACCGACGCCGTCATCCCGGTGGAAGACGCGGAGTTCGCACTCAAGCAGGCGTCCGAGAAGGGCAACTACTCTTTCTGGATCATCGAGGCGGAGAAGTTCGAGAAGGTGGCGGCAAAGCTCAGCGTTGCGGAGGAGAAGGAGGCGGGGGTCCCGAAGCAGCTGGGGACTGTCGCCAACACGACCTACGACGCCGACGTCAGGAGTTTTACGTCTAACCGGTTGAACGCGAACAAGCAGGGGCGCGAGTACGGGAAAGACTTGGCCGTGGCGCAGAAAGCCGGGTTCAGGAAAAATCCTTTTACTGGGAGCGGCGGCGGGGACGACTACCGAAAAAGTTCTCGAGGGGATCTGCAGCGGCTTGCGGAAAAAAATTCCGCTGAGAAGCAGCCCGAACAGCCGGATCCCGCCGAAGCGGCGATGGCGCAGATGCAGCAGGCACAGATGCAGCAGCCGCAAGGTCCGTCGCCCGTCGATATGGCGGTCGCCGAGCAGATGCAGAGTATCCAGAGCCAGATGCAGGCACTGACCCAGATGCAGCAGATGGTGCAGACCATCCAGCAACGCGCCAGCATGATCGCCAGCGGTGGTGGCGCTGGAGCTGCGCCCGCAGCGGCAGCCGCGGCAATGGGTGGCCCGATGGACCCCGCGATGATGGGCGCGGGCGCCCCGGTTCAAGGGATGGGGGGGCAGCCTCAACCTGGGCAGGACCCCAACGCACAGCCGCAACCCGGGGCACAGCCTGGTCAGCCGCAGCCCGGCCAGGATCCCAACGCGCAGATGCAGCAAGGTCAACCGCAACCGGGGGCTCAGCCCGGCCAGGATCCCAACGCCCAGGCGCAGCAACAGCAGCAGCCTCCGCAAGCGATGATGGCCGCAGACGACGGGTCCGTGGATACCATGCAGTCGCAGGTGAACCCGCAGTTCATCGAGCAGGCGGGGCAGCTCAACGACGCAGGCACCTTCGACGCGGCGGCGCTGTCGTCGATGGCGCAGACTCCTTCGCTCAAGGAGATGGTCGCGGGCTACCTGCCGAACCTCGAGAAGTCGCTCGACAACCTGGGCCGCGTCCTGCTCACCCTCTGGATGGACGAGATGCGTATCAAGGGCGACATCGGCGACGATGCCTTCATCTCCCTCGAGGAGAATCTGCGCTCGACATTCCGTGGTATGGGTGATTTGATTCTGAAGATCAACCAGAACACGCTGGTGCTTCGGGACCAGAATGACCACAGCGTCTACCAGGGGTAACAATGCGCCGGGCGGAACCACGACATAGGTTTGATGAAGTGTTGGCGGCAGTGCGCGCCAAAGCTCCTCCTCCCCCCGGGGAACTGGAGCTACTTCTACACGGCCTCATTTCGGGTACCGGCGTTTCAGATACGAGCGTGTCGTACGCATACGATCTGTATCTCGACCTCCAGCATCGCGCGGTGCTGGACGCCTTCATCCTCTCAGACGCGCAACGAAGCGTCGTAGCTCGCGTCTTGAACATCCCGGAGTCGGTGCTCCTCACTTACGAGTACTTCTTCTTCGACGTCGCCACCTTCAGGAACAGGCTGGAGAAGATCTCGTACGCCTCAAATTACGCGGGGGATGCTTACGCCGCCGAGCTCCTTAAAACAGGCGTGATGGTTGGGCCAGACTACCTGGTCTGGACGTATGGTGGCCGTGAGAACGTCGACACGCGCACCATCGTGCGGCACACAATGATCGACGCGTTCTTCCGCGGTATGTCCCACAAGGGCAACACGCTCACCAGCGGCGTAACCAAAGAGGCCCAGAAGTGGTGGGCAACCGCCATCAAGAACGCTGAGATCCTCGAGAAGATGGATCCTCAGGCGAGCAAGCAAGCTTACGAAGAGTTGCGCATCGCCCTTGAGGGAGTCGACGAGACTCTCTCCGTTGACCAAGCCCCTGTTACCCTCGACAACATTCTCCAATAAGGTACGCCCATGCGCTGGAACGAAGCCGAGTACATCAAGCACGCACAAGGGCTCGCCGAGCAGCACCTGGTGACCAAGAAGAGCCTCAATGAGCTCTCGGAGAAGTTCTCGGAAGAGAACAAGCTGAACCCCGACGAGATCCGCACCTTGGTGCGCTTGGCGAACGTCGCCACATTTCAGGAGCTCTTCAAGAAGAAAGACGGGGGCGACAAGATGATTGAATTCGACACAGGCGATCCGGAAGCCGTCATCCGCAACATGGTCTCATCGGCCAGCGAACCTCCGCAGACCGCGAACATTCACAACGACAAGCTCGCCGGTGAAGTCCCCGACATGATGCGGGAGAAGCGCCTCGGCAAAAAGTTCGATCCAGTACCCGAGGCAGAGAAGGTCGCAGAGTACACCGAAAAGCCTGCGCGAGAAGACATCGTCGTAATGAATCTCCGCAAGCTGGCCAACGAGTTCACCCTCGCCCGCATCTCCGCCGGAGCGCAGTGGGAAGAGAAGCTGGCGGCCCTGGCGAAGGTGTTCAAGCGGGCCCCAGGGTACGGCCCCAAGTTCAAAGATTTCGAGAAGCAAGCCTGGGCTGAGTTCGGTCCAGATGTAGTTCCTGAGATCACAGTGCTCCACGAGGAGCTGCGTATTCCTGCGGCTGTCTCGACGTTCTCTTCGGAGAAGATCGCTCACCTGCAGGAGCGCCTCGTGGTCGAGGATAGCAAGGAGCTCTCTCTCCTGAAGGAAGCAGTAGCGGCCCGGCAGACACACCAGAAGATGTCCGGCGCGCTGGCTTGGGTCGATGCAAACATGCCTGCCCTTGGGCGGTAACATGAAGAACCCGATCTTCAAAGCGCAGGTGGCAAAACTCTTCGAGAAACAAGCTTTCTCGCAGGACCCGCTTGCCGTCGCGGCAGCCAACCCGGAGCTTCGGAGCAGCATTCACCGCGGACTTGGCTTGGAGCGTGGGTTCTCTGACGTCGCCGCCGGAACAGACAAGCTTCTCCACGGTGGCGGCTGGCTCGCTGAGAAAGCGCTGACTGGTGGGAGCAACCTCGGTGGCCGCGCTCTTGGGGGTGTGAGCGACGCCATCATGAACAACCCCCGTGCGGCTGCGACGGCGGCGCTGCTATTGCCTACACTTGGGAAGGCGTTTACCCAATCCCAACGGCACAACCAGGACGAGCTCATGAACGCGTACCACGACCCGTCGAGAGTAATCACGGCGAGCCTCGAGGACTTCCTGGAAAAGAAAGCTGCCTCCGCGGCCCCCTTTTCCATCGGAACTGAGATCCTCAAAGGACTGGTTGGCGGAGCCACCGGAAGTCTGGTAGCCCTGCTCGGGCATACCCTTGGTAGCTCAGTATCGAATGCCAAGAACTCCCTCTTCAACGAGCCCCGCCGGAAGCAGCTCCTCGAGAACCTGTTCAAGTCCGACCCCGTCATCAAGGACGCCCTCGCACGGCACCCGGACAGCCAAGGCATGTTGCTGGAGTCGTACGGCACGATGACCAAGTTCGCCCCGCACTTGTCTCTCGACATCAACGCTGTTCGGTCGTTCCTCCGTGAGGCCGTTCTTGGTGGGGCGGGCGTTAACTACGCCACGATCAAGAATCTGGTAGATACGGAGAAGTCAATCTCGGAGTCTAAGCCGTCATTCGGCGGAGGAAAGCACTAACATGAACGACCTAGACAAGTTCATTTCACCGGAGCTGCGGGACGCAGTACAGCGTTTCGGCTTCGACAAGGTCGCCGCCAAGATGTTCGGCGTTCCCGAGATCAACGAGAAGACTGCCTCCGAAATCGTCGGCACCAAGATGATGACTCGGCTCGCGGAGTGGCGGCAGGTTGAGACGGGCCTCGACGCGTTGAAGGAGCTCGAGAAGACCGCGGGGGCGCCTCCTCCTCCTGTTGCCCTGCTTCTCGCCGCGGGCATTCCTTTGGCCGCGGCCGCGGCGCATCTGATCGGAAAACCTGTAGGGCATGCCATGGGCCGCGCCCAAGCTGAGCGGGGGGAGCCGCATACGTACGGGGCGGCGCAGACCATCGGATCTCTTCTCCCCGGAGGCTCCGGGTACCAAGAGGGCAGGTTCATGGCCCACGCCACGGCGGACAAGAAGAAGGACGAGAAGAAGAAGGACAAGGAGTAAGCGATGCGCTACGTCACGTTTTGGAAGAACCTACAGACCGTGGCTGGGCTCGAGAAGCTCTCCGAGAGTGACGACTCTGATACGGCTATGCGCGCCAGGATCATGCTCGGGAACATGTGCGACCACGTCTTCACCGAGGTGAAGCAGGCCTCCGCCGGGACCGAGGTGGCGAACACCATCTTCGCCATGCGTAACGCCCACCGGATTACTGGTGAGAAGCTCGCCGCCTCTCCGGAGGTGACCGCGGAGTTCATCCAGAAGCTGGCCACCGCCGTCTACGTAGACGACGTGCTCACCGCGCAGCTTGAGAAACTCTCCGGAGACGAGTACTACGCCACGCGGGATGTCCAGCTGCTTGGCCGGGAATACGCAGTAAATCTGATGCGGGGTCTGCTCGCCTAATGCGCAAGATCTACGAACTAGACACGCACTTCGCTACAGGCGAAGCGACGGTACAGCCGGTGCTCCTCTGGGGCGCAAACGGTCGTCCTTTGCGTGAACGGTTCACCAAGACGGCTAGCGAGGCGTCCGACTACATCAAGGCAGTTGAGCCGAAGCCTGGGACGAGCATCGTCCTCGTACTGGCCCTGGGTGCCTACGAGACCTACGACCTCAACCGCAACGGCGACGGGTTCAACGAGTTCGCGTACCGCAACGGCTTCAAGCCGACCTGTGGCTGCTGCCAGGCCGACGGTGCTTGGGTGACACAGCAAGAAGTGTTGCCGAACCACTACAAGTCGTTCGAAGAGCACGGCAAGATCTACCGGCACCACCAGAACAAAGATCCGCTGAAGGCTTGCGGCGACGTCATCAAGTCGTTCTGGAACCCGCAGATGCACCGAGTTGAGCTCCTGCTCGGCCTGCGGAACGAGCTGGCCCCCGATCTGGCGCAGCGCATTGAAGCAGGGGAATACCCCGCTGTCTCGATGGGCTGCCGCATCAAGTACGACGTCTGCACCATCTGCGGACACAAGGCTCCGACGCGGAAGCAGTACTGCGACCATCTGAAGTTTGGGATGCGGCAGGTAACGCCGGGTGGCTTGCGCGCCGGAGCCCTAAACCCGTCGCCGAAGTTCTTCGACATCTCCTTCGTCGTGAAGCCTGCGGACCTCACCGGCTACATGATGAAGAAGGTCGCGGATGACGCCTACTCTGTTCGTACCTCCGCCGAGCTAGGGGAGTACCTGGACTCGTTCGAAGAGAAGCGCTCCGCTCTCCGGAAGATCGCCGACATTGACAAGGTTGTTCGCGGTATTCCCGTGGACCACAAGACGTCGCCGTTGTCCGAGGCGGAAGCTCGCGGTGTTCAGCAGTACCGCGACATGGTTCTCCCTGCTGTTCGAGGGATGCCGGACTTCGACAACAAGACCATCAAGGCGCTGGCGAAGTTCCCCGTCGCCCAAGTTCTATCGACGCTCTCCGCCGCTGGGGTTGTTCTGACCACGCCGGAGTTCGTGAAGATGATCGTTGAGCGCCTTTCCCCCGGGACCGTAGTTCCTGAGGGGGCACTGGATGGCATCGTCGCCATGCAGGGCCACATCTTCGACTTGTTCGTACGCAACCCGCAGCTGTTGGATCAGCTTGGCGGAACAGGCATGTTCGACCACAAGTCCGACAACGTGAACCCGGAAATCGGGGTCATCGCGGAGAAGTACCTCGAGAAGCGATCGACCATCTCCGACTACCTCTCCCGGCAGCTCATCCCGCCGATGTTCCGCAATGAGGAGCCGCCTTGGACGGACATGCTCCACGTTCGTGACCCCGCGACCGGCGAGAGCTACGAGACAACTCGCGGGGCTGCGCGAGAAGCACACGATGAGATTGCCAAGACGGAGCTCGCTCGACTCCTAGGCACGGGCGCACTGCTGGCTGGAGGTGCGCGGATGGCGGCGGGAGCCCTGCCTGTTGGGCTGCGTCCTCTGGCGTATGGTGGCGCCGCTATCGCCGGAGGAAAGATGATGCGGCCCGACTACGGCCCGCAGTATTTGACCGACGAAGGTTTTCCTATCCCGACGCTCACTGAGCTACGGAAGGAATCCAGCGCGCTACCGCTACTCGGGTCCGCAGCGCTCATCGCTGTCCTCGGGAACGACTACGAGTCTCGGCTACGTCGAGGGCACAACGTGCACAACCGGCACGCACCGATTAGCCGTCGCCTGCTTGATCTCGCAGGGGAAACAGCCTCTGAAAATCCGATGATGTCTACCGTCGGACTGACGGCGCTGCAGGGGGCACTCAGGAAATTCTCCGAGTACTCTGAGGCGTTGGGGTCGGGCGTCGTCACGGACAGCGTAATGGCTCCGGAAATCGACATCGATGACGTCGTAGAAAAGATTGGCAGCGCACTGCTGAGGTAGTTGTGTTTGTTTTTCCACCTGGGGTCTCCTAGACTTCCTGCAACTGAGGGCTAAACCATGAAGATCGACAGAATTCTTGCTGGCATCCGGGAGTCGCAGGCCGCTGAGAAGACGGCAGGCGCAGCTCCAGTCTCGACGGAGAAGACCGCTTCGACGCAGACCGCTCTGGTCAGCGCCATGCACGAGGCGCTGTCCTCGAGCGAGAAGACTGCCTCTGAGAAGGCACCCGAGGCGTCTCCCGTGAACGACGTGATGAAAGTCGCGCAGGAGCTCGCAGGCGCTGAGAAGGAGGCCGCCGTCAAGGAGGCTCAGATTCTCGGCGCTGCTTTCGCCGACGCCGCCGTTGCTCGGTTGGGTGACTGGAGCAAGGTCGCCTCGCAGATGGTTGCTGGCGCTCCCGTCGTACAGGCGATCCCTGGCAACACTGACTTCGGCAAGTTCGCCCAGGCGAACCCTGAGCTCGTGAAACAAGCCGCTCAGCTGGGCTACGAGAAGGCGACCGCCGACCTCGAGAAGCAGGCCGAGGACTCGTACGTCCAGGGCTACAACGACACCGTGGAGACCATCCACAAGACCGCGTCCCTCGAGTTCCTCAAGGCCGCAGCCGTCACCGCTCAGATCATCCAGGCGAGCCGCTAACCACCATGTACAACGCCGTCACTCGCAGCACGTACGCAGAGTTGTTCAAGATGGCGGAAGCCATGCTGCCTACGGCTGTGCGTGACGCCACGGTGAAGGTGGCGAGCGTTGAAGCACCTGTCGCGCAGGCTCTGTCTGCGCTCTGGAGCAAGCCATGAAGGATCTAAGCCAGCTCGCGACGTCGGTGATGCGAGAAGTTGAGAAGGGCCAGTTGGTGAAGCAAGCCGAGTTGGCCTATACCAATAGGGCAGCCCTCGAGACGGAGACGGGGCAACTGTTGATGAAGGTCGCAGAGCAGCTTCGGATCGAAGTTTCAGCGGGAATCACCTACACTGACTTGGCGCGTTTTCGGAAATCATATGGCATCTGAGAATCTCAAAAAGCTAGCTGCTCTCCTTCGTGAGAAGGCTGCCTCGGTTGAGGCTGAGAATCAGGTGAAGTGTGCCCAGGTCCTCCAAGCCGCCGCTGCTTTGAACATCCTTCGCGCAAAGGTGGCCCATGTCAGCTGAATTTCTTTTGAAGGTGGCCGCTGTTCTCGAAGAGACCGCAAAGGTCATCGACGGGCATGAGGTCGAGAAGGCCGCTGCGGTGAAGGTCGCACGGGACGCAGTGATGAAGAGCGTCTCCGACAAGTACACCGAGTCCACAGGCGAAGAGATGCCTGAGGAAGTTTTTGCTAAGCTCTCGTCGTCGGGCGACGATGTTCTGTCCTCCGTGAAGCATCTGCTGGAGAAGACGGCTGGCAGCAGCGGAGTTGAAAGTCTCGGCCGATCTGGCGAGAAGTCGGCGAATAAGGTACCGACAACGAAACGGGAAGCGGCAGACGCCGCCTACGAGCGGTTTGGTCAGTTCATCAATTCCTAACGCCACCAGGCGGATAGAAAGCAGGGAGACACGCAATGAGCATCCTCAACTCGAAGTTTGACATCACGTCTGTTGACAACCCGGTAGCGCTGGCGGCCCTGGCGCAGGTCCTGAAGGTTCCTGGTGGCATGACCCTGAACTCGGAAGGCACCCCGATCGCAGGCGTCATCCCTGCTGGCGCCATCGTGAAGATGGACCCTGCGGACGGTACGGCAATTCTCGCCACCACGGGTGACGTGAGCACTGACGTCGCCATCAAGGCGCAGAACCGCGTGATGGTGTTCGTCGCCATCGACGGTAACAAGGACTTCTCTGGCTCGTTCGTGCAGAAGCTCACCGTGCTGAACGGTGGCTTCACGATGCTGACCGATCAGTACGATTCTGGTGCGTACGCCCCCGGCAAGCAAGTCTCGTTCAACGGCGGCAAGATCAAGCTCGCCGATGCTGACGGGTCTGACCAAATCATCGGGGTTGTCGGCCCGGCTGGTCTCGACGCGGTGAACGGTGTTCTTGAGGTGATTGTGCCTCAGGGCGGCGGGCTCTAAGCTAGTACTACGTAGCAATCACAGATGGCGCCGGGATTCGCCCGGAACATGTTGGAGGAGACTGATAAATGGCTTACAAGACAGAAACGCAGCAAGTCTCCGCCCAGTTCGTAAACTCGAACTTCGTCAAGAAGATCGAGGATGGGCGGATCAAGGAAGCAGCAGCTGAGGGCTCAGCGTTCATTCGCGAGTTCGTCCGCCAGGAGTCGTACGCACGTGAGATTCTCACGCCCGTCCTACTCCAGGATGACGAGATCGATCGCGACGAGAACACGGACGAGCCGAAGAAGATCGTAGAGAAGGAGCCCAAGTCGGTGGCCACCTTCGTCCAGTTCCAGGGCGCCGGTCCGCGTACCTGGTTCAAGGGACCTCGCTACAGCGTCTTCTTCGGCAAGACCGAGTCACAGCACTTCACCAAGTCGAAGTTCCAGCTGATGACCTACCAGAACGATATCCGGAAGATGCTTTCGGATAACTCTGTGAAGGACATGGCGGACCAGGAAGACAAGAAGTGGCAGGAGACGGTCGACGCGCTCATCGCGCTGAACCCCGCAGAGCAGAACACCGGTGCGACCGGGTTCAACTCGAGCGCGTTCAAGGCTGGCTTCCAGAAGATGGTTGGTCGTCGTCGCCCCATCGGCAAGATGACCATGACCAAGGGCCTGTACTACGAGGCTCTCGATCTGCAGGCCACCAGCGTCGGTAACGACGTGGCGTCGCGGCACTACGACGACGGCGTGGAGAACGAGGAGAAGCTGTGGGGCTTCCCGGTCATCACGACCATCAAGTCCACCATCCACAACGAGAAGAAGGCGTACATCTACTCGCCGGAGAACTACCTGGGCAACTTCTTCCTGCTCCAGGACGCGACCCTGTACATCAAGCAGGAGGCTGACACCATCACCTTCTGGACGTACGCGGCGCCTGGCATCGGCATCGGCAACCGCCTGTCGATTCAGTCAATCACCTTCCCGTAAGTACCGGGTAGGAGGTAGGCTAGGGACGTCTGGACTCTTCCAGGCGTCCCTTTCCATTTGGGGCGTGCGCGATGATCGTAACCGGCCCATCCAGGAGCACCGAAGTTTACGGCGAAGTACCGTCGGGCTTCGTAAATGGGGTCAACGCGACCTTTCTCACGGCGTTTTCGTTTCGCTCAAACAGTGAGCGGCTGTACCTCAACGGCGTACGTCAGAAGCGGATTAACGACTACACCGTGATCCCTCCGGCTACGCTGGTCTTCGTTCTCGCACCGCGCACGAACGACCATGTACTCGTGGACTACCTACGATGACGCCCGGATGTTTTTCTACGGATAAGATCGGCTTAGCCTGCTACCTGATGATCAAGGGGGCGGAGCTCACGGGCCTCCACGGGAAGAGCAAGGGTCGAGCAACCTTCACCTTCAAGCTGTCCCCCGCAGAAGCGGCGACCCAGGAATTGGCCTATACTACGTCAGACCATTCAAGGTTCTTCGAAGCATTCAAATACCTGCGGGGTAGATCTCTGCGGGGAGAATAACCAGCTGATTTACGCAGTAGCCCCCCGCAGGAGCGCTCACCATGTCTCGAACTTTCATTCGTCAAGATACGCAGATCGGTAAGTCCGACGCCTTCGTCGATAACATCCTTCCGGGTCAGACGACCCTGGAAACGAACTCGACGAACATCGAGGACGATCTCAACTCTCTGCGGTCGCGAGTCCACGACCTCCTGAACGTCCAGACAAGCAACTGGTACGCGACGCTCAACACCCCCGGCTCATTTGAGTTCGGCGCGAAGCGCGGCGTCAACGATCTGAACACCAACCTCCACGACCTGGAGCGCAAGCGCGTCCTCGTCGCGAACTTCACCGACATCACGGTCACGGTTCCCGCGTCGGTGCAGGCGACCGCGACCTTCTCCTCGACAGGTGTCTTCAGCGACAACGAAACTGTAAACATCGGCGGCCATGTTTACACCTTCAAGTCGCCCTTCGTGAACGCTGCGAACAACATCGATGCCAGCGGTACGACCGCGCAGACGCACGAGAACCTGCGCCGCGCCATCAACGGAAACGGCGTCGCAGGTACCAACTACGGCACTGGCACGCCGACCAACACGCAGGTCACTGCAACGGACACCGCGACCTCGAACGTGCTCACCGCCATCTCGGGGGGCACTGTCGGCAACCTCATCCTCCTGTCCGAGACCTGCGCTAACGCCACCATCCCCGCGAACCTCTCGGGCGGCGCAGGCGACGTGTCCGTCCTGACGCTTGGGCAAGTTCCGGCTTCCCCCGGAAACATCGCCGCTATTGGATCCGTCACCACACTGGGCAGCGTCGCTGCCTACAACGCGAGCTTCGGAAATCACTCGCTAGCGCTGGTTACGGGCGGAGCGCCCATCTCGCCGAAGAACCTGTGCGATGTCTACGACGCCTCTACCGGGCAGGTCATCCTGTCGGGAACTCGGCAGGTCTACGCCCTGTTCCAGACCGAATCGAACGTGAACGGCTCGACGATGACGGGCACCACACCCAACCGCGCGCAGCTTTCATTCGTGCGCATCAACAACGCTGACACTGCCCTGGAGCCCGTGCCCGCCGCGGATGTCGCAGGAAAGTCCATCGACTACACCAACGTTCTACGCAAGGGGCTCAACGACCTCACGGAGCAGGACTTCCTGCGAGGTACCCCCGCGCAGGTTCCGACGGGCACCTCGGTCACACGGCAGATCGCATACGATCAGCAGGGCACCCTGCCTGTCGAGCTGACCACCAACGCCACCCTCGACATCGCTGGCGGACTGGCGTGGAAGATCCGTGACCTAGCGAATGCTGACCTCCTCTCCATCCTTGAGGGCAGCGGCGGCGGAACCTCGACCGTCCAGCTTGGGACTGACGTAGACACGTTCGACGTGAACGCCATCGTCAACGACTTCAATGCTGGTGTCGCTGTGGCAACCGGTGGCGCTCGCATCAACGTCGGCACCACGGTCATCGCCAACACGGCGACCATCGAGTCGGTCGGTGCCACTACGGATCTCCGGCTGCTCGCTTCTCGAGACCTGTACCTCGACGACTCGTGGCAGGCTGGTTCGACCTGGGCGCAGACCAACGGCATCAAGCTCGCTGCGGCCACGGCGGAGTGGAACCTCTTCGAGACGAACTACGGCGAGGTGTCGCTGCTCAACGCCCTCAACCAAGCGGCGAATCCCCCGTCGTCTCGTGGGGCCAAGGTCTACGCCACGGTCACCGCCACCACCAACGCGAACCTCGATGTGGGTGGTGTTTCCGGCGGTTCCAACCTCTCCGCCCAGCTTCCGAACATGAGCCTCGGTAACTTCCTCACCGACTACGACGTGTTCCTCAACGGCAACCTGCTTCGCCCGGGCGCGAACAACGCTGCGAACAACGACTACTACCCCGGCACGTCGCTGCCGAACGGTCAGCTGATGTTCGAGTTCAAGGTAAAGAGCACGGGCGTTGCGGACGTGATTTGTGTTATCCCCTACGCCTAACCTCTAAAGGAGCCTGACACATGAGCAGCATTCTCAAGACCGAGTTGAAGCAGTTGGTCACCTACGAGATTGGTGCGCGTGTAGAAGACTCCTTCGAGGAAGCAAAACGCGGTCTGGCGATCTTTGAAGGTCGTCAGACCGCGATGTTGGACGGAGCTTCCGCCCTGGAAAAGCTTCTCTCGTTCGTAGACACCGACGTTACCGAAGGAAAGATTGATCTTCCTACGGCGGAGGTTTCGAAGCGGTACATCATGCGCGGGGTAAATGCGCTCCAAAACCTTGCGCAGCAAGCATCCAATCTGCGGTTGACTCAGGCGGGTAAGATCTCAGGGCTGGAGCAAACCGTCGCTCTGCTCAAAAACATGGCCGACGCCGAAACGGCGAAGCTCGCTCAACTAAAATCCGTCGCCGCCGAGCCACCTCCTTCGGCGGGGGATGGCCCTCGTGAAGTCGGTACGCGACCCCTCAGCATTAAAGAGCAGCGCCTGGCGGAAGATCTTGCAGAGGAACTCGCGAAAGTAGCCCCTCCTCCTGCGGCAGTTCCGGATCCCCCCGCCCCCGTTGTTCCGGCGGTAACGCCGTGGGTAAAGAAACGTCGAGGGAGGCCGCCTCGTGCCTCTAACGCCTGATCGACGGCCGGGTGTCCTCGAAGAAGACGAGGGCATTAATCTCGAGCCACAACCGATCGCTCCAACAGCCAACGGCGAGTTTCGCTATGTCACTGGTGTTGGTTTTCGCTTCTTCGAAGAGGGCGTAGAGAAGGGCCTGTCCGGATCTGGGCTGACGGAGGCCCAGCACAAGGTTCTCCTCAACCTCATTCACTTCATAGACGAAGGCCCCGCAGAGGGTTTCGCGTCTGGGGCTACCAAGACTGTCACAGGCACCGTCTACCCGACGCAGATGCTTTGGAGGCGTGCTGACTCGACCAAGCTGGTTGAGCAGAACATCACTTGGACTGGCCCCAAGGCCACAACGATTCAGTGGAAGATGTACGCGGCGGATGGGACCACCGTGCTGGCAACAGTAACGGACACCATCACGTACTCAGGCGTCTTTGAGACTGGTAGGACAAGGGCCATCACATGAGCAACCTGAGCCCGGTGGCGATCCTCATCAAGGAAGACGGAACACCGGTAGGCACGGTGGCAGAGCCTCTGCGCGTTGATCCTGTTGGAACTACTGCGCAGCCTGTTACCGACAACGGAGGATCTCTTACCGTAGATGGGACAGTAGCTATTAGCGGCACAGTCCCAGTCTCAGCCGCCTCTCTACCACTTCCTACTGGGGCTGCTACAGAAGCAACCCTTGCTCTGATCAAGGCCAAGACAGACAACCTTGATGTGGCTCTCAGCACCAGGGCGGTTACCGGTCTCACTGATGCTCAGCTTAGAGCTACAGCCGTCCCAGTCTCCGATGGTGGGGCATCCCTTACTGTTGATGGCGCTGTCACTGTTTCGAACTTTCCAGCGGTCCAGCCGATCAATGACAACGGCGGCAGTCTCACCGTAGACGGCACATTCTGGCCAGCAACACAGCCCATCTCAGCCGTCGCACTTCCACTCCCCACTGGAGCCGCAACAGCCGCACTCCAGACTCAGCCCGGCGTGGACATTGGGGACGTGACGGTGAACAACGCCGCTGGCGCGGCGGCGGTCAACATTCAGGACGGCGGCAACAGCATCACCGTCGATGCGACTTCGCTTCCACTGCCGACTGGGGCCGCGACCGAGACGACGCTCGCCGCCATCAACACGAAGACTCCGGCGCTCGGCCAAGCTCTCATGGCGGCCAGCAGTCCGGTGGTCATCGCGAGCAACCAGAGCGGAGTTCCGGTCACTGACAACGCAGGCTCGCTGACGGTGGACACGCCTCAACTTCCCGCCGCTCTCGTTGGTGGTCGGCTGGATGTGGTGGTCGGAGCCTCGCTTCCCGCCGGGACCAACAACATCGGTGACGTAGATGTTCTTTCGGTCCCCGCCCCTCTCTCGACGACAGGCGGCGGGACAGAGGCGGCGGCTCTTCGGGTCACCATCGCCAACGACTCAACTGGCTTGGTTTCCGTCGATGACAACGGCGGCTCGCTGACGGTGGATACACCGCAGCTTCCGGCTGCGCTCGTTGGCGGACGGCTTGATGAGAACGTCGGTGCGTGGCTCGGTAGCACTGCGCCCACGGTGGGCCAGAAGGCCCGCACGTCCTCCATCCCGGTGACGATTGCGTCCGACCAGACGCCGCTCTCTGTCACCTTCTCCACGAGTTCGTCATTCACTGGGGTGTCTGGTGCCATCCTCACGTTTGGCGGTGGCACGGCCAACACGCTTCAGGTGATGCGAGCGACGGCGTACACAGAGCCCACCGCAGCAGCCCAACGTTCCATCGCCTCTGCTAGCGTCAACGACACGGCAGCAGGCACGGGGGCGCGCACGGTCCGCCTCGTCTACTTCGACGGAACCGGAGCAGGTCCTTTCACGGAGGACTTGACGCTCAACGGGACGACTCCGGTCAACACAGTCGCGACGAACATTCGTTTCATCGAGAACATCTTCGTTATTACGGTGGGCTCGGGCCTTACCAACGCGGGCGTTATCACGCTCTACGGAGCGATTGCTGGAGGCGGCGGTGTTGTTGGAACCATCGGCACCGGCAATATCGTCACTGGGCTTGGAGACCTTCGGACGCTGTGGGCGCACCACTACTCGCCCATCAACACGAAGGTCGAATTCTCTACCGTCGTGGCCTCCATCCAGTCTGGCGGCTCAGGCACCTATGGACGCTTCTTCCTCCGAATCTCTCTGCCCCTCACAGCCAACAGTGCGGATGTGCCCATCGGGGATGTCATTCTCGCGCAGGGGTTCGTCACGCGCTCGTTCGACTTCCACCCCAACATTTTCGGCTTTGTGAGGTCCACGGGGTACTGCGTCCCCGGCGTCAACAACGCTACGGCGTCTCTCGCCTTTGACTGGCAGGAGGTGCCGGTATGATTTCCTTCGGTTCGACTCCTCAGCGTTCTGGCAACTGGGCTTGGTTCAAGCCGCTCATCACCTCGAAGACCATCAAGGTGCAGTACGAGGAAGACGACAACACGTACCTTATCTACGGGTACGACATCCCAGAGGTGCTCACCTGCACTCTCTGGAAGGGAACCGTACCTTCCTCTGTCATCGACAGCGGTTACTCGCAGGCAACGAATGATGCTGACAAGGCCGCCTTCGAGGCTAGCTTCAAGCCCTACGCAAATCGCAGCATCGACGATGTGCCGTCGCTCATCATCGCCAACAGCATCAAGAGTGGCGGTAACGCGAACCTTGCGGTGAACGGCAGCGTCACTCCGGTGGTGTTCGAGTACAATCCTCCAGCGAACTACGACATCCAAGTGACGGCGCTCTCCCTGTTGTTCGAGGATGTCACCGCCTTCGCCTTCGGCAACAACTTCATCCGAAGCGGGCTGGCTACCCTCACCAATGGCTTGGTGCTGTCCTGCAAGGCTGGAGACCTTGAAGTGAACCCGTGGCAGACGATGAAGCGCACCCGTGACATCGTCGAAATCTGTCAGGACTTCGACATCATCACCGGCACTCCGAACTTCATGCGGGCGCGCCTGCATCTTCCTCAGTCGCTGCGGTTGTTTCGCAGTGGGACCTTCACCAACCCCGACTACCTGCGGCTCACGGTGAACGACAACCTCACCACGTTCGACTTTGCCGAGGCTCACTTTCAAGGGGTAAAGCTGTGACCGTCAGTCACCTTCCAGAGATTCAGCCTCCTGTTGCCGCTGACGGCAAGCCCTTCGTCTTGCCCAACAGCTTTCCAGGCGAAGTGCTCCTCAACTTCGCTGGCGTCAACGACCAGCTTTCTCCGCCAAAGAGGTTTGGTGGTGCGTTGTTCGGCATCACTCAGCAAGGTGTCGGAGAGGCCACCTTCACGGTGGACTTCCTTGACGGCATCTTCTTGGCGGGCGGTCACATCGACTGGGATGGTGGTTCGTGGGGTAGCAGCATCTACATGGAGCTTGTGGCCCCAGCTTCCACCACGAAGGCCCCTGCGTCCCCTGGCACCGGCAACTGCAACAAGGCACCAACAGGGTACGGCTTCAACATCATCGTTCCAGCAGCAGGTGATGGGCAGTACGACATCGACGTGCCAACCCCGATTCCGGCGTACGATGACGAGACGAACGCCCAGCAGGGCTACTGGAACTACTCAGAGCCGTGGGTCGGCAAAGGCACGATGTCTCCGGCTGCTGGCGGGAAGTACAACCTCTTCGACATTGAGCTTGAGCTCGCCCACTTCACCAAGCTCCATGTGTTCCTCGAAAGCGGGATGCGCGACATGGTGGCTCCCGCCATCAAGCCGAAGTGGATCTTGCCTGAGTGGAAGATGAAGGTCGTCATCAACAACGCAGACGCCAACAAGACCCTCCGTGCCGGATGGGATCTACTCGTCGCACGGAGAAAATCAGTATGAGCAGTGAAGAAGTAGTACACACAGTAGTGACGCACGACGATCTCTCAGAAGTAAAGGCCCGGTTTCAATCTGACCTGGTCGGCCTACGTGAGCAGATCAGCATTCTTCAGGCGAGGGCGGCGGCAGTAGAATCGCAAATAGCGAGGATCGAGCCCATGGTTGAAGCCCGAGCTAGCCGTACAGAGAAGATCGTAATGGAGCTTCAGGTCGAGATGCACAAGCTCACGAAGACGCTTGAGGGCAAGGACACCAAAGCCAAGGACCAGTACGCCAACATCGAGAAGATGCTCCACACCATCCTCGAGCGCACCGAAGGTGGCTCGCTGTGAGCTGGCTCATTGGTGATGCGGGGTACGCGTTCTTAGACTACTGGAGCATCATCCATCTGAGCTTCTGGATCTTCATCGGTAGCTGTATCGCCGCGGCGTCGTTCAATCGTTCAGTGTTCAGCATCCTCTGCATGAGCTCCGCTCTGATGTGGGAAGCTTTTGAACGATTCGCTGAACCCCGGTGGCCAAATATCTGGCAGTCACCTGAGTCCTGGTGGAACGCCTGGCTTTCGGATCCGCTCACAGTAGTGCTGGGGCTCACGATCGCCTTCGTTGGGTACGACCGCTTGCGTGGAGTCAAAAAATGAAGATGCACTGGAAGATCCTCCTCGGGGTACTCACCGCAATTGTCCCCTCCTTCTTCACGTACCTTGCAGCGAGAGCGGAGTCAGACGAGGCGAAGATCCGGGCTGAGATGGCCTACGTCGCCATGCAAGCCAATGTGAAAGAGCTTCAGGGGGAGTCGTACAAGCATGCGATCGAGCTGGCTGAGATCCGTGGGCAGCTACGGGTAGCGCGCAAGGAGCACGTGGAGATCGCTAAATCGGTTCCCGGGGTGCACCCCCTGCTCCCAAAGTCTAAGTTCTCCTCCGGAGAAGACAACTCCGGCGACCTCGTTTCCGACGTACCAGTTCAGCTCCTGCCGCCTCCGGATTTTAACAAGGCTCTTGGTGCGTACAAGGCGAAGAAGAAATGATCTGCCCCCACTGCTGGAACGAGACGACAACCCCCGACATCAAGCGTCCGCTGGTCTTGGCGCCCCCGGCTCCGGTAAGCATTGGGTTCAGCACGCCAAAACGCTTCAACCCTGTCTCCTGGTTGGTGCGGAAGTTCACTGGGTCGACGGCGAGCCACGCTTTCTTCATCTACCATGACGCTGACTTCGACATGGACATGGTGATGGAGGCGCACGAGCTCGGCTTCAGGCTCACGCCCTTCGAACACTTCAAGAAGAAGAACCAGCTCGTCGCGGTGTTCGTACCCGTGAAGTCAATTGATGTCGGGCTCATCTACGTTGCTAAAAGATACCTCGGCACGATGTACGATTACGGCGGGCTCCTCGGCGAGATCGTCGTGATGCTCGGACGCTGGCTTAAGCGTAAGTGGAAGAACCCCCTGAGAGGTGCACAGAACGTATTCTGTTCCGAAGCCGTGTGCATCGCCCTGCAGCAGTCACCCGGCTATGAAGACTTCAAGGAGGACCCCGATTCCGTAGACCCGCAGACGCTGATGCAGTATTTCGAAGGGGGCCTTGGAGTGAAGTCTGTCACTTAAGCCTAAAATGAGGCGGCATGCTTCTCCGGGCGACGCTCAACGAACCAGTTCCGCTTCAAGCGCTTGCTAACGATGGCAAGACGGACCTGTACGTGCGTGTCACCATCCTGAATCCCGCGCTCACCGTCGAAGCCACGCTGTACCCGATGCACGTCATGAAGGGGCTGTACTCCGTAAACTGGACCCCGACGGCCGAAGGGTACTACTCCGCGATCTACGAGTTCTTCACCAACCCAGGCTATACCGTCGTGGCTTACGACTACCCGCAGCAGGGGGAGACGGTCGAAGTCAACTCCGACAAGACGAACATCCTCCGGCTCCTGGCACTCGAGCACGAGAACACCGTCCTCGACATGCAGGTGTACGACGGCGCTCGCCGCCTCCTCAGTTCGCGCCTGCGTGGGTACAACTCCGCTGCGAACGCACAGGCCGCTGGCGTCACGGGCTTGCTGTTTGAGTGGCACATCTTGGCGACGTACGATGTTCAGGGCAGGAACAACCTCTTCAGGATTGATCGCGTCCTATGACCCTCTACTTCGCCACGCAGGCGTACCTGCACGACGACGACCTCTCCAGCATCCTCCCCGTGGACGGTATGGCCGCGGTCGATCCGCGACCACTTCCTCCGTGTGGGCCTATCGCTGCTGTGGCGAATCCGGCTCCTCGGGCTCCGACAGCCATGGCAGTCGCGTTCCCGCTCAACCCAATTCCGCTTCCGCCCTCAGGAAAGGCTACACTAGAGAACCCGGCGCCAGTAGCGCCACAGGGCAAAGCGGTGGACCAAACACCAAATCCACCTCCGAAGGCTCCGGGCGGTGGAAAGGCTGAGGACGTGTAATGGGCATCAAAATCACATGGCAGCCCAGCGCCGAAGCGGATATCGCCAGCTACAACCTCGAGCGTTCGGACAACCTCACGACGCCTGTGTGGACCTTGCTGGTGAATGTCCCTCACAATCTCCTGGGGCCGAACTACGACACACTGTTGGGGGTGTTCTGGTACCTCGACGCGACCGGAGATACGACCAAGTACTACCGGCTGACCTCCATCGACACGGTCAACCAGCTCAGTGTCCCGTCGACCCCGTTTCAGCCTGTCAGCTCAGCTCCTGCCATCCCGAACATCGTCAAAGTGGATCACAACTACGGGTTCCCCGGGTCACTCCGGTATCAGACGGCCGGGGGCATCCCCGTCGAGGCTGCGGTCATCCGCGTCTATAGGAAGACCGACTTCGATCAAGGAAACACGGAGACACCGCTGGCCATTACGATGACCAACGCACAGGGTAACTGGATAAACCCGATTTCCCTTACGACGGGCTTCACGTACACCGTCCAATTCGCTAAAGAGGGGCTGTACGGCCCCGACAAAACCGAAGTCACTGTCTAGGAGCTTTTCATGTCCCTTCTTCTTCCTGTAGGCGTAAGCCCCGTAGGCATCCAGCAGCTGATCACAGCCGGGTCCCAGTTCACCGGTGCAAAATCGACGTCCGTCCAGACATCTGGAAACGGGATGACCAAGTTCGCTACGGACATCAAAGGCGGCTTGTTCGACTTCGAGCAGTCGGAGCCCATCGTCGTGCACAACGTCATGGCAGATTTCGGTAGCTCGATCGCCTACCAGGTTTTCATCGTGAACCTCGATACCACTGGCGCGGTCATCTCGGGTGAGTCCATGCTCTTGACCAGCGGAACAGCGGCCACGCTGTCGTACATCACGCGGTTGACTCTTGGTCCCAGTCAAGCAGTGCAGATCAAGACGACCACCGCCACCGCTGCCATGGTCGCCCGCTGCTGGGCCACCACCTGCCGCGGCTTCCAGGGGTAAGCAGCCATGCCGGTTACCGCGACACCGACGACTACGTTGGTCATCACCCAGGATGATATCCGTGGGTTCATCCGCGATATCGCCGGGCAGATCCCGAACACCGGGTCGTACAACATCATGTTCGACCTCCCGCAGTTCTCCGACTTGGAGCTCCAGCGGGCCATCAAGTTCACGGCAGCGCGCTTCAACGTGATGACACCGCCGTCGAGCGACCCAGTTGATGGCATCAACTCATGGATCATGCTGCTTGGCTGCGCAGAGTTTCTGTCGATGAGTGAGGCGTTCCGCCAGACCCGCAACCAGGTCACCTACCAGGACGGCGACATCCAGCCCATCGGCCTCGACGACAAGCAGCAGCAGTACCTTGCCCTTGCGCAGATGTGCAAGGCCGAGTTCGAGGAGAAGGCCAAGAACTACAAGATCTCTCGCAACATGGAGGCGTGCTACGGTTCTCTCGGTTCCGGCTACCGCAACGTCTCGAGGTTCTTCCACTCGTCATGAATCACTTCGCCTACAACGCGGGTCGTCGTGCCGCCTTCGCCAAGTTCGGCGGAGCTTCGGCTGCTGGGCCCGACGGAGCGTCGAGTTGGCGGGACACCGGGTCCCCGGTCGCTACGACGCATCACCGGGACAGCGCCCAGAACATCCGGCAGAACTTCAACTACAACGCTACGGCGCTCACTGATCCTTCCAGCTTCACCCAGCCCGCCCACACCAACAGCACGATGCAGGGCGGAACCCCGACGAACAAGCTCAAGTCGGACACGACAGGCGGTCTCCAATGAGCATCATCGAAATGGCGTACAACCGGGGCACGAGGGACGCGTTGACGAAGTTCGCAGCAGTCCCTGCTGGCGCCCCTGGCAGCGTTGTAGCTCCTCCCCCTACCGGTGTTCCGGTTTCTGGAGGCGCACCGAACATGGTTCCCGCTAAAGCAGCGCCATCTGCGATCACGCAGGTTAACGGTATGGTTCCGACGCCATCCGCCGCGGGCGCAGGCCACACAAATCAACAGGCCGCCATCGCGACAGGGGCTCCTCCCGCGGCGGTGGCATCTCCGGTGGCCACACCCGCGCCCGCAGCGGGGAAGACAGCGGCCCTCTTCGCGCCAAGCAACCCCCCGAAGTCGAAGGCTACTTCGATCGCAAAAGGCGTATCTCCTGTCGGGAGTAATGTAACGACTGAGACAGCCAAGACGGCTCCCGCGGCGGGATCTGTTGCGTCGATCCCGGCTCAGGCAGCGGCGTCGACCTCGACCCCTGGTACCGCTGGAGCCCCCGGGGGGATCGTATCGGCGACAGGGAACGCTCCTCCCGCGAACCCGGCGCTCAACGTTGCTACTGAGACGGCTTCGCATGCTCGCGGTGAAACAGTTTCCCGGTCGGGGGGCCTCAAGTGAACAAGCTAGCCTACCAAAGCGGCTGCACCGCGGCGATGGCGGTGTTCAAGCTCGCAGAGTTCAACTTCGAGTTGACGGGGCGTCCGATCAAGAAAGACGCTATCTCGGCGGACAACGGCCGTCGTGCATACGGCACGCAGTTCAACGAGCCCGGGCGACAGAACCGCTCTGTGGGTAAAGCGTTCGACGCACTCAACTCCACCAGGCCCAGCGACTTCCTCAACGCAGGTAACGAAGCGATGATCGGGGCAGCGCCGTAATGGCCATGACCGTTGAAATAACGCGGCTCCTGCCGCTGTTTCCTCGGGGGGTGTTCCTCCAGTGGGATCTCATCAATCCCACGGAGGTCGGTTCGTTCCGTTTTGATGTGTACCGCTCCGGAGGACCTGAGGGCCCTTGGGAACCCCTGGCGCTTGGCGGGGTAGACATCTACAACTTCAGTGACGTTCTTCCGACGACTTCAACGCAGGAAGTTGGAGCCATCAACCAGCTCTCACTGACTCGAGGGATCTTTTACCGCGTTGTGGTCACTCCGCCGTCGGGCTGCGACAACGAGGTTGAAGTCGTCTCTATCGTCGAGCCTCGACTCGATGGCCCGCAGCGTCTGCTGAAGCGTAAGATCCTCCGAGACGAGAGCCTCACCTTCAAGAAGCTCAACGGGGTTGAGGTCGCAGTCTGTAAGCGCATGCACTGGGGGCCGCGATGTACCGTGTGTTGGGACAAGACGACGAAGGCGGTTACGCGAGCGAATTGCTCAACTTGCTTCGGCACGGGTTTTACCCCGGGTTTCTTTGCGCCCATCTTGACGCTTGGTCGGCGCGGTACCTTACCTGCGGCCAAACAGTTGGCCCCGCAAGGGATCGCGGAGTATCGACCAACCCAAGTGACGATCCTCGACGCTCCGAAGGTTGAGCCTGATGATGTGCTGGTGTTCCTCAAGGACAACAAGCGATTCATCGTCAAGGCGGTCATCCAGACCGAGCTCAAGACGGTCGGCGTGCACCAGAAGCTCGAGGTGAGTGAGCTCGCCCGTAGTTCCGTGGAATACCGGATTGTCGTTGACCCAACACGGATTCCTCCGCTGTTCTAAGCTTCTCCCGTGGGAACCATCAACAACCAGAACCAGCAGCTACCCCGAGTAGCCGGGCAGCAGGCAGATATCGCCGTTGGTTCCCCCCTGGCCATCGTGGCTCTTTTCACGGAGATCGTGCGAGAGAGATTTCGGCCAGGGAACGGCCTGGCGTGGACGTGGAATGAGAATTCTACTCCTACCGCGGCGGAAGAGAACACCGAAGACGCTCCTCGTCGGATCGTCATTGAACCGGCGTTCAACGAGAACACTGAAGTTCGAAATTACCGTCCAGCGATCTACATCGACAAGGGTGAGACGTCCGCGGGCAAGGTCGCTATCGGCAACATGGCCGGGAAGCAACTTCGTACGGGCCTCACAGGGTACTACGCCCTCGGCACGGCGCCGATGGATATTGAAGTGGTCTCCGACGCGAAAGGTGAAAGCGCCATCCTCGGGGATATCGTTTGGTTCTACATCTTGGCCGGGCGTGATTTGATCCGATCAACTTTCGGACTCCACGAGCTGACTCCGCCTATCCTGGGGAAGACTGTTCCGTTTGAGGGAGATAAGGGGCAGTGGTCAACGCACATCACGTTCGAAGTGCAGTTTGACCTACGTTGGACGACCCTGCCCATCAGCCCTCTGCTGACCGACATTGTTTTGCGGTACCGAGATTCCAAGGAAACAAATCCCGACGTTTACCTGCTGAAGCAGTACATCAAGTGACCACAGGCGTTTGTTTCCCGCCCCTCGCTCACCTATACCTTGGGAAGCGACGACTTTCGACGTAGGAGATTTCAATGGCCGCTACTCGCCCTGTAGTCCTGGTGTTCCAAGAGTTTGCAACCCTCAGCAGCAGCCCGGCCACCCCGGAGCTGAACTGCCTCGTCGCAGGTCCTGCTTACTGGCTCCAAGATTTCCCTGATGATCGGGCCAACATCAAGTGGGGCCTCGCCAACGCGACCGATTACGGCGTGAAGGGCGCAGCAGCCACGGGCGCAGCAGTTGTTACCGCCGCCGTGACTCGGGCAGACGCACCGAACAACAAGGTCGGCGCCATCCTCGATCAGGCGAGTGTCCGCGTGTTCACCAGCAAGACCCAGGTCGAGCTGGTAGTCGGTGCGGACATGACCACCACCGCCCTGACCCCGAACGTCGGCTCCGCTGGGACGGACTTTGTCGCGGCGGGTGTCCAGATTCTCGACACCATCGTCCTGACGGACCCCGCGACGCCGACCGTCGGGATTACTCGGACGATCGTCGGCCCTACGGACTCCTCAGGCAACTTCAACGGGACGAACACCCTCGTCCTCAACAGCGAGATCCCCACGGGCTTCGCAGCCACGCTGGTTAAGTTCCGTATCGAGCGCACTCTCGCCGAGTCGGAGATCGACGCGAGCTTCTACACCTTCGTGCCTGCGACCAACAGCATCACCGTGGACGCCCTCGCAACTCTGCCCGTAGGCACGGCGCAGAAGCGCATTGTCTCCTGCGAGCTCTACGTCGCCTACCGGTCGCTGCGTACCGATCTGCAAGACGTGAAGACTCTCGGCTCGGGGAATGAAATCGTCGGGCAGCTTGGGCGGGTTGACGCACGTAACCCCCTGGCCGTCGGCGTGTCCGTCGCCCTGCAGAACACCAACACCACGGTGCAGTACTTCGGCATCGGCACGGATGACCTCGCCGGGTACACCTCGATGAAGGATTCCATCGGGGGCCGCAAGGACATCTACGCGGTAGTCCCGCTGAGCTCAGACATCCTGGTTCTCGCGATGCTGAACGCGGAATTCACCGCACTCGCAGATCCGGACTACGCCCTCACCAACGGTGTCCCGCAGAAGTTCCGTGTCGCCATCGGTTCTTCGGCGGTGCTCCCGGTCACCAAGCTCGTCATCGACAAGAACACCGACGGTAAGACGGAAATCAACGCGGCTCTCGCGACTCCGACCACCTACCACACCCTCAACTTCTCCACGTTGAACCTGGTCGGTTCGAACGTTCAGCCTGGGGACACCCTGGTTCTCGCAGGGGACACCACTACTCCGGTCGCAGCGACCGGCGTTCTGACGCTGGTGGCCAACGCCGCTGATGGTGCGACTGTCACCATCGGGACCAAGACGTACACCTTCAAGACGGTGCTCACCAACGTCAACGGGTACGTGCTCATCGGTACTCTGGCGACGGACTCCATCGACAACCTGATCGCGGCCATCAACCTCGGCCCCGGGTCTGGGACACTGTATGCTGCGGCTACCACTGCGAACGGATTCGTCTCCGTCGCAGCAGGGGCAGGGGACACGATGAACGCGACCGCTTCGGTCGCTGGTGTCGCAGGGAACAGCATCGTTACCGCGGACAACAACGTCGCGATGTCGTGGGGTGCTACTACGCTCACTGGCGGCATTGGGGCGAACCGCAGCGGTTCGTACACCATCGCGCAGGTGCTTAGCGCCACCTCGCTCGAGGTGGACACCGAGGTGCTTGGCGGTGCTCAGGCAGCTACCGCCACGGTAAACATCAAGGTGGGTGCGACGGTCGGGGATCGCATCCCGTTGACGGGCCTCGTCCCCGCCGCGACAACTCTCGACTCGAAGCTGTTCCTCGATCTCTACGACCCCAACGGGACGTTCTACGACTCCGGCGTCATCCCCACCGACCTGGTGGAGATGCCGATGAACCCGACACAACAGAGCTTCACCGAGAAGCACACCTTCCAGGTGGCGGCTGTCGTGTCGAATCAGCGGCTCCGCATCGTGGACAACGGGCGCAACACCTCGCTCGTTGCCAACGAGCTCCCGCACGGGGCGTCGCGCAACAGCCCAGTCACCAGCATCCCGGCGACCACCACGCTGACCTACCGCATCGCCCGGACCCTCGACAAAGCTGGCCAGGTCACGGAGATCATCGCAGTGGCGCAGAGCCTCAACAGCCGCCGTGTCGTCAACGTGTGGCCTGACCTCTGCGACGTCGGCAGCCTGGTGGACGGTTCTCTGCCTCGCGACCCCGCCGCTCCGACGGTGTCGCAGCCTGCCGCTTCGCAGCCGGGGTACTACCTCGCATGCGCCGTCGGCGGCATGACCGCGGGCCTGCCCTCGCACCAGGGCTTCACCAACCTGGGTATCGCGGGCATCTCGAAGATCTACAACGCGAACACGTACTTCAGCGACAAGAACATCACCGACATCTCGAACGGTGGCTGGTTCGTGTTCCAGCAGGACACGCCGCTGGCCCTGCCGTACGTGGTGCACCAGCTGACCACCGACGTCGCGACTCTCCAGTCCGGCGAGTTCTCGATGGTGAAGAACTTCGACTTCGTGTCGCTCTTCTTCGCGGACATCCTGGACGCGTACCTCGGAATCTGGAACGTCAACAAGGAGACCATGGGTTTCGTCTCCACCTCCATCACCGGGGGCGTGGACAACCTGAAGCTCCGCCGCCGTCCTCGCATCGGCGCCCCCATCATCGACGGGCGGCTCGTCTCCATCGCGGTATCCCCGACGTCAGCTGACCGGCTCGAGATCTACGTCGAGTGCCAGTTCCCGGCTCCCCTGAACGTCATCGCCCTTCACCTCGTGAGCGTGTAATGGACTCGGTTACCCGGCAGTTGATTCTGAAGCTGGCCGGGTACCCGCAGGTATTCCCGCCGAAGATAGAGCCATTCACCAAGTCGAACAAAGGGCTCAACCGTGACATCCGCAAAGAGATGCACCAAGAGTCCCAGCGGCAGTCCGAAACGCAGATGCGCCCACCCCCGGGAAACGTACCAATGAACAAGGCAGCGTACGAGTTGATCCAGAAGATCGCGGTGATGGCTAACAAGCCGTCTTCGTACATGACGGGGTCTGAGAAGATCAAGCAGGTGAGCAAGGAGAAGCTCACACCGACGGCGAAGCGTACTCCGCCGAAGACACCGGCGGACGTCACGTACCCAAAGCGTGACGGGTATTCTCCGCGCTCGAACACGAGCGTCAGCAACTTCGCAAAAGTTGAGACACTCCCAGAGAAAACGCGCGAATGGGACTACCAGCTAAACAAAAACTCTTCTGATATGCGCTCCATCATCGACGACATCATCAAGGGCGCCGAGCAGAACACCTTCGGCCGTCCGGTGAACATCCAGGCGGACACGGAGTTCACCCCCATCGACATGGCGAAGGTCGCCGGTGCGGTGGTGGCGTTGTCGGAGAAGGGTTACTCAGTAAAGGAAGCCTCCGAGTACCTGGGCTTGACGGAGAAGCAGGTTCAGGACATCGTCTCGACGGTGGGGTAACATGTTCCGCATGGCGTACGAGCAAGGAGCACAAGCAGCTCTCGAGAAGTTCGCGCTCGCAATGCCGGGCCTGAAGCCCTTCGCCGAACATGTTATTGATCTCGCAGGGGTTGGCCTCATCGCTGCGCCTGTCGCACACAGCCTCATCGCAGGGGACTCCGACGACAGCCCTGTGGTCAACAAGCTTAAACACACGTCGGATCTCACGGGGCTTGCGCTACTCGCCGTCCCGACCGCAATGAAACTTTTGGGCAAGCACTAGGAGACCTCGATGGCTAACGGAATCGGCATCACGACTGGCGTAGAGAGCTGGAAGTTCCAAGACAACTACGTCGAGCGCGAGATGGACAACGCGGCTTACTCCGCGGCCCATCCCGACGACACCCTCGTGCTGGCAGGTCCTCCGCGTAAGGGTACTGTCGTCCCCAACTCCGCGGCGACCGACGTGACCAAGGGAACCCTCCTGGCCATCGGCATGCTCCAGAGCGTGCAGTTCACCCAGACCAAGCCGACCCAGCCGATGATGGCGATCGGCTCAGGCCGCTCGTTCTTCGTGTCCGGCAAGGCCCAGACGCAGTGGACCATCGCCCGCCTGTTCGTGAACGGGCGCAACCTTCTTCGCGTGCTGTACCACAACGCGGTCAAGGGCGGGATCGAGGTCCATAAGTTCGACGACCCGGCGGCGAAGTCTGCGAACAGCAACTTCTTCATCAACCTCGACTCCGAGCTCTACTACGTACCGTTCGGGCTCGCCTGCTTCTTCCGCAACAAGTCGCACGACCTGGTCGGTTCGTTCTACGCCGAGCTGGCGATGATCAACTCGTACGCCGTGTCGGCGAACGCCGGGCAGAACATGATCCTGGAGAACGTCTCCGGCCTGGCAGACCGTCTCCTACCGCTCGAGCTCGCCGACGTCGCAACAGGTGGCGGCCAGATCCCCCGCAGCACCGTGGACAAGCTCCTCGACTTCGGGACGACTCCGGCGCCTCTGGGCGACAACGGTGACGGCCTGACCCAGGGCGACAACCCGGCGTAACGCCGCACAGCTTCTTCTTCAGAGCGCCTCGGGGGAAACCCTGGGGCGCTTTTTCTTTGGTATGGTGCGCCCATGAACAAGAACCCGAAGCTCCCAAGTGGCGTCTCCGCCGGGCCTGGACCGCGAGGACAAGCTATCGGAAAAGGGAGCACCCCGGGGAAGGGCTGGCGCATCTGCACCATCTGGGACCCGCAGCCGCAGACACAGGTGTACTCCATCAACGACGGCGCTGCGGGCATCGTGCACGACGTACAGCGCCTCGTGGCGGACCCGGGCGAAGTGAGTGTCCTTGTACGCGGTACGCAGGTCGTCGTGCACAATGAGCTTGGCTTCCCCGTCATCGCTGCGGTGTACAAGGGGGCTGCTACGTCTTCCGTGGAGGTCAACCCAGCACGAATCAGCGAAGTTCGTGGCGTCGGCGGAGAAGACGGCGTGTACGCCAGCCGATCCGCCGCCTCTGACGCCCGTGCGCCTAATGACCCTGTCGACGTCATCCCGGGGGACTGGACTCGGCGTGGTAGCAGTAACAACATGATCGGAGTCCTCGCCGGGGGCACGAACATCATGTCCTCGGCCCCGATGGCGCAGATCCGCACGCACGGTGTGAACAGCATGGTCGAGGTGATGGCCAACACCTACCGGCACGTCTCCTCCCTCGGAAATCTCGACATCATCAACGACGGCGGAAAGACGTCCCTCATTTGGCGTGCTGGGGCCGATCAGCTTACGGAGTGCGGACCCAACGCGGAGAATTGGACGCTCCGATTGGACGCTGGAGCTATCGGGGATCTCTTCAGGTTCAGCGTTACTACTCCCAACAACAACACGTTGTGTGAACTGCACATGAGCGCCGACGGACGGCTGTCCCTCACTGGCGTCGCAGGGATCGACATCTCTTCAGGAGCTCGAGGAACCGCCCGGGAGGACGTCGCAGAGAACAAGGACACATCCATCCTCGGGGAGAAGCTCACGGTCGTAGGTGGAAAAGTGACAGACGAATTCCAAGCCAGCCGCGATACGCTGATCGCGCAGAACGACACGCTCTCCGCCGGAAACGACTTGAAGGAGATCGTGGGCCACGACCGCATCACCCAGGTGTCGAACACGCTCAAGACGTACGTAGAAGGGGGCAGCAGCGCTCCGCCCCCAGCGGCGGGGAATGTCGCCGTCCTGTGGGATGCTAAAAATGGCAGCATCGAGTCCGTCACGGGCCACAACGGTGTTCCGACAGCGAAGCAAGCGCAGAGCTTCGTCAACTACGCAGGGGACTTCAACTTCGCCGTCCCATCGATGGGAAAGTTCAACCTGATCTCAAGCACCCCAGACTCTGTTCTCCTCGGTGCCGACGGCTCAGCGACGTCCACCCCCGCAGGGCACACGTTCAACGCATCTTTCAAGAGCCACGTCATGATGTACGAGGAGTTCAAGCAGATGATGGACACCCTGGTGGGCTGGCTTGACTCACACACGCACCTGAGTGCCATGGGACCAACCGGCCCCGCGCAGGGAGCTCCCACAGGACCGGCATCGGTCCAGGTCAATCCAAAGGTCCCGCCCATCAAGAGTCTCCGCGTCGTCGTCGGAGGCTAAAAAAACGGCGCCCCTCCGAAGAGAGGCGCCGGGCCTACAGCGTCACTTGCCCAACACCCCCGCGGAGTTCACCGCCGCTGAGGATCCCTACAGACGCCTGAGGCTCGGGAAACACGCGAAACTCAGGCTCCGTCAGTTGCTTAGCTACTACATCGTAGATCGATGCGTGTATGTACGCTACGCCGGTATCTGCGATCAATTGAATCAGTTGCTTCCCATCTTTTGACGTCTTTCGGATCGGCTGGCCGTAGGCTCCTCCGTCGGCTGGGAGCAGCTTTCTCCAAGCCAGGGCCTCTACACGCGGTTTGCTTTTCCAGGACTTCAGGTCAAGCCGGAACAACTCTGTGGGCAGCTCGAGGACAAACCAGCGTGCGTACAGCAGGGTCGTTTGTCCGTCTCCGAGCTTTACGGCGATTGGGCGTTCGTCAGTTAACCCCTGGAGCAGTACTATTTCTTTGTCTGTGATCATGGAAGTTGATTACATTCTTATGCGGGTGAAGTTCGCAATCCTCTTCTTCGCACTTTTCTCCCCGAATGCTGACGGCGTAGTGATGGTAGTGCAGCGACATTGCTTGGGCCTTCTGCTCTACGTCTTCCTTCGGATTCACCATGTACATGGCGGCGAGCTCGAGACCCCCTCCGGGCAGCGCATCAAAAATAGCGCCGTACAGTTGGTCGGGTAGCGCGGTATACGCGTTCCCCTGAGGTAGGACATCTTCATCCACATCGATCAGCAGCAGCAGTTTTGTTTTTGCCATCAGTTCCTCAACGTTGGGTTGGGTCCGTGATGGTGGTGGACTACTGGGCGTAACTCATACTAAGTTGGTGGTGGTTCAGTCGACTTATACCCGCTTGGGCGTGGTACTTCGAGGAAGCATGTCCTGGGACACCGACCTTCAACTGACTGACGTAGTGCAGCGACTCATGGAGACGCGGCTCCGTGTTGAACGTCTCCGCATCGCACAACGCCTCCAGGCCCTCGAGGCTCGCGTGGTGTCGAGTGGTGGGGCGCCCATTGACTTGAGTGGTCTTCGAAAAGCGCTTGTTCCGCCTGGTCCCTTGGCCCCAGATCGGGTAGACCAAGCACTGGTTCAACCGCGTAAGCCCGCGGGCATCTGGCGGAGACGCTACCTCGCTGTGCAGACGAAACCTGGGAGTATCTTCTAATGGCCACGCCGTGGAAGACCCTGACGCTACCAAAGATCCCGTCGCCGTTAACGGTCTCCGTTGATGCGCTGAAAACTGTCGCGACAGCGGCGACGACCGCGCTGAAGCTGGTGAAAGCGTCTGTTGAAGCTCTCAGCGCCTTGGCGATCCCAAGCCTCAGCGCATCGCAAATTGCGATTCAAGGCGCCGTCACAGTCATCGAAGCAGCCGTCGCCTCATTGACCGAGGACACAGGGCTGTACGTGCTCCTGGTACCTCCGCGAAGCAAGGTCATAATCCCAGAGGAAGTACGCGCCGCCCTCTCATCCACGTTCTTGTCCGCCCCCACTCCAGCGGGGTTGAACATTCAGGCCCAGTTCGCAGGCGAGACGCAGACGCAACAGGAAGCCCGGATCCTGAATAGCCTGTTCACCGCTACGGGGGGTAACGCTGGTTTCGTGCGGACCGTCACGGAGTCGTTTGACGATCTAGGGGACGACAACCGTCCTGTGCTGGCGAGCACCGACGCCGTCGCTGGCGCTTACCTGGTGGCCGGGGCAACGAACATTGCGGCAGTTCTCCCGTTCACCAATGGGATGTCTTCTCTGCTGTCCTCCGGGCAGCCCGCTACGTTGGATCCCCCGGCGCTCCCGACGGCGCAAGATCTCCAGGTGAAGCTGGTATCGGGGCCGAACATTCGGCTGCGGTGGGCGCTACAAAAACGACTTGTTGCTCTTCCGGTGCTGGACACGATCGGAGAAATCGTCGAGCAGGCCATCATCAGGTCGACGTCGGCGACAATGCTGTCTGCAACCACCCCACAAGATCTTTTCGGAACGACGACCTTGACGGCGGGACAGGCCACAGGGGACGGAAAGACCGTGGTCCTCGCCGTGGAAGAGTACACAGGGCTCGCCCCCGAGAACACGTACTTGGACATGTCTGCGCTTGTTCCCGGTACGAAGTACTACTACGCCGTGAGCTACCACGTGAAGCTCGGAACCTCCCCGGAGCTCCTAAGTGGCGGCGGAACCGACATCGGGTTTCCTCGCCTCTCCAATGTCGTGAAAGTCTACGTGCCCAGGTCACTGCACGGGACACCTCGGAGTATCGCAGGTGCTCCGCCCGATTGGGTACGGACCCCCCGGGTTGTTGATCTGTTTCCGGCTATCGGCGGCTTGCTTACGAAGCTCAGTGACCTCGCCGGGCAGTTCGGAGCGACGACCAGCGGGTACAGCGACCTGCTGAAGGCGAACATCCAAGCCCTCGAACAACAGATCCAAGGCTACACCGACCTGGCGGCTAAGCTTACCGAAGCATCAGCGGCCATCTCCGCGTTTAGCTCGATCAACCTTGGCTCCGCCAGTATTCGACTGTTCGCTGGGACGGGCGGCACTGACTTCGTCAAGAAGGACATCGTGAAGGCCTTCGGAGACACCAGCGACGCCAACCGTCCCCCGTTCGACGCGGATGAATTTGTAACTGGCGTAGTGATCCTTGCGACAACACCTTCAGCTATCGCGCTCTTCAATCTTCTGCTAGGCAGCGTTGCGTCGAGCGTCAGTATCGTCGCGGACGCGCTCGCTAAGATCGACGTCGAGCTTGCCACCATCGAAGCCACGGTGTTTAACGACGATATGTCCGTACACGCAGCCACCGCGGTAGCTGCGACCACTCCCGCGGGCGTTCCGCAGATCGGAACTGGCAGCTACTGCTACCAGTCGTACACCCCAAGCGTTACGTTCGACGACAACCTGAACCCCCTCTAAGGAGCCTCGATGCGAAAATTGTTCGACTACGGATGTGCGGCATGCGGACACGAATTCGAAGCCCTGGTTGAAGGGGACAATGAGATCGAGTGTCCGGAATGCCACGAGAGTCCTGCAACGCGCCGGGCGACCGGCGGGCACATCTTCACGGTCATCACTGCGACCTCGTTGACCTCGAAGAGGTACAAGGCGGGGTACGTACACAACTTCCAGAAGCGCCCCGCTGAGAAAATCTCAATGCAGGTCCCCGCTGGGCCAAAGTCCGAGTAAGCGCCTATACTTCCCGCATGGAATCGGACGCCTACAAACTGGGCAGCCTGGACGCCGCGCTCGAGCTCGGACTCACCAAAGAGTCCGGCCTAGGCCACGTCATCATGCCCGCCCTGGGCGCTGCTGCGGGCTACGCCCTTGCCCCCGAAGGTGAAGAAGGCAAAGGCGCTCTGATGGGCGGCCTCGGAGCGTACGGCCTTCAATCAGCGATCGGAGGGAAAGGGAAAGCTCCTGTCCCCGCCCCTGCTGCTCCCGTCGCCAAGCCACATTCAATGGAAGACGTCGGCGCTGCCATCCTGGCACAGGGCAAAGAGCGCGCGATGCAGTGGCTCAACGCCCCTCCGACTCCGAAGGCGGGGGCGCAGGTGAAGGCTGTTCCCGCTGGGGTAGCTCCCCCCACCCCGGTGCAGCCAAAGCTGCCTCCAGGAGTACAGAAGATCAAGGATATCGGCGATCAGCGTGAACGCCAGCAAGGGTTGCAAGCCCAGGCGGCTAAGCTGAAGCGCCGAGAGTACCTCCCAACGCAGGATCCGAAGGTTATCAAACAACCCAGTGTTGGCGGCGCTCCGCCCGTAGCGGCGCCCCTTGGGATGGACCCTGAAGTCATGGCAGGGATGCGGCAACACTTCGCCGAGCAGGGGGGCTACAAAAAAAGCTCTCTGGAACAATTCAAGCTCGCGGTGGACATCGGCGGCAGCATCGGTGTCCCTGGTATGGGCGGGCTCGGGATCAGCATGAAGGACCAGAAGGAGCGTCTCCCCGGGATGAGCCGCTGGGTTCCTCACGCGGCTATTGAACGAGGCTTCGAGTATGCCGATTCCGGTTTCGACCCTGAAGCTGTCATGGACGCAGAAGGTGAGCGCGGTAGCCTTCTTCATCCGGCACTGGGCGCAGCTCTGGCTGCGGCAGGAGCCGCGAAGTTCGCACCGAAGAGCGGAGTAGGTGGAGCGCTACTCGCAGGACTAGGTGGCGCTGGCCTTGGGAGCGCGTACCACCACCTCACTGGCGAAAATCGCAGGCAAGAAGGTCTCGAGGCGTTCGAAGGCGCCCAGCGGGAGCGCGCGGAATTCCCGATCAGGCGGCATAAGACGCAGACCGCGAATGAGGCATCGCCGCTCACTATTTCGCGCGGCCACGGTGACGCATGAACCGGTACTACAGCAAGCAAGCCGGTGAGGAAGACGCCTGCAGCCGCTTCGGGCTTCAGAACGGAACTCCGCGTCCTCCTCCGACCTGGGCGCAGGAATGGCTCGAAGGCGCACGGAAGTCCGGGACTAAAAATCTCACCATCCCTTCGATGCGGGAGAAGCGAGCCTTCGACCCCCTCACCATCGGTGCTCTGGGGATGGGCGGAAAAGCTCTGCTCGGGCACGTCATCGGAGGGGGCATTGCCTCCCACGTTGGGGGAAACGTTCTTCAGAAACTCGTTAAGAAATACCGACCGGACATCGCTGAGCGGATGATGGCGTCAGGGATGGCGCACGGGCGCGGTGACCGTCAGATGCATCCCGTAGTCGAGCGAATGATCTCGCGGGGCCTCGGTGCAGAGAGCCTGGCGCCGTACCACGCTGGGCTTGCGATGGGTAAGCAGCCCGAAGGAATGACCCCGGAGCAGAGAGAGAATTTTCTTCGTACGGGGGGTCGGATCATCAAAGGTACGGAGCACCTGTCGAAGGCACCTGTCGTCGGGAGCATCCCGGGGGCCGTTGAAGCAGCCAAAAAGCCCGGCTGGCTACACAAGCTGATCCCAACTACAGCACGCGGTACCAAGTTCGAAGACCTCCCGGCGTGGCAGCGGGCAATCCCTACGGCTGTTGGCGGAGCCGCGGCTATCGCAGAACCTGGCTTGGCCGGGCACTTCGCCATCAACAAGCTCCGTGAACACATCGGGCAGAGTGACACAGGCAAAAAGTTCCTCGCGAATGAGCTGGCGCAAGGCGCTCGAGGGATCCCCCACCCCGCTTGGCGGAAGCACCTGATGGAGCTTGGGCTCTCCCCAGCTACAACGGATCCTCGAGCCATCGGACTCGCCATGAACAAGGAGTACGGCAAAGGGGTTGGGCGTTTGAACCAGCTCGCCGCGGAGCGTGGGCATGGCCCCCTCCCCCTCCCCGGTGCTGCGGAAGTGACCAACTTCGCCGAGGGCGTGCACAACAAGCTCAAGGCGAAGCGGCCCCCTGTTGTGCCCCAGGCCGCCGCTGCGGGACCCGGGGGTGGTCTGTCGAAGATGCTGATGCTCGGTGGCGGCATGTACGCACTCAACCGCGCCCTGAGCAACGACGATCAAGAGCAGCAGCGCTACTGAGGTAGCGTCAGCCACTTCTGAGATACCCAGTAAAGCAGGACCGTCAGAATGCGGGCCTTCAGCTGCTTCTGCATGTCTTCGGTGAAGGCTTCGTCTTTGTGGGTGAACATCAAATGGCTGGTCGCTTGACGGAGCGCCAGCCATAGTTCATCCGACGGATGCGCCGGGTCAAAAGACCACGACGCAACAGGTGGATCGAAAGTGATCACCTGCTGCGTCGAGTCTTCCGGGTGCGGCGTGATTGTTACGTCAGGCCTCAAGTTCCAGGCCGAGGCTCTTGGCGTACTTGGTCACGGCGATGCCGACGAGCTGGCCCACCGTGAGATCCTTCTCCTTGGCGATGCCCTTGATGAACCGCATCACCGGCTTGGCCACCTGACCCTGGGCCTTCGTGCCAGCTACGCGCTTCTCCTTCTTCTCCTTCGGGGCCTTCACCTTCTTCGCTGCCTTGGTCTTCATGGTCTTCTTCGCCTTCTTCGGGGCGGCTTCCTTCACCGCACGTTTGGTGTACTTCCGCTTGGTCCGCGGCACTTCCGGGGCAGCCTCTACCGCAGCGGGCGCCGCAGTCAAGGGAACAGGTGCCGCGGCGGGCGGCGGGGCAGCTACGGGGGCGGCGGGGGCTACTTGGGTCTCAGACATCTTGCGACTCCTTGGTGTGGTTTTTACGGCGTAGACTACGTAACGCATCAACCAACTGAGATCAACAACTTTTCTCGGTAATCGTGGTTCAGCATGGTCGGGTATCCGAAGGGGTTGCAGACGATCCGGGTGGAGGAAAGCTGATAGTCAAACGGATCGTGGGTATGCCCGTGTAGCCAATACGCGGGTTTACGGTCCTGAATGAGCTGATCCATCTCGCAGACGAAGAAGGGGTTCGTCGACGATCCTTTGTACCGTGGGGAAACACTCTTGTACGACGGCAGGTAGTGCGTCATCACCACATCCCCCGCCTTCAGATTCTGCTGCATGAACTTGACGAACTTCTTGTTTTCCGGCACGACCCAGGATCTAAAATCCGCGATCTCTGTGAAATCGGGCATCTGCGTAGCCGCGTACTCTTCCAGGGGGCCCCACTGAGGAAACCACATCGGGCCCCCAAGGAACCGGTGCCCCGCGAACGTGACCAACTGGTTGTTGAACACGGTGACGTTCTTCAGCGGAGCCAAGGCATTGCTCAACGTCAGCATTGCCTCCTCCGGCTTGCATCGCCAGAGCTCATGGTTCCCGGGGACGTAGAAGATGCGGGGGAACTTCGCGGCGAGACGGGCGAACATCTTGTGTACCTGCGTTGCGAACCGCGCCGAGTAGATGTCCCCCACGAGGGCCAGGACATCGACACCCGTCGGGTCCATCCGGTCTATGAACTCGACGCCGCCGTCGCGGTGTGTCTCGAAGTGAAGATCTGATGCGAGTTGAAGAGTGAGCATGCGGGGACCTTACTCTACTCGAGCTCTGGAAACCCAGCGGCTTCTGCGTTGAGGATGTCGTCCGCTGACTCCCCCGTCTCTTCGCCCCATTGAGAGCGGGCGGCCAGGAGCTGGCCCGACATGTTGTAGTCCGCCCCGCAGCCGGAGCAGGTGTTGGTGAAGCCGTTACACGCCACGGACGAGCCGCAGGCGCACTGAATCGTCTTCGGTGGTCTTGCCATTCTTCGCTCCTGTCCAGATTGTCCAGCCTGCACCAAAAGCCATGCGGTACTCGCCCGCCATGTTCTGGGCTTCCTCTTGGGTGTCTGCTTCGTCCAGCACTTCAATTGGCCCGCTTTTGTACGAGCCCCAAATCTTGATCGGCATGCTTCTCCCTTACTTTGATATATCTTCGAGTCATCAGATCTTCGAGCAAGTGAGCCTATTTACGGCTTCTTGTAAATGGGTGAAGCGCAGCGAGAAGCTGCTATCACTCAGTCGCCACTACGGCGACATCCAAATTAACGGAACTAAGGGCCTCACTGATTTGCGTTTCATTTGGCTCATCCTGGTGGGGTGACAAAGCTTGGCTTTGTTACCCCTCGAGGATGATCCAGGTACTGCAGTCGCCGATACGGTGACATCCCACTTGGGTGCTGAGGGTGCTGCCTACTTCCTAGGGCCGTGTAATCTCCGCGACCTCGTCTTCATCAGCGTGCTCTCCTTCTTCAGGAGCAGCAGCGTGTCCATCACTTCCTTGTACGCCTTCTGCTCGTGGGGCGAAGAGAAGGTCGAGCGAGAGTTGTACCCACCGAACTCTTCGATGAACCTTTCGGCGCTTAGCTGGAGGTACACGCTCCACTTCTGGAGCTCGTCCACCGTCTGGTGCAGTTTCCATGTTTTCTTTGTCCCCGCGTCGAGCTTCGAGATTGGTTTGACCATGATCACCTCTTCGTTATGCGTTTGAAGATTACGTTTCCGCCGTCCCACACCTTGAGCTCTAAAAGCCCGTCTTGGCGTACGACGCCTTCAACGGTGAGGTCGTCGTGATGAACCTGTCCATCGGCCCGAACCAGCACGCGGCAGCGAAATCCACCGCCCTTGCCTCGGGGGCCTGTGGCTACGCTCGTTTTCTTTCCATCTACGTCGATGTTGAGGAAGAAGTTCCTAACGCTCCTTGGCATCGATCTCTCCAAGGTAAGCATCCCCGTCGGTGAGTATCTCTCCGGAGAGGCTGTTTGCGAGCTGAACCACCGAGAGCGCCTGGATCTTCTGAATGAGGGACTGGTTCCCCACTTTGATGGTCAGTACGCCACCTTTACTCAGTAACTGCTCGAAGAAGACGAGGAGCTCTTGTGGCTTGAAGAGCGTCGCTTCGAAGAGGCAATTCTTGCCGGAGGCGTGCTCAGACTGAAGCTTGCCGCAGTTGTCACAAGGGTCCAGCGCCCGGCGTTGGAATAGGTACTGGATCCGCGCGCTGTGCTTTTTGCCGTGGAGCTTCATCCGCCCACCCCCACGAGCTCGATATCTACCGCCGCGCCTGTACTTCGGCCGGTGACGGGGCTGAGACGCCCAAGTTCGTAGTACGGCGGGTCGTTGGACAGGGTGTACTGGTACGAGGAGGCTTTGACCAAGTAGCTCACGGAAGCCCCGCCAATGATCTCCAAGGTCAGCTTTGCGTCCTTCTGCAGCTTCCCTTGAAACAACGCCGCCAAGATGCGCTCCAGCGGGTCAGCGTCTAGCTGGGTAAAATCGAACATACACTCTTCTCCCATGTGCGCGATGATCGGCTTCTTGCACGCCCTACAGACCCCACTTCCGAGGCGGCTGCTCCCGTACTCTTCGATCGTGAGACGTGCCTTCAAACGTTGCATTAGGGGCCTATCCTTGGGGTCGTCGAAGCGTACTTCGTCGGGGCGAAGAGACACTTTCCTTTGACGTGGACGTCGCGAGGCTGGCCGCAGTTACTGCACTCAGTAAACCAGGCCCACGGGAAGTAGTCGCTTGAGATGACGAGTCCGTCTGTGTGGCGCGGGACACCTTCGAACCAGAACCCTGCTGGCCCCATACAAACTTCGTCAGCCACTGTAGCATCTAGTTTCTCCAGATCTATGTCGTCGCGGTTAGGTATCTTGATCGGAAGCTGCTCCGAATCCTCCTCGATGGCCTCAAACAGCTTGTTCCCGAGGAAAGCCTCTACGGTTTTACGTGTCACGAAGGTCGCGCTGGTGCAGCCGATCCTCCACATGTCCACGTCGGGGAGGGCTTTCTTCACCTTCTGGAACGCCTTCTTCCACGCGGCGAGCTTCTCGAGGAGCTCCGGCGTGAAGTCCACGACGCAGTAGTCGCAATCAGAGTTGTAGCCCTCTTGGTTGCTATGCGCCGTGACGAGGTAGCTCTGGTCAGTCATGCGGGGTCGACGCTGTGGATCCGAACGGGGTAGCTCTCTAGCGTTTCCAAGACCCTCCAATAGATGCCGTCATCCTGATACTGGGCGAACGCCGCGGCGCGCGCCGCCTGCTCATCCAGCGCGTCGACCGTGATGATTCCGCTTACGTCGGCTTTACCCCAGAACTCGACGTTGAACTTCTTTAGCGGCGGGGTACTTTTCTTCGTTCGTTTCTTAGTAGCCACGTTGATCCCTTTCCTTAATCTTCTTGAGTAGCCGCCTCTTGTACGCTTCCATGTAGCAACGGACCTTGTCCGCCACGACGAGATCCTCGAAGGCGTGCGCCCACTTGTACTCGTACGTGGCGATCTTCCACGCGTCGTCGTAGGTCTCCCACAGTTCTCGTCCGTCCTGTGGGCGGAACTCCGTCGAGTCGAACGGACACTTCATGCCGACGTGTGCTGCGAGCGGCTTGAGGCAGCTCGAGCACGGGATCCAGTCCGGGGGGAACCTGGACGGGACCTGCATCCAGTCTGTGATCGGCCGATAGGGGCCCATCAGTAGGCATCTCCACGCTCCGCCCGGTCAGCGCAGGAGTCGCACTGATACCCGAGAGCACGGTCCTTGGGGGTCAGCACGTTCTCCGTTCCGCAGTTGGGGCATGGGAGGTTCCTTGGGTTCTCCGGGGTCTCCGCCCTGAGGGCGCTACCGCCACCAGGGTCAGCGAAGTCATCGTCGTAATCGTTGAAGTCGTCCTGCGGATCGCCGTAGTCCGCGTCGTCATCTTCCTCCATCGTCCCTGGGTTCGACATAGGGCAGTACCTCCTTGGACTCGGTCTTCTCGTTGAGCTTCTCGAGGTTCGCGTTGAGCTTCTTGAGCTCCCGTACGAGCTCAGGCATCGTGTACTCGAAGAACGTCCGTCCCATGGCCGTCTGGAAGAACTGGACCTCAGCCATGTCGCGCCCACTTCCTTGAATACTTCGCAACATCTCCGTCAGTAACATCGACAGTCTCTCCTTCGTCGTTGTAGCGGCTGATGAAGAACGGCCCCCGGATGACATCGTGGATCTCCGGGACGGGGCGGTTCAAGGGGAGGCCGGTGAGCTTCCCCTCCTCGTTGCAGATGAGGCCCACCCCATCTTCCAGGGTCACGTTCTCGATGTAGCCTCCAACCAGGTCCTGCATCGGCTGGAGACCTTTCTCGAGCATCAGCACCTTCGCGTCTTCTCCTACGGGAAACAGGATCACTCTAGGCATGGCTTCTCCTTTGTTACGCGTGCACTACTTTGGGAACGTCCGGCCCGGACATCCCTCGAGCGTTTAGTGGGCTAGGCCCACACAAAAAAAGGCCTCCACTACGGAGGCTCTGGATCTTCAGGACTAGTTCACGCTTGAATCACTTTGTTCTACATCTCGCACCAGGTGAGCTCCTCCAGGGGACTGCATGCGGATCCAGGTTCGGGTCCGAGCTGGAGCTCCTGGCGACACCAATCTGATCAGATCAGATTGGCCGAAGGCCAGCAGTAAGAAGTCTCCGCTACGGAGACGCTGGTAACAACCAGTAGGCTGATTTGCGTGAAGTACAATGTGCGGTGAGGACTGGGGGTACTCAGTCCCGTGCTCGACAACAGCGATTACTTTGATTGCGCGCCTCCGCCAGGGAACTCCTCCTTGGGTCCGACGGACATCTCCAGCTCTTGGGCTCGGCCCAAAAAGAAGCAGCCACCACTACGGCGGCTAGAACTCTTGAACTAATCGCTTTCCTTGAAATTGAATCCTGCGAGGTACGACTCACGCAGGTAAAGAACGAGGAGACTCCTCGCCTCCATTCCGGGAACCTTGAGGGTCGCTGCGAGCTCCAATGGAGTCGCCTGCGCCTGTCGGGTCTTCCGGTGTACGTTTCCCAGCTGTACCGCCTTGCCCATCATCCGGGCGAAGGCGGGGAAGTCGGTCTTCTTGGGCTTCGACTTGGCAGGCATGCCTCTTTGTATACCAGTCGAAGCAAAAGAAACAGCGCCACGATGTTCTGTGGCGCTGCCCTCTGTTCCTCCGGCTTACTCCCCGGCCGCGGCGGCTTTGCGGACCACGGGGCCGCGGGCGCGGCCCTTGATCTTCGCCGCGTTGTCGCGAAAGACCACGGGCACATCGAGGTCCGACGGGTCCTCGTCCCCGTTATGGACCGAGGCGGCGGCCTGCGCCTCGGACACCGCCTCGTTGATGCGAGTGCTCATCGCTGCCCGCTCCTCAGCGAGAAGCGCGGTGAGCTGGTTCATGGACGCCTCCATGGACTTCTTCTCGGCGGCTACCTGGAGATCGACCTGCCGATCGAACTCCATCTTCTGCGCGAGCAACTCACGCGCCCGCGCATCGACGGCGGCGTTGAGATCCGCCTCCGTCATGGACTTCTGTCCGGCCTTCTTGCCAGTGACGGCGGCGAAGAAGGCGCCGAGGGCGGTGAGGACGCTGAGGACCTCGCCGACGTCCTTGATGACGCTCTTGGTCTTGTCCCACCGCGAGGGGCGGGGCTCCAACAGCTTGATTGTGGTGAAGCCGACCCCGAGAACAGCGAGGCCAGGCAACGCCTGAAGGCCGACGCTACCAGCGGTAGCGAGCCCCGAAGCGACGGAGGGAGGGAGAACGAATGCCATGACGGTTCCTTTTTGAGCCCCGGGTAGGGGTAGGAGCAGCTAGGAAGGGCTCAAAGACTTGTACCCTCCCCCATGTCGATTTTACGGAAGGGCGGCTTGACAGGTGCCTCGGGCGGCCTATTATTGGCCCATGACCAGCTCAAGCCATTGACGTCCGGCCCGAAGAACCCCAGGACCCGTGGTGCCACTACGTAATCGTGCGCCGGGACCTACCCCGCGGTACCCAAGCAGCACAGCTGATCCACGCAAGCGGCCACTCATCGCCCGGCGCGGGTCTACCCCCAGGAACTTACGCGGTGGCCTTGTCCTGCCAAGACGAAGGAGAGCTGCGTTTGCTCTCTGAGCGCCTGACGGCAGCGGGGCTACCGCACCATCCCATCCACGAGCCGGACGAGCCCTACAACGGGCAACTCATGGCTATCGGCGTCCCGCCGAACTACAAGTCCAAGTATCGGAGGTACTTGTCCAATCTTCCGCTGATCAAATAGCTTTACGGGGCGAGCGGGATTCACGGCCGCTTCGGGAGGTTCGACTCCTCCCCGCCCCACACGCTTCGTTACCTCAGTTGGTAGAGGGCCCAGAGTAATGACCTGGGAAGCCGGGGGTTCGAATCCCCCACGAGGCTTTGCTCCCCTAGCTCAGTTGGTAGAGCGTCGGCTGTTTTAAGCCGCGGGTCCCTGGTTCGATTCCAGGGGGGAGCTCAAACTGGGACACTAGGGCTTGAACCTAGAACCTACGGAGTCAAAGTCCGCCGCTCTACCAATTGAGCTATGCCCCAACATCGGAACGGGGGGACTCGAACCCCCACGGTGTTCCCACCACCAGATTCTAAGCCTGGCTCGGCTACCTTTACGACACGTTCCGTCAGTACTCTTTGTACGTCGTAGCCATCCGTACGCCTCTTGTCTGTCCGTTCTTCGCAGGCGTTAGGCGTAAACTGATCAGTGCTTTACCCGACCCAAGCGCGGTACTTGGGACGAAGTAACACGCGTCCGTGGTTTTATCGTACACCGCCATCCAATCGATATCCGCCGAGGTGTACTTGTACGATACCCAGTTGTTGGCGGAACGGCAGGGCAACTCTACTACCTCCCCATCAGACTCTGTGTATTTGCACTGGACCCGCTCAAGATCGCCGTTACGCAGAACTATGATGTCAAAGGGCCAGTCTTCCCCTACGGGCATCGCCACCTTATACCCCCGGCGCATAACCTCTGCCATCACCATTGCTACGCCCAGATCACCTTTACGTTTTGTCTCGGCCATGCGCGAAGCATAGACCGGTTGATACGGTATACGCAAGTAGCCTTGACTGAGGTTTGAACTCAGGACCTCCGCATTACAAGGGCGGTGCTCTACCAGCTGAGCTACCAAGGCGGATCTAAACAAAGAGCTGGGCTTACTTGCCGCTGCTCTAGCATACCTGAGGGGCTCACCTACTTATACCCAAAAAAACCGAAGCATCGGACCCTGGGAGGGGGGAAAGGGCCCGATGCTTCGTGGGCTGCCGCAATGCGGGAGCCTCTTTTCTGGACTACTCTGTTACGGGCTGGATGTCCTCCAGCTCTTTGTGCCTGTTGTCGTACGTTACACGAAACAGTTTCCCGAGGATAGTCATCACGTAGACCCTCCTGCGGTTCGACGGCTTCTCGATGGGGTGCAACTTCGGCTTGTCCCCAGGTTGTTCGTTGTGTCTCTGGATCTGTTGTATGACTGAGGTGATTACCACGTCAGTCTGGACGTCGTTTCCAAAGTAGGTACGCAAATGCTGCCGCGCCCTACCTCGTTGATCCTCCTTCTTGTCAGTGCGTAGCAGCATTGTGTGTTACCTCTTTTTGTTAACCTGCGCCTTGAGCAACGTCATCATCACTTCCAAAAGAGCGAGCGACCTTGGATCAGTCACCGCCGAGAACGCCTTCCCCGCTTGTCCTGCGAAACTGCGCTCCGCCGCGACTTGAGCTTGACGCTCCAGCATCGCTTCGACGCTTCCCTTGACCGCCGGATCTTGCAGAGCCGAAATGATAGCCTCGGCCCAGGTGACCGCCTTCTTGGCGGCCTTTCGGCTTTTCTTTACTTCAGGTACGGACGCAACAACTTCCATTTTGTAGCCCTTCCCTAGGTATTGGGTGCTCAACATCTTATACCCGTAAAGAGATCAGAAAAAAGAAACGCCCCTGCCTGTACGAGCGCAGGGGCGAAGCGGGTGAAACGATTTACTGAGGAAACCGGAGGCTCCCCCGGGTGATGCTCGCGTCCGCGAACACCCAGATCCAGAGGAGATAGCCTCCCTGGTCCTGCACGAGGTCCTCGCGGAGCGCCGCGCGCATCGCCAGGTCATCGGCGAGCGCGGCCTGCACCTGCTCCACCGTGACCCCGTCGGGGCGGTCGGCGTCGTTGAGCATCTTGCCCAGCCCCTGGATGGAGGCCTCGAGCTTGGCGATGCCGTGCACCACCTCGGCATCGAAGGAGAGGGGGCGCGGCGGGGGAATCGGGTATCCCCACGGGAGCGCTTGCAGGCGCTCTACTTCACGATCAACGAGTTCTAGTACGCGAGTACCAGGGGGAGAGATCTGCAGGTTCTTGGGGAGCATTTGTACCTTTCTCGGCGACGCCGAATGTGGGGGTTCAAGTACTCATACCCGATTCTACCCTGATTTTAGGCTAACAAAAAACCCCCTGGCTCAAGGAGCCAGAGGGCTAGTTGCTACAGCTTTTCAGCTGTTACGGGCTGACGCTGCACTGCAGGATGAAGGTCTCACCCGCCGGAGGAGTCGCAGGGGTGTAGCCGTCGTTGGTGGCGTCGATGACGGGCGTCTCGAGGACCATGTTCCGGTACAGCAGGCCGGTCGTGCTGACCACGTTGTACGGCACGCCGATCTTGTCGCCGGTGCCTACCGAGTAGACGTTGGTGACGCCGACTGCGGTTCCTTGGATGGTGTGTGCGACGCTGGTGACGGTCTTGAACGGCTTGACGCCGTAGACCGTGGTACCCGCCACGTTCACGATGGTCTCCGTCTGCGCCATGTTCGTCGGGCTGGTGCCCACGATGACGGTGTTGCCGCCGTCCCAAGCTGCGCCAGTAGTTGAGCTGAGATTACGGGCCACGGCGGGGTTGGTCAGGCCAGCGACCACCGGGACGATGGTGGTGTCGCCGCGGATATCGGCGTGCACCGCGGTTGCGCCCTTGGCGACAACGACAGCGGCGTCGGTCATGAGCACGCGGGACGGTGAAGTTGTGAGGATCTCGAGATCATCCGACATGTTCGGATTGTCTGACTTGACCCAGGTGAGGAACCCGGCGTTCTTCATCGCATCGAGCTGCGGCTCGGTGCTCTCAAGCTGAACGCCGGTGAAATCGACCACCGCACCGGCAACGGGAATGAGGAACGACTTGCCATAACCGGTGGAATTTCCAACGGAGATGTCTGAACCGAGAAGATTGGTGAAAGTCATGCGAGGCATGGGCAACTCCGGGAAAGGTTGAGGGCCGACCACCCCAGTATAGACGGTCCGGGCTAAAAACAACCCCCCACCCGTACTAGCGTAGGGGGGCCCTACCGGATCTCAATCGTACGCCGTCATCTGAACATCTGTAGGAGGGAGCACGAACTTCTTGAGGCACTTCATCACGTAGAAGGCCCTCCCGTGCTCCCGCGCCATCGAGATAGCCGCTTCCTCCGCCTGCGTTTGGAGCTGGTACATCCTCTTCGGCGGCTGTTCAGCCTCAGCGCACCACACGATGAAGAACGCGTCTTTGCCGGGCCACTCTTTACGCTTCGGTGCCATACCGCTCCTCTACTTCTTCGAGTTCATCCACGTCGGCCCAGGAATCAATCCCGTAGGCGTCGTTCACCACGCGAGCTTTGTCGCCCATAGAAACAGCAACAGTGCACTGGACCAGCTTCCGTACTTTGCAGGCATCACCTTGTTGAACCTCTTCATGGGGGAACCACACCCGCTGTCCCTCATAGACCCAAATCACGGGTCCTTCTTCGTCGCGATCTGGATTTCTGACAGGACCATGTTCAGGACCTGTATCTGCTGGTACGGCTCCACCGTATCGAGTTGTTGCATGGCGAACTCGAGGATCTTATCTGCGACTGCGCGGCAGGCAGCACGGTTCTTGGCTCGGGCAGCGTATTGGTCGATGATGCTCATGTCTCGAGGGCCTCCAGCCCGCCATGCATTTGAATGAGTGCCAAGTCCGAACCAACGCCGAACTGCTTGGCGACGAAGTCAGCTTGAAGCAGGATCTCCGGAATGAGGATATGCACCCCCACACAGGAGTACTGCTGTGCGTGCTTGCAGACCCCTTCTCGGCTCGCCTGGATGCAGGCGAACGCTTCCTCGCGGTTCCACGTACCGCTGATGAGGTTCTGCATGTGCTTCTGCGTGATCTTGAAACGCTTTGCGTTCTTCTCCTGCTTACCGATCCGGCGCTTCCGGGTCAGCAGGTACAGCGGCCGCCAGCGCATGGTGAACTCCCACAACAGCGTGGGGCTGGTTACCGCCTTGAGCTCAGCGGCGTAGCCCTCTCGTACTTCTTCACCCGCCAGCGTCGGCAGGATTGGTAGATCTTTGAGTCCCATTTGCTTCCTCCTTCTTGGGTGCTTCAGGGGTGGCGCACTCACAGCGGCCCGGAACTGAGGGGTGATGCTTTCCGAACTTGGTGCCGTCGGGCTCCGTCCAATACGGAGTCTCGTAGGTGTACGCCTTGAACCGCGGACCTCCGCCGCAAGCCTTCGAGCACTGGAGCTCGGGAGTTTCCGCGGCTGTCTTGGGGCCGCTGATCCCCGTGTAGATGAGCCCAGCGATGGACAGCACACAGACAATCCCGAAGATGTAGCTCATGATGTCGTTCGGGATGACCTCTGCCAACTGCTTCAGGAACGGCGGGTGGTGTGGGAGAACACCGACGACAGCATCGTCTTCGATTTTTCCCTCGCCGCGACAAACGGGACAGCTTCTCATTGCGGTTCCTTTCGTTCTGACACTACCCACGAGAACTTGCTCTCGAAGGACGCAGCCTCGTCGGGCCGCATCACCAGCGTTCCCGTCTTGGCCAGGTGGTCTGCGTCAGGACCGACGAACACGTCGATGTGCACGTGCCCACCCAGCAACGCACTTCTCAGTTTGAAGATCATATCCCCTCCGGTTAGTTGTCGTACCAAAACACTGCTCGGACATCCTCGTACTGCTCCGCCAGCTTCCGCATCTTCTCCAGCGCGGCCTGGAACTCGCTGATGTACTCGTGCTGATCCCAGTCGTGCGCCGAGAGCTCGTCCAGGGTGTACCAGGTGTGGCTGTGCCAGTCGGGCTCGAGCGACGCCTTTGCGAGCTCCGGCGACGGATCCGCAGGCATTCCGCGGTTCTCTTGAGTAAATCCGGGAACAGCGTCCGTGCGAACGCCTGAGAGGATGCCAAAGAGTTCGTAGTTTCGTCCGCCGGGGTAGTACGAATCGGTGAGCTGATTCCCCCCAAGGCATTCGTAGTTGCACGGGTCCGGAACGAGGTCCAACTTCGTGAAGTCAAACCAGCACTTCCCCGTGTCGGGCTCATGCTCCGATAGCTTCTTCTTACAGTTGCCGCAGTGCTTGTGCTCCGGGTCGAGCTGCGTTCCTCCGCAGCGCTCGCATGGAACCAACTGCCCCGGGGCCAACGCCCAGACGCCCTGAGCATTCTTGATCTCTACGTAAAAATGAATGTCGCAGCCCATCGTCCCTCCAAGTGAAAAAGAAGCGGAGCCCCCTCGATGTTCTGAGAGGGCTCCGCGGGTGTTACCGCCGAACGATGCGCACGTCGCTGCCCGTGCGGTAGGTCAGCAGTCGCGTTCCCCGGTAGAGGATCGCGACGTCCTTGGTCCGCAGGACCCGGCGGATATCGCGCGTGATGATGACGATCGCATCCTCCAGGATCGGCGCCTCACAGACGAGCTTGAACGTGTACAGCCGATCGGAGCCTGGTACGAGCGCCTCGCCCTTCAACTCGAAAACATACTTCGCCATTGTGTTCCCCTCTCTACGTGGTGGTGGTGTACTTCTACAGCTTGACGATTTCTTCACGCGTGAACTCCCACTGCGGAGTTCCATCATCGTGGAGCGTCATGGTGATGCTCTTGACCTTGAGGTGACTGATGGCGGGGTTCTGGCCGACGAACGACGCACAGAACGTGTCGAACGTGTACGGGGCCCCCCTCGGCGCCTTCTTCGAGGCCTTCTTCGAGGCCTTCTTCGAGGCCTTCTTCTTCAGCGCCGTCGCGACCCTCCGGTTTTCTCGGTCGGCGGCCCACATCTTCACGAGCGCCTTCTTCGACTTACCGGGGTGCATCGCCCCCAACATCTCCCGCGTGAGGTAGAAGTCGACGCCCACGCCGAAGTGCTCCTTCGTCGCGGCCATGACAACCGCCGGGCCGCTGGTGAGATGCTTCGTGGCGTACGTCTTGGCCCAGGCCAGACGTTCCGCCGCTGCGACTTTCGTTTTGCTCAGCGAATCCTTCTCCGAGCGGGTAATCTCGATGATCTCCCCGCTGACTCCACTGCTCAGATTTCCAGCGTCCATGTGCATCCTTCTTTCTCCCCCTCGCGGGGACACTTCGGGTTAGTTGCTACGTCCAGGGTTGCGCTCCTGATCCTTCAGAGCGTTCCCCTGGTACAGTGTTGGTTTCTTTTCAGCGGCCAGCCACTCAGCGGCGAGTTCCCAGGCACGCATGCCCAGGGACTCAACGCACCAGGGACACGGGATCCCTGGCTTACAGAAGTCGCAGAGTTCCGGCGGCTTCACTCGAACCACTCCAGCCGGGGCTTCACCCGGAGGAAGTCCAAGAGCAGGCGTCCTTGCTCTCGGTTGATGAACACCCGTCCCGTGAGGGCCTCGGTGTCCATCGGCGCAGTGATGTCGTCGTAGAGCGCCTTGCGCACGGCGGCGCGGACCCCTGGGATGAGGTCGATGGTCGCTCGGATCCGGCGGTTGTATTCGCCGTGGTAGATGTGCAGCCAGTCTCGCTGCTCACGGATCCCGCAGTAGCAATACCCGGGGCGCCAAATGAACGAGTTCTCAAGACGGCCCAGGATCGGGCCCCAACGGCGTGTATCCGCCGCGGTTTTCAACTCCGCTGCGAACTCCGCGATCCAGAGAAGCTCCTCTGGGGAGGTGGCGGCTGCCACGTAGGCCAACA